TCTTCACGGAATGCGTCAAGATCAGCAGATTCGGTATGGATCAATTCCTGTTCTTTAATATCAAAATGAGCTAATGCTTCATTGATACTTAAAAGATCTTCATAAGATTCACAAATGGAATCAATAAGATCGAATTGTTCTGTGTTCATATTTTACTCCTTTATTGGAAATTATTTTATTTTAATCGATAACTAGGGATGAATTAGCTATACTTAATAAATTGTTTTTTTTTGTAGATTCTCATATCTTAGGTTTTATGAGCTTTTATCCCCATAACACTTATATAAATTTCATTTACTTTTGTTTTAAAGGAGGGTTCTATAAGTGAAACCTATTTTTACACAAGAACAAGCCTGCAATATTCTTAATGGTAATTATACTCGTTTAAATACAGATAAAGAATGTACAATTTCCAAAGCAATGTTTGCTGAAGCTGTAGAAAATATGGAAATCCCTGCCGATGTATCTAATGGTAATGATTTAGTTGCTGCTGTTTTGAATAAAGCAGCTAGAACTGAAGAAGCTATCTCCAAGAATATTTTATATTCTGGTTTGAAAGCAAATTCCACTAATACAACTTGGGCTCCATTTAATGGTTATAGCTATACTAACTTGAACGATAATAAAACTCCAAATTTAGATAGCCTTAACGATGTTTTAGAAAAACTAGATTCTAGTATTTTCTCTGGTGTATCTGGTACTAGTACTACATACACTGTATCTAGCGATGAAGCAGTTAAAACTTTACATAAGACTTTTATCGAAACTCTTAAAACTATTGGTGATCAAGAAGAACTTATTTATGATAATATCTTCTCTAAAACTAATAAGAATGATGAAGATCAAGAGTCTTTAGGTATTAAAGCTTATACTTACTTCCGTGGTGGTAGTGCTATCGTTCGTGCTACTATTGATCCAGAAAAGAATGGTAAATTATATCAAGATATTAAAGGCGATGTACCTAATATTGTAAATGCTTATAGTACACCATTCCGTAAAGCTGTAGCGGCTTTCCAATCTATTACTAATAAACTTAATAGAGAAGTTGTAGCTCCTACACAACAACAAGCAGATCAACTTAAATATGCTGCAGAAAAACTTTCTAAAGCTATTGCTTGTTATGTATCTTGCTACTTATCTAAAGCTAACGTAGTATATGCAGCTAAAGCAGATGCTATTGCAGAATTCTTAAATGCTAAAGATGCTTATGCTCTAGCAGATCAAAATATTACAGAAAAACCAGAACCAATGGACAAAGATTCTATCTTCGAATCCTTTGATTTCGATGATGAATTTGGTATTGGTATGATGGATGACGAAGAAGAACCTATCTATGCTTTGGAATCTTCTGCTATCGAATGTGAATATGAATACTTGACTAAAGAATTATTACTTCAAGAAGCAGTAGATAAATTCTATGCTACATACTTCGATGATACTAAATTAGTATACAAAGAAGATATGCAACAAATGGCACAACAAGCTGCTAATAAATTCAAACAAGCATACAATGATAAAGGTAACTTGGCTACTCGTTTCCGCAAAATCTGGGCTCAGTTTGAACAATTCTTACAAAATATCTTTGCTAAGTTCAAAACTTCTATGGAAACTCGTATCAAAGATATGCAAGCATACATTGCTCAAAATGAGCAAACTATTCGTACTAATGGTCAAAACTCCAATGCTATTGCAACCTTCGGTGATTATAAACAAGGTTTGAAAAACATTCAAAATGTTACATTACCTGATATTAACCAATTGGTTGCTAATGCAGAAAAAGGCACCATTGCGTCTGTAGAAGACATTCAAACTCAAGTTAAAGGTTTCAGCCACCCATTTACTCCAGGTGGTGATAATAACTTCACTGAGTTCTGTAAAATCCAATTTTATGGTACAACTAATGGTAAAGTTGATCATCCAGTTAAAAACATTGTTGGTGATGCTATTGAATTCTGTAAAGACTTCAAAGGTTATAGTGATTTGATTGATAAACAAACTAAAGATGTATCTGCAGTTGAAAAACTTATCAGTGATAAACTTGATAAATTAACTCAAGTCGATAAACAACAAGACTCCCAACAAGGTAACCAACAACAACAATTACCTCCTGGTCAACCACAACAAGGTCAAAGTGCTCAACCTCAACAAGCACAACAACCTGCTCAACAACAAAGCCAACCACAACAAACATCCCAACACAACTCTGTTACTTATGATGATATCAAGAATTACATTCAATCTTATCTAGAAGCAGACCAAAAAGATGATGGTCCTGGTATGAGTATTAAAACTCCAGACGGTAAAGCTGTAACTTCTGGTGAAGGTAATGCAACTTCTGATCCAGAAAAGAAAGCTGCTAATGCTATTAGTACATTGGCTATCAATTACCAAAACGTAATGCGTTCTGTACATACAGCTAAAATTACTGCATATGAACGTATTTATGCCGATTACTCTAAACTATTAAAGAGCTTAGGTAATGGTGTTGAACAACCTCAAGGTCAAAACGGTACACAACCAGTTCAAAACCAACAACCTCAACAACAACCTGCTCAATAAAAAACGGAATAATAGGAGGTACCGAATATTCGGTACCTCCATATTCTTCGCAATTTATTCATCTCTTGTGATCTTGATAATAGGTTTATCAGGAGCATTAGTTGTAGGAGTATTTTCTTTTTTATCTTTAGGAGCTATACTTTCTATTTCATGGTCTACATATCCATTCAAATCAAATCCAGCTCGTCTACTGATATTATTTGCTTTATCAATAATACCAGATAATCTACCAGAACTTCTATTAGCTTGGATATAATTGATAGCTTGTTGTTTAATAAAATCACTTGTAGGTCTATTAGAACCTTTGAAGTCATTATAATCTTTATCTATTTTAAGACTATAATTCATAAGTTCAGTTAAGTTATGTAATGGAATATTATTACCCATTTCTTTTTCTATAATAGATTTAGAAGAAGCAACAATATCTTTCCAATCACCTTTAACCAATTTCTTGAATGACTTTTCATTCGCAGTCTTTTGGTTAGATTCAACTTGAACTTTACTTAATTGGATTCTTGTATTAACAGCAAACTTACCACCATGACGAGTAAATATATCAACCTTACGATTTAAAATAAATACACCGTCTTTATTAGAATGAGCGTCATAGTTATGAACTATATATCTCTTATTAGGAGTAATAACCGTAGTGTCTAAACCATTCTTGTTTAGAGTTAGACGTCTAGTATTATTCTCTATACGGGACTTAATATTCTTAACCATATTGACGTTATCATTCTCAACCCTTACAATCATTGTACCAGATTTATGTCTCCCTTCGGAGATATCTAGGTACGCATTAAAGCTGGAGATGCCCAAACGTCCAATTTTGGACAAGTCTTTAACTGTGTTAATGTCTTTTTGAATATCATCAAGAGAGTCAATGGAGAAGTCCAGGGACTTTACAGAATTGACTATATCAGAGACAGAAGACTTCATCTGGTCTAATGTCTTACGAGCAGTTGCACCTATACTACGGATATCTTCTAATAATCCAGAACGTAAATCTTTTACCTGACCAATGATATTAGACTTAAGATCTTTCTTAAATGAATCCATAGATTGAACCTTAGGTTCTACAGCTTCAACTGCTTCTTTTACTTGAGAATTCTTAGCTTTATATTCAGCTATTTCTTTATTGACTTTTTCTACAACTTCAGAGAACTCTTCGTTATAACCACGAACGTTACCGACTACTAAACCCAATGGGTCGAGAACAGAACCAGAACTTTCAGAAGCAATATAAGACTTAGAAATCTCATTGAAGATATTATTAATCTCTTGGTTGATATCAACTATCTTAGCTTGAGCTTCTACTTCTTTTTGTACTATAGTAGTTAGTTCTTTTTCTTGTTTAGCTATAGTCTCTTTAGTTTGGTCTAACTCTTTCTTAGTAGCATCGATATTATCTGGTGCATTAATAGGAGATACACCACCCAATAAACCACTAAGCCCAGTTAGTTTACCCATAGCTTGAGTAAGAAGTTGTTTATTTTTACCAAATTCTTCAGGTACTTTAGGAATACTCTTCTTAGCTTCTTCAAGTTCTTTGAATTTCTTATCTAGTTTTTCTAGATACATCTTCTTATCTTTAGCAGATAATACGTATTGATTAGTAGCACTTTCACTACCAGTATTTTCTGGTATAGCTTTAACTATATTGATACCTTTAGTAACTTCAGTTGTACACTTATCAGCTACAGATTGAGCTTGCATTGCACAATCTTTAAGTTTACATTCTTGGTCATAAGTATCACTAGGAATACCAGCCATCTGTTTAGCTTTATCTACTATAGTAGACTTAATACTATTTACAGTCTTCTTAATCTTATTCATTGCTTCATTGACTTGATCTAGCATAACAATAGTGTTATTCTTAGATGGGTCAAGAATTGTAGCAATTTGATTATAGAGCTTTGTAGTATTATTATCAATTCTATATACAGTATCCTTTACATTCAAGGTAGCCATATATAGTTTCTTTTCATCATCAAACATCAAACCTTCAATCTCAGCAGTCTCATCATCTATTGCTTTGATATCAAATAAAACATCAGTAGCAGGTTCAGATGATTTTTGTACTGGATTACCAGATGTAGATTGAAGATAAATACAGCCAGGTTCTATATAGAAACGATAATCAGTGTTATAGAAAACAGCAGTATTATTAAAGAACTCTACTGTCTTATATAATGATTCCTGAGGTGGTACAATAAGCTGAGGTATTGGTTCATTATGGTCAAACTTTTCTACTAGTAAAGGAGTAGATTTAATGAATGACAATATAGCATTAAATGGATCTGTATTGATAAAAGTTGTATTATTAGTCTGCTTATTAGCGGTAATACATTCTTTAAACATAAGACCGATAGCAAAGGTTTCTAGTTTATCGCTAGTATCTTTATTGAACCCAGCATAGTCAATATCTGTATTGTAGTTTATATCCTTATCAATAAAGTAAGACATTTCACCACTGTATGGAGTAATAGCTTTACCCTTTTCAGCACCATCAGTACTATCTTTCTCTGCTTTCATTTTAGAAAGAGTCATTACGATAGTGGATGTCTTAGCATGTTGTACCATCTTATCCATATCTTTCTTATCTATAGATAATCTGGCATACATAACTGGCATAAGGGCTTCTTCATAGTTATTATCCATGGATAACATTACTATATTTTCTGGAGATATATCAAAAGTATCTACAGCACCTTTATCATCAGTATTTGTCCATTTCATACTTATATCATACTCATACTTCATCTAATCAAACCTCCTTTCTGATAAAAAAAATAAAAAAAAAAGGGAAGCAAGAATGCTTCCCTTTATCAATTTGATGAACACAACTTCTGTGTCATCAAATTCGGGATCAAAGAGGTGAGTATTAATCATGGAATACATCACCTTCTTTATCCTCTTTTTTAGCTCTACGTTTTCCATTGATTTGTCTATTCAAGAAACGACCAATGAAAGACATTACGAGCATGCAAATAAACCATACAACAATACCAATTACTACTGCGGCTAAGAAGTATAAGAATGCATCAGACATTCCCGCTTCAATACCATAGTTGTAATTTCGTCCAGCTAATGCCATGTCAGCATATTGCTCAAACAGGTACTTAGTCATTACGTTGAATGCGACTAATAAAGAAATAAAGGCTTTAAACAAGAAAGACGTTTTCATAATAAGATTCCTCCTAAAATAATCAAATAATACAATATGAAATATCCTTTTCACTATTATATTATATCATTGTAATTTAGAAGTATTACAAATCTTCTAAAATTATAGGATTATTCTTGAAATACTTATTATTTATCTCTTTAACCGCATCTGGATCTTGCTTACGTTTTAGATAATCATCTAGTTTAGATTCACTCATAGATTCATATACCAAGTATTGGTAGTTAATATCTATAGCCATGAATCTATCAACAAACTCTTGTTGTCCCATACTACATTTCTTTTTAGGATTAGCTAGATAGTAATCACAGAATCCATTATATAAAGCATTACAGTCATGCTCTATACCAGATATTAGACCATTAATGATATCCAATGCAGTAGGTAGAGAAACCTTAGATTTAACACCTAAACGTTGAATACCATTTAATATCATAAGCATAGATATGAACTTAGGATTTATAGGGAATTCTGGGACAAACTTTCTGCTTTCGTATAAGAATGCATTGAGACAAGTTATAGAATTATATGAATATGAATTATCTTCAGCAAACTTTCTTGATTGTCTAGCCACTACAACTTCTGGATTAGTACTAGGTAGTTGATACATGTAATGTGACGTCGATATTACTAAGTTAGCTGTCCTATCTCCGCCAAAATAGTTATGATCTAGCATGTGTTTGATCATAATAGTAGCATCTACAGAACCAGCTTTAAAGTAAATATCAGGAAGATATGGACAAAGAAGATGTAATAGACTCAAATTTGACTCTATCATCTTATTGTAACTATCTCCCGCATCAGCAAAGCGTTTGTTATAATACTTATTATAACCAGCTAGTAATTTAGCTGACTTCTTATACATACCATTCGAAGCAACTAAGATAATCTTAGATTCTGTCTTATAGTATTTTCTAAAGAAGTTTCTTAAATGACCAGCATAGTTGATAACCATAGAACACGCAACGAAGAAGTCATTAATTCTGACAGGACCAGTTGGTGGAGTTAAGAATTGGTATAAGTCAATAAAGATATTGACCTTATCTGCATTAGAATTAGCAAATTCTGTTTGAACTATTCTATCTAATGCTTTATAGGTAATGAACTTACCATGAAAGTATGATTCGATAGGAATCTGCTCTACTAATTTTACCATAATCTGTTACCATGGACCTTTCTTTCGCCAATGGTTTACTACTTTTTTGAGTATATTATCACATTCGTCACATATACCAGATAGGAACCATTGTGCTGGGCTATTTACAGTCTTACCACAGTACCTACAACTATGAGGAAGCTTTTCAGCTTTCAGCATGCGATTGATACAGCTACGACAGAAAGGTGCTCTGTGTTCAGCTGGTCTTATAGCATCTTCACGATCACAAATAATACAACGGAAGTACCACAAAACTACTCTAGGTGGAATGACATTATCAATCACACAAGTTTCAAATGAACACTTACCATTATTATCTATATACTTACATTTATAATCCCCTTTATGAGGACAATCAATGAATTGTATAAAAGGACCTTTGGTATCACCAGTGACTTCGGTTTGAGATTTGTCTTCTAGAGCCATTTAATCAGCTCCTTTCTATTAAAGACCACAAGCCTCTTTTGGATCATAGAATTCTTCAGATGGTTTACCCTTTGGAGCTTTCTTACCAATAGAAGCTAAAGCATCATCAAAATCTTCACGATCTTTGATTGCATTAATAATTTCATGAGTATGACCAAAACCTTTTTCAGCCATAACTCGTACTAAATTATGAGGACCTTCTTCAGTTAAGAAAGTAACACCTTTATTAGCACGTTCAGAATCGATGTCAATAATCCATCGACGGATTTCTAGTTTTTCTGCATTAGAACCCCATGCTAATTTACGAAGCATGATTACAGAATTACCACGAGAATCAATAGGCTCATCAATATCGCCTACGGTATAAGAAAAATCCATTTCTTTTGCCATGTTTTCACCCCATAAAATAAAATGAAAAATAATATAAGAGTGGGAGATAGTCATATGACTATCTCCCCAACCTTATACTTCTAAATAATTAGAATTGTTTTGTGAAGCTTGGGCTAAACGCATCTACGTCTTGACCGTTTGTTACGTTGAAGTTAGCTTCAACGATAGCTTCGTTGATCTGCGTAATTTGGATAATATACGAGATGTTTGTTTGACCTACTAATGGGTAATTGTTGTTGCTTTCAGGACGAACAACGTTTACAGTGTAAAGGAATGTTTCACCTTTTTCGTTAGTACGACCATACATCTTTTGAAGGAATTTAGGTAAATCAACGATGATTGCTTTGTAAGCATGAGGTTCACCGCCGATTAAGGAGTAGCCACCTTCAACAAAATCTTTGGAAGCGTTAGTCCAATTTACAGTACCATCTTGTTTGAAGTTGTAAATAGGATTGTTATTGCGGAAGTATACTGCAGGAATGATATCAGCTAATTTAGCTTGACCTTCATCAGTAAGTTCCAACAATTGACGGAAATCAGAAGTGGAGCGTTCAGTCATACGAGCGAACACACCTTTACCAATTTCTTTTTGTTTAGGAGTAACTACTAACTTAGTTTTACCTTCAACGCTTGGTTTGTTAGTCAAGATCAAAGTAGCTTTTAAGCCAGTCTTTGGATCAGGATACACAGTGCAAGCGACCACATCATCACTCACGCGACGTAATGTTTGTGCAATAGATGCACCAAGATTGCGAGTAGTAGTATAGATGCTACCACTAGCAGCTTTGAATTCGATTGTATCGAACTCAAGAGGGTCTACCTTTTTTGTTTCTGCTGTTGCTTTTTTGTCGGTAGTGTTTTGTTTTTTGTCGAAGTTAGTTAATTCGACGTTTTCTAAAGTTGCCATGTTGAATACCTCCTGGCGTTAAAAATGGACCATGTATCACTGCCTGGTCCTACTGGCAGGTTCTAAATTTGCTGAATCTATATTAGACTCATTACAATATAGTTCAGCAATAAATAAATTACGAATAGAGAAACGAATCTATGGGTTTAAGTGAACGATCAATAATGATGATGAATCACTTCTCTATTCAATAATATATTATATGATTATAATATTTTTTAATGAGCGAAGAATACTTCTAATTCTTCTTCAGTAAATGCTTGATCAATTTGAGACGCTTCAAATATGAAATCACCTTTGAGATATTTAAATACGAATAACTTCTTCGTCTTAACATCTCTGATTAATTCATAATTATTTCTAATCTCTTTGAAGTTTACATCATACCAATACTCAGCACAGTAAGTTTTTAGTAGTTGGTATGAAATGATCATTTGAAGATCTTCTAAGCATTCTTGAGTCAACAATACTACATCTCTACTATAGTATCTTTCTATCTCTAGTTCATACGGCATAATACCATTGATTTGATCTATAGATTGTAAGAACGATGCTAAGTACTCTTCAAACGTATCTCTAAAACATGCTTTAGATAATAGATTCAAATCTTTTCTAATTTGGTTAGGAATCAATTCCAATACAGATTCTATATTATCATCAATATAGAATGCAAACTTGGTATATAGCCTATTGATATCGGTAGGCATCATTTCGTCGATATCATCATAAACCATTTGATTTGTACTTCTAGAAATTAGAATAGTATTGGTTATATCCACAGATGTTATATACCATTGGTCTTTTCTAACGTCATGGTATTTGAATACTAGATCATAATCATCTTTATTCTTACCAGTCCAGTAGATTTCCATATAACCAAATGGAATTAGAAGTTTATAATTGTTTTTCAATTCTTTACGTTTAAGAACTTTCTGTTCTTTAGTAAAGTCTTCATCCATACCAATGAAGTCAAATAGTTCATTACGAACGCGATAGATATTTTCACTATCGTAATACTTCAAACCTAATAAAGTTGATTGCAATTATTATTTCCTCCTTTCATAAACTACCACTGTTATATTATTAAGACCCACACCTGGCTTTTCTTCTACCTGCTTAACAACATAACCACGAGATTCCATATCAGCAATACAATCATTTAGATATCTGGTAGTATATTTAATAACAACGGTACCACCTATTTTGGTATCTCTTCCGTCCAATTCATGGTTATTTATTACTATAGCTCTTTCTTGTGGCTTTCCACTATTATCTGATATAACAACTATACCAGACCCAAAAATTAAAGCAATTAAAAATATACCTAAAATTAAAGTTCTAGCTTTCATAAGTCTTTCCTCCTTTCTTTTAAGCGAAAATGTATCCGGTAGAGATTATTCTCTACCGGACTTCATATAGATATTATATAAATGAATTAATTATTATTACCGATCAATTGTTTAGTAGCTTTCTTCAACAAACCAGAAGCATACTCAGTGTAGTATACAGCATTGTAGTATTTAAGATCTGGTCTGAATCTACTATATTGATATAATACAACAGGGTCAGTAACTAATTCTTTAACTAATAATTTTACATTAGTTGGAGACCAAGTTACTTTAGCTAATTTATTATCACCAGAAGGAATAATTTCTGGTAATTGAAGAGAAGGAGAGATAACAATATAGCCAAACTTAATAGGTTTACCATCAGCTTCTAACATTTCTTCTACAAATAATTCACCGTTATCATCAACTAGGTAATAGAATTTACCTTTGTAGTCAATCATAACAGTACCACCTTCTATGAATTGGATCTCGAAGCTATTCTCTTTGATATAGTTAGCAAAGTCATCTGGAATAGTATTGATTCTATCTTGGATACTATCAAGAATATCTGGTTCAATATCCATGATGTCGATGATACTAATACGTTTGAATGTATTATTGATAAGATCTTTAACTCTACCATCTCTTAGACGTGGAATATATCCACAACCTTCCCATAGTTTATCTTCAGATCTATCTTTTAAAAGTAATCTCAAGTTTTCATGAACAATAGGAAATTCATTATTTAAACCAGAGATATAACGATTATATTCTGCTTTCCATTTACCCCAACCATTTGGGATTTCCATTTCACTACAGATAGTATCAATTTCACTAGGTAACATATCTGGTAGGTTTTTAATAGGACTGAATGGTATATTGAAAGTATGATAAGTATCAGCTACTTCTTCTCTGATAGCATCTTTATCATAGTTTACTTTATCTTCATCTGCCTTATAATCCATAGCTTCTAATACAGCTGTAGAATAACATATAGCATCTACAAAATCATCATGATGATGGTTAGTAGTAGCATATTCTCTAAGCATCATCATAGCATTGATAGGATCAATATCTTTGAGTTTAGTCTTAGGTTCTTTTTGGTAGATAATAAGCTTTTGAGAATCTTCAACTAGTAAATCATGTTTAAGAGCTTTATATCGTTGAACGTTACCATGACCAAAGATAATTTTAGAACGGTCATCGACCACTATTTGCATATCTACAGGTAGTGCTCTATATTCGTTCATATCTTTCTCTAGCTCTTCTAGAGTATCATAGTGAGGATATAACAATGGTAAATCATTATTCTCACTTCTCCAAGAAGATACGATTTGATAATCGATATCGTCTTTAGTTTGTTTGGAAGCTTTAGTAGGTGTTTTAGAATTTGCCATTAATTAAATCCTCCGTAATCTTAATACCAGTAATAGTGTTATAAAGTTTAGTAGAGCGTAAAGTCTTACTATTCATAGCATAATACCCATTAGCTGTTTCGAATATACAAATATCATCAATATCTGTAGCCATTCGTTTAGCTTCATTAGTAGTAACTTCTTTACCCTTAGGTAATCCATCATGTAGAGCCATATATACTTTATTCATGATAGTATGCTTATCATTTTCAACTTCTTCTTTGATTGCTTCTAAATCAATTTCTTGGAAGTCTTCATCATAGAAGATTTGATCTTCTACTAAGTATTTACGACCTGTTACAGTTTCATAGATATAGTCTTTGCCTACAGTTTGACCAAGGTTATCAGCAATCTTTTTAAGAGCACCTTTATTTTTACCAACGTATTTAAATACTCTAGTTTTAACTTCTGGGCTATTATCTACTAATTTAAGTTTATTATCTTTAGCATCTACAGTAATAGAACGTTTAGTAGAGATATCATTAGATACTGCGAATGTTGGAGGAGCAAGATAGTTAGTATGTACTGTAATAAATGGCGTATTCATACCAACCATAGCAGATGCTACAGCAGCGTTTTCATTATTAGCATTATCTAATACTTTCTCTGTAGTATTTTGAGGTACTTCACCAGGTGTAGTTGTATTAGAAGGACCATCTGTATCCTCAGGAGTCTTAGGTTCTTCTACAACTTCAACTTCTTCTTCACCTGTTTCCGGATCGGAAACAACTGCAGCAGCAATATGAGACTTAGTTAATACAATAGAACCATTCCAATCTTCAACTTCTTCTATTTTAAGACAGAAGTGAACATTATTGGCACCATTGATAGCTGTAAGAGCATCTTGAATCAATTGATATTGTTTTTTATATTCATCTTCGTTATTAAACACAGAAGACAAATCAAACTTACCAATTTTTAATGTATCAGCATAACCAAAGATGAATTCATCTGCATTAGAACCAATCTTCATAGAAAGAATATTCTTTAGAAGCTTATCGGATAATAGTTTCTTATAAGCATCACAGAAAGGTTTAATAGCTTCCATTCTTTCTTTAGTAGCATCATCAGTTTCGGTATATTCAATCTTGATATCACATTCATCTACTAATTCTTTGAATGTAGACACATAACGTTTATCTGCTGTAGGAATACCAGTAGCAGCTGGTTGAGCTGGAGTTTGAATAGGATTCATACCCAATGCAGGAGGTTGAGCAATATTAGGTGCTTGAATATTATTCTTATTATTAGGATTAGCTACAAGAATGATAAGTTTTACATCTTTAAGATAATTCCAACGGTCTTTAGACATCTTGATCGTAGTTTTATTCTTTTCTTCATCATATTCAAATAATACAGCAGGTGGATAATTGAGTTCTTTTGTAGACTTCAATGCATCTGCAATACTATTAGCAATAGGATAAGGTTCTCTTGTAGTTTGTCTATATTCAGGTTCAGAAATAATAGCGAAGTTAAGTGTTCTCATAAAGGCATCTTTAATATTATCGATAATACCTTCTTGGAAAATATCCATCACTAAATTCTCCTTTCTAATTAATCAAATTTAAATCCTTCAGAAGAAGGTTCTTGTTGTTGAGGTTGTTCTTCTGTTTGTTGTGGTTGCTCTTGTGGTTGTTGTTTATCTTTATATATAAGAGGTACAACCTCTTCAATACCCTTATCGATCTTGTCTTTAATATAATTAAAGTCGAATTCTTCTGTAATAACTTCTACTGATTCATTAATACGGAATAAAGGTTTACCAGCATTGTCTGGATCGTCCATACGTTCTTTAAGAGCTAAGAAGATTTCTAATAATTGACCAAATTGGTTATCGGTTAAACGTAAGTAGCTATATTTACCTTGAGCAGTGGTAATCATAGTTTCTTTTGCTTTTTGTTTATTACGATATTTAACCATGGTTCTATTATTAGGATTATCTCCACCGTCTTTAACATCGATTACTAGATTATATGGGATAATCATAAAGTCAGTAATCCACTTATGAGTTTTACCTTCAAATTCATATTCAAAAGTAGGACCAGGTGCCATGATATCATAACCATCGAAGTCTAATACTTGATCTAAGAATTCTAAGAATTTCTTTTCATAAGAACCAACGTAACTAAACTTAGTACCATCTTTGAATCTATATTCACCAGAGATACTTCTATTAGCTAACATTTTCTTTTGCTGTTCTTCGTCATTGAGAATATTATAAGTACCAAATACTTTTACCATATTCTTTTTATATTTTTCTCTTAGTTTATCTTTACAAACTTGTCTACCACAAAGACGTTTGTACTTATTAATCTTATCATCCCATGGTGTTTCTCTACCACATACAATACAAGTACCATGGTCTTTTTTATTGATATAATTAAATAAAACCCTTGCAGCTGTATACCCTTCTGGGATTAACTCAGAGTGTTTTCGTTCTATATGGGAGATGACTTTATCTTTTACATCACGGAAAGTGCAATAAGGACATCTTTCTTTTCTTTTTGCCATTAAATTTCACCTCACTAATTAGCTTATTAAGTCTTACTAACATGTTCAGAGCGTCATTATTTGTGGGTTTTACGAATATAGTAGGAAATTATAAATTAAACAAAATAATAAATTTTGTTTCAATGGAAGGAGGTAATCCCTATTGATTAACAAAGTTTTTGGTACGAAAACACTAGCTAAGGATCCTAAAGTTATCGAGCATAGTATTTCGATTAATCAGTTTAACCAACCACTCGTTTATACTAATGAGGATGCTACGGCTATTAAGTTAATAGAATTGATTCTATTAAGACCTGGCACATATCCTACTAGACCTAAAATGGGTGTAGGATTGGTTGAACGTTATAGATATACTTTCTTCGATCATTTATATGAACTGGAGGATGACATTACTAATCAAATTCGGACGTATTTACCAGAATTTGAGAGTGTTGATGTAAACCTAACTAAAGATGAGTTAAATAAGACACTGTTTATTACTATATCTTTGGATAGTGTGGCATATAGTTTGGTGTTTAATAGCCAGACAAATACCATTAGTGTTATCTAAATTTTCAGGAGGAATCTATTACAATGGCAAATGAAAATCAAACTGAAAAAATCAGCCTAGACGAATTGTTAGGTGCTGATGAAGGAGCAACAACTGAGACACCTGAGGTTACTACTGTTACTGCTGAAGCAACTCCAGAAAAAGAAGTTGTTGAAGAAAAACAAGAATCCAATGTTGTAACTCCAAATATGACATCTGGTAATGATGTAAAAGCTGGCGATGCAGTAGATATCCAAGATATTGCTAAATTCAAAGAAGTAGTATCTGGTAACGAAGAATTCGCTAGAAAAGAAGAAGAACTCATCGATGAAAACATTGAACGAGTTAAAGGTGAATTGACAGCGATCATGAAACCATTAAAAGATAAATGTATTGAAATCGCTGATGAAAAAGCTTTAGAAGAAGCAGATAAAGAAGGTGGCGAAGCTACCGATACTGACTTAGAAGACGATGGTCTTGGTGCATCCGTTCGTGATACAACAGAAGTTCCTAAATCTACTAAGAAAGTTGATATCTCTACAGCATCTTCTGTAACTATTGACGATGATGATTTCGCTGATCTTGACGATGATGATGTTATCGATGACCTCGATGACGAAGAAAAGAAAAACGAAAAAGAAATCGCTGAAGCAGAAAAAGCTGAAGAAGAAGCTCGTAAACGTTTTGAAGAAATTAATAAAATTATTTCTACAAAAATTAAACCAACTAAAGACGAATTGGATATTAATAGTTTCGAAATTAGTAGCCAACCTATCAATATTAATACATCTTTGGAATATAGTACTGCAGCAAAAGAAAATACTCTTCCTACAGCTACAGCTCCATTGTTTGCTACTGGTCGTAATATCACTATGAGTGGTTTGACTGGTTCTGAATTGGCTCAATTCGTAAATAATATCTCCAATATCTCTTCTAGCAACCAAGCTATTAAAGATACTTATGCTTTGTTATACAAACACGACGTATCTGAAAATAAACCAAGTGGTTATGTAAACTGGTTGCGTTCTATTGCTTCTGCTGACTTGATCCACATGTACTTTGCTCTTTATAAAGCAACCTTCAGTGGTTCTAACTACATTTCCTTCGACTGCCCTGAATGCGAAACATTCTTCATGACAGATGATATCCCTATGGATAAAATGTGGGAAGTAAATGAAAAAGCTTCTGATGAAGATAAGAAACGTCTTGATGACATTATTAAACACGGTGAAGTTGATGGTGGTATGGATACGTTCTCTGAAAAACTTATCGTTATCTCTGATAACTATGCAGTTAAACTTCGTCCATTGACTATCTTCTCTGATATCGAAGATACTTATATTACAGATGAATTCCGTACTAAGTATATCGCTATCATCCGTATTTCTCAATTCATTAAGAACTTGTACTACATTGATCGTGAACGTGGAATCTTGAAACCAGTTGATTTCAAACCAGATTCTTCTTCCGTTGCTAAAACTATCAAACGTAAAGTACAAGTAGTTGGTAAATTCATTAACTCTTTGAATTCTGACCAATTCTCTATCTTAAATCATCACATCTTTGACCTTGAAACTAAAGTCAATGGTACTGATGATGTAATTACTTACTTCATTCCAGAACAAGAATGCTTGGGGACATTCAAGAAAGGCGACTACGCTGGTCAAGAATGTACTCATAAATTTGAAAAACAAATTATGCATCCTCTTAACATGCTTTTTACACGGCATCAATTGGGACTCCGGAGCATCTAACACAACGATTAGTTTCTCTACAAACTTATTATCGTAGTGGCTTCAGCTTAATTGATGCACCTGAGAAATCTATGGCTTATATTCATTCGTTGTATTATCTCCAAATGAAACGTCTAGCACAAGAGAAGCGAGAAAAGCTTCTTAAGTCTATTCAACAGTATAAGCAAGATAGACTAAATCGGGCTCACAGTAACGTTAGAAAATCTACTCGTGATCTCTACTTAGAAAGACAAGAACAAATGGTTCAACGCGGACCAAATAGGAGGTAGACAGTGATAGTTTCTGAGTTCCTAGAGAATATCTACAAGAACAAACCAGAAAACGTTATATTTACTAATATATTTGATCATTGTATGGTCGTGTATACCGTTTTCAGGAAGTATATTACTGAAGACACGGTAAGTATTACTGTCGATTCCAAAAAAGCAGTTAAAAACTCTACATGTATATTTACTTGCAGAGCACAAGAGATTCCCTATGAATATATGGCTACTGTTTACAATAACCAAGTAGTCCATTTATATGGTAGCGACTTTACCATTAAGACTAGTCTTAATAAAGATGGTACTGCGGTTATTAAAGTAATTAGAATGTGACCATAAAGCGGTATCCAATATTGGATACCGCATTCTCTTTAACAAATTATTAATTTATAGAAAGGAGAGAAAATATGGCAAAGAAAGATCATCTTAAAGTAGAACTTCTTGACATTGATGCTTTTGTCAAGGATAACAATCTTAAAGAGATTACCAACCCTATCTTCTTTAATCAGAATAATACACCAACTCCAGATGGGTTATTATCTAATGAAATATTTGGTATTACCAAAGACAGTAGAGCAACTACTTTTGCATATATCAACTTACATGGATATTTCTTAACTCCTCTAGCTTATAGAATTTGGCAACGTATTGATAGTAAAATCACTAGCTGTGTATATGGCACAGAAACCTTTAAAATCCAAGACGGTAGATTAGTACCAGATCCAGATGGCGGTACTGGTATTGATTTCTTACGAGAAAACTTTGATAAGTTTGAATTCCAAAAGAATAACTCTCGTATTCGTAATAAGAATATTGACTTCTTATTGAAATATAAAGACCGTTTGTTTATTAGAAACTTTATTGTTATTCCTGCATTCTATCGTGATATTAGTACTACTGATAAATATGTTGGCGTAGGTGATATCAATAAATTATATAATAATATTCTTATTGCTACTAGATCTTTGATTGAATATGAAGATTATGGTTTAAGTATTGGTGATTCTATCAAAGGTAGAATTCAAGATAGCTTAGCTAACCTTTATGAATACTTCTCCAAAGATACTATTTCTGGTAAATTTGGTTTGATTCGTAATGCTGCTAGCTCTAAAACATCTGACTATTCTTCTCGTTTAGTTATTTCTTCACCAAACCTTCGTACAGAAACTATTGAAGAATTTAACGTAGACTTAGACCATTGTGCATTACCACTTGCATCTACTATCACAAACTTCTATCCATTTGTAGTTACATATATCAAGAACTTCTTTGCAGTTCAATTACAAAATATGTCAGTTATTCCATATTATCAAAAAGATAAAGATGGTAATATAGCGAAAGAACCTATCTACTTAACCCCTAAGGATTATCGTATTGCTTTCTCTGATGATGTTATCCATTCTGAGATAGATAGATTTATCCATGGATTTAGTGATAGATTTAGACCTATTAAAGTTCCAGTAATGCCGAATAAATACAAAATTGATGCTGTCGAAATGAGATTCGTTGGTTTTACCGTACCTAAGTCTGATTTAGTAGCTAAATTAGAAAGAGGTCAAAATATATCTGAAGGTTTATTACCAGCATCTTCTCGTAGTATGACTTGGTGTGACTTATTCTATATAGCTGCTGTAGACGTAACTAGAGATAAAGCAGTATTGATTACACGTTATCCTATCGATAGTTGTTATAACCAATTCCCTTCTCTTATCAATGTAAACTCTACAGTTAAGACAGAACCTATGGTTATAAATGGTAAGTTCTATAAGACTTATCCTCTAATCAGAAAAGAAGATATTGGTGTAAATACATCTAACTTATTTATCGATACTCTTCAAATCTCTAACGTATATCTAGGTTCTATCGGTGGTGACTATGATGGTGACCAAGTAACAGTTAAAGGTATCTATTCTACTGATGCTAATAAAGAAGTTAGAGACTTCTTACAATCTAAAAATAGATATATTTCCTTTGGTCAAAAGAATATCATGAAAACTACTAATGAAGGTGCTATTGCTTTATACTCACTTACATTAGACTTAGAAAAACCAGGTACTTTTACAGAACCTGAATTCAAATATTAGGAAGGAACGTAGAAAATGGAAACAATGCAAAACTATCAAGCAGGTCCTGCTGATCTTTTCATACAAACGGTGGCATCAAAGATGTCTAAAGCTTTTATCGAAACTATTCAGGAGCAAGGTTTCAATCCAGCTATTATTGATGTGGGTACTCTACAAGAAGCAATCGTATCTGAATATATGAAAAATATTCTTTGTTGTGTATACGATAGAGTAGATTATGATAATATTCGTCTTACATCTATCACACAAGAAGTATTTAAAAACAAAGCAACTGATTTCTATACTATAAATATCATGGAGTATGTTAGATTAGTAGCATTTGGTAGAACTGTAATGAGGAGTTCATCGGACTATTCCGATCGTTGCTTCTTAATCTATTTAAATCTTCTAGTTGGTGATTTCTTCGGTCAATATAAATTAGCTGATGGATTTGATGCACAACGCAGTAATATTGTTAGTGAAGTTATTAGATTAACACCATTTGATAATATGAAAACTAAATTAGAATTATCTAAAGCTTATTACCAAAAATTTGGTACTGGTAGTGAAGTTAGAGAATTAGAAGAAAACTTCAAAAAACTAAAAGCTTTATATGATGAAAAATACTATGCAGAAAAGAGTGAGACAAATGATGGAGCTAAATAAGACTGTCTTAAATCGATTTGAAAGCGAATTGAAATATACTAAGTTGGATATTGTACTAAAAGCTTTAACCGATTCTGTATATTTACAATCTATGGATAATCTAGAATTCAAACCTTCTAAGATTATCTCTAAAGCTTTAGAAAATAATCCTATTATTAAACCAAATATTCCAATTTCTGATATAGCTGTATATTATATAAATGATGTGGTATTTCTTAAACATGCAGAGTATAAAGGAATTGATATAACTCATTACCCATACTTTGATAATGGTACCTTAACATTAATGAACTATGAACACTTCAGTCGATATGTTGACTTATCCAATTTAATTGACATCTTCCGTGACATTTTCTTCAGAAAATATAATTCAGATGATGCTTCTCTATTTATGGATATTGCATTGATACAATATTTAGAAAGAATGATTAGTTCTGGTAAAGTTACTACAGTAGACGTAATGCGTGTTGAAAGCAATAAGTACTTTATTAATCAAATGAATAAGAAATACAACCTAATTAATTTCCCACATATTTATATTAAATAACAAACCAAACTCGGAGTACCCAATATTGGGTACTCCACTTATTTTCGATCTTTTGGTCAACTGTTAAATAATCAGAAAGGAGTATATATTATGCGATTATGGGGACTTAAACTTGTAAATTTTATTGGTATATATAATGGCTGTGGTCGGGAACAAATCACCATCGACTTCAGTAAATGTAAGAATAATATCTTAGTAATCAAAGGTGATAATGGGTCTGGTAAAAGTACTTTATTTAAAGCACTTAATCCATTCAGTGACCCAACTAGTGCACTTGTTCCTAATAAGAATGGTGCTAAAATTATATCTTATCTTATGAATGATGGTTCTATAGTTCATATAGAGTATCTTTATAAGATATCTACATCTGGACTTAGAACTTCTACTTGTCATATCAAGAAAGAAATTCCAGGTGCTGGGATTACAGAAATGAATCCAAATGGTAATGTCAAAGATGCTAAAGAAATCATATGTCAGTTAATGGATATAGATTCTGGTATTATGACATTAGCACAATTATCTTCTGATGATAGAGGCTTAGCTGATAAGACTCCATCTGAACGTAAGAGATATATCAACTCAAAGATATCTGAATTAGATGCTTTTAATGAAATCTATAAAAAGATTAGCAAGAAGTCTTCTTCTCTTAAGTCTATGCTAAATAGTCTTACTACTAAACTAGATGCTATTGGTGATACTAGAGTTATCCAAACTAATATTGGTCATCTAGAAAACCAATATCAAAATATGGATAAAGATAAGATTGAATTGAATATTCAAATCAAAGAAGCTAAAGATAGACTAGAAACCATTAAGTCTGATATTAGTGATGCTTTGTTGGCTAGAGAAGAGTTAGGTAATCTTAGAACTACTTTACGTAATTATGAAAGTAAGATCGGTAAAGACATAGAATATTCTGATGCTGGATTGATTAGATTAAAATCTGCTACAGAGTTAAAAGAGAAAGAGAAAGAATCTGTAACCAAAGATATTGAATCTTTGAATACTAGACGTTCTAAGATTAACGAAAGTATTATGAATAAACGAGTTCAAATAGATTCTTTATCCGATGATGATAATATAGAAACTCTTAAGAATCAATTAGAAACTCTTAAATCAAATAAAGAGTTAGTTGATACTAGATTTAAGAGTCTTGGGTTTACTAAATACGAAGATGTGTCTGTAGATGAGTACAATTATGCTATAGAGACTATAGATGAACTTCAAAACCTTTCCCAAACTCTCCTAAACCGTTATGATGACAACGTAGTATTTGATAGAATGGCTTTAATTGTAACCAACCAAGCCAGTTCCACTGAATATAACTTAGAATCTCTAGATTTCCTTAAAAATAGAATTCAAGAGATAGAAAACAAATTATCTGAGCATTATAGACTAGAAAAGATAGCTGAAAGTTATGATAAGATTCCTAAGGATTGTAATAATCTCAATTCTTGTTTCTTTATCAAAGATATCGTAGAAGCTAAGTCTAAATTACTTGATGCTAAAGAAGTATTACAATTAGAAGAAGAATTACAGAAGATTAGACAAGAAGCAGTTGAATATAAACGACAAATGGATATTCAAGCTGAAGCTATAAAGGATTCTTCCATAGCTATTAGTTTTTTAAGTCTTATTAAGAGCTCTATCAATATCATTACTAAATTTCCAATTAAATTGAAGTATGAAAACGATTATGATCTACTCAATAATCTATTCTACTCTAAATCAGTTGGTTTAGAAATAGACTTACGTCCATATCAAGAATATCAAAACTTGTTTATTGATTCTAAGTCTTATCAAAAAGATATTGATGAACTAGAAAAGCAATTAATGAGTATTTCTAATAGCTCTACTCTAATAGTGCAACTTCGAAATGATATCGAGTCTCTTGAAAAAGAATATAATCAAATTAGTGTAGAAATTCAAGAGAATAAAGACAAACTCAATACCATTTCAGATGTAATTACAGCTACCTCGGTTAATGTAACTAGATATGAAGAAAATCTAGCATTATTTGGTGAGTATAAATCTCTTAAGAATAAAGAATCTGAATTAAGTGAACTTGTATCAAAGAATCAAGACAAATATCAAGAGTCTATCTCTCTAGAAACTAAATTGACTGAGTTGAATAACCGTTTAACTAGATTAGTTAATATAGAAATGGGAGATATACAGTCTCAGATTCAAAAGCTTAAGTTTGCATTAGCTCAATTTGATGAATACTCTATTGAGTATGCTAATTATGCTGACGAATTTAATAAAGTGGAAGTAATTAAGAAATATTGTTCTCCTACAACTGGTATCCAAACTCTATTCATGGAAATGTATATGAATAAAGTTATCGGTATTTCTAATTCATTACTATCTATGCTATTTGGTGGTGAGTTTGTATTACAACCATTCGTAGTAAATGAAAAGGAATTTAAAATGCCAGTATTAGGTTCTGGTATTCTAAATGATGACATATCTTCTATGAGTACATCTCAAATCTGTATGATTAGTATGATATTATCCTTTGCATTGTTACATGAATCCTCTTCTATCTATAATATCATTAAGATAGACGAATTAGAAGGTGGTTTAGATACACAAAACCGTCTAGCGTTCTTTGGTGTATTACAAAACCTAATGCAAGTACTTATGATTGATCAATGTATTATGATCTCTCATAATGCTGAACTTAATATGGGCTTTATGGATGTAATTGTATTGAGAAATACAGATCCTACAAGCAACTATAAAGAAGGAAATGTAATCTTTGAACTTTAAGCGAAAGATATTGGAGTATCTCATATGAGATACTCCATATTCTTATCTAAAATTCATCAGCAGCACGACTACCAACTAATTTAAGTTTGTATGTTTTGTTGATAGAAGCATTACGAGCAATACCATTACGGATATCAACTACACAGCCACCCAAGATGAAGTCTGCTGGGATAGGCATGTTTGGTACTTGTTGACCAGTGCGTGTATCGATTACTTCAAACCATTTATTTTGGTTAGATTGGTCATATACAACTACTGTTTCAACGAATGGATTGGAAGAGTTAAGCATAGCATTTTGTTCTGGAGTCATATTTTGTACATATGCATCAAAACCAGAATCGCCATCAGCTGTTACCATACCAGTAGCAGGGTCATTGAAAACTGGAACACCCATTTCTGGAGTATTGATAGTAGCTGGATGGATATTACGCATAGCTTGAGGAATAGCACCCATAGGAGCATTCATAAATGCATTGAAGCTATCCATGATACGTTTTTCATCACTATCTGCATTGGAGTCAATAGCAAGTTCTTTGTGTTTAGATAATTCAAGTTGGTGTGCTTTACTAATTATATTACCCATTTCACGAGCAATAGAAATCTTATTACTATATAAAGACCCAAGAGTACTAGTCATATTGGAAATGTAATCATATTTCCCTTTAAGAGTACGAGCATGACGTACATCTTCAAGATCTTTACGAACTGTTTGTGCAAGTTCTTCGATTTGTACAGCAGTTTGAGTCAATACATTACGAGGAATATCGTAAGTACTGAAATAAGTTTTGTCTGAGTTTAAAGGAGTCTTAGCTGGTTCTTTATTAAGATCATTAGGGTCTACAGCTTTAACTGATTTTTTACGTGCTGGTTTCTTTTCTTGAGTGTATTCAGTAGGAACACTCAATTCTTTAGAATCCATTTTCATTAATTCGCCCATAGGATTAAAATTCTTAAGGGCATCTTTTTGACGTTCTTCCTCTTCAGTATAGAACGTTACTGGTTGTAGTAATTCATTACTCATTATTATATACCTCACATTTTAAAATTATTTTTCTGATTTACCTTATTGTATAAATAGTGAATTTTAACGAGACACCTAAATAACTAAAATTGAAAGGAGTTGTGGTAATATGCCTTTAATCCCCGGTTATCCTAAAGGTTCTGATCTAACAGTAATAGATGTAAGATATTCTGGTAAAACAAAAGACGAAGAAACAGGTAAATGGAAAGATGATTTCCTTAATATTATATATAGAGATAATGTAACAGGTGAGAAGAAATCTTGCCTTAAAATGAAACCAAAATTTACTTACTACATCCTAAAACCTGAAAAGGTTACAAATTATCATCAATTTTTCGTAAGCAAAGATGATTTGATTGAATGTGAATGTGAGTATAGTAAACTAAAAAGAGATATTTGTGATAGACTTGGTTTAGATAGAAGTATAGCTTATGAAGGTAATAGTGTATTAGCAGATAATCGTGTATTTGAAGCTGATATTAAAATTGCTGACTTCTATCGTATGAAGTTTAATGAAGAATATACAAATGATATCATTACTCCTACTAAATCATTCCTAGATATCGAAGTTGATGGTATTAATATCAAAGGAGACTTCCCAGAACCTGGTGAGTGTCCTATTAATGCTGTATCGTATCTTGAATTTGAATCTAAGACAATTACTACTGTCTTATTACGAAATCCAGAGAATCCTTTAATAGAACAATTCGAAAAGAATCTTTCTAATTATGATAAAGAATTCAAAGAACTTCTAACCCAAGTATTGGGTGGAGAAGAAATGGTTAAGAAATTCGAATTAGAAAATCTTACCACTAAGATTGCTTTCTATGATGATGAAGTATCCATGTTACAAGATTTATTTGGATATATCAATTCAAAGAAACCAGACTTCATTCTTGCATGGAACATGGCATTTGATATTCCATTTATTATTCAACGTCTTAACAACCTAGGAGTAGACGCTGCTGATATTATGTGCGACCCTATTGTATTAGGTGAACGTAAATGTAGTTATTATGAAGACTTGTTACATAAACAACAATTAGAAGCTCGTGGTGACTTTGCTGATATCAGTTCTACTTCTAACTACCTAGACCAAATGATTCATTTCATGTCTAGACGTAAAGGTCAATCTACATTTAAGAATAGTAAATTGGATTACATCGGTGAAGTAGTAGCAGGCGTTCGTAAGTTGGATTATTCTGATATTACAACTTCCGTAACTAAATTACCTTATTTGAATTATGATATCTTTGTTAAATACAACATGATCGACGTTATCGTTCAGTATTGTATTGAGCATAAGACTGGTGATATCGATTACGTATTCAATAAGGTATTGCAAAACTCTACTTCATATAGCAAAGTACATAGACAAACTGTATACTTAGCTAACCGTGCAGTAATGTTATTTAAAGAATATGGTAATTACGTTCTTGGTAATAACGTAAATCGTTTTAAAGAAAAAGACAATACCAAATATTCTGGTGCATTCGTAGCTAATCCTACATTGATATCTGATAAGATTAAAACTAAAACAACTTTGGGTTCTAATATCAGTCTTATCAATAACGTAATTGACTATGACTACACTCGTATGTATCCATCTATCACACAACAAGCAAATCTAGCTCCTAATACACAAATAGGTAGATTAGATATTCCAAATAAAGTATATAAGAACGAGAATGCAATTCATAATCCAAAATATGTACGTTCTGGTGCTTATATAGAAGATTTGACTTCTGATAATTATTTGGTATTTGCTAATAGGTGGTTGCATTTAGCCAACTTCAATGAACTATATGAAGATATCGTAGAATATTTCAATTATAATGAAATACCATACGATAGAAACTTCAATGCCGTAGGTAATCATTACGATTTACCTATAGCTCCTGTACGTTATATGGGTGATGATACTTTAATCAATCCAGTTCAATATATGCCTTATGAAAGAAACAATACTGAATTCCCTGGATTACCAGAACGTATTAGAGAAGATATAAAAGAAATTTATAATAGAGGAGTTCTAAATGTATCAAGAGTTGACTTTGACGACGATTAAAGGTATTCTTGATTATAATAAACTTATGAAAGCTCATATTCTTATGTGGTCCAATCAAGGTCAATCCTTGATTGGATTCTCTGAGAATGAATTAGCTCCATTTGTAATCAAAACTTTAAATGTTCGTCCAGACTTTATTCCACCAGAAACACAAAACTTCGTGGTTAAAGTAAATGACCTTACAAAGTTTAGTAAAGTAATGCTTGAGAAACCAGAAACGACTAAACTGTATATGGATTTGAATGAGATGTATAGACCAAATCTTTTTGCTAAAGAAATGGTTCTATATTCAAATAAATCTCCAGTTGATTTAATACCAGCTTTTGATTTTCCTAGATTTAATGAATTATATTACAGTGCTTATATGGATTGGAATAATTCATATAAAGTATTCGAATGTAATGATATATCTCAACGCCCAGAATTAGAAACTATTCTAAGTTCTAAATCATCTGATGGTATTATCAGAACAGTAGTTGATGGTAGAGCATTTTATGTACCTCAGCCATTCTTAAACGTACTTAAGAAAGATACAGTAAGTTTATCCCTACTAGAGAATTTCAATAACGTAAGAACGTATTTGGGTTGCTTTGAAATAAAGAAAGCCAAAGGTGTTATTGAAAATATCTATTTCCGTAGCGTTAAGCTAGATAATATGTAGCGGTAAATTAAGCCCGAGAACATTAGGGTAATCTAAGTACTTTAAGGAGGTTTTAATAAATGGCAGAAAATAATAAAGATATCCAGAGTATGATGGATACTCTAGATAAAACCAAACGCTCTCTTTATTCTGATATTTATTACGACACCGATACTACTAATAGAGAAATCAGGATGCTTCGAAATAATCTTGATGCTTCTCTTCAAAAGATTAGTAATGTAAATCTATCCAATACTGGTCTGGCTAATATTAGTCAGTTATATACTAAGACTCTAAGCAGTAATCAACGTCGTAATCAAGACTTAATCGATAGTATTAATTCTACATTAGGCAATGCTACTAATATGGATAGAGTCATGGGTGTTTATATGGAAAACACCTGGATTCGTGATATCGATAGAGATATCGATATGGTATGTAAATACCTTCCTAAATTAGAACAAGCATTAGCTATCCAACGGGAGCATGTATTCGCTGCCGATTCATTCTCAGCTAATCCTGCTATTATTCAATTAAAGAATAATCCAGATGATGAAGCTGGTGATGAAAATATCCAACACATGATCCGTGTTCATAACTTATATGAAAAGATGGATCAATGGTATGATGAAATCGATAAACGTGGTGAAGTCTTCGTTTATTGTGTCCCATTCAATAAAGCAATCAAAGCTCTACTTGACGCCAAGTCTAAATCAGTACTTGGTGGGGTAGAGCTTGGTGCTATGAATGAAGATACTTTATTTGATTCCCCTGAAGATAAATTCAGTATTCAGGAAGCATGTGGTGAGTTTATTGATGATTTATCTGACCCAAAACGTCATAAATCTAATCAATCTGACACATCTATTATGGAATCAGTCGGTAATATCGATGTATCAATAGATACTAGTAGGATTCTTAGCTCTGCATTGAAAGATCAATACAAAGCTATGAAATTCTTTAGAGAGAACGGATCGTCTTTATTTTTTAACGAAGCAGATAATTCGATCGTAGGAGGAGCCGATACAAATAATTTCTCCAAGTTCTCTGGTGACCCAAATTCTATCTCTAGTGGTGGTCTTTCTTTAGATGGTACTTTTGTACAAGGTAACAATCGAGGAGAGAATAACGTTAATATCCCTGGTTGTATTATTAAGAAACTTGATCATGCAATGGTTAAACCATTATATATTGATGACATTTGTTTAGGTTATATCTATATCGAATGTGATAAAAAGATGGTAATGGAACAAACTACATTCTCTAGCACTATCGGTGGCATCAGACCTGGTAATGCTAATAGAACTAACTTTGATCTTCAAGGTTCTCAAGGTAAAGACGCAACTATTCTTAAGAAGATTGCAGCTACTATATCTGAAAAAGTTACAAGTAAATTTGTAAACGCTAACCAAGACTTAGCTAAAGAGATTTATCATATTTTGGAATACAATGCTAATATCGATGCATCTGGTAAAGTAAGTAAGATCAATATCACTTTCTTACCACCTGAAGACGTACAACACATGTATTTCAAATTTAACTATGAAACTAAACGTGGTATCTCTTCTTTAGAAAGATCTTTATTCCCAGCTAAACTATTCTCCTGTATGTATATTACAAACGTTCTTCAAATCCTAACTCGTGGTGATGATAAACGTGTATACTATGTAAAACAAACAGTAGATACAAATATAGCTGGTGTATTAGGTTCTGTAATCAACCAAATTCAACGTGGTAACTTTGGTATTCGTCAAATTGAATCCATGAATAACGTATTAAATATGGTTGGTAAGTTCAACGACTATATTATTCCTAGAGGCCAAGGCGGCGATGCACCAGTTGACTTCGAAGTATTACCTGGACAACAAGTTGATGTTAAGACTGAGCTTATGAATATGCTAGAAGAAATGGCTATTGATAACACTGGTACTCCAATTGAAGTAATTACAATGAGACAACAAGCAGATTATGCTACTCATTTAACTATGACAAATACAAAGTTCCTTCAATTTATCAATAACCGTCAAGCAGTAGTAAAGACCCTCTTCAATAAAATCTTAACCCGTATCTATAACTATGAATTTAATATTGATAATTCTAGATTCGATGATATTGAATTGCTATTACCACCTCCAGTATATTTGAATGCTATGAACAGTTCACAAATTCTAGACTCTGTAAATGCAATGGGTGAAGCTATTGCTAAGCTTGAGTATAGTGATGATGAATCTGATAAACAAATGGAATTCTCTAGATTCCTTAAGCGTAATCTATCACAACATGTGCTTCCTAAGGACATCATTAACAAATCTAAAGATGAAGCTGAAATGTCCTTGGCTAAACGTAAAGGTGACGAAGAATAAAAAGCAGAAAATATCCCACTACCCAATATTGGGTAGTGGGTATTATTTCGCTTTATTTTTATCTATGCTATAGACTTATTACCAGCTAGATTTCTTGGAGGATACAGTATAACCACCAGTTTCACCAGGGTTAGGCATTTTAGCCAAAGCATCATAAGCAAATTTAGCTTCTTCGAATTCTGTGTTTTCATTGATCCAGTCAAGGAATTTTTGAGCTTTGTCTGTAACCAATGGACCAGTAATAGGATAACCGTTGAAGCTAATGTTTAATTCACGCCAGCCGATATCGCCTTTAGTGTAGTTGTACATAGAAGTTTCTGCAGATGTAGGTTGAGCAGATACGATCAAGTAAGCTTTTTCAATGAAACGTGCTGTATTATCAGTAGTGAAATACAAGAATTGGAATGTTTCATGTTCGAAGCCAGCTTCAAGAGCAGATTTATCACGTTCAGCACCTGTTTTCAAGATACCGTTATAACGTTTTACTGTAGAACGAGGGTCTTTTACGCCACGTAAGAACAATTCATGAACTTTAGTGAAGATAGAACCAGAACGTTCATTGTATCGCATGGAGAATGTAGAAGCGGATTGCATAGTAGTTTGAGTGATGATATTAAGGTTATTTACACCATCGGAAAGTTCGTTAGTGTTTACACCCATATCTTCGATACCATCCAAGTTCTTGAAGTCATATTCAAGAAGATGACGATAGTTTTCGATCAATACTTTGTAATCGTCGGATTCGTTTTTCAATACGTTAAGGAAATCAGGAATTTTCAAAACGATCAAGAAACCATAACCAGTTTCATACAAGTCCCATTGTTCCAAAGCGGAGTAGTCAACTACGCCACGAGTAAGCATGTATTTTGTAACATTACGGACTGGTTTAGTACCAGCGAAAATGTTTTTAATAGTATTTGCCATAGTATGTCGTCCTCCTTTCTATTATAATACAGCGTTTTCGCTGTTACGAATAGCTTCGATTTTGAAGATTTCAGTTTGAATGAAGTTACGGAATGTAACTTGGATACGAGCATAGAAGATTTTGTTCATGTCGTAGTTCAAGTCTTTAGTGTAGATAACTTGAATTGTTTCAAACTTACTGGAGTGACGAGCAATGATGGATTCAACGTCTTGTTTGTATTGTACCAAATCATCACCATCCAAGAATTTGTAACGGTTGATTGGACAACGTTGACGGATTTCGCGAATTAATGCTTGTACCATAAGTACGTTGTTGCCCCAGCTCAATTGAGTGTAAGCACGTTGTGCAGTGAATTCGGAGTCCATAGTCAAGACACCATCATAGTAAGTTGCATAGTTAATGCGGTTGTCATCGAAGAATTGTTTTTGGTCACCAGATTTAGGAGTATGTTTTGGTGTGAAGTTGATAGTACCATCAATTACATCATCAAATACGATACCATAAGCTTGACCACAGAATGGACGAGATACACCATTCAAGTAATGGTTAACAAATTTAACTGCCATGTTATAAGTGGAAGTTACTGTGATTTGTTTACCAGAGTATGGGTCAAGGATATCCCAGTAGTTGCTGTAAAGCATAACGAATTTAGAACGAGCGGATTCTGGAAGTTTAGATACTTGGTATTTAATATCTTGGAAGGACATCAAACCTTTAGTACCCATATCTTCGAAGTATTCGCAGTCTTCACGGAATGCTACTAATTCTTCAATAGAACGTTTGATTGCAGCAGGATAGTTGCAGTCGAAGATAACGTCGATACGATTATTATCTACGTCGTAGATAGAATCACCTTGTTCGCAAGAACCATTGAATACCATTTGAATTTGTTTGTAGTAGTATTCAAGGTTAGCCATAGGGTTTGTGCCAAAACGACCGTTGGAACCATTAAGCAAAGAAATACCATTCAAGTTGTTAAGGTTAACGGAAGTGGATTTAACACGGATGTTGCTCATCTTTTTACCATACAAGTCTGTATTGTAAAGTAAGTCACAAAGAGCCATTTCTTTTTCATCACGACCAGAGATGTATGCTAAGTTTTTGTAGAATTCTTCCCAGTATTCTTCGAAGATACGAGTACGAATTTGACGAGAAGTTTTAGCATTTACAACACGAGTAAGAGACATGTTCAAACCAGAGTCACGAATGTCTGGGTTCAAGGAGAACATGAATGTTTCAAGTTCAGTTAAAGTACCATCTTGGTTTTCTTCCATAATTTTCAAGATATAGGAAGCATAAACGATTGGGTATTTAGTTGTGTTGTTTCTATAGATACGAATACGTTTGTTAGAAACACCACGACCGATATCAGTGAACAAGAAGAGTGGGTAAGAACCATCTTTACCCAAACCATTGTGAGTATGAGAAGCTTTCAAAGCTGTCTTATAGTCACCAGGGTTGTTAGACACCATATCTACAGATTGAAGTGTGAATTCAAGATCAGCAACTTGAGTCATGATAGGTGTAGAAGCTACAGAAGAAGTTGTTTCTTCACCAGTAGCATTATCACGGTAAAGAGCTTTACCGTTTTCATCTGTTTTTTGAATATTGGTTTTTGTTACATTTGCAATGACAGCAATGTTAGCCAATTTAGCATCTTCTGCTACGACACGACGAGCGAAAAGACGACCACCAGCTTTTACAAAGCTAGCAGCAGTCAATAAAGATTGACCATGGCGAGCGAAATCAATGTTATCGCCGTAATAATCGGCGAAAGCTTGAGCGTTCTCGATTTTGGTAAATTCTTCTGGCCCTTTGTCAGAGGAAAATGCACTGAAATTGATAGGTCTATCAATAGTAACTTTGATAGTATTATCAATAGGATTAATTTGACTTTGGTCGTCCCAAATGAACTGTGTTCCAGGAGCTGGCATAGTCTTAGTTCCTCCTTTATTTTTCTTTTAATTCTTAAGAAGTTAAAAAAGTTTATATAAACCTTCTCAAAGAGAGGCAAACTTTAATCATATGTTAAAGGCCACTTCCGGTATATCGCTTATAAATCCTTACCAGTAACGATATTCTCTAATGGAGAATCAACCTCGCTATCATTCAAAGCAGCATATACAACTGACTCGTTAAAGTTTTCAGAAGTAATTGCTGAATAAGGACTGATTATTTTGGCGATAGTCTTAATACCGATTGGAGTATAATTCTTCATATTAGTTTCGCCAGATAACCTGAATGGCACGTCTATATTATCTTTAGCCCGGCACAGTTCGGAAATCATAACGCCAAATAATTGTAGTGCTACATTATACGAAGCACCATTATAGGCAATATTATCTATGAAATAATTTTGAAGTTCATCATAACCAATGGTATTAGGAATAGCACCAGTGATTGCGAATAATTTCAAGAATTGTTCTGTATTTTCGATATCTTCTGGTACAAAGATATTTACAATAACCGGGTTACCTTTTTTATAACGAAGAATCCGATAATCTTGTTTCTCTGATTCTTTAGTTAGTTTAATGCCTTTAATTTTATCTACTTTATATGGATTCGTTAAGAATCTAGTAGGGTAATTAAACTGCTTTAGAGAACCTCTTGTCCCAGTCTTAGAAACTAAGCAATAGTTCATAATACCCATGACATTAATAAATTCTCCAGCATAGGCAGCTAAACCTCGATCGAAAAAGATTTCAGGAATATAGAATTGGAATTCGCCATCTTGATTAAAGACTATGGAATCACCTACACGTTTTAGAAACGTCGGAATCTTTTGATCCATAATTTAACCTCCTTTCTTCAAGTTTATTATGTTGTCATGGATATAATTTGTGATTATTTACTGTGGAATATGCGGACCAACGTATCCACCCAATGTAGTTTTGAATACATTGTGCTTCCACCATAAAATCAATTCATTAGGTTCTTTATGTAGGAATTTCTTGAAATCCCCACCAGGTGTAATCAAGTTAGCAGGTATAATAGAATACCCAGGACGAATAATACCCGTAGGACCAAGAACAGTAACACCACCGGTACTAACACCGCCAGTATTCTTACCGCCTCTAATAATAGAACCGACAATACTTTTGCCAATTAGTTTACCACCATCTACAATACCGTCAGTAACGATACCTTTAACAGTTGCACCACCAGTGGTAATACCATCTTCGATAGTGAATTGAACACCATTGATTTCACCAATAGCTGTACCACCATAGACTTTACCACCAGTAGAAGTACCACCATGTGCTTTAACACCAAACACACTAGCACCAAGAGTAGTCATGTCTATACCAGAACGTTCACCACCAGTAACAATGGAGCTTTGAATAACTGGATTAAATGCAACACCATCGATTGTTTTACAACCAACGATATCAGCATCTACTACGAATAAACGACCTTCTTTAGCTTTAACCAAAGAACCTTCTAATTCTCCGTTACCAGATTTACCACCTTCGGCAATTGGATTGATTAGTTCACCAGCCATTACTTTACCAGCAACTAATGTACCACCGATAGATTGTGGATTGAAAATAGTAACAGATTTTTGATCTTTATTTACACCCATACCGACACCACCGAGTGCAATAGATGTATCTTCTAATGCTGTAGCAGAAACTACAGTACCAGCAGTTACATTACCATTACCATCAATAGTAGCATCTTTAATGAGGATATCTTTAAATAAACCATTCGCTGTTGCACCATAAGTTTTGGCGTTAACCATGTTAACGTCTACACCGAATAATTCATTATAGAGACCAATATATCTGATAGTAGATGTACGGATATTCAATACATTAGACATACCTTCAGTAGAGCAATCTACTTGTAAGATATAGTCAGTATTATCACAAGGGCATTTGCAAGTACTTGCAGTACCAACTTGACCAATTCCAGTAATAATACCAGAAACTTGATGTAAAGAACCAGCTTCTACATAACGGATAGTATATTTATTACCAGTTGTAATATCTACTTCTTTTTTAGTACCATCGGAATAAGTAATTGTTAATTTTAACATTCTAGTTTCTTTAACACCGACATCGACTACCATAAGAGCATCTAATTTATCACCAGTATTTCTGCAGTCACAGCTGCAGCCATCAGCAACCCATTGGGTGCCACCGTACATATCAAAGATATTATCTCTATATCTATTATTCATCGCATAGATATTTAATGGAAATTCACCTTCGGAATAATGAATCTTGCTCATTATATTTAACCTCCTTTTCTAAATGATTATCTAAATGTTTGCCGATCAGCTTCGTAATGGGCTTTAATATAAAAAAGAAAATAAAAGTATATTATAGAATTGAGTAGAGATAAGCTTATCTTATCTCTAAAAATTTTTATATTTTTCTTTATAGAAAGGAGTCACAATTATGACAAACGGTGACAAAATTATTGACACATTAGTCGACAATGCTGCAGGTATAGTTAAACGTGCAGCTAAAAAAGTAGTAAATGGATTATTCGTAGACAAAGAACACTCTAAACCATATATGGAAGATAATGCTCCATATGAATATGCTTCAAGTAAGAAACATGAAGCTAATTTTACAGCAACTGATTTCGATGGTGGCTGGGCACCTATGGATAACTGGCATGAATTAACTGATCATCATATCGATGGTTTTGTAAACTGGGATGATGTAACTGAAAATGATGAAGAAGAAGGCTTAACTATCACTCCAGAAAGTGGTATTTATACATTCCGTATCAATGGACATGAATCTCGTTTCGTTGTATTAGAGCAATTCTGTAATGAGTTGGATATTACATATGATGAATATCGTAAAATTGTAGAAATGGCTCCAGAAATCTTCCCTGTATTGATTCCGCATGGTGAATTCCAAAAGGGTGTATTTAATCGTGAAGCAGAAAAGAATGCTGAATTATTAGAACCACATTATTTGATTTCTATTTCTGCTTTAACTCGTACTGTAGTTAAAATGAATTTCACATCTAGAGATGCTATTGAATTTAAGAAAGCTATCAATGCGTTTATCAAGAACGTAATTGCTTCTTGTCTTGCATCTTCTATCGAAGAATAATTTAAAGGGAGGAGAAATCCTCCCTTTTATTTTTTATTATTTTTTCTACGTTCCTGAGGGTATTTATGCTTTAAACACACCTATAATGACATATTATGCTAATCCAAAGGAGGTAGATATAAATGGGACCAGAGGAGATGATGGTTCAACAACCACAACCATTACGCCCTGTATACCAAATGAGTACTACCAATAAATCTTTCTTAAATATGCACTACTACCTCAAAGCGAGAGGTATAAAAAATAATAAATTCATGCTAGTTCTTTTTGATCCAGATTTAGCTGGGGTGGATCCACATGACCCTAACCTTAGTTTAATCATGAAGCAAAAAGTAACTAGAGAAGTAGTAAGAAATTATTGGTATTTTCTTCGTGAAGTTGTTCGGGTATACGAAGATGGTAACCCTAGAGGTGTACAATATAGATTAGACCGTGGTAACATGGCATTTCATTTCTGTACTCTTTATAACTTAAATATTTTCCTAGAACTTCCTCGTCAGGTCGGGAAGACCACATCTGCACTTATCCGTTATTTGTATATCTACAATTTCGGTAGTGCTAACTCTATTATTACATATCTCCATAAAGACATGAAAGCATCTAAAGAAAACTTGAACGATACTAAACGTCTTAGAGATATGCTTCCACCTTATCTACAAATGGCACAAGAATTCTCTATCGTAAATGGTAAGAAGAAAAAGATGCCTACTACCGTAGAAAAGATTCAAAACCCTATAACCCATAATGTAATTAATACATTACCTTCTGCTCGTAATGCTATGCTTGCATCTAACTTGCTTCGTGGTAAAACTATCACAATGTTATGGGCAGACGAATGGGCGTTCATCAAGTATAACGATATCATTTATTCTAATGGTATGCCAGCATTAAATACAGCCTTCCGAAATGCAGCTCGAAACAATGCACCTCATGGGTTTATCATTACAACAACAGCTGGTATCTTATCTGATGAAGCTGGTGTATATGCATATAAGATGGTACAAAATGCTACTCGTTTTAATGAACAGTGGTATGACCTTTCTTATAAAGACTTGATGGAACTTATCGATGCTAATGTAAACTCAATCTTCGTTCATATCAGATTTGGTTATGATGAATTAGGTCTAGGTGAACATTGGTTTGCAGATATCTGTCGTAAGATGAACTATGATATGGTTCGTATCCGTCGGGAAATCTTACTTGAATGGATTGATAAACCAGAAAACTCTCCATTCAATGCTAATGACTTAGAAACTATTCGTGGTTTGACCAGAGAACCAATGAAGACTGTACTCTTATTGAATAAATACAACTTCAATATTTATTCTATCAATGGTACTATGTCTGCAGCTCACCCAGAAGGTCTTGGTATTCAACTCAATATGAGAAACGTACCTATGGATCCTCCTATTATTGGTGTCGATCCATCTGGCGGTTATCAACGAGATTATTCTGCTATCTGTGTAATTGACTCCAGGACTACAGAAGTTATTGCTGAGTTAAAATGTAACTATATTAGCCCTCCAGATCTTTGTCGTTGTATCTATTACATCGTTACTACAATGATGCCTAATGCCATTGTAAACATCGAACGAAATGGTGGTTTCGGTGCATCTATTATTCATAGACTTAGAGAAACTTCCATTAAAGATAATCTATACTTCGAATATAAAGATCGTGTAGTAGAAGAAACTAATGACGACTTTGGTCGTGTAATTAGACGTAAACAAAAAACAAAAGTATTTGGTCTAGATTCCTCTAAAGGAACTCGTGATGAATTAATTCAAATACTTCGTGAACGTGTAGAACTCCATAAAGATAAATTCAAATCTAAACTAATTCTAGATGAATTAGAAAAGATGACTGTTAAACGTAATGGTAAAGTAGAACACTCTGACAACTCCCATGACGATTTAACATTTGCTTATCTAATGGCTCTATTCGTTTGGTATAATGGTAAGAACCTAAAAGAAAACTGGGGTCTTAATAAAACAACAATCAAAACTGAAGAAGATGTCGATGAAATTGTAGGTATTCCTGAAGAGGAACAAAAGTATGTTGACATCGTTGAAGAAATGGTTGTTAATGATAATGATAAGATTGCTAAGGAAGTTGAAAGACAACTTAAGGAACTTAAAGCTGGTATAGGTATGACAGTTGATGAGTTCTATAGAAAGCAACAGGCTAAAGAAGAAGAGCAATTCAAAATGATGATGCAAAATAGAGTATTCTTAGAAGCTTATGCTAAGTTCTCTCAAACTCCTATCAATGAATTAGAATCACTATATGGAACAGGCTCTAGAACTACGATACCTAATACAGTATTCTTAGGTGCTGATGCTGACTTAATAGAACAAATGGAACATGAAAAGAACTTTGCTCTAGCTAAAGTCAAAATAGAAAATTAAAAAAATAAAAGAAGATTAGGAGTACCCAATATTGGGTACTCCATCTTTTTATTTAATGAATTTACAATTTCTTTTACTATTTACATGATACCGGTTATCACGTAAAGTTAACTCCCAACCCTCATAAGGATCGTTAGTTCTTTCTTCTTTGTTGATAATGATAGGTGGTGTGACGATTTCGTTACCAAAATCAGCTTTGATATTAACTACAGGATATAACCCTTTAAATTCTCGGAACTCAGGGAAATCTTTTAGAAACCATCCAATGCTTCTCAATTTGTCTTTATTACCAGATGCTAAAAGATCTCTAGCTTCCCTTACTGCTTTATCAAACAAGAATCCGCGTCTTGGTGCTATTAGGAGAGAAGTCTCATAACCTCCACCCCGTGTATATTCACCAATCAAAAATTGATAGTGAGGTATCCCATTCATATCAACAATCGCTTTCAGCGAAATCAAATCTAACTTTTTATCAATAATTGCTTCAATACTACGGATTACCAATAACCTGTCTTCTGTTCCTAAATATATTCTCATGTTAAATATTCTCCAAAATTAAATAAACTAAAATAAATAATACACAAAATAAATTAATCAATAACTACATCAGAAATTCTTTTGAATGTTTCAACCACAGGATGAACCATATCGGCTTCTCGGGCGATATGGTCTTTGGCAACGTACTCTTCATAGAGCTTAGTGCCATTCTTTAAGCAGCGTTCGTATTCATCACCTGTGTAAGGTAACATCGCCGTGATCATCATCGGCTTCTCAAGCTTCTCTGGAGCTGTAATGAAGATACGTTCATCTCCATTGATATTGACTTTCTTTTCAATAAAGATTTCTACAGTGCAAATTAATGCTCTTTCGCAGATACCTAAAAGAATTTTCAAGTCGTTCAAATCCAATTTGTGTTGTTCCATTTTCGAAACCTCCAATAAAATTAAACAATAGAATTAAATTAAAATAAATTATAGAAACTAATTGCTTCTATTCACTTTTATAATATACAACCAATAATTCAAACTATTACAATTTTGCGAAGGAATGTCCCATACCCAATATTGGGTATGGGAAATATGGTTAAAAGTTTATAACCTAGTTTACCATCTAGCAACCCAAATACCATTAGTACTTTTAATAGTTTTAGTAATATGATAAGGGAAATCAGATGGGGTCATGATTGCATGCACTGGAGCATCTGCTTCGTTATGAACAGTCACAACGTTAGTTCCAATAACATGATTAGTATCTACAGCAAAAGAAGTACTAATACTAGCCATGATACATAGAATCATTAAAATTAGAGTCTTTTTCATATTATTCTCCTTTTTGAGGGAAATACTCTGAATTAGATTTATTTTAAAGTTAGAAGATCATTCATGGGAACTAATGTTTTTACAACAAAACCACCCCATGTCTGATATCAGACATGGGATGATACGATTCCAAGAGCAGTTGCGTACAGTTGACCGGACTATACTTATTATAAAGTCCATCATTTATAAAATTACTATTTATTTTACTGCATACTAATTAGTAATATTAAAAGGAGGTACCCTCGATGAACTTACAAGGTGAAAATAAGGCGGATTTTATCGTCGCAGAAGGTATGTTAGCTAACCTCTTAGCTAATTTCAATACCGAATTTATTTATAACACAGTTGAAGACTTATTACAATACCGCAGCACCCATTTTGATTTACAACCTAAACACAATGTCATATCAGCATTAGAAATTGCATTCAAAGATATGATAAATAACTACCCTGGTGACAAAGCTAATATCTTAGAAGTAAGAGAACAAGTATACAAAGAAATCTTACATAGACTTTGTCGTGACGGACTATCTGTATCCTATGTGGACTCAGAAACTAATATCTATACTTTGGTTAAATACTTATATGATCTTTGTATTGCTAGATATGATTTATTTGTATTTACATTCTTACGTCGTTTCATTACTATCCAAAAAGACTATTTATATACAGCTCTTCAATTGGATACTAAACGTAAGTCTAAAGATACTAGCACTATCTACAATAAAAACACATTCGAAGATCCTAAATTAGCTATTATTATTGCTAACTTAGACACAGTATTGCATCATATCTGCTATGACTTAGATTTAGATATGTATAATGCAATGAGTTATATGTATTACACAGAAGAAGATAGATTAATCATGAACTACTTGACTAATTATATCGACTCTGGTGTAAATATTATTGATTGCTTCATTCGTCCAGTATTAACTAATCCATTATTATTCAACCCATGCTTTGCACATTTGAAAATGCTTGGCAATATCAAAGACGTAGATCATACCGAAGTTGGTTATGATCCAGAGATGAATAATCATTGGAGAAATTAGGAGTTAGGATACTATGAGAAACAAAATGGAAGAATTTCTTGAACAACAAAGACAACAACGATATCAAGATATCGAATCTAAATTAGGTATTGGTAAGAAGGATGTCTATGGTGAATACTTTACCAAAGGAGCAGACGTTACTAAAGAATTCTTAGAAAAGAATATCTTCCCAAATGCTAATGAATTTGATTTCAAAGACCCAGCTACTTCACAATTCCCAGTATTAACTGATGAACAAAAGATTGCTCTTGGTCGTGATGCAGTCCTCATCTATAATACAGTACGCGATTATAAAATGGGTGATAATGAAATCGATTGGATTAAAGTAGCTAGAGAAGCTAAACTTCTCACCAATCGTCAATATGAAGAACTAGATTTAGAAAATCGAGATATTCCATTTGAAGAAAAACTCAATGTAATAAATAATATCAAAGATTTAATCATTGGTTCTGGTGAACAAATCTTCTTCGGTTTACAAATTGAATCTTCTCGTGAATTAAATGGTATGATGCCATTCGAATTAGCTCGTAACTATTTCTTACAAAATGATCAAATGTTTAAATTTGATCCAGAAAAAGAAGAGTTCGATGGAGATGTAACTGATTATAATAGATCTTATAGTCAATCTCTATATCTTAATGCTATTAAAGAGATTCTCGAGAAACCTGAATTCTATGATCGTATTGAAAAAGAATTGTCTGATCGTCTATATAAGCGTACTATTAAACGTACTACAGAAACTATCAAACAAATCTCTGATAAGAAACGTTATAACAATACTAAGAAGACAGCAACTCGAGATACTTCTAGATTAGATGAAATGATTCGTCTATTATTCCCTGATCTAACCAAACTACAATCTCGTGTATTTGTTTATGCTATGTCTAAATGCTTCACTAAGAAGAAGACATTACAAGCAGCACTTACTTGCTACTTAGTTAATTCCAATATCATTTCTCTTATTCCGATCATGGCTTATAAGAAAAATGATTCTGAATTAACTGGTTCTGCTCGTATTCTATTTAATAACTTAACTGAAGTATTTAATACTATCAAAGAAAAGATTACTAAATAAAAAAGAAAAGATATAGGAGTACCCAATATTGGGTACTCCATATTCTTCCGCTTAAAGTAATGGATCTTTGTCTTGTACTCTAGTACTATAACCTTTTGAATTATTCAATACGAAGTTATTTACATATTCTAGATCGACATAAAAGACTATTTCAGAAATACGTTCTGGTAGAGGTTGTTTAGGAATAATACTATAAGTATTCCAGTCTATAGTTACATCTCTTCTTTGACCAGCATTATATAATTGAACATCCATAAATACAGCAGGAGAAATATATTGCTCTTTAGCAGCTTCTGCTATATTATAGAATGAATTATCATCTGGTCGTTTAATAGCATCAATAAAGTTAATTAATTGATCATGATCTTTGATAGGGAATTCTTTAGAGTCTTCTACATAGTCAGTTGACATGTATTGACCCCAACCTTTTTCATTTCTAGTAGGTACCGCATCAAAGCACATATTATGATAAACGAATCTTTCTCTATTGACATTTTCACATGGGATATTAACTAAGTTTGTAGGATCCTTAGAGTAATATGTATAGAATTGAGGAGCTGGGAATAAACATTCCACATCCATAGATACAATAAAGTTATTATCTATTTGACCTTCTCTTTCACCTTCACCTAATTCTAGGTTATTAAACTTAAGGTGAGTATACATATCCGTCATTCTTATATAAAACTCATATTCACCTTTTGTACCTCTGAATTTGTACGAAAATGGCAAGTGTGAGTGCTTGTTTAAATAAGAAATGAACTCAAATAGCTTTAATACATCTCCATCACAGATATCAAATCCAGAATCTCTAGCAATAGCATAGATTATTTCCTTAGGTACTACAAAGTCTAAGTCAATATACTTAGTCTTAGTGGTTGGAGGAGAGAAAGCTAGTTGCATGAACTTATATAAGTCCATAGCATGATTAAAGGAACTTACTTTAACCTTATAATTGAATTCAACTCTAAGTTGTTCCATTTGAATAGATAATAGATTACCAGAAATATCATCTTTAAAGAAAGCATCATTAAACCGTGCTTTATTGGAATAGATATTCTTACCAAAGTTATATAGACTAGAGAATTCTCTATTATATTCGTAATCCAAACGAGGAGTAATCATCAATGATGGTTTACCACGTTTAACGTAATCTAATAAGTCTTTATTTAAATAATCTGCTAAGATATTCTTACCAGCAATGAACTCTGATTTGAAATATCCATCAGCAAATCTACGAACAAACCAATTTCTCATATATTCTACACAAATAGAATATGTATGGGAGATAGAAGGAGTACAAAGACTCATGGTATGCTCTTTTTTGAATTTGCGAAGATCTTCTAGTCCTTTTGGACGTATTTCAATGATCTCCATATTACTTACATCATTAGTTTTACTGCTATAATCCAAGTTCTTATCTCCTTTCTTATGATAGTTTACTATTATGTCATAAAAAATAAAGAATGGCATAACTCCCTCAATTTAATGGGGGAGCATACCATTTCTACGCTTAAAACTTTAACGTTATTTAGTAGAATCGATTGGGTATCGTACAAATTTCATTGGACTTTTTGTCAAATCTGGTTCTATTGGTGTTGTAGAACTAGATTTAGCCCGTTTTAAAAATTCTTTGTAACTATCATTACTTGTATCTACTGATCGGCTAACTCTGTGTTTAAGTGGACTAACTAATTGATAGTTACCTAAAATTTCTTGATGTTTGTTCATGGTTATTGATCTCCTTTAAATAAATATATTAAACTTCGTTATATTAATCAGTATATACTGTTATGAAATGCTTACCTTTACGTTTTACAGCAGTAGTAGTATAATAATCTGTATCTATAAGTAATTTAGCATTGAAAGAATTCATCATCCTTATCATGCTATTAAATGCACGACTCTTAACAAGTCCACGATTATAACCATCAAGAATTAATACTCTTAGATTCATTCTATCATATTCTGGGTTTTTAAAAGGTAAACTTTTATAAAATCGCATTTGGCGTCGAAGACTGATATCGAAAGAATTCTTATAATGATATTTTAAAAATTTCTGTACAAACTTGCGTTTTTCTTTATCAGCTTTATTATAAGTAGCCAATAATTCTTTGATATATCCTACGCTTAGTAAAAGAGTACTATCCTTAGGTGTTAAATTAACCTCCCTAATATTAGAATGGTCTATTCTTTTCAACAACGTTGATCTTGTAATACCAAACATATAAGCAACATCATCTATTACGATTTCATCGCTATCTTTCAAAGTATTCATTACTTCTAATATTGGATCGTCTCCAGTAAATTTAGTAATATCTAAAGTCTTCGTGTTTCTTGACGCTAGTACCTTAATTCTATTAGTTATATCTTTTCGATACTTTGATAAAATATTTACTTTGGCTCTGGTATTGCTAATTTCCTTGTTTATAAGTTCTAGTTCTTTTCTTAAGTCTTCTATTGAATCTGTATTGATCATTCTCATTTTTATTTTTCCTTATGATAAATTCTGAATACATATATAAATGGTTCTTCTTCAACACTGGTTTGAAATTAAGCGTATACTGTTATTTCTGGTGAGGATGTAAAATCAGAAATATCAGTTTCGAATTCATAGATAGAAACAGAATAATTTTCAAACTTAGCATCCAATGCTTCTTCAGCTACCTTTTTCATTTCTTCTAAAGACATATCTTTATTGATTTTATCTGTTTCTACTTCTTTGTTTAAGAATTCCGCTAATGCTTCTTTATCTTCGAAGTATTCTTCGAATTCATCACCACCGTCTTCATTCCAGTTACAGTAATAACCATATACTCTGAAATGAGTAGCAGAGAAGAATACATCATCTGTATCTGTATTGATGAATAAACTGCAATCTGGTTCTTCAGCAAATACGTCAAACTTAATACCTTCCCATTCTTTATCTATTAACATTTGGAAATGTTCTGGATAAGGACGCCAAGCACTTTCTGTTGCTAGCGTAAAGAAGACAATTGGTTTCTTGTCTTTATACGTTTCTGTAATTTCGGAACACCATAGAATTTCATCTCTAAGACTTTCTGTCTTTTGTTCATAAAATTCTGGTGGTATATCTAGAGATTCAAATACTTTTCTTATATAACCAATATTCTTATCGATAAAGTTTTGAAAAGATTGTAATTTTTCGATTTCATTTGGTTCGCAATAAAATGCGAACTCACTATAACAATTATTTGCCATAAGTTTGTTCTCCTTCAGCATATTCATGGAATAAGGTTAAGTTTTTCACATAACGTTCAGGGTGTTTTAAAAATTCCCTGATTGGGATTACTGATGTTTTAGCAGCTGTTAGACCAGGCATCTCTTCGATAACTAATTGATTGCCAAGAGTATCACAGAATTCTAAGAAGTCTTCTTTGACATCTTTACATTCTTTACCACCTAATAAAACATCACATGCAATACGATAATCATCTGCACAGAGATAATCCATTACGATGAATTCATCCCAAGTACAAATAGAACCACTATCTGCACCTGGTCTGCGTTCTAATGTATTGACTACTTCACCATCTTTAATCATAATATTAAAACAGGATCGTTTTATGCCGTCTTTTTTACCTAGAGATACAATACCTGCAATGATATCCAATGCACCAATGTATTCTAAAGCATATGCATCGTCCCATTTTCTTTTAACGATTTCTTCAGCATATAGATCAGCGAACGAATGACGTAGTTGTTCAATTCCGATACCAACTACTTTAGAGAGAAAGATGTTATATTTAACCATCTCTTCACTTTTTGGAGTATTATACATACCCCATTCTTGTAAAGCATCTTTGCTTACATTAACTCTATTGAGTTTGTGTGAAAACATATGTGTTTCCTCCTTTATAAATTTTGCCAGTATGAAATTATACTTGGCTTCATGGAAATAATATACATCTAAAAATTAGATTAAAAAAGAGAAGATATACCCATAGCCAATATTGGCTATGGGATATAATATCAATCTAAAATATTGATTAAGTGTAATAGATCTTCACCGTTAAGTGATTCGCTAATACGTTTAGTATGTTTTTCAACTGCACGTTGATACATACATTCGAAGTCTTCATCATCTAGTTTTATTATAGAATCAGATAGAGCATACTTCTTGAATACTGGTAATTTCTTCTTATATTGATTTACCATAGCAGAGAAACCTCTATCCACCACTTCAATATAAGTAGTATCATTAGCACGAGTACGCCCTAATGATTGTCTAGCCAATACATGAGAACTAAAAGGCTCTGCTAATAAAATAGTTAACTGCAAACCATCTATATCCATAGCAGCACCACATGATTTAGTAGTAGATAAGATAATTCTCTTTTCTAATTCAAATGGTTTCTGCTCTTTAGGAATAAGAGTAGTATAAACACCAACTTGTCCTTTTAATTCAGGATAAGCATATTCTATCCAGTCTTTAATAGATAAGATTGCTTCATTTGTTGAGATATATACTAGAGCTTTATTAACTTCTAAGCATTTCTCTACCATTATACGAAGCATCTTAATAAAATTAGGTGATTTAGTACAATATTTAGCATAAGCATGCCCATTTAGTCCATGTCTATTCATACAACGTTGGATATCCATTGGTGATGGATGGGAATTGTATTGAATAGCAATATAATGTGTATGAGGATCATTATCCTCATCAAATAAATCTATTTTAGGTACAGTTTGGAAATATGCTTGATATACTTCATCTTCATCTCTATCAGATCTTTCTGGTGTAGCAGTAAGATAGATAGTTTTATACGTATTAGTAGCAAAGTCTATATGTGATACATTTTCGAAAGATAAATGTGCTTCATCATATATCTTTAATCCAACACGTAGCTTTCTAAATAATTCACCTACCTTATCCCAGCCATATTTGTCACCATACGACTTGATAGTTTGGTGAGAAGCCAATATATACTTTATCGAGGATATGTCTACTAGTCCCTTTAATACACGGGCAATAGAGCCAATTCCGACTAATTGATATATTTCACTCTTAGATGTATCTGTATATTCTGTAATACGATCTTCCCATTGTTTAATCCAATCATTGGAAGACGTTATCATAATAGAACGTACTTTCATAATAGCTGCAGATACTACAGCTACATACGTCTTACCAACACCCGTATTTAGGTTTACGGATAGTTGGGATTTGCCTCTGGTATAAGCATATTCCCCATTACCAAGAATAAAGCTCAAAGTCTTCTTTTGAACATCATTTCTCGGCAAGTAACGTAGAAAAATGTTTAAACCAGCATCGAATGGGTCACATTCTTTATCTATAGTTACATTGGTACCAAACCAATGCTCTAGTCTACTTAATGGAAATCCTCTAGGTATTGATAAAGTACGTTTATCTGGATCATACTTAATACCCAATGGTTCATATCTAAAATAGACTTTATTCCATCTACTAAATACTTTCTCTAATGGGAAACAATCTCGTTCTCTGTAATCATGAATTACAGTACAAGTATGTTTAGCTACTATTTTAGAGTCGTAAATCAAGTATTTTCACCTCCAGACTAAAAATAATCCCAGATAGGAATAACCTATCTGGGAAATATATTATAACATTTCACTTACACCTTCAACAGGTTCTTCTGGTAATGGAAGATTGATGACAGGGTCTACCATATATTCTTTATAATGGTTAATTACAGCATCATCATAAAGCATATAGGATTGAGGATGTGTCATAGCAAATCCATCTAATTGAGAAGGAGCAGATTTCTTGAAGGATAATGGGTTAGTAATACATTTAGTCAAATCTTTATATAATAAAGAGATAACGATACTAGGATTATCCATCAATGCTCTATCCAATGTAATCAATTTAGAATCTTCGTTAGGATTTGTCCAATTTGGTTTAGCAATATTGGAGAATACGCTACGAACTTGGTTGGAGATAATAGTTTCAATATGTACTGCTTGGATTTCTACATCACCTTCGATACAACGTTCGATGATATGTTGTACGATAGAGTTACGATCATGAGACATGATTGTTTCTTTAAGGTTAACGATAGATTCAAGTTCTTTAAGTACTTTAACCAATTCATTATTATCGATAGTGAACAAGAATAACATGATACCTTTTTCAGATACATCTTTCAATGGAATATGTAAATTACCATCTTCATCTGGTTCAATACCATTTTCAAGAATATATTCATTAAATTCTTGAGTTAAATACATCTCTACTTTTTCCATAGATGTAATTTCATTAGGTGTATTATCGATAATAGCTGTAAACCCAGTTACATAAGATTTTTGATTAGTAAGTTCTGGGTTATAAGAATCCACATCACCAGTTGTAACGATGTCATCCATGTTGATAATGATTTCAGAGTTCATATCTTTACATGGGATAGCATAAATAGCATTAAAGTTTGGTTTAAAGTATTTATTAAATCCATTAGACCAATTCAATGCTGTGATTACTGTTTCTAGTAGATGTTTTGCAGATAATAGTCGTTGAGTCAATTGATAAGTCAATTGTTCTACAGCAATCTTACCTACACATACGATAGTATTAATCAATGCCAATTTATAACCATAACATCTGTGGCAGATACCATGGCCTTGAGCATTAGATTGACAAGTAATAGGAGAATAGATATGTAAAGTCTTACCAATAAGATTTTTATCTGTCTTAGCATCTATTACTAAGTCTTTACCATCTTCATTCAAACGATAAGTTCTACCATCAAAACGTTCTAAGAAATCTTCATTTTCAATAGTGATGATTTCTAAGTTCTCTGTATTACATACATAATTAGGATCTTTATGTAAGAATGTACCTAAGTTATTTAGACCCATAATACGAGCAACGTCACCAGATTCACCTACGTTGATTTTAGTTTGGTTTTGTGCTACACGAGCTGCAGCGGCATCCATATAGATATCGGTAATAGTATTAAGACCATTAGCATAAGAGCTATCAATAATAGCCGGTAATACATTACCTTTACCATCTGGTTTAGTACCAACATTGATAATCAATTCTTTATATTGACGTGGGTTGATACCTTGTTTTACACTTAATGGATTCTTCAAGCAATGTTCATAACCTAAATACTTTTCAGATTCCATGATGTATTTGTTTGATTTATTCAAACGTTTCATACCCTCATCTTTTACATCCTCAATAGGAATATCACCAAAGTGAGAGTTTAATAAACTCCAGAACTCTGGAGCTTTTTGTGCTAATTTAATTGTGTCGTAGAAGTTGATTGTACAAGCATTAAACTGAGCAAAGCTATTTACAAATTGTTGCATAGCAAAGATATTGTCAGCAAATGATCTATTTAATTCTACGATATTAAGCTTACGATTTTTACGATATTTACTAGCTCTATATCTTTTATCGATATGTGGTTTTAGATTACGGTCTATGATTTTATCATAATGATCAGCAATCATACCACGAGTGAAACCTCTTTTATCAAATATCAAATGACGAGATTTGATTTTGAATCCTTGACGAATAACAGGTTCCCATAATAGTATATTGACTGCCAAATCAGGTAAAGTTAGATTTACTGATTTACCATCAACAAAGTTTACTCGAACCTTTGCCATTTGGATAACAGGTTGTTCCACACCATCTAGAAGTATAGAGTTAATTCCATTCCAGTAATCATCGTAAGTGTATTGAGTTATATCCCCTGTATCGATAGTTAATGGTATACCATCAACGATACTGGAGAACACGTAATAATTACTTCTGTTTCGTTGTAAATAATTAACTGCTTCCATTCTAATCCTTCCTTTTCGTTTAATTAAAATATTTGTTCCAGTTATCTTTAGTACTGTTAATAAAAAGTTAAAAGATATCTAAGATTCAATTATATAATATACATTTGTAAGGAGGTTTAAAAATTTTGCGAAAAAGAAGGGAGTAGACCATAAGGCCTACTCCAATAGAAATTTTATTTAATAGTTTGTGTGTGATGATTTACTTGACAGAAGTGTGTGAAATTTCTTTCAAGTACAATTTAATTATTTTTGTTTTAGTCTTTGTCAGCTTTAGGAGCTGTTGCTTTAGGAAGACGAACGTAATGCATAGGATCTGCTTTCAATAAAGCTTTTTGTGCTTTGATTACGTCACGTTTTACTGCGTTCCCGTAGCGTTTAATGATGTTGCTGATTGCTAATTTTTTCATAGCAGCAGCTTTTTTCAATTTTTTCCAGTCAGGACTATTAGATTCTTTAGCTTTTTGCATAGCAGCCAAAGCAATACGACGGTTATAATCGTCTTCTTTAGAAAGACGAACAACAGTACCTTTGCGGAGACCGCCAGCTTCAACTAATGCATTAACTGCTTCAGATTGTAAAAATTCTTTAGCAGACTCTTCGTCCATATGTTGAACAGCGTCAATGAAGAAGGTTTCGAAAAGAGCACCTTGGTCTTGTACGCCTTGTTCTTCGATATTTTCGAACATTAATTTCACCTCGCTATAGTAAAATATTTCAATTTGATTTCAACTATCGTAATGGTCTAACGTAGTTATATAAATGTTATAGTTGTTAATTAGAAATTAATTGCAAATTAGACACTTAAATACTATATATTTGGAAAGGAGTAGTGCCTTTATAATGGATATTTCAAATACAGAAATCGTAAAAAGATATAAAGAAAACCTTATGGATACACTTCCATATATTTTTCCTACTTTATCTGATTCAGAGTTAAATAGAGCCATTGATTATTCTATAAATAAACGTTTTAAAAATTCACCTTGTTCCGTTTATAATAACTACAAAGAAGCCACACTTAATACAACCTTACTTAAAATGACAGAATATATTTTAAGTAAAAGACCTATAGTGACATCCCAAGGATGTTTGTTTACAAGACATGGAGAACTACCAAATCCATTGTCTCAAATGATTGAAGAGTTTGCTATGACTCGTAATAAGTTTAAGAAAGAGATGCTTAAGTATCCTAAGGGTACAGAGCAATATCGTAAATACAACTTACTACAATTAGTAGCTAAAATCGATACCAATGCAATCTATGGTTGTTTGGGTGCACAAAGTAGTATCTTCTATAATATCTTTGTAGCATCTTCCATTACTCGTATTGGTCAAAGTATAATTGCGGCGGCAATTATGTTCTTTGAAGCAACTCTAGCTAACAATGCTAAGTTTGCTTCTATGGATGAAATCTTATCTTTCATTCATAATGTAAAATCTGAAGCTGGAGAACGTAAGTTCAAAGATGAAGAAGTAATCGGTAGAAATATTTCTCCAGAAGAATTATTCTATAAGATTATCATGTCTTGTGGTTATTCTTGGTATCCTTCTGAAGATGATTGTGAAGTAATCTGGGATATCTGTAACCGTATGGAGCAACCAGAACGTAATAGAGTATATATGAAGAATAATATATTCGATTTCTTTAACGTTCCATATACTAGTAATCTAGTAGTCAATATGCTAAAGAAACTAGATGCTCCATTCTTGGATCCAAATCACCCACCAGAAACTATCAAAGAAGATATTGCTCTATTCACTGACTTGATTAGAGAATATGTAGCATATAAATATCAATATACTGATAAGATTGATAGAGTTATGAGTATGATTCGTGAGACTAGTGTTATTACAGATACAGACTCAACTATGATTACTCTAGATGGTTGGTATAAGTTCATTCTCGAAAAGACTTTCGGTGTAGATATGAAGATTAAACACTCTTCTATTGATGGTGCTGAAATAGTAGAGAAAGATGATATCAATAACCTTAAGACTGAAGATGAATACGTTCAAGAATATGATTTCTTGAATGATGAAATTATTGAAACTAAACGTATGGTAGAACCATTTAAAGTTATTCCACAAGATGGATTACGTTTCAGTATCATTAATATCTTAGCTCACTCTTTAGGTATCTTAGTTAATGAGTATATCAAACGTCTATCTGATAATTATAATATGGATGGTAAGTTTGATCCTTGTCTATTAAGCCTTAAGAATGAATTCTTATTTAAGAAAGTTCTATTGACAAATGCTAAGAAGAACTATATCTCTAAACAAGAACTTCAAGAAGGTAACTTAGTACCAAATAACCAAGATCAATCTCTAGAAATCAAAGGTCTTCAAATTGTAAAAGCTGGTGCTCCAGAAAAGACTACAAAAGAACTATCTCGTATTTTATATGAAGATATTGTAAACGCTGAAGAACTAGATCAATTGAAGATTCTTAATGAATTGGCTATCGTCGAGAAGAATATTTATGTATCTATCAATAATGGTGATACAACTTACTTCAAACCTCAACGTATTAAAGCTATGGGTGCTTATGAAAATCCTATGAGAATTCAAGGTATCAAAGGTGCAGTAGCTTATAATGAGATGATCGACGAAACTAATCCTAAGATTAATCTAGAAGAACCAAATGCAGTCCTTATTATTAAGACCAATATTAATAAAAAGACTGTAGTTGATTGTAAGATGAAGAGAGAAGAACCAGAACGTTATCAAGCTATGGTAGATTTGATGAATAATGAATTCTATAAAGGTGAAATTACATCTATAGCTATCCCATTTGATGCTAAAGTACCTGAATGGATTATTGAATTCATCGATTATCCATCAATCATCAATGATAACTTAGGTTTATTCCCTTGTGATGCTATTGGTTTAGATAGATTATCTACAAATTCACCATATAGTGGTATTATTAAAATATAGGAGCAAAGAAATGTTATTTAAAGAATACAAAGAGAAGATAGATAAAGCCCTTGAGGCTTTATCTGCTTGTAATACTAGCTTTACTAATGAAGAAGCAGCTAGAATGAGTACAGAAGAGCTTACTAATAAGGTAGGTAATAAACAAGGTATCCATAAAGCTCGTAATTTCTTAGAAGAAGTATTATTTAAAGACGGTAAGTTAATCGGCAAAGCTTCTGATGATAAAGAAGCTATCCGATATATGATGAAGAATAATCTTCAACTTTACATCATTCCAGTAGATGAAAGTAAACCTTATGGTAAACAAGAAATCGGTGTTATCTATAAAGGAGTAGTTGGTATAGTTGTAAACCATGCTATGAACTTCGTAGAAGTAGTAAGTGAAGATGATATGAAAAAGTACGACATTTAGTTGCATTCAAAAAACTTTTTAATTATATAATATCTCTATGAGTAAGACGTCATAAGTCATAAATTAAAGACACGACAAACTTACGAGAATATTTTTAATTAAGGAGGACAACAAAATGTCTAAGAAAACAACTCACGTATCCTATGATTTGGATACAAAATTCATTTCCGCAGCTCGCAAACTAAAAGCTGCTCCTAAAACTTCTGAAGGTGATTTCGCTAAAGCCTTCGAGAAAGCCGGCAACTTCGGTGACAAATTGAACGTTATCGGTAAATTTGCTATTGGTCGTACTGATCTTTATAGCGTAATTCTAGATATCAACAAAGATATCAAAGCAGACTTAGAAGATGCTGATAATGTAAAACGATTGATTCAATCTCTTTATGTATCTGCATTAATCAACTTCAAGTTTGTGCCGAAAGTTCATGAAGAACTTCGCGGCTATGTTCCAACTGAATTCCAAATCTTGGAACGTCAAATTCATCAATTAGTTGCGGCTATCATCGATGGTAAAGATGAAGTAGAAGAAACTGTTGATGAAGCAGATCAAGCTCCAGAAGAAGAAATTGGTGCTGAAAAACAAGAAGAAGAAAGCTTGTTTGCTCAAATGCTAGGTAATGCTGCTGACAAAGTGGAGAAAGTAGCTAAGAAAGCTAAAGACAAAGTTAAGAAAGCAAAAGCTGAAAAACAAGAAGATGTTAAGGACGCAAAAAAGGAAGAAAAGGTAGAAACAAAGACTGAAGCTAAACCAGAAGAAGTTAATGTGAACCCTGTTCAACCTGTCGTTGAAGATGAAAAAGCACAACGACCAGCAACTGATGCCAACAATACGTTCTATCAAACATTGAAAGAATTGGAAGCAATTGCATTGCAACGTGAAGCTTATCACTTTGCAAACCATTCTCCAATGGATAACAACGCTAACCGCGAAATTGCATATCAACAATATGCAAATCAATTTGGGGTAGATCCAATCTTAATCCCAGAATATCGCATGTATTTGAACCAATTCTTGAACCCACAAGAATCTGCAATGTTCTTTGCTGACGTTCAACAACCTGGATTTAACAATCCTCAACAACCAATGTATCAACCACAACCTATGGTAAATCAACAACCAGTAGCTCCTGCACAAGCTACTGTTTCTACAGCGGTACCTCAAGCTGTTCAACCAGCTCAAGCTCCACAACAACCAGTTCAAGTAGATGCTCCACAACCAGTACCAGCTGATGCTCCTCAAGCAACTATTTCCACAATGGAACAAGTTAAAACAGAATCCGAATCCGTTAAGGATAAAGTTGTGAAAGAAAAATTGGAAACTTCTGATCGTGAATTAGCAGAATGTGTAGCGAAATACTTAGGATACTCTTCCTATAAACATTTCATGAACACATTCTTAGATGCGAATGCGTTAAAACGTAAAGCTAAGATTAATAAATTAGTGGATACTGATAAAGTTATTCTTAACTTCACTTACTTGATTCGTGACATGATTACTAAAGGTGGCAATACAGTAATAGCTGACGCTATCCTTAAAGGTGGTCGTTTCCGTGTAAGTGGTATTCAAATGGTTGATAAGACACCATTTGTTGTTCTCCGTAACAATAAAATGGTTCTCGAAATCAATGCTCTTGATTACTTAAAACGTGGTAACGTTATTGTATTCCGTATCAATGCACAAGGTAAAGATGCTTGGTACTGGATGCGTCTTGCAACAGGTGAAATGGGTCAATACAATATCCATCAACAACCTGCACAACCACAACAACAAACTGCATAAGAATATTTTTATAAATAAAGAGAGGTTTAGCCCACCTCTCTTTATTTTTTGAAGAAAGAGAAGGTAGGAAATTGGACAAGAATTACAACAAAATAGAATCGCTAATCTGCTTCGTGGGTAGAAAAGCTGTTCTTAAAATGAATGTAATACTAAGTGACACTAAAGCCGAAAGATATAGAGATCTATCCTATCATATGGAAACTGATTTTTATTCTAACTCAGCCGATAGACGTATGGTTAATATCAAATTAAACTATAGGTATTTTCTATCATTGGAAACAATCGGTAAGGAGAATACTAAACGGGAATATTTAATTATAAATGATTCCGATGTATTCCAATTCAGAGAAGCATTGAGAGGGTTACACACAGAACTTACTGCATCTGATTTATATGCTGAACGTGAAGGTAAACTTACTATGGTGAGAGATAGTCCTTCGTTTGGTGTTAGATTAGCATTTAAGAATAAGGTAGTATTTCATGCTTCCACTATTACTGACTCTGAAGATTTTAAACGCCCAGGAGCATTGATGTATATCAATAGTAAGGATTTAGTAATTCCATTATCCGTAAGAGATGTGGAAGGGTTACTATATCAATTCGAAACTATTAATCTATATCAAATGGCTCAAGAGTTGGTAAACTATTTTGGCAGACCTGCAGATGGTACTAATAGATTTAAGGTTCAATATTAATAATCTCTATGACTGTATATTATAAAAATGATAAAAAATAAGTCATTTTAAAACAGGAGGTTATTAATTTATGAACCGACTTAAATCAAATCAAGAATTATTAGAACCAATTATTTTCTTTGATAATCCACCAAAGGATTATGTAAAGTATGTAGATAAAAACCAAAGTAAAGAATCCAATATATTTGGATTAGTTAAAGAAACAATTAGACGAATAAAATCTATCGAATTCAATTATGAATTCCCTAGGAATTTGAATATTAAAACATCGTTCAAGGAGGACTACTATGGCAGAAACTATCAATTTTGATCTTGAATTTCCTAATAATCCAGAGTTTGAGTTCAGTACTACGCTAGAACGTATAAACCTAGATGAGGAAATGCAAAAAGATCTAGAAAGAGGAAAAGGTTTCTTAATCAAAGAACCTGATGTCGCTTTAAATAAAACTTTAAAGCGTACAGACTCTATCTATTCTGAACGATTCACAAAAACACTACAAGATCCTGATGCATTTGCTGATAGATATTCTTGTAAGTGTAAGAAGACACAAGGTAGAGATTATAATGACTCTATCTGTCCATATTGTCATACCAAAGTACAATATACAGGTGATGATTTAGAGATCTTTGGTTGGATTAACTTAGCTCCATACCATATCATTCATCCAAACTTGTATATGAGTATTGAACGATATATTCGTCCAGAAAACTTAAAAGCTATTCTAATTCCAGAAGTAGAATTAGATGAAAACGGTAATCCTATTACCAGAGTAGATAAAACTATTCAAAAGAAGAAAAAGGAAAAGAAACGTCGTGGTCGTCGTAAGACAGAACCAGATCAAACTTATGCAACAATCGGCATGATTGGGTTCTATGAAAAATTCGACGAAATTATGGAATACTTCCATTCTAAACTCAAAGGTAAACGTGAAGATGTGTATGAAGATATTATGGCTAATAGAGATAAAATCTTTATCCAAAATATCCCAGTATATACTTCAGTATTACGTCCATGGAAAATCGATGAGGGTAGATTCACATTTGAAGAAGCCAATAACCGATATACTATGATTGCTAAACAAGCAGCTAAAGCAAAAGATGATAGTCTTGCAATGTACCGAATGCCTAAGTATAAGAACTCTGTTCTTTGGGATATCCAAGAACGTTATAGTGCTCTTGTAAAAGGTATTCTAGATATGATGCTAGGTAAGAAAGGACGATTACGTTCCTTGATTGCTGGTCGTTGTTGCTTTACTTCTCGTTCCGTAATCATTCCAGGACCTGAGCTTAGAATTGATGAAGTTAAGATTCCATATTATTCAGCATTAGAATTACTTCAACAAACCATCATTAATATTCTTATTAAGACTTATAATATGAATGCAGCTGATGCATATATGAGATTCTCTCAAGCAAGACTTGAAAAGGATCCACAGATTATAAATATTATTATGAATATTATCAATACAATTGGATTGTATGTATTAATCAATCGTAACCCTACTATCCGTTATGGTTCTATCATGGCTATGAAAGTAGTTGGTATTAATGATAGCTTCACATTAAGTATGCCTTTGAGTGTATTATCTTCATTCGGGGCTGACTTTGATGGGGATACATTGAATATTATTTATATTCCATTACTTGAATTCTGGCATAAGATCATTGGTGTATTTAATCCAAGAGATGCTATGATGATTTCTCGTAATGATGGTAAGTTCAATAATGATATGAATCTATTTAAAGATTCTATCTTAAATGGTAATGCGTTATTACAACTAAGCCGTAAATATTATGATAATAATGATATGGCTGAAATAGATGCAATTCTCGAAGCTAATAAATGTGAAGAATTGAAAGAATGTAACGATGACTATCTAGACTAAAAAGCAGAAGATATTCCCATAGCTCATATGAGCTATGGGATATATTTCCTTTTATTTTTTAGGTTATAAATGAATATGCTATACCCTTATCCTCAGCTAGTATTTTACAACCGATTTGGATTTCAGCTATTGCATACTCTTCGATAACGGCTTCAATAGGAACGGTAGTTTGATATTCACCTAGTATAGCACATTTCATAGGTATAGAAGTCTCATAGTCTTCTATAATAATTGTAGAAATGTGTAGGTCGTCGAATTCACATACATCACGAACATCTGCTCGTATATTGACGTATGTATTTAATTCATTATCATACTCTACTAACCTATACCCGTTCTCCGGTAGTGCAGGCATCGATATCCACCTCGCTCAATGTTTGAATTTTGAAGTTGATGGTAGATACTGGACAGTTAAGATGTAAAGGTTTAGATTCACCAATAATTCGATCTTCTAGTCTACTATTATTTACCAAACAAGGTGTAATTTCTACACTAGCATTTGGCTTTTCTGGAGCAATAGATAATTCGAATTCCTTAGTAACAGTAGAACCTTTAATAATATATTCACTACTTACTTTGACTCTACATTTAATACCTTCAATAACTACGGTACAGTTATAACCATACTTAAATTTATTGATATTAAGTTTAGAAGAACCAAATAAGTCAGCAGTGAATCCTTTAAGTTGGAAGAATTCTATATCGTCGGATACAAAGCGATGGAGCTCCCCATCTTTATCTTTATATGCAACGAAGTTATTATCATGAATAACATCATCGTCAAATAATGTTTTGAAATTACCGTTTCTATCTACAAAAGCATAGTGCCCTAAACCTTCAAAACCAAATTTCTCAATTTCACTATGGTCTTCTAGTTTTCTTAGATAACGGTTATCTTCACCATCGATGAATTCTTGTTCAAATTTACCATCTTTTGTAATAACTAGCCAAGAGAATACTCTCTCAGGACAAGTACTTTTATACTCTTTCATTTAAAAATCCTTCCTTTTGTTTTGCTGTTGTTTTATTAAGAGAAGTATCCTTGGATTTTCAAACGCCAGTTGTGAACATCTTTAGATGCATTCAAAGCAGGTACTACACGAACTCGAATATTAGCGAAGTTTGTAGTACTGTTGCTTACAGTACCATCATTTGCTGTACCTTTGATAACATGATTTGTCAAGTCATCACCAGCAGCACCATTGGAAGCTACACCAACATAGGAGTTAGCACCAATAGCAACGAATTGTTTAGAACCATCAGCACCTACAGGAGCAGTAGCATATACTAAAGCTTGTGTCCATTTATCACGAACAGCTTCTTCAGCAGATGTTTCATTTACACCGTTTTCATCAACGGTTGTTACTTTAACATCAACCAAATCAGAAACGTCTACAGAACCACCTTTGTTATTCCATACGTTGATTTCTAATTCTTTAGATGTTGTACCTGTACGAAGAGTACCTAAGTACCATTCAGTTACAGGTTTTGTATTGTCAGCATTCATAATGCTAATAATAGGACTAGCCATTGTTTCATTCCTTTCTAAATCTTCTGACGAACTTCTACACAGGTAGATATAGATTCTAGACCTAAAGGAATAGTACTAGCTACAGTGATTGTAAGTCTAGTACCAGCTCTAATTAAAGTATTATCTACTTCTACAGAGCCTTCTTTAGTGTCTTTATCAATATCAATTCTGGAAAGAGTTTTCCAATTACCATTACTATAGAGTTGTAGCTCTAGTGAAATATTATTTTCCATGGTACTAGATAATGGTACAATAGAATTGATCTTGTGTAAATAGCAGTCAAATGGACAATAGAGTTCTACCTTGTTAATAGAAGATTCTTTTATTGAGCTTACGAAATAGAGATATTTAACTTGAGATAACAATTTAAGTTTAGTGATAATATCAGTAATAACTTCCATTTCACCATCGACTTCAATTGTCTTAGTACCAACATCAGTATTCCCAGCTGTGAATTTAGTCCAATTAGTTAAATTAGTTTTAGGAGTATCTGGATTAGATGTAAGAATATACATATCTGTCTTAACCATACAAGTCATGTATAGTTGACGACGTTCTTTAGGAATTTCATACATCTCGTCCATAGTATTACAACTATGCATACCACCCAATAACTCATTAGAATGAGCTGTAGGGAATTTATCTACAGTTGTAAATGGACGAATAGGAGATGAAACATTCGTTCCTCTAATCTTGGTAGTTGTGATTTCTTCAATACCTTTTTCCAATTTAGAGTCCCCTTTCTTAAAGATAAAAAATCAGGCATCTGGAAATTATCCAGATGCCCAATAGTTTAATGATTATTCTTCATTACCTTTATATCCATCAACTAATGGAGTTTCAGTGCGAGTAACTGTATCATCATCTGAAGAGATATGTAATGTAGTTACAGAAGCACCTGGTTTTGGAGTTGTTCCAGTACCATCTGTGGATGGTTGATCTGGAAGTCTATGATTACCAGCAGAGTTAGGTAAATCAGTAGAATCAGAATTAGTAGTTTGGTAGTTAATCAAAACAGGAATGTTTTCATCTGTTTGTAAGTTACCAGATGTGTAAACGTCATAGTTATTAGTATAACCAGATTCGTTAGTAACACGGAAGTTTTGTTTTACATTCCAGTCGGAGTTAATAAGACCACCGATAGTGATGTCACCACCAGCATTTAAACGATAAGCAGATGGAATTGCGAATACCATGTATCCACCACCTGTAGCATCGAAATGCATTTCTTTCTTAACTCGACCATCTTCGATTTCGATGAATTCGGAATGACCAAGTTTAAGAATGTCATCGGATTTAACAACGGCACGATCAGAAACGCCATAGTAAATCTTAGGTAAGAATTTAATAGAAGCTTGAGCTTTGGATTCCATATTGTTTTGGTCTCTAACTACTAATTCCCAAGTAGTATTGGAAGTAATATTAACGTCAGATTTCTTAGCTGTATTAATACCAGCAGCAACAAAACCAACAGAAGCGTTTGGATTAGCTGTACAGTTTACATATTGAGATGCAACGTTGTCAGAGTTTTCCAAATTCCAACCAAATTCAACTTCAGAAATAGTGGAACCGATTTCAGCAATACCATTAGCTGGTTTAGTGATACCGAAACCTTTCAATGCGATTGGTTCATATAACAAGTGGTCTAAAGCTAATTGTACTGTTGGGTACTTACGGTGATTCAAAAGAATAACGTCAGGAGCTTTAACTACTTGAGGAAGACCAACCATACCTTTGATCATTTCTTGAAGTTCTGGAGCTAAGTCATCCCAAGTTACACGGTCAGTACCGTCTGGGTTTTGGGAATCATATTTTTTACCCATTAAGTAGGATTGGAAACCAGTGAAGTCACCAAATGCTACTGGGTTAAATGCTGTTTCGATTTTTTCTACACGAGCACCAGAAGTTGGGTCAAGAATAGCGATATTTTTATCTGTGTAGTTTGCTACAACGATTTGGTAATCATTGGAAACGTCTTTAGTCACACCAATAGAGATTGGACCACGACCACAGATAAATTCAGAAGTTTCTAAGTCTGCACCGTTAATACGAGTTACAGTACCAGAAGAGAAGTTACCAACCCAGATATTGTCGGACAAGTCAACAGCGATAGCACGAGGTTCATCACCTACAGTAATATCAGCCATTTTAACTTGGTGGGAAACTTTAGTTACTACGCCACTAATAGCACAAGCAACATAAATGTTACCACGAGAGTCACAACAAATACCATCTGGACCATTGGCTACATTTACAACTCCTTCATAAAGAGTCATACCTTTCCAGATTACAGAAAGAGTATTGTCAAGGTAGTTAGCAACCCAGATATTACCATCTGTATCGCAACAAATACCACGAGGACCTTGACCAACACCAAATACTTCGTTTACTTTACCATTAACAATTTTAGTTACAGTATTGGAAGCATAGTTAGTAACAAATACAGGATAATCGCCATGTTTATCAGCGATAGATCCTTCGCAAATACCATAAGGGGAAGAACCGTTCGTAGGGATTTCTGCAACTACAGAACCATCACGAACTTGAGAAACGGTATTATCGTCTTGGTTAACAACGTATTGTGTACGTCTATCACGACAAACTAAAACACCCCATGGAGAAGTACCAGTGGCAATCTTAGTTTCTTCAGTCCCGTTGGTATATTTAAATAAGCCATAATCTGCAGATTCTTTATGACCAATTTTATTGGCAGCTACCCAGATTGAACTTAAATAAGGCATATTAAATATCCTCCTTTAAATAAAAAATTGATATCAATTCTTTTAAGAATTTATAGTAATGTTCTATAGGTCATTTTTCAAGCCTATAGAACATTACTGAGTTTCATCATCTTCTTCATCATCATCGTCTATATAATTCTTCTTATCAGAATCACTTATATAGATCTTCTTAATGATAACTTTTGTTTTATTATCACTAACAGCATCCTTATAATCCCTAACATCTGCAGAGCGTTTAAAAACGATCAAATCGATTATTTCGATAATCCTATTTAATGTGGAAATCCTTTCTAGAAGTTCAAACCCAACTATGCCAACCATTAGGGATATGAATAACAAACCCTTGAAACCAATATGGTCTATTATTGTATCGGATAAAGCGAAGACTAATAATGTAGAAGTAGCAGTGGAAAGAGCTACTCTAGTCGCTCTATATTTAAAGGTAAGATGCATATATACCTTTTCTTCACCCTTAAATACGATTATAAAATCTTTAGCTAAACTTCCAAGCCAGCATACGATAAGAATTGCTATAAAGATAACGATCGAATCTAATGACAAAACTGCCGAGTAGAGATCTTTATCCATTGATATTGCCGCCTTTTCTACTATTATTAATAGATTCGAAGCGGAAAGTTTTAGAAATAGTGTATAAACAAATACTAAATAATGTAATTAAGAAAATAGAAATAACTACACACGTTACAATCTTGCTAATAATAGCAGATTCAGTCTTCTCTTTATAATCCTTGATTAATGTATTATATGTGGTTATATAAGTATCATATGGTTTTACTATTTCATATAAATTAGAACTACGTAATAGAATTAATTTATGAGAAATTTTAGCATCAGGATTATTCTTAGTAAGAGCACGTCCAGCATCAAAATAACTTGGTACTAAAAGATCATAAGCTTTAAGAGCAGTAACTCCACCACTATCAATAAGGTCATTGATACTTTCTATTCCAGGTTTAGTGATTTCTAAATGCCTGCCATCAGAATCTTTAAGTTTCTTATTATACTCAATGACACTTTTTGGCATATTCCTTTCTGGAATAAATAAAATATCATCATCGGTAGAATCACCAGTTCTATCCTCAGTTAGAATAGAAGTTATTACACTCTTCTCTAATTCTTTATTAGTAGATTTATTAATAACCTCAGACCATGGGACAAATAAATCTTCCGTAACATTCTTAGGACTGATAATAATTCTATCTTTATCAGCCAAGAATAAACGTTCTTGTTTATCTTCCCCATATGCTCTCGTGTTATTATTATCTAATGATAAAGCATCATTATATAATGCGATTAGAGTTGCATTCTTATCAGTTGAATGTAAATCTCTTTCTATAGTCAATAGATCTTTCTTACCATAATCATCTTGTAACTGGTGCTGGATATATCCAATAGTATAAGCATTCTGTAACTGCATATCAGCTTTACGATTATTTATAATATCGTCGATATGTTTATTTTTTGTTGATTCTAAATGAGCAATAGTATTCTGATAGTTAGTCTTATACTCATAAATATCAACATAAATATTATTGCATAGTATTATTAAAATTATAGCTGGAAGTAGAGAAAGAATAATCATCAATCGTCTACGTAACAACACATTTAACGATAATAATCTACGCAAAGTATACAGCCGACGTCTTATACCCATATATCTATTTCCACCTCCTTATAATTGGAATTAGCATAAATTTAAATAGTCAGTCCTTATAAAAATGTTAAACTAACTCCGCCGAACATACTAATAATCTTAATATATCATTAAAAAATAGGAGGTGTAATGATGGCTAGTTTTAAAGACAATGACAAGATTTCTTATGACGATCTTGCCCCAAGTCTACAAGCTATGCTTAAACGAAGCGTATCTAAAGACGATCTCGAAACATTCAAAAATAAAGTAGCTGAAATTGAAGCTAAATTAAACGGTATTCGTTTAAGTGTAGTAAACGATGTAGCTAGTATCCCTAACCCTCAAAACAATAAAGAGATCGCAATTGTTTTAGGTCCTAAGTATACTTTCATGTGTACTTATAATAACGGCTGGCAAAAAGCTAAAGCTGTATACGCTTAGGAGGGTTTTATATGTCGACTTTTAGTGAAGAGACTGGTATTAGATACGAAGATCTAACTAAAGATCTTCAAGAAATGTTTAAGCCAAAATTCACATATGATGATCTTCATGATCTAGAAAATCGTTTAATGAGAATTAAACAATTACTTGGTGATGTACGAGTTACTATAGCTCCTAGCAAACCAACAGATCCTAAACCATTAAAAGAGTTGTATGTAGATCCTTCCTTACCACAACCTTATATGTATACTGAAGATAATCGCTGGGTACCAATTACAATGGTTCCTGTAGAAGTATCTGATGATGATGTAACTTGTAAAGTCAATATCATTCAAACAGATAAACAACGTGTTGTTGTTATTGTTGATGGTAAAGAATATCAAGAAACATTCAATTCTATTCTTGGTAAGAAATATACTACAAGAGTATATGCTACAGACGATAGATATATGCCTGGTACATTAGTCAGTATGCCAGCATCTGGTATGTTCTTAGGTGATAGTATATTCAAACTTTCTGATGCGGTACCTAAACAACTTTCTTCTAATAAAGAATATCATCAATATACAAACCATTCCAATATTGCTTACAATGAAGCAGTATTCGTTGAGACATGGTTTGATAATGCAACAGATATTACATTAGATATCAATACAGAAATCTGGTTAGGTTATAATGGATACAAATCTGGTCCATATAACTCATTCTATAATTTTGAAGTTCGGGTAAATAATGTTCCTATCTGGGAATCTGGTAGACGAAATGGTTCTGACCCATACTTTGCTCCTATCATGACTCCTACACAATATAAGAACTTCCACGTTGGTACATTCAAAACAAAAGTACCTGCTGGTAAAGTAAGAGTTTCTTTGTGGGTATGGCAACAAGACGTTCGTAATAAACACTGTGATACTAATATCCGTAAATTTACTGTAGATTTTAAATAAGGAGAATTTTATGTTTGACTCTCTGATTAAATTTTTCGGTGGTGTAACTAAGAAAGAACATGATTTGATCGTGTTCCAAACTATCGAAGATCTTACTAATTCTAATAAGAAAACAGCTGAAGCTCTAGAACAAGCTAAATCTGAATTAGCAGAAGCTGAAGCTCAAATTGAAGAATTAGAAGATTTAGTTAAAGCCAAATCTGCTACTATTGTAGCATTGAAAGAAGAAATCGAAACTAAGAATGAAGCAGCAGCTCCATCCTCTTTCAAAATCGGTTCTTTGAAATCCAAATCTATTCAGTTATTCAAATCCATCCGTGGTGCTAAAGAAGAAAACGTAGTTAAATTTTACTTCGGTAAAGTTATTCGTTATGCTCGTTTAGATGGTGATAAAAACGACCACGGTCTCTTCTATAAAGAAGGTAAAGGTGCTGAATACAAACATCTAACTTTTAAGAAATAAAGACTATTATAGCCAGTAGCCAATATTGGCTACTGGTATAGTTTTTAACTACTCCGGAGACATTAGATTAATATTAAATTTAATTTATTCGATCAAGGAGATAGAACACATGTTAGAAAAGTTTGAGGATGTCTATAAGTGCGACTCCATTACAATCAACGTTACTAATAACTGCAATCTTAGCTGTATATACTGCTTCGAGCATAATAAACAACCAGAGATGATGGATTCAAAAACCGCTATTGATATCGTAGATAAAGCATATGTTAGTAGAAATAAAGAATCTCATGGTAAGTTCATGTTGAACTTCTTTGGTGGTGAACCTTTCTTAAATTGGAAATGTATGAAAGACGTAATCGATCATTGTAATGAAAAAGGTTACGAAATCTTTTATGGTGTTACTACTAATCTTACTATCCTTACAGATGAAATTATGGAGTACATTGATGACAATGAACTCCATCTTTTAGTATCTGTAGATGGTAAGAAAGAAATCCATGATAAGAATCGTTCTAATAGTTATGATATCGTATCTGACAATATCAAGAAGTTAATTGATAATGGTCTTGGTATCTTTGTAGAAGTTCGTATGACTATCCTACCAGAAGATATCGATAAAGCTATTGATGGTGTTAAAGAATTCTTAGATATGGGCTTTACTAATATTGCTCCATGTCCTGTAACTGATACAGAATGGAATGAAGAACAACTCAAAGGTCTTGAAAAATATATGGAAGATCTTATGGAGTTATACGTTACTAAGTTAAACGATGATAACTCTACAGAAAACTTCTCTATCAAGAACACAGATGAGATTCTTCTTAATGTATTAGAACCAGATGTATATACACCACAAATGTGTCCAATTGGTTCTACTCGTTGGTGTGCATTTGATATCAATGGCGATATCTATCCTTGTCATCAATTACCAACTTCTGAAAAAGAACACAAAGAAGATCAAAAGATCGGTAATATCTATACAGGCGTAGATCGTTCTATGCTTACAGGTGGTGTAAATCCAGCTAAATATATTAAAGAAGAATGTGAAACTTGTATTGGTAAATCTATCTGTGCTTCTGGTTGTCCTGAAGAAAACATTCGTCAAACTGGTAATGTAGATACTCCATCTGATGCTTACTGTGCAGTTAAACGAGCTATGGTAAAAGCAGTTAAGAAGTATCAACACAAATTCATTACTGCAACTAACGTTCGTAGTAGAACTTTGAATGTTTTGATTGAAAATCTTAAGATCAAAGATTATATCGATACTGTCTTTAAAAATATCGATGTAAATGATGAACTTACTTTCACTGTATCCTTAGCTCATGTGGATGCTATGATTAAAAACCTTGGTGAAGAAAATATTATCGGATCCTTTAAGGATTACTTCACCAATGCTATTATAGATAAATCTGCTAAAGTATTAGAAGCACAAGGTGTAGAAGATTTATATCTATCTCAAATTAAACCAGAAGATGCTGTTGTTACTAAAGTAATAGAAGAGGAATTATAATGGATTCTGAAAATGCTGTAAAGCGTATAGAATGTGAATTATATTCTCCTAGTACTTGGACTATTTCTATTGGTTTGGATAGGGTTACAAATATAGCAGGATATACTTGTAAGATAGTTAGATTGACTTCTAATACTTATGATATCCAATATAAAGTAAAAGAAGATGATTTCTCTACTTTAAGCTCTGCTTTTGTAAACTTCCCAGACCAAGATGGATATAGTGATGTAAAGACATCAACTAACGTTGGTATTAATCTTACTTTCAATAAGATAAATAATATAGATAAAGATAAGGCTAAAGAAATATTAGAATACTTTATTTTATCTATATTCGGTAAAGAGGTATATCGGCGTATTACAAATAAAGAAATCCGTATAGATCTTTATATAACGGATGAAGATAAATTTGCTAGAAAATAAAGGAGAATATTATGGCTAATAGACATAAAGTCATTTATGTAGAAGCTAGAAAACCTAATAAAGGGACATTCCCAGGTAGAACTTATTTTAGCTCTATTATTGATATTATTCTAACTAACTTAAATGAACGAGATTCCATTAAACGTGCTAAAGAACATCCTTGGCAAGAAAAGACTGGTACTCGTTATGCTCAATTAAGTGGTATTGAAAATACAGATTTAGAAAGACGTTTACAAGAAGCTCAACGTTCTGTGAATGAAGATGATAGCACTCTTAAAGCTAATGATGTAAATCTTATTATCGATACTACAGCAGACTTAGTTAGAACTATTGCACCTATTAATACGGTAGAAGTACGTGAAGAATGTACTTACTGGAGAAATGAAAAGATTGTTCCTCTAGATACGGGTGTAGGTACTTCTCCTGTATTGAGTACTAATTTAGATTCTAAGCTTGTTAAATATACTACAGCTTCTGGTCAAGGTATCAGAGTATCTGGTTATTCTAACATGCCTGCTAGAATTGCTAAATCTATTTCTGGTGCAGAAGTAGAACATTTCGGCAATATGCCTGGTAATACTATTCATTATATTGGTAGAAATATTACTAAAGATTTTAAAGTAATTGGCTTATTAACAGCTCAAGCTTATAATGGTACTACAGATACTGCTACTAAAGTTGGTAATCCAAGTAACTTTATCGTATTTGAAAATCAACTATCTGACTTCCCTGAAGATATGTCTGGTATTGCTGTTACTGTAGGTAGTACTGTGTATTCAATTGAACGTACTTCCATTAAAGAAACAGCAGACCATAATCATTCATACGCTACAATAACAAATACTGATAAAACAGTACCTGTATTTACAGAAGCTGAAACTATTTATAACGTGAAATTCCAAGCTGTTGTAAACATGGAAGCTGTATTAAAACAAGATGCTCGTATCTGTACACTTAACTACGATCCAGCGAACTCTTCTACAGCTTGTGAAAACCGTTCTATCTTACATGGTTTCCGTATTGCTACTCAAGAAGATGCTACTACAGTTCAAATCTGTAATAATACACTACGTCGTGTTACTAAAGCAGTCTCTGATCCAACTACAAACTTTACAATCGAGCATGTAAATGCTGGTGAAACTGTATATGCTTCTAAATGGGCATTGATTGCTGAATATCTTCGTAGAATTTCTCAACAACTTGACACATATAACAACTGGTGGGATGATAATGGATATTGTAATATCACATGTCAAACTCACTGTCAATCCACTTGTCAATTATCTTGTCAAGGTTGTTATTCTAATACATGCCATAATCAAAACTGTGGTATGTCTTAATTCTTATAGGAGATTCTATGGATAATTATAGAGAATATTTCTTTTTCTTAACTAATAATTGTCCTAATCGTTGTAAGTACTGTTATATAGACTTCCATTCTAAGGATATGACTATAGAGCAGATTGATAAATACATGGAAGAGCTCAAACCTTCAAGGATTATATTCTTTGGAGGTGAACCTCTCCTTCGATTAGACTTAATTAAATACACGGTTAAGAAATACTATGGAAAATGTAAGTTTCAAGTAGTCACATCTACTATGGCTAACTTTAAAGAATTTATTGAATTCCATAAACAATATAAACTTAACGAAGTACAACTATCTTGGGATGGATTTACTAATAGTCGTGTAGACGTAAACGGTAACTCCATTGCAGATAGAGTTAATGCTAATATTGAATATGCTTTGGAGCAAGGTATCACATTCGATATTAAGACTGTAGTAAATAACGAGAATATTTATAAGCTTAAAGAAATACATGATCATTTCAAAGCTCTTAAATACGATACAAAATATCCTGGCAAAGCTAATGGTGAATTCGTTATTGCTCATGGTGAAAACTATTCTGAAGACTTCTATGAAGAACTAGAGAAACAATTGCCTTATACATTTGATTTAGATAAGCTCTATGTAGAGCATTTAAATAAGATTGGAGCATGGTTAAGACAAGATCGTAGTTTCTGTAGTTGTGATATTGGTAAATATACTACAATATCTCCAGAAGGTATTCAAAATAACTGTACTGCTATGAGTCAACAGCTAGTTCGATTAGATGATACTAGAGCTCAACGTAGATGTAAACATGAAGATTGTCAAAAATGTGAATTTGGAGCAATCTGTGATGGTGGTTGTCGATATGAACGATATGAGAAGTTCGGTGATGACTGGGAGAACCATTATTTAGATTGCACATGTCGTATCACTAAGATATTCGGTAAAACCATTAAGAACTTCTTAGCTTCATTAACTCCTGAAGAAAAGAAAATACTTCTTAAGAAATATTTAGACTATACTGCATGGACTCAACGTGAGCATAATATTACTCCACTGGAAAGTATTAATAAAAACGATAAATTCTAATCATTTTTATACTCCTTAAATTTGTAATTATCATAAATTTCAATTATATATTATTATAGTGAATAAAGTAGTTTATTTTAATAATATTAAAAAGGAGTATTAAAATGAAAGAAGAAAAACAAGTAAGCTATATTGAAAAATTTGTAAAGTTTCCAACATTCATACGATCTTTTGTAAGAGAGGGCAACCTCTTTGCAGGAGAAACTGAATGTTGGCGTTTTAATTGTCCGGAGTGCGACCTAGAAGTATCTGTTATTAGAGGGTCGACTTCGTATGGAGGTCGTCAAGGTTTATTCGAGTTAGCATTTATGCTAGGAGATGAGGTATGTGAACGTACTGAATTATGTTACGACGTTGTAGGTTATTTAACTGAAGACGAAGTAATAGAATACCTTGAAAAAGCTCGTAAACTACAATACGATCCAGACCGATATGAATTTGTAGTAGTTGAGTAAAAGAATTAGAATTATATTTTAAATAAAAAGGGAGTAATACAATGAGAAACACAAAAATCAAATCGACAGGATTAGCCATGGTACTTAAAGGTTTAGGATTTACAACAAATATTGTTGTTAACCCTATTAAACATGGTTATGAAACAATTTTAATTGCTATGCGTGAAGACGCATTAATTGAAATGAATCTTACATTAAAAGAATTATCCATATTTGGAGATTCTAAAGTACGTGTTCGTATGTACAATATCAGAAAGAACAAAGACGCTGAATCTACTATTTTAATAGATAACATTGATGATCGTAAAAATACGGCTAGATGTATCATAAGTGCATTTGATGTGGTAAACAAAGAAACTAATTTGTTTATTCAAAGCATTATAAAAGAATTATATTTATCTTTGATAGATGTAAAGGCTATAAAAGAGTTATATTCAACTTATAAAAAGTTGAATAAGATACACAAAAGCATCGATAACCTTTCTTGGTAACTATAACCATACCCAATAGGTAGGAGTATGGTTATTAAGTTATATATTTTAATTTAAGTTTTTAATTATTATTATTTTAATTTTAGGAGGTTTTCAAAATGATGAAAACAACAAGCAAACAAACAAAATCTTTAATTTTAGCAGCTGTAATGACAGCTGTAACTGGCAGTGTATTTGCGGCAGGAGTAAATAATACCGTAGCCCCTAACGCAGCACTTTACGGTGCCGAAGCGTATGGTAAATCTAACGTTATTGAAGCAGGTGGCACAAGTGCCTTCGCTGTAGGGTACAACAACACAGTATCAAAAGACAACGCATTCGTGTATGGTAATGCAAACAAGGCAAAGGGTACCAACTCTATTGCCGGTGGTGAATATTCCACAGCAGCTGGTCGCAATTCCGTAGCAATTGGCTCATCTGCACAAGCCCTAAGAGACAACAACTTTGCCATCGGTAGCCAAGCAAGAGCTAATGGTGAAGATGCATTAGCATTCGGTAATGGTAGTTACGCTGAAAATACAGCAACTGTTGCTGTTGGCAAATCTGTTAAAGCAACTGGAGAAGGAGCTTTGGCAATTGGTTTTAATTCAGAAGCAACTGCACGAAATTCTATTGCTATCGGTGGCAATGTGAAAAAACCTGGTGATAGTATAAACCCACCAAAAATAGTTGCGTCTGGTACTTCATCTATTGCTGTTGGATATGGAGCAACAGCCAAAGGTAATTTAGGCATTTCTATTGGTGAAAATGCTTATTCCGAAGGAAGCAGCTCTGCTGCTATTGGCAGTTGGTCTATAGCATCTGGAGATCATGCAACAGCAGTAGGCGGAGGTCATGCTAGAGCAGATAGAGCCGTTGCTGTTGGTTCTGGGGAAGCAGATGGTGTAGATTCTGTTTCTATGGGTTACTATTCTAGAGTCAGTGCCGAAGGTAGTGTTGGTATTGGTAGACGTGTAACAATAGATGACAACGCAACAAACAGTGTTGTGATTGGTTCTGCTTCTTCAGGTGTAATTAATGATAAAAAGAATGTGGTGGCTGTTGGTGCCGATACATATTCTGCAGTTGAAAATAGCGTAGCATTAGGCAATTATGCTAGAGCAGATGAAGTGGTATCTACTAGTTCTGCAAATATTGCTGGTAAAACATATGATTTTGCCGGTAAAACAGCTGATGGTACAGTAAGTATTGGTGGTAAAATTATATCTGATTATGAAACAGATAGTCACGGAATGCCTATCGTCGATGATAATGGTAATTTGATTCCTATAGTTGATAAAACTGCTTATCGTACTATTACTAATGTAGCTGCTGGTCGAGTATCTGCAACTTCTACTGATGCAGTAAACGGTAGCCAATTGAACGCTACAGTTGAAGCAATCAATAAGAATCATCAAGCGGCGGCTGATGCTATGGCAGAAGCTAAGAAACACGGAAGTGTTGTTGCTGGCGATAACGTAGTTGTTACGACTTCCACTAATAACAATGGTGGCGTTGAGTACAAAGTAGCTACTAAGAAAGACGTAGAACTAAGTTCCGCATCTTTCGGCTCTGTTTCTGATCCTGTACACAATACTATCACTAAAGATGGTATGGGTGTATTCAACGGTGATGTCGATACTCAATACAAAGCATCTGGTATGGTTATTGAAAATCGCGATAACTTGGACAGTGCAACTCACGACATCAACGGTGTCACTGCAGACAGCAATGGTCGTCACGTTGCGTTTACAACTGACGGTATTGATGCAGGCAGTCAAATCATCAACAATGTAAAAGCTGGTGTGGCTGATACTGATGCAGTTAATGTTAAACAGCTAAACGACTCCATTTCTACAGAATCCGTGGTAAGCGATAATCAAGTAGATAACATCGCTGCTGTTCGTGTAGTAAATGGTAAATCCACTGGTGATAAGAACGCTCAATACGGCGTGTATGTATCACGCACAACTGTGGATTCCATCGCTAAAGCAAGCAATCGCTTTGCAGGCGATGATGTAATCAAGGTTGAACGTTGGAGTGCACCTTCCAATGTGGCAGATTTGACTACTTTCAAATATGATGGTAATAAAGCAGCTACTAAAACACCTTTAACATACAAAGCTAACGGTGTTACAAAAACAACTATGTTGGCTGACGGTCTAGACTTCACTAATGGTTCTAATACAACAGCTTCTGTTGATGCTAATGGTGTAGTTAAATATGATCTTAACAAAGATATCACTGTTGATTCTGTGAAAGCTGGTAAAGTTGTAGCTGACAAAGCTAACATCGCTGGTGTTACTATCGACAACAATGGTATCAATGCTGGTGGTAAAACTATCACTAATGTAGCACGTGGTATCAATACTAATGATGCTGTTACAGTAGGTCAATTGAACGATGTACGTACTGCAATGGCTAATGGTGATGCAGCTACATTGAATCGTGCAAATGCTTACACTGATAGCCGTGTGAGCGAAACTACTGCTCAAAATGCAGCTCTTGCAGCTCTTCACCCATTGGACTTCAATAAACATGATAAGTTCCAAATCGCAACAGGTGTTGGTAATTATAAAAATAAAACATCTGTAGCATTGGGTGCATTCTACCAACCTAACGAGAACACATTGCTTTCCTTAGGTGCAACTTTAGGTGCTCATCGCAATGTCGTGAATGCTGGTGCAACATTCCGCTTCGGTAAACACAGCGAAATGAACACTGACCGTCACGATGCTCTTGAAAATAAAGTGAAAACTTTAGAAGAAACATTAGCTGATATTTCCGCTAAATACGATGAACTTCTAAAGAAAGTAGAAAATAAATAATTATATTATATTAATAGAAGAGGCTCTTAATTGAGCCTCTTTTGTTTTTTTAAGGAGGAACTTCGAATGAAAGTAAACAAAATTTTATTAACAACTGCAGTTATTGCATCTCTAGGTACTACTGCTTTTGCAGCAGATACTACTGTTGGTACAGGTAACGGTATTGCTTATGGTACTGCAACAGAAGCTATTGGTGTAAAAAGTATCGCTATTGGGAATACTGTTAAAGCTTCTGATGACAACTCTATTGCTATTGGATATGATGCTAGTGCTAAAGGTATCAATGCTATTGCCATTGGTTCTAGTCAAATTACAAATTCTAGTGAAAACCCTGATACAAAAACCTTAGTTGATGGTGAAAATAGTTTAGCTATTGGTCAAGCAGCACAAGTTACATCAAATGATTCTATTGCTATTGGTAAAGATTCTAAAGTATATGATTCATCTGCTATTTCTACTGTAGTTGGATATGGTGCAAAGTCTAGTGCTTATATGGGTTCTGCATTTGGTGCAAATGCACATGCCGGTGGTAGTTCATCTTTTGCAATGGGTAGTTTTTCTGAAGCACTAGGTATTAATTCTGTTGCTATTGGTCAACAAGCAAAAGCAGAAAAATCAGATTCATACGCCCTTGGTAGTGGTGCAGAAGCTACTAACTATTACTCATCTGCACTAGGTTCTAACAGCCATGCTACTGGTAATGGAGCTACGGCTATTGGTACTGCTAGTAATGCAAATGGTGATAATAGTGTTGCAATCGGCAGTTACGCTGTAACAAAAGGTGAAAATAATGTTACATTAGGGTATCATTCTGTTGATGATGACGTTGTAGCAACTTCCCATAGTTTAATCAATGGGCATGATTATAAGTTCGCTGGTGATGACCCTTATGGTACAGTGAGTGTTGGTGGAGTTGTTGACTATGATTTTGTAAAAGATGCTGATGGTAACCCTGTATTAAATGAAGACGGTACTGGTTATTTGATGGTCAAAAAACACTTAACTCGCACTATCACTAACGTAGCAGCAGGTCGCATCTCTGACTCTTCTACGGATGCAATCAATGGCTCTCAATTACATTCTGTTATTGAAGAAACAGGTAAAATTGATGCTAAAGTAAATAACCATGAAACTCGTATCAATGATATCAGTGCTAAAGTAGATAAAAATAAAGAAGTATTAGGTAATCATGAAGGTCGTATTACAACTTTAGAAAATAAAATTACTGATATTGGTACCAATGCCATTAACCAAGCTAACCATTACACGGATATGCAAGTAGCTAAAGTAGGTGCTAATGCAGCTGCTCTAGCAGCTTTACACCCACTTGATTATAACCCAGATCATAAGACAGATATCATGGCTGGAGTTGGTCATTATAAAGGTAAAACTGCTGTAGCACTTGGTGTATCCCATAGACCAAATGAAAATACAATGGTTACTTTCGGTACTACTATCAATGGTAAAGATACTATGGTGAATGCTGGTGTATCTTATAAAGTAGGAGCTAAAGGTTCTACTTATAAGAGTCCATTAAAAATGGCAAAAGAAATTGATGATTTGAAAGCAATTGTAGATAAATTACTTAAAGATAATCAAGAACTTCATAAAGCATTAGAAAGTAAATAATTATATTTTATAGAGCCTCAGTTTAAGAGGCTCTTTTAAACAAGGGGTATAAAACAATGAAAACAAATAAAATTTTATTAACTGGTTTAGTATTAACTTCTATCGTTGGTACAGCTATGGCATCTGAAAATAACCAATCGTTTAACGTTGGTCATTATCGGACAAGTCTCGAAGCAGACAATTCTATCATCTACGGCGAAGATATCAATGTAACGCAGCACAACGACGGAAAGGTCGTAAAGAATATTATTGCTGGTGGATATAATAACCTTGTACAACATGATGCTCACAATAGTGTGACTACCGGTACAAGCAACAATAACAATTCCCGCAACTCTGTAGTTGCGGGGTTCCACAACACTATCACAAACGCAGATAATTCTATCGGTGTTGGTGTTCAAAATGCATCCCACTCTGCCAATACATTAGTATTTGGTAATACTAATGCTATCGACTTCAGTAGCGAAAATTCCTTCGCTGGTGGCGAACGTGCCAAACTTAGAGGCAAAAATTCCTTTGTGTTTGGTGAAGCTGCTGAGGTAGATTCTGATAATGCATATGCTATCGGTAAAGAAGCTGTTGCTAATGCTAGCAATTCAATTGCTATTGGTAATGGAGCAAAAGCAACTGAAGAAAATAGTGTAGCTATTGGTAATGACTCTGTTACTAATACTGCTATTGGTACTGTATCTGAAACTATTAATGGTACAGTATATACTTTTGCTGGTACTGCTCCTTTAGGAACAGTATCTATTGGTGATAATAGCAAAGAACGAACTGTAACTAATGTTGCAGCAGGTCGTATCTCTAATAATTCTACAGATGCTGTTAACGGTAGCCAATTACATTCCGTTATTGAAGAAACAAATAAAATTGGTACTAAAGTAAATAACCACGAAACTCGTATCAATGATATCACTGCTAAAGTAAATAGCAACAAAGAAGTATTAGGTAATCACGAAGTTCGTATTACTACAAATGAAAATCATATCGGTGATTTAGAAAACAAAATCATCGAAGTTGGTTCCAATACACTTAAAGAAGCTAATAACTATACTGACTCTCAGGTAGCTCATGTTGGTGCACAATCCGCAGCTTTGGCTGGATTGCATCCATTAGACTTCAATAAGGATGATAAAGCGTCTTACGCTGCATCCGTTGGTCATTACCGTAATGCCAACGCTGTAGCAGTTGGTGCGTTCTACCGTCCTAATGAACGTACAATGATTTCTGGGGCTGTTTCCTTTAGTAAACATATTCAAATGAACCTTGGCGTAGCTTTCAAGACCGGCAAAGGTTCTGAGTATGTAAATGAAGCTAAATCTAAAGATAGCCGAATTGAAAAATTGGAAGCTTTGGTAGAAAAATTGACTGCCGAAGTTGCTGAGCTTAAAGCTAACAAATAAGGAGCCCACATGTACATTTTGAATTTTTATGAAGGTATAAATCAACAAAAAGCAAGTATTGCTTTTTCAAGTAAAGATGGTTTAAAAGATGCATTGTGTTCTTTAAAAAGCATTATATCTTCATATAGTAAAGAATGGCACAAAGAACATGAGTTTATTACTTTTAGAATTGAAGCGATCGATCAAGAAAACCAAGATATTCGAAATATCATTTGGGAATCTAGATGGGGTTACTTTAAAGCATGTTCTCTTGAAAAATATATCCATCATTTGATAAACAAAGAAACTTATCAAATCTGGATTAAAGATTATGCGGACGATGAAGGTATCTGTAAGTTTGCAGATTAAATTCAAAGATCCTAACCAAATAAATAAGGGGTGTATTTTGCACCCCTCTTTTATTTTTTGTCTCCGAAAGGAAGGATAGATAAAATGATCCTTTATTTACCAGAACGTCTTTATGATGAAATTAAAGATAATCAAGATTTTATCGATATCTCTGAACAAATGGAAGATATCTATACAGAGAAGAATACATTTGAACATGCTATCACAACTAACTGGGTAGATAATGATGAAATCAAAGCTCTAGGAATTAAACTAGATAAACTTATCGAAACTTTCTTCAAAGACAAACCTAATTATATTGAAGAATACAAGATCAACAATGGTAAGTATTCTAAACAAGAAATGATTGTTAAGTATGAAACTGGTAATTCTGAAGTTTATGATTATGAAAACAAATTCTTCTTATTATCCAATATCCTTAATAAATCATATGAAGACGGTACTTATACCGAATATATGAAACCTTATGTAGATTTATTCGAATCTACTAGCTTAGAAGAAAAGAAAGAAATGAATCTTTCTAAATATATTTGGTTAAAATATATGCATGCTAAGTTGTATGTAATGGCTACTAAGATTAATTTCGTTGATATGAAATGGGATAAATCTTTTGCAGACCAAGCATTGCAATTATTAGATGAATTGAATGTATATGATGATACAGATATCTTCGAAAACTCTTTCTTAGAAGCATATCTAGAAGCAGTACAAACTGTAATGGTTAATAACCCTAAATTACCTAGCCAAGAGATTCTTAATCTATTAGGTAGAGTAAATGGTATTGTAAATGAAAAATCTTTCCAATACTATAACTGCAGTTTCTCTGTATTGTCTTATATGGATACTATAAATAACCTATATCTATTCAAAGGTGATTTTACAGCATTCCATCATATGACTTCTACTATTGTAGATTACATTAATGACTCTCTATATTATATAGAAAATACTCTTCGTGGGTTAAGCTATTATGATAAGTCCAATCATGCTATGTATGCTATTCTTATTCGTAAATATCTTAAACTCACTGATTACTGTGATTATATGAGAGATATTAAGATTAAATATCTTTCTGATACAGATAAAGAGTTTATCTTATCTGATAGATTAGGTTCTGATGTATCTACAAATCCATTTAATGGTGTAGTAGAATCCCGTACTCTAGAAGATTGTGATTCTTTCTTTAAGAATAACTTCTATCTAGAAAATCTTAAGCATGTAACGGTAGAATAACTATGTTTGATACTATAAAATATGTGCTTATTAAGTTCTGTAGCTTCTGTAACTTAGACTGTAGCTATTGTATTATCTCAGATAGAGATTCTAAAGCTAAGTCTAATGTATTTAACCAGCCAAAGGAACTTAGAAAACTGTTGCTTACTATGGATATCGGTCCAGTATTAGACTTTGAACTTACTGGTGGGGAATGTAGTCTATACTGTAACGAAATTAGATCTTTCATGAAGGAAATGAAGAAGATCGAACGGTATAAAGATACAAGAGTAATTGCATCTACTGTAACCAATGGTACTAACTTAGATGGTATCTTTGAATTACTAGATGACAATGTATTAGACCCTTGGTCTATGAAGATGTCTTGGGATGGGTTATATTCCGCATCAAAAGTTCGATTTTCTAAATTACCTCAATATGATGATCAATTCTTTAGAGATCAAGTAGCTAAACTTGGGGCAAGTAAATATCGTAATGATATTTTACTTAGAATAGCACTTACTCATGAAACAGTAGATGACTTATACGATTCCGTTAAGTATGCAAGAGATTGTGGTTGTAATAAGATAGAGTATTACCCTCTATATCTTAAAGAAGACCCAATGTATTACCACGATGAAGAACTTCTTAAGAAATTTAAAGTTCAAGCTATTAAGATAGCTGAGTTGTATAATAAAGAACCATTTGATTACGAAAATTGGAACTATTTATATTATACACGTACTCTAAACGCAGGGAAACCGTTCGATTTGGGATGTGAGATATTAGGAAAAATGATTTATGTCACTACCTCTGGGGATGTATACCCTTGTTCTCTTTTTAGCGAGAATTTTAAACAAAACTTCATTATTGGTTCGGTAAAAGACGGTATTGATTATGACAAAATGCAAAAGTTTGTCAAAGACTACACCGAATGGGATAATGGTTGTAGTGGATGTAATCAATACCACTGTAATAAGTGTCCAGCGATGCTTTATTACACAAGACATAAGGGGTTGGGTTGTTATATTCATCCTTTCAAAAAACTTGAAAGTGATATATTCGAAACTCTAGCACCAGCTCTTACAGAGCAACAAACAAAAAAGATCTTAGGTAGATTAAATTTTGTTAATGATCCTGAAGTAACTAACAGGATGCCTAGTTGGATAGCGAGAGATAGATAAAATATGGAATTTATAAATTTAGTCGTTTATGTAAAGAACGTAGATAAAACTATTAATATTCATTGTAACCTTAACTTCGAAAACGAGTTAATTTTAAAAGAGATTATTAAGAGATATAACCAAACTCTTATTAATCATTTTGGAGCTAAGTTATTTAGTGATAGTATTCTATTCCAAGAAGTAAATACAAATGTGTATAAGAATTATAATAACCTAGTGACTGTAGATGAAATAAATATGGTTGATTCAGTTTATGATAATACTTTCACTACTATAGACTTCTATAACTTTAGCTCTTTCGATCAATATATGAAGAGTTTAGTGATTGGAGAGATCGTAGGTGTTTGATAACTTCAAATCAATCATGATCAAGGTATCCGATAAATGCAATATGCGTTGTGATTATTGCTTCCAAGGAGAAGGAGTCTCTGAAGGAGTATTTAGTGATATCGATGATCTTAAAAATTTCTTAAAAGATTTACCTACTGGAGATACGTTAGATGTAAAGTTTATAGGTGGAGAACCTTTAATCTATTCTGATAGTATTAAACGTATGATAAAAGAAATAAGAAAACTAGAAAGAACGAAAGATGTTCACTTTAGATTTGGTCTAACCACTAATGGTCTATATTTCAAATCTTTGATTGAATTGATTAAAGATGGATATCTAGACGAAGAGTTAGTAAAGGTAAGCTGGGATGGAAAGTATAGTAAGTATATTCGCAAGTCTTGTTATGATAATGGCTTTGTGAATAATGCTATCTATAGTATAATCAAAGAGTGTCCTAATGTAACAGTTAGGATAGCTATACATCTAAAGAATGTAGAATTCATTGAAGAATCTATGCTTGCTTTACTATCTAGAGGAGCTAAATCTATTGAGTTGTATTATATAATGGAATACCCATTATATAGAGATGAATGGTTTATATATAAATGCAAGAAAATGTTTGAGAAGGTTGCTAGAATATATAGCTTCTTCTCATTCAGATATGTAAACTGGGAATCTCTTAAATACAACTCAGATAAAGAAACATCTGAAGCTTCTAAATGCAGTCATCTAGGTTCACATCTCCATATAGATAAGAATGGAGATCTATACCCTTGCGGTATGTTTGTCCCAGATGATAATATATATGTGACCACACAATGGAAGATTGGTAATTTAAAATCTGGTATCGACTTCACTAAAACTAAAGAATTAGAAATGGAGTTGAACAAAGAAGTTGGTTGTTCTAAAGGTTGTAAAAACGTCAACTGTTTTGAATGCCCAGCTGTTAATTTAGGTGAAATTGGAAGTATGGATAAACGATTCATGCAACAATGTGAGCTTAAAGAAATTGAACGCAAAATTTATAATAAATTCCACGGAGTAGGCTAATATTAGCCTACTCCAAATCTTCCCTTATTTTTTCCTTCCAAAAGGGTGTTAAAATCTCTGAACTTCATAATATAGAAGAGAAGAGTATCTTCGAAAAATTTTCAAGTTTACTATTTTCTCATATTCTATATAGAATAATTTTATTTTTTTAAGGAGGTGTAATTTTAATATGGACACAACAAACCGACGCGTCGTTGAAAGCCCTGTTGCTTACGATATCCCTGGCACTAATGTTGCTTCTGGTATCGCTCCATTTAAAACTACCGATAATTATGCTACTCATTACGAAGAGTATGGTCAAGGTGGCTACCGTTCTGTAAAAACAATTGAAGAACGTAATGCTATCCCTAAGAAACGTCGTAAATTGGGTATGCTTGTTAATGTTCTCTCTGCAGGCATTTTCAAATTAACTTCCGATCCTGGTAACGGTAATACTACTGATGAAAACTGGGGTTCTTTGGACTCTGTTACAGTGCAAGACGCTACTCCTAGCGATAATCCTACAGCTAGTAATCCTGCTGTAGATGGTAACTTGATTACATTGTCTGACGGTGCAATCATGCGTACACAAGTAACTCCAAACTTACCTTCTTATGTTTTCAATGTATTCTTGAAAGCTAAAGCTGACTATGCAAAAATTCGTTGGTGTGTAGTAGTTGGTCAAACAGTTCCAACTGTTACTTATGTAACTACTAACTCCCGTGGTGAAACAGTTCCTGCTACAATCCTTGTAGATGAATTGGATACACTTGAATTACGTGCTGGTACAACTAAAGTTCTTGAATTCGAAACATTGGATCATGGTGATACTTGGTTCGTAAACGGTAAAACTTATAACAAAGCTGGTGCCGAAACAGATCCTAACCTTGAAATTATTACTCGAGCTAAATTGAATAAAGCTCTTGAATGGGAAACAGTAGAGGAATAGGAGGAACTGCTAATATGAACATGATTAAACGCTTTGTACGTCTTACTGCAGCTAAATACAGTGAATTGATTACTGGTACTAAAGTAGACGAAGATGCTTTCTATTTCTTGGAAGATACTGGTGAACTCTTCAAAGGTTCCGTACAACTTACAGATGCTCTTGTTGTTATTGACTCCATTGATAACATTCCTGACGTTAAGACAATCCGCAAAGGTCGTTTCTATGTAGATAAAAACGGTGGTGTTGCGGGTATGGTTAATGATCAATGGACTAAATTCATTGATCCTAAGGCTCGTCCTATTAACTACGTAGAAGATGCTTCTCAACAACCAGCTGGTGCTAAAGAAGGTGTATTCTATTTCGACGGTGTTAACTTGGGTGTCGTTAATGGTGCTTCTTATGTTAACCTTTCTAAATTCGATGCATCTGTATGCTCTTTGGTAAAAGACGCTACCGTTCGTCCACAAAACTTAGTTAATGGTCACTTCTACCTTGATACTAAAGGTAATGTGGGTGTAGCTATTCAACTTACTGAAGATCCTAAGTCTTTAGACTACAACTTGATCATTCAACCTAATACCAACTATGTAACTCTTAGCAAAGTTGAAGATACTATTAAAGAAGCTAATAAAGCAGTAGCTACTGCTTATACAGCTGCAGATACAGTTTTGAAACAAGCTGTAGATGAAGTATTGAATACTTTAAAAGGTCAAGTTGGTGCTCTTGAAGCTAACTTCGAAGAAGGTAAAGCTAAAGAAGCAAAAGTAGCTGATATTGCTCATGAATTGGAAAACCTTCCTACAGACAAAATCGCTACTAAAGAAGAATCTAAGAAAGCTGTAGATGATCTCAAAGCAGACATCGAAGCTAAAATGTTGAATAAAGTTGAAGTAGTTGTTGGTAAACAACTTTCTACTGAAGACTTCACAACAGAAGAAAAAGAAAAACTTGCTGGCTTAGAAAAATACACACTTCCAGTTGCTTCTGAAGAAGAATTGGGTGGTGTAAAAGTTGGTGAAGGTCTCTATGTAACTGACGGTAAATTAAACGTTCATGAACAAGATCTTTCTGCTTATGCTAAAACAGCTGCTGTTGAAGAAAAACTCAACGATTACGCTAAAGCTGTTGAAGTACAAACTCAATTAGAAGCTTATGCTAAGAAAACTGAATTACCTTCTATCGAAGGTTTAGCTAAGACTACTGAAGTTGAAGCTAAATTGGTTGACTATGCTAAAGAAGCTGAAGTTAATACTAAATTAGCTGAAAAAGCTGACGCTACAGTTATCCCTACACTTGCTACTAAAGCTGAAGTTACAGCTGCTGTTGAAGGTGTAGCTAAAACTGCTGACGTAGATACTAAATTAGCTGATTATGCTAAAACTGCTGATATCGCTAATACATACGCTACTAAAGAAGCTATCAATGCGGTAGCTGGTTTAGATGCAGATACTGTTGCTGAATTGAAAGTTTTGGCACAAAACTCTGACTTAACTACTGTAGCTGCTAAAGTAGCTAATGTATATACTAAAGCAGAATCCGATGCTAAATTAGTTGACTATGCTAAGAAAACTGATGTTGAAACTAAACTTGCAGCTAAAGCTGATGCAACTGCTATTCCAGATGTATCTGGTCTTGCTACAAAAGCAGAAGTTGCAACTGCTGTTGCTGGTGTACAAGTTCCTTCTATCGAAGGTTTGGCTAAAACAACTGAAGTCGAAGCTAAATTAGCTGACTATGCTAAAACTGCTGAAGTAGATGCTAAACTTGCTGACTATGCTAAGAAAACAGAATTACCTTCCATCGAAGGCTTAGTTAAAACTACAGATATCGAAGCAGCTTATGCTAAGAAAACTGAACTTCCAGACGTATCTGGTCTTGCTACTAAACAAGAAGTAACTGATGCAGTTGCTGGTGTACAAGTTCCTAGCATTGAAGGTTTAGCTAAAACAACTGAAGTTGAAGCTAAACTTGCTGACTACGCTAAAACTGCAGAAGTAGATACTAAATTAGCTGATTATGCTAAAACTGCTGATATCGCTAATACATACGCTACTAAAGAAGCTATCAATGCGGTAGCTGGTTTAGATGCAGATACTGTATCCACTTTGAAAACTTTAGCACAAAACTCTGACTTGACTACAGTTGCAGAAAAAGTGAAAAACGTTTACACTAAAGCTGAAACTGATACTAAATTAGAAGCTAAAGCTGATGTATCCGCTATCCCAGATGTATCTGGTTTGGCTACTAAAGCTGAAGTTGCTGCTATTACTGTTCCTAGTATTGAAGGTTTGGCTAAGACTACAGATGTAGAAACTAAACTTGCTGACTACGCTACTAAAGCTGAAGTTACAGCTGCAGTTGCAGGTGTACAAGTTCCTTCTATCGAAGGCTTAGCTAAAACAACTGAAGTTGATACTAAATTAGCTGACTACGCTAAGAAAACTGAACTTCCTGACGTATCTGGCTTAGCTACTAAAGCTGAATTACCTTCTATCGAAGGTCTTGCTAAAACAACTGAAGTTGATACTAAATTAGCTGATTATGCTAAAACTGCTGAAGTAGAAGCTACTTACGCTAAGAAAACAGAACTTCCTTCTATTGAAGGTTTAGCTACAAAAGCTGAAGTTGCTGAAACTTATGCTACTAAAGAAGCTGTAAATGCAGTAGCTGGCTTAGATGCTGACACTGTAAATACTTTGAAAACTTTAGCACAAAACTCTGACTTGACTACAGTTGCAGAAAAAGTGAAAAACGTTTACACTAAAGCTGAAACTGATACTAAATTAGAAGCTAAAGCTGATGTATCCGCTATCCCAGACGTATCTGGCTTGGCTAAAACAGCTGAAGTAGAAACTACTTACGCTAAGAAAACAGAACTTCCAGACGTATCTGGTTTGGCTACTAAAGCTGAAGTTGCTGCTATTACTGTTCCTTCTATTGAAGGCTTAGCTAAAACTACTGAAGTTGATGCTAAACTTGCTGATTATGCTAAGAAAACTGAACTTCCTTCTGTTGAAGGTTTAGCTACAAAAGCTGAAGTTACTGAAGCGGTTACTGGTTTGGCTAAAGCATCTGAAGTTGCTGAAACTTATGCTACTAAAGAAGCTGTAAATGCTGTAGCTGGATTGGATGCAGATACTGTAAACCAATTAAAAGCATTGGCTCAAAACTCTGACTTGACTACAGTTGCAGAAAAAGTTAAGAATGTTTATACTAAATCTGAAACTGATGACAAACTTGCAGCTAAAGCTGATGTAACTGCTATCCCAGATGTATCTGGTTTGGCTACTAAACAAGAAGTTACAGCTGCTGTTGCAGGTGTACAAGTTCCTTCTATCGAAGGCTTAGCTAAGACTACTGATGTTGAAGCTACTTATGCTAAGAAAACTGAACTCCCTGACGTATCCACATTGGCTACTAAAGCTGAAGTTACAGCTGCTGTTGCTGGTGTACAAGTTCCTTCTATTGAAGGCTTAGCTAAAACAACTGAAGTTGAAGCTACTTATGCTAAGAAAACTGAACTTCCTTCCATCGAAGGTTTAGCTAAAACTACTGAAGTTGATACTAAACTTGCTGATTATGCTAAGAAAACAGAATTGCCAGACATTTCTGGTTTAGCTACTAAACAAGAAGTTGCTGCTATTACTGTTCCTTCTGTAGAAGGTTTCATTAAAGGTGCAGAAGTTGATGCTAAATTAGTTGACTATGCTAAGAAAGCTGAAGTAGAAACTACTTATGCTAAGAAAACAGAATTACCAGACGTATCTGGTCTTGCTACTAAAGCAGAAGTTACATCTGCTGTTGCTGCTGTACAAGTTCCTTCTATCGAAGGTTTGGCTAAAACAACTGAAGTTGAAGCTAAATTAGCTGACTACGCTAAAACTACAGATATCGAAGCAGCTTACGCTAAGAAAACTGAATTACCTTCTATCGAAGGTTTGGCTAAAACTACTGAAGTAGATACTAAATTAGCTGACTACGCTAAATCTGCGGACATCGCTAATACATATGCTACTAAAGAAGCAGTTAATGCCGTAGCTGGTTTGGATGTAGAAACAGTAAATAGCTTAAAAGCTTTGGCTCAAAATTCTGACTTAGCTACAGTTGCTGATAAAGTGAAAAATGTTTACACTAAAGCTGAAACTGACGACAAATTAGCTACTAAAGCTGACGTGACTGCTATCCCAGACGTATCTGGTTTGGCTGTTAAATCTGAAGTGGAAACTACTTATGCTAAGAAAACTGAATTACCAGATGTATCTGGCTTGGCTACAAAAGCTGAAGTTACAGCTGCTGTTGCTGGCGTTACTGTTCCTAGTATTGAAGGTTTGGCTAAGACTACTGAAGTAGAAGCTAAACTTGTTGATTATGCTAAGAAAACAGAACTTCCTTCTATCGAAGGTTTAGCTAAAACTACTGAAGTTGTGGCTAAATCTGTTTACGATACTAAAGTAGCAGAACTTGAGTCTACAATTAATGATCTTAAAGCTAAATTAGCTGCTGTTGCTTCTGGTACTACAGAACAACGTCCTACTGAAAACCTTGTAGTTGGTCAACAATACTTTGATACAACTCTTGGAGTTCCTGTATACTGGAATGGTACTGAATGGCACAACCCATTCGCTAAGATTACTACTGTAGAAATCGAACACTAATTACAACTGAATATATAAAAATGGTGGATAGGTCTTATAAGACCTATCCTCATTCTTAATTTTTAATAGAAAGGAGTTATTATATGACGGTTTTAAATAAGGCTGTGTTAATCGATTATACCAAACTCAAATCTCTGATTGAGCAAGGTACTGTTGATAATGACACGGTTTATTTTTTATCTGGTAAAGATATACATGATAAGATTAACGATATCGATACTAAAATTGAATCTAAAGCCGATCAAACTTCTATTCCCGATATAAGTGGTTTTGCTACTAAGCAAGAAGTAACTAATGCAGTATCTAGTATACAAGTTCCTTCTATTGAAGGCTTTGCTAAAACTACAGAAGTTGATACTAAGTTAGAAGCTTATGCTAAGAAAACAGAACTGCAACATCTTACAGCTGGTGAGGGTATTACTATATCTGAAACTGGTATAATCTCTTCGTCTGCTCCTCAAGTAGATTTAAGTGATTATGTAAAAGATGAATCCCTTTCGTTAGATGGTCTAGATCTTGTAGCTAAATACGAAGCAGCTAAAATCAAATATGAAAGTCCTGCTGCTGAGAATACAAATCCGACCGAAGGTCATTAATATGAAAGGATATAAATTAATATGGCAAATTTAAAAGATACGTTGACACGTGTTTTAGATCCATTTGTCGATAGGATAGCAAAAGAAATATCTACTATCAAAGCTGGTATGGATACTACTAAAAGTATCGATGTAGTTAGCTATGGTATCGATAATACTGGTGCTACTGATGTAACTGAAAAGTTAAATGAGCTATTCCTCAAAGTATCTAAAGAAAAATACCAAGAAGTAATCTTCCCTGATGGTACTTACAAGATTGAAAATCCTGTAAAGATTTTCTGTCCAGAAAAGATGAGTCGTTCTTTGGTAGTTAGATCTGAATCTACTTATGGTGCTACTATTCTATGTGATCATACTGATGCTTCTCAAGGTGAACCTATTGGGTTTGTAATGACTCGGAATGTACCAGAAAATGAAGATGGTACAGTAATAAATGCTTATAATACTACAATCGATGGTTTTATTTTCAAAGTTAAAGACCAAGATGCTGACGGTAGTAATTTTAAATTTATCAGTTCAGAAAGTACTATTAGTTCTTTATTATTTACTAACGTAAAATTAGTAAATCTTCGAATGACTAACGCTAAAGATTGTACTGGTTACAATATTGATTTAGTTACTCAATGTAATAACTTAACTATCGATAACGTAAAAGCTAATTATGGTATGTATGCTATATATCTAGAATATAGTTACGGTATAAATAATAGTATAAGTAATATTGTTTCTAATAACTGTACTTATTGTTTATCCACATACTCATATGCCGATTTCGAAACAGTTACTATTCATTTTGACGATACTGTCGATTTAAATAGCGGTACTATGGCTAATTTCTATGCTAATAAAATATCAAACTTTAAATTGACTGGTAGGTGGGCTCTTAACCAAAATCCATTGTATATTAACGTTGGACCAAGAGCTGAGATTAGTAATGTCGAATTAGATATTACTCTTGATGATAATCCCGATCATGTACTTGTAGAAGAAAAACCTTCTGCATTTATCTATTTACTCTCACCAGAAAGTGCTAAACTTGAAGTTAAAGTAAGTGATCTTAAATTTGATAAATTCCAAGAAAACTTAGATAACTGGATACAAAAAGGTGTTAAATTCTCTTGGATTAATTCTCCAGAATTATCTATCTCTCCAAATGGCATTACTGAATATCCTGCATTGACTTTATTTAACAATCTAGGTTCTGTTGATGAATATAGTTCCAGAGGTTTCCTTAATAGAAAATACGAAATCAAAGCGGAAGACTCAGCTAAAACAAGAATCTATTTAGGTTATGATAGAACTATTTATGAAACACGTATTAATAGTGAAGATGAATTAGCTGATGGCGAAGGTTCTGCTATCTTCTTCGGTGCTAATGGTGTTCCTTATAAAGACGCTAAGGATTATGATTATAGTAATTACACTGCTGGTGTTGCTGGTGATGTTTATTTAGAATCCAAACCAAATAACTCTGGTCATTTTGGTTATGTATCTACTTATAGATATACCACTAAAACTAAATATTTACCGGCAGCGGATAAACCTACTTCTGTTACTAATCATGGTGATAGAACAATGACTTTTGGCTTCGATAAATTCCCAGTATGGACTAATGGTACATTAAAAGATACTCCAATTGTAGTTGGTAGTGGAATGAATGTATTGGGTAAAGGTCTCTTTAAGGTTATCGAAACTAATGTAGAAGCTAAGACTTTGAAATGTGAAATTCCTGAAACTTATAAAGCTGATGTTATTACTTCATTAGCTGACTTAAATATGGAAATCTATTTCTCGCCAGCTAAACCTGTAAATACTATGGGCGTAATGACGTATGAAACTATTCCTATTATCCATTCTGGTCCTACAGAAAAAAGACCTACTGAACATGTCGCTATTGGTCAACAATACTTCGATACAACACTCGGTTTACAAGTAGTATGGAATGGTACTAAGTGGATTGCTAATAACGTAGATATTGATGCTAAATTAGCAGAATACGTTCGTAAAGATAGTATCACAGCTACAGATATTACTACAACTCCATCATTCCTTGGACAGGTTGCAGTATCTGGTGGTCAAATCTATATAGCTAAATCATTGGACCATGGTGGTGCTGGTTGGAATGTTATAAGAACAGAACCAATAGATACTCTATAATATTTAATATAGAAAGGATTATATATTAATGGCAGTTTTACAAAAAGCTATTTTAATTGGCTATGATAAACTTAGCCAAATGATTGAATCTAATTCAATCGTTGAAGAAGCAGTATACTTTCTATCTGGAAAAGATGTCGTTAATGCAATTAAAAAAATTCAAACACCATCTGTTGATTCTAGTAAACTTGTTGCCACTGATGTAACAAAAACTCCAGACTTTGCTGGGCAAGTTGCAGTATCCTATGGTCAAATTTATATCGCTGAATCAACAGAAGGTCCTGGTGCTTGGCGTATTGTACTATTGCAACCTAACGATCACTTATAATAATTAATATAGAAAGGATTAAATACTAATGGTAGTAGAAATCAATAAAATCGTTTTTACAACAAAAGAAGCTTATGAACAAAAAGTAGCAGAAGGTACTTTAGAAGAAGGTGTAGTTTATGCTATTGATGCAGCACAAGCTGCTGATAAAAAATCAGTACAGACTGCTGTTGATAGTGGCTTCAGTGAATTTGGTTTTAATTTAGGTATTAGCAGAGAAGCTGCTAAATTTTATAATAAATCTGTCTCTTTAGTTGATATGATTAAGGGTATTGTTATCGAAAAATTAACAGATGATTTATCTAATACATATCCATACTTTGGTAATGGTACAAATAGAATTCTTGTTTCTGGTGCAGTAATCCCAAGCGAAAATGTTTTTATTAAAGCTATCCAAGATGGAACTGACCATGGATACTGTCATTATGAATATAATAAACGACCAAATGACAGTCTCTGTACTGTTATCATTCCAGATAGTGTTAATTTAGAAGCAGATTTCGAACTTAAAGTTTCTAATTTGTTTGGTACAGCAGAACAAACTTTCCCTATCAAACATTCTTTTGAATCAACAGCTATTGAAAAATTACATGAATTCATTTCTGAAGTTAATTTTGAACAAGCTGTTGTAAAACAAGAATACGGTCCGGCTGGACAATATAATTTTGATAATGGTCTATTCAAACTATTCCCAAATAGAGAAGCTGTAGGTGATAATTTCTATAGCACTATTATTGGTTATGGTACAAAATACTGTGTACTTAAATCTAAAGATGATGTAAAGAAAATCGTTGAAGGCTCTTTAATCTCTTCTGATGATTCTAAAATACTATTCTTAACACCAGATTTTAGTGAGTATGTTGATTTGGGTACTGGTGAATGGGTAGCATTCCCAGAATCTGAAAAAGAAAACGTTAAGAAACTTTCTGATAGATATACAGCTAAAATTAATGAATAATTTATCTAGAAAGGATTAGAATAAATGGCTGATCAAATTAAAAAAATTATTTTCACTACTAAAGAGGCATACGATCAAAAAGTGGCTGCTGGTACTTTAGATCCTGAAGTAGTATATGCTATCGATGCGTCTCAAGCTGTAACTGCAACAGAGGTTAAAGAATCTGTAGATACAAGCTTTAGTGAATTTGGTTTAAACCTAGGTTTAGATAGAGAAGCAGTAAAATTCTACAAAATACCTGTTGGTTTAACTGATATGCTTCACGACATGGTAAAAGAAAAATTCAATGTTGAATATAATAACGGAAATGTAGTTCGTTATGGTAATGGTACTAGACAAATCGATATTGATATTATCAATCATAATGGTAACAGTAGTCTTAAGGTTATCCAAGATGGCACTGATCATGGATTTATCAAATTTGAATTACGACCAGAAATCACGCCTGGATATATCTCTAATAATAACTCTGTTGTAAATCGAGTTACCATTCCTGATGGTGTTGATATTACAAGAGAATTTGAATTGAAAGTATCTAACCTTTTCAAAACAACTTCTCTAACAGCTACAATCAAACCTAGCTTTGAAGCTGATATGGTTGAAATGTTAAATTCCTTACACAATAAAGTTGATTTTACACAAGAACCTGATATTCAAACAAATAATGGGATAGATAATTCATACATAATCGATAATAATTTTGCATATTTCAAAGACGCAACCAACTTCCAACCGGGTTATTTGAATGGATATAATTACTCTCATCATGTTATATTCCCTGATAATGCAGATGTATCTAATATTTATGATACTTTTATCATAAATGGTAATGTAGATGACACAGATAAATTCCGTTTAATTACTAATATCGGATTTACAAAATATGTAGATATCCCTACTGGTACTTGGAAAGACTTCCCAGAATCTGCAAAGCCTATCGCTGCTAAATTTGGTACTAAATATCAAGCAGTGACTAAGTTGTTTGAAGATGAAAAGACTCTTAAAACAAAAGTAAACGATATACTTAAATCTATTAACTTCTCATCTACAATAACTACTACTGGTACAGATATCTCTGATTCCGATACGGCAAAATTAACAGCTTTGGCTAATGCTGAAGTTATTGTTTATAATAGCTATTTATATGGTGAAAATTTGAATGATCTTTTAATTAAAGCTAATGCAATTAGCCCAATTAAAGCTAAGATTGTTTACTTATGGCAAAATTCTAATAATTTATTGCTTGACAAATTACATAAGTTCCCATCCATTAAAGCTATTTGGAATACTACCGTATCTGACCATGAACAATTCCCAGAAGGTTCTTCCGATATTGTAATAATCGGTGCACATAATGAAGTGAGTGGTGTAATTGATGGTAAAGTAAGATACATCAATAATGTCTCCTTCGATGTACCTGTTCCTACCTTTGATGAATTAAAAACTCCTGATCATTTATAAGGTTTATTTCCCTAGCCTAATATTAGGCTAGGGAGTTTTATTATCGTTTACATCTATATAATTTGGAAAGGAGGATTCTAGCTTGGATAAAGTATTTATGAGTGCATATGACGAGAAGTCTATGCCTAATGAAGATATAAGTATAGATGGTTTACATTTTACTTATAATAAACCATTCTTCTTAATTGGTAATAAGAAGCTTACTGGTAAGATGTACTTCGAAGTAAATGTAAGCAACTATTATCCAATATCTGCTTTTCATAATATTCCAATCTATATAGGAGTTTCTAGAGAAGCTTCTTTTGGTGTATTAAATGCTGATTTCTGTATTGGTGCTTTGTATCATGAATATGATAAGAACTTTGATATTCAAGAAAAGTTCAATGCAGTTGCTATAAATAATCATGTATCTCCAGAGAAAACTTTAACTCATCTTCCAGGTGGTAAAGATGTAATCGGTGTCGGTGTAGATGTACCTGGCAATAAGATTACATTCTTTAACAATGGTAAAGAGTTTTATTCTTTTTCTCCTACTAATTTTAAACTAACCGATCATAATTTCTATCCTTGTATTTATTCTGATATCTATTATGACGAAGTAGTTTATGATGATAGAGTAGAATATGAGGATATGATAAAGAAACAAATTAGTCTTTATGTAAACTTCGGTAAGACTAATGTTGCTTACCCTCAAGATGATTATAAAACTCCATATGGGTTCTATTATAAACGTACCCCATTCGAAGCTAAATTACCAATTAAAGTTGAAATTGGTGGAGATAAATGGAAAGAACTTGTTAGAAGCTTTGCTATTAACTGTTCTGGAGTTAAAGGTACTTTTGATGATAAGATTCCTAAGATTATTAGTTCTGATATGAATATAGATGTAACTAGTAAGAATAGATTTGAAATGTATAGTGATTCTACTATAGTCAATTCTACTTTATATGGTTCAACTGCATTTGTTAATTTACCTATACCTAAGAATCAGAAGATATATCTAGAATTTACTTGTTCTAGAGGTGAACTTAATGAAGGTATTATTGGCATTCCTGTATCTGTAGGTATATCAAATATTAATAATTCCATACTATCTAAGTCTTCTCGTATGTCCTTATGGCACCAAAAACAAGCAGTTTATGAATATAGATTAGTAGAACAGCTTGCTGAGACAACACACCAATGTGGAGATATGGAAACATCTGTAATTCCTACTCAGGGTAAATTGGTTGGTGTATTGATAGATTTAGCTAATAATAAACTTGATTTCTATATCGATAAGAATAAGTTCTATACTTATGACTTGGTATTGGACTTTACTAATCCTTATCAATTAGCATATTTCTTTATTCATGATGATAGTATCTTTACAGGTTCTGCTGTAGGTCTAGTTAACTTCGGTAAAACTAGATTCGATATGGAACCTCCAAAAGGTGCTATTTCTTTATACTCTTATTATGATAGGGTATATAGAGAAATATCAGCTAACTATGTTAAGATGGTAGCTAATATAGAGAATGATAATAATCGTGCTGGATATGTATCTATTTCTGCTACTATAGACAATACACCTAATATGGTTGTACCAGATGCTACATCTCTTATTGGTGGTTATGGTAGTTTATATTATCTACTTAATAACTTTGCTACTTTAACTGATCAAGAAGAACATATCACGGGTGATATGGCTTTACCTGCATTTAAAGAAGAGATTAAGAAGAATAACTATGGATTCTTACCTAATATTAAGAATGAGTCTTATCAATTAGACTTCGGTGAAACTGTAGTCCCTACTTATACTATTTCTATTAAACAAACTAAGAATCAAACTATCATGTGTGAATGTGGTGGTAAGTTCTATATGGAAACCTTTGATGCTAAAGAAGGGGATATTGTATTAGTACATATCAAAGCCTCTACTGGTTATGATGCGGGTATGGTTCAACCTTATGGTAGATTCCGTGTTACTAAGAACTTAACTATCTCTGCCACCCCAGCAACTGTTCATAGATATAGTGTAACTATCATCAATAAACCTAGAGAGAAAATATATGTAGAAGCAAATGGTATTGGTTATACCAATACATTCAATGCGGTATATGGTACTAAGTTTAGAGCATATGCTATTGGAGAAACTGGATATAACCCAGGTGAAATTAATATACCTGAAGGTACTGTAACTTCTGATATTACTATTAGTACTTCTATGAGTACTATTAAGACTTATAGAGTCAATATAGTACAACCAGAGCATTATACTCTAGTGGTAAAATATGCTGGTAAAGAATATACTGAATCATTTGAAGTTCCATATAAATCTATGATTACTTTAGTTCCTACTAAAGTACATAAGGGTTATATTATTAACCCAGAAGATAGACCTGTAAACTATATGATGGTTGAAGAAGATGTAACTATAGCTCCAAAAGATGCAGTAGAAGATGTATGTAACTTAACTGTAGTTGGTGCTTATAATGGTAACTTAACTATCAATGGTCAAAGAGGCTCTGTATTTAAATTCCTTAAAGATGATAAAGTTACAATAAACTTTGAAGTAGAAGATGGTTATTTTATCGAAGAAATCTCGATAGAGCCTGTTCAACACTAATATAAACTTATTGTAAAGAAAGGAGGACTTACTTTGTCTGATACTAATAAAATTCGTAAATTAGCTAAAATGAAGAAAGAAACCTATGACGATATCGTTACTCCAGATATGGATACGTTGTACTTTACAACAGATACTGATGAAATCTTCCTAGGTACACATAAACTTGGTTCTGGTTTTATTTGGACTGATGTAAATAATCCTAAACCTAAAGCTGGTATTCCTGGTGTATTCTATATCGATCGTGATACTCTAGATCTTCATATTTGGAATGAACAATTGTATCGCTGGGTATACTTTGGTAATGCTAGTGAAAATAATTCTTTATCCGTTTCTAAATTCTATGAATTCCGTCAAGATATTATTGACATGGTAGAAAAGAATAATAAACGGGTTGATGATATTATTAAAAATCATTACTATACTGAATCCCGTCTTTACTTTGTAACGGATTCCTTCAAAAAGATTCCTGAAAATGATTATTGGGTTATTAGAATTCCTAAAACCGAAAAAGAAAGAAATCTTTTGGTTAAAAATGTTTATGCTCATTTAGAAGGCACTCCAACATATCAAATCGTTTATCCTGATATTACAGAAACTCAAGAAGAAATTGTTCTTCAATTTACTACTCCTGTAGCTGGTTTCTGTATTTTGAGTTAATTATAAGGAGCTATTTACAATGCCAATATATAAACAAGTACAATTGGGTGCTGTTCCTCGTAATGTAATTACTACGATCAACAATAACTTTAACAAGTTAACTATCCCTACTAATACTCTCACTACTCAAAAGATTGGTGATATTGAACGTGGTACTGACTTAAGTACATTACCTATCAATACTATTCTTACTAAACTTCTTACTTCTCCTAATGGGTTTGTAAGTAAAGCTGCTATCACCGATGCATTGGGTGGTAAAGATATGGTTACTGGTGATAAAGTTGGTGTGGCTAACGGTGTAGCACAATTGGATGCTACTGGTAAACTTAAAGACAGCCAACTTCCAGAAACTATTTCTAACTCTACTAAATTGAATGGTAAAGATGCATCCTTCTATGCGACTGCTGATGCTTTGACTGCTAAAGCTGCTGAATTAGATAACCGCATCACATCTGCAATGAACTCCATGCAATGGCGTCCATCTGTAGCTAATATTGCTGCAATGAAAGCTATTACACAACCTCAAGAAGGTTGGACTCTTTCTGTAGATGATACTAACCAAGTATATCGTTTCGATGTACAAACTACTAAAACAGCTGACGAAGCTGATAAATACATCATCGCTACTGATGGTACTGCTGGTTCTTGGGTAAAACTTGGTACTACAGTTTACTCTGCTGCTTCTACTACTGCTGATGGTTTGATGAGCAAAGAAGATAAAGGTAAATTAGATACTTTAGTAACTACTGATGTCCCAGCAATCAAACAAACACAAAATGATTTAAAAGCTAAATTTGATTCTAGTGGTGCTGCTCTTAATGCAGTAAAATTCGGTGGTAAACCTTTAGCTGACTTTGTAACTACAGCTCAATTGAATGCAGTTACTGGTGGTGCATTTGTAATCAAATCCAAATATATCCCACATGGTAGCTTTACTGCTGGTTATACATTCAGTACAGACCCAGAAGCTCCTACTTATAATGCATATACTCTTCCTGCTGGTGAGTCTGCAGCTTATCGTCTTCCTCTTTCTGCTCTTCGCAAAAATGATGATGGTACTTTCGAATACTTTATTCCTGTAATTAGTCTTTCCGCTAATGGTCAAGACGTTACAGTATTACTTGAAGAACCAGCTGATACTGTATTGGTATATGCTGAAATTAAAGCAGGCGAAGGAATCCAATCTCCTACATCTCCTGATCCAGCTATATAATTAAATAACTTGTATCCCATCAGATTTTTCTGATGGGATCTATTTTTCAGAAAAGGAGGTAATTAGATGCCTGATACTACTCCTGTTACTACACCAGCTGTAGAAGGTACAGTATCTTCTGAATTGCATGATAGTAATCATATTACGGTAACTAATCTAGCACCGTATCGTGGTGATATCAATATAATACCAGAAGGTATGAAACTTTCTGAAGTTTTATCTATCATCGTTTATTATCTCGGAGTATTGGATCAAACTGCTCATGTCTTAGATAAAGACCTTCGGGATAAACTAGACAAATTCGTAGCTCCTGCTGAAGGAATGGGTTTCTCTAGTAATGACTTTACTGATGAAGAGAAGAAAGCACTTGAAGATGTAGTAAAAGAATTAGAAAATCGTAGTTTATTGACTACAGATTCTAATCATGTAACTATTACCAATATCCAAACTATCGCTAGAGGTGAATTAGAGCATGGAGATACTCTATCCACCGCTTTATCTAAACTCCAGTACATGTTTGGTATTCTTCATTATAAACTCAAAGATGAATATTTAGATAAGGGTCAAATTGATAAAGAGTATGTCCATAGACGTACTGGTCAAGGATTATCTTCTAATGACTTCGATGATGACTATAAAGATTTATTAGATCATCTTACTACAGATAATGATCATAACCCTACTTATACTAAACAACACATCGACGATACATTTGTACAGAAAGATGGAAACAAAGTTCTTTCTACTAATGACTTTACAGATGAATATCGCAATAACTTAGTTGCTATTACCAAAAAATTAGATGACAATTACTTATCTCTTCTTGGTGGTAATATGACTAACCATCGAATTACATTTGAAGTCGGTGGTGGTTTAACCTTTAATGGTACAGATCAATCTGTAGAAACTACTTTAGATAAAGATTTCTATACTGGTACAGCTTATAAAGCTATCCGTGTAGGTAATATGGTTGCTACAGAACGTTCTAAAGAATATCATGTAGGAGAAACTGTATTTACAGAAAATCTTCCTATTGGCTTATACTTATACTGTAAAACTGCTGGTACTACAGCAGTACTAGAACCTACTTGGAATACAACTCCTGGTGGAGAAACTATAGATGGTACTACTACATGGGTAACACGTAGATTTAGTTCTTTATACTCCGATGATGGTGAGGAAATTAAAACAGAATATCTTGGTTCTAATGGTGGTGCTATGAACGGTGCTATTAATATGAACTCCAATGATATTAAATTCACTACAGGTGGAGTTAAATTTGCTAATGGTACTCAACTTACAGAAGAAGGTTTAAAAGGTAATGCTGATACAGCAACTAAACTTCAATTACCATTCAAGATTAATGGTTTCTCTGTAGATGGTACTGAAGATGTAGAACTTGATTATATTCCTAAAGATGAAAAATCTAGACCTTATGGTGTAGCTACACTTGATGCTCATGGTAGAGTACCAGTTAACCAACTTCCTTCCTTCGTAAGATCTGTAGAGAATGTTAAGAACTACCAATCCTTGCCTAGAATCGGTAATAAAGAAATCATTTATATCACTAACGATAATAATGAAATCTATCGTTGGTCTGGTACAGCTTATATTAACGTATCTCCAGACTCTGCTACATCTGAAGCTACTATTAAATTAGTAAATCCTCGTAATATCGGTTTAACTGGTTCTGTTGCGGGTAATGCTTACTTCGATGGTAGTGAAGATATCACTATTGAAACTGATCTTAACAGAATTGTAATGGGCGGTAAGTTCGGTAATACTGGTCAATACGTTCCATCCTTTACTTTAGGTGATGATGGTCGTATTAGTGCTATTGAAAACCGTAAAGTTGTAGTTCCATTTGATGAAATTACTAATAAACCAACTACATTAGCTGGTTATGGTATTACTGATGGTATCACTCCAAGTAATCTTAATCTATTAGCCGATGTTTACTTAGCATTAGCTGGTGGTAATATGACTGGCAATATCGTCATGAATGATGATACTAAGATTGCTGGTAAGAACTCTGGTGTAAAAGTTCATTTCAAATCAGATGAATTAGTTATTGGTAGCGATACTAAAGATGCTATTACTGTAAATGATGGAGATGCTCAAGCCTCTATTAATACTTATGACTATGCATTTGGTTTTATGAGTCCTTATAGAGCTACAGATATTGATTCATTCCGTCAAAAAGATTATGATAGAGTAAGAACTATCACTGCTTTGCATCCATTTAATACATTTGATGTATTTAAAGGTGCTGAGTTAAAGAACGAAACTAATAGTACAGCAATGAGTATTGGTTTTGGTCAAGATAAGACAACTGCTATTCTTCAAATCTCACCATCTAACCATAAAGTTAGAGTTGGTGGTGGTACTAATATCACTTTAGATTGGAAAGATACTATCCCTACTGAAGGTGGAAACAATACCTTTACTGGTACTAATAAATTCACGGGTCCTGTAGACTTATCTGCTGAAAATACTACATTAGGTGGTAGAAGTCTTAATGCTGCTATTAATGGTGCTATTGAGACTAAGACAGCAATAGATATAGCATATCCAGTTGGTTCTATCTATATGACTACTGATGCTAATTTTGATCCAAATGTATCTTGGCGTGGCACTTTCTGGGAACAATCCGATACTCGTAATAATATTACATTCGGTTCTGTTTCCGCTACTACATTCGTTTGGAGACGTCAACGTTAAGAAAGGAGCTATACTTAATGGCACAATTAAAAGTTTATCGTGATGGGCAATGGGTAGTTGTACCTTTAGAAGCTACTTTTGTTCCTGCCGCTACTGATACTAAAATTGGTGGCGTGCGAGTTACTAATGGTACTATGCTTCGAGTAAATTCTACTGGTTTGCTTTATGTAGATGAAGATGAATTGAAGACTTTTATCGAAACAAATTATAATGTAACCAAGAAATAAGATAAAACCTATCCCCTATCCAATATTGGATAGGGGTATTTCTTGTGCACGAAAACATTATTATAATTAAACTTCATATTTTATTAAGAAAGGGGTTTGAAATGTTTAAATTTCTTTTCCCATTGGGAGCTAGACTATCTACCGTTATCGATAGTATAGAATACTTCTTCAATACTCTACATGAGAAAAAAGAAAATAAAATCCATTTTGGTGAAATCCCTCCTGAAGATCCAGAGGCAGGTGATCTCTGGATTTCTTATGCTATAGATCATAAAAATCTTAGTGAAAAGGAATTTCCTATTTCAGCAAACATTGAACAGCTTGAAGTAACAGATCAAAGTCTTTCTATTTCTGCCACTATAGATAATAAGAATGATATTGATACTGTATTCACCCCAGAATTTTCTAGAGATGGTAATTGGTTAGGATATCTTCAAGGTAACTATGGTCAATTAACTAATGATTGGATTCTAGATGGTAATCTTAACTGGTTTGCTGTAAATACTAAGGGTGAAATTTGGTTCGAAGCTCTTGGTAAATATTCTGAATATATTAAAGTGATTATTATCTCTATTGATAATAAATATACACTAGTATTTGATGGGTTACATGATGTATTGAAACGTGAAAAAGGTTTCATTAATGATTGGACTACAAATGATGAAGTATATCAATATATTCGTTCTAAAACAGATGAACCTATTAAATTACACATAACCATTATTCGATATTAGAAAGGAGGATAACATGGCTTTTGGGTTAGCTCATTTGACTACTTTATTAAGCGAATCTGCTAATAAATTATTCAATAAAAAACAAAATAAAATACGTGTCTCCTTTCTAAGACCAAATGCCGCTGAAGAAGGCGATATTTGGATCGATACTGGAGAACACCCAGTACAAGTATTCAATAAACCGTATATAGATGATAATTTCTTACCTATGAGTGCTGTAATCGAGCAATTACAGTCTTCTGAGGAAGTAAATATCTCTGGGTTTGTAGAAGAGCACTTATCTAAAGAAGTTAATATCAGTGCAAATGTGATTAATAATACTGCTGATAAGTATATTGATATCATGGCTGAAGTATCTTCTAACTGGGTACTTACTTCTGGACGTAAAGAATATGATCGTATGTATGGTAACCACTTTAGAACTGCTTATTATGGTTATTATACTCCAGCAGCTAATTGGATACAAGATCAAGATAGACCTCCTGTACAAATTGGGTCTATGCAGTCTGCTCAGTTTGATATAGATGGTAAACCATTCTATATATTATCTCTAATGGCTTATTATGATGAAGATAATACTGCTAGTGGTAATGGCTTTAATGTATTATTTACTATTAGAACTCCTGATAGAGTAATACCGTTCGATAGTCTTACTATTACTATTAATCATCAATTCAGATATCCTAAACGTAGAGATGTTGTATATACTAAAACTATTACAGCTGAAGAATTTGATTCTGAAGACTTATTAGTTAGACATGCTACATGGGCTGATGAAACTAATGGTGCAATACCTAAGTTATTCGAAATTCTATATGATTTAAACCATTATTCTGATATCCCAGTCAATATTGATCTTAAAGCTACAGTAAATGGTAATACTTATGGTTTTACTAAGACAACTAACGCTTTAATTCATGGTAAAGACATCGATATTCCTGTAGAAGAGATTAGAAAGATTACTGATACTGGAGATATTGATATTCAAACTGGTTATAATATCCTTGGTAAGTATAATAACTTAGAACCAGTTAAGTCTATCATCGTTAAACGTGAAAAAGATAATGCTGGAAGATATATTAAGTATCTAGAAGTAGAATTTACTGATGTATCTTATACTGCAGCTAATATTACACTTAGAGATAACTATGATTCTGGACTAAGAATCAAAACTAAAGATATTGTGAATAATAAATTCAAAGTAACTGATCCATATAAGGTTAAAATCTGGAGCGAAGCGTTTGCTGCAAGCCTTTCTTCTGGTACAACAGTTATATTTAGAATAGAAGATAAGGAGGATCAAATCCACTATGAGGAATAAAACAATTAAACCTCCAGTGAAGTCTGATAGTCCTTTTACTGTAAATATAGTTCAATCAGATCATCAATTAATTACAGTTAAGCATGATGGTAAGAGTTATACTAAAACTTTTACTATCCCAGCTGGTAAAGTGCTTAATTATAAATCTTATATAGCTCTTACTGATGATGATGGGTATTATGTAGGTAGAATTAAAGAAGCTATTGATTTAGCTTCTAATTCTACTACTATTTCTGCTTCTGAAGCACGTCCTATTATCCATACAGTAACTGTAGAGCAATATCAACTCCAAGATATCAATGTTCACCTTACAGAACCTGGTAATATCATTAGATTTGATGATGAAACTACTTCTTATTCTTTCACTGCAGAAGATAAGACTAAATACACTTCAGATTGTAGTACTAGATTAGTAAATTATGACCCTGGTACTTCAGACCATCCTGGTCCTGGAGATATTCAGGAGAACTTTACTATTGCTGCTGAAACTAACCCTCAACGTAATGAAAATGTTCAAGTATTGATATATCAATCTCCGCATCAAACTATTACAGTTGATTATAAGGGTACTAAACACACTGAGCCTTTCATTATCAAACGTAGAGATACTGTATCTGCTACTATTGAAGCAGAAGCCGGATACAAACCAGGTTTATTGAATCGTACTAAAGTACGTGCTACTAATTTCGATAATATTATCTTCAAAGCTTCTGCTGTTGGTAAAGCTAAGAAGAAAATTCATATTAGACAAAAACATCATCAAAAGATTACTGCTACTTATAAAGGTAAAACTTTTGAAACTACATTTGAAGCGTATCTTGGTGATAAAATTAAATTTACTGTAGAAGCTGATCAAGGTTGGACTGCTGGTAATTTAAATGTAGATCCAGATTATACTGTAGTTGGTACTGAACCTTTAGAGGTTACTGTATCTGATGCGGAACCAATCACATACACTGTAACTCCAGTACAAACTCCACACCAAACTATTTATATTAAATATGGTAATGTAAGAAGCTCTACTCCCGTTAAAGTTCCTAGTGGCACTAGAGTTGAATTTGAAATAGTACCAGACCCTGGTTATGATGCTGGTACTTTAGATAAAACATACGCTGTTATAGGAGGAGAAAACGTTACTGTAAGTGCTACAGCAGCGGAAATTAAACAATATACCCTTAATATAGTATTTGATCCTGAAGCTCACACTACGTTAAAGGTAACTAAAGACGGTACTGTATTTGGTACTTATACAGAAAGTACTGTATTACAATTCCAATACGGAACTGTATTAACTTTTACTCTTACTATGGAAGAAGGATATACTGAAACTAGAAATCCTAATTCTATTACTATGAATAAAGATAATACTTTAATTATCCAAGGTACTTCTAAGAAACAGTTTACTATCACTTTAACACAAACTCCTAATCAAACTATTTATGCTATGTATAAAGGGGTTAAGAAAACAGAATCATTTGCTGTAGAATATGGCGATAGCTGTACATTCGGTATTGAGACTTCTAATCCTGTTGATATCATAGTTGGTACTTTATCCACTACAGAATTTACTAATATTAAAGAAAATAAAACAGTAACTGCAACTCCAGCTACGCTAAAACCAGCTAATCTAACTAACTTTGTTGAATTAAGATACCCATATCCTGATAATTCCTATACATTTGACGATGTCACTATGGGTAAAAAGCCAACTCACGGAAATTATCTATTCTACAAAACCGTAGATAAATTAAGAGAAGAAGATTTTAATTATGCCGAAAATGCAAAAAATATAGTATCGGTTAATGGTGCTTTTAAAAATGCATATAGTCTTACAAAATTCCCAGTACTTAAACTCAAGGATAATATAAGAGATATAAGCTATATATTTGCTGGTTGCGATAAATTAACATCTGATGAACTAAACCGAAACTTATCAGCATGGAAATTGTCAGGTGATTTAAATATCAGAGAAGCATTCAGAGATTGTCATTCTTTAGAAAGAATTGATATGAGTGTATTCAGAAATTGTAATATAACCGACTCCTCTAGTGTATTTTCAACCTGTAAGAAATTAAAAACTATTGCAAATATTGGAAATTTAAATATATCTAAAGCAGATGGTATGAGCTATCTTTTTTATGAGTGTAATGCACTTACTCAATTAGATTTATCTAATTGGGATACAGGTAATATTCAATATATGATAGCTACATTTGATGGTTGCAACAATCTAACAGGATTAAATTGTTCTACATGGAATACTAGTAAAGTAACTAATATGCAACTAGCATTTTATAATTGTAATTCGTTAGAAACTATACCAGTTAGAGATTGGAATACTAAAAGTTTAATGTATATGGATAAAGCTTTTGGGAATTGTACATCTCTCGTAAATTTAGATGTTTCTAAATGGGATACTAGTAAAGTTGTTGAGATGACTAATGTATTTTATCACTGTTCTTCCCTCAAAACATTAGACGTTTCTAAGTGGAAGACATCAAATGTCATCAGATCAGATAGTTTATTTGCTGGTTGTGAGAAACTTACCGCTCTAGATGTTTCAAAATGGGATACTGGTAATATTACTACAGCGAATAGTATGTTTAGTGCATGCAGAGCTCTAACTAGCTTAGACATATCTAAGTGGAATACTAGTAAAATGACTAATATCTCTAGTATGTTTAATAGTTGTACCGCTCTTACAACTTTAGATGTATCTAAATGGGATACTAGTAATGTCACTAATATGAAATCTATTTTTTCTAGCTGCCCGTCTCTTACAACTTTAGATGTATCTAAATGGGATACTAGTAAAGTAACTGATATCTCTGGTACATTTAGTTATTGTAAATCTCTTACTTCTTTAGATGTATCTAAGTGGAATACTAGTAAAGTAGTAGATATGAACTATGTATTTTCTAATTGCGAAAAACTTACATCTTTAGATGTATCTAAATGGGATACTAGTAATGTCACTAATATGCGAGCTATGTTTAGTGGATGCTCAGGACTTACAAGTTTAGATATATCCAAGTGGAATACCGGTAATGTCACCGATCTATCATCTTTATTTGCATTCGATAATAAACTTGCAAGTTTAGATATATCCAAGTGGAATACTGGTAAGGTAACTAATATGGGTCAAATGTTTAATTTCTGTTTGAAACTAACCAGTTTGGATTTATCTGCGTGGAATACTAGTAAAGTAACTAGTATGTGGGCAATGTTTAATTCTTGTACTTCTCTTACCACTATAAAGATAAATAATTGGGATACTAGTAAAGTAACTAATATGAAAAAAATGTTCAGTGACTGTACAAATCTGACTACTATAGAAGGTGTGTTGGATCTTAAATCATGTAACGGTTATGAAGATATGTTCCTTAGTTGCAATAATATCACTTCTGTTAAAGTTAAGAACTTACCTACAGATATTGATACATTCTGCAGAACTGCTAGTATTTCTAAAGATAAAGTTGTAGTAGTATCTTAATGAAAGGAGAATAAATTGAGATATCCTAAATTTATAGTTAGGCTTGGTGATTCTCTCGCCAAGCTTATAGCTGATATAAAAGCTGGACTTAGGTTTTATGATAAACATAAAGAGAACAAAATCACTATAGATCATGAACCTCCTAAGAATCCAGAATATAGAGATATATGGATTGATACTTCTCATGAATATATACCTCCTACTCAATACTTTACAGTATTCATTATTCAAGGACCACATCAAACTATTAAAATCTCTGATGGTATTGGTGAGTATGTATCTAATACTAAATTAGAAGCTAAGACTCCTATCTCAGTAAAGGTTATTCCTGATGAAGGCTATGATGCTTCTAAAACTAATGTAACTCATTTTGTATTATCTGAAGATACTGTAGTAGAAGCTCTTACAGAACCTACTAAGACTATGCTTAGAGTAGATATTAGACAAGTACCACATCAAACCATCACTGCCCATTATAATGGGAAAGACTATACTGAACCGTTTATGGCTGAATATGGTAGTGAGATTACGTTTACGGTTACTGCTGATAATAACTACTATGAAGGCACTTTAAACTACGATAGAATTGATAAACTTACAGAATCTGTAATTATCAGAAATATTGAACCTCCTAGAGTTCAGTCTTATATCGTTCGTATTAATCAATCAGAACATCAACGTATCTCTGTAGAATATAACAACAAAACTTATTATGAAACATTCGAAATTCCAATGAATGTTGCTCATGATTATGCTGTATATATTGATGCAGATGATGGTTGGAATACTGGTGAGATTAAAGAAGTTAAAGATAAGAATAAACGTGGTACTACTATTTCCGCTTCTTCTGCTTCTCCTATTATGAAGACTATTACAGTAGAACAATACCAAAACCAAAATATCTGGGTTTATGTAACAGAACCTTCTGGTACTGTGGAAGTATATAAAGAAAGATTCTCTATCACTGTTCCAATGAATAGTCATATTACAACTAAAGTAGTTGCTAAGAATGAAAACTGGACTCCTGGTGTAGCTAATATCCAAGAAGCTGATATTACAGATAATATTATTATCTCTGCTACTGAAGCTACTGGTAGTGATGAAGTTCATCATTCTGTAAATGTATTATTTGATATGAATGATCCTCAAGATTTACATGGTACTCTTAAATTGATTACTGGTGATGGTCGTACTATCAATATTACTCAATCTAACGTAATTAAGCTTGAAGAAAATACAGAAATCAGATTCGAACTTACTATAGACAATGGTTATAGTAACGATACTGTATTAAGTGAGTATGTATTGAATAAAGATATTTCTGTTAGAATTAAACCTTCTATCATTAAGAAATATAAAGTTCAATTACAACAATCCGAAGGTCAAACTATCTATGCTATGTATAATGGTCAACGTTATACTGCAGCATTTGAAGCGGTTTATGGTAGTACAATTACATTTGGTATTGAATCTACTAATACAGAAGATTGGACTCCTGGTCGTTTAAATATTACTTCTATTGCAAGTTTAGATAGACCTATTACAGTAACAGCTACATCTGCTGAAAGAATTATGAGATATAATCTTACTGTAGATTTTGTATCTCCAGATTCTCATACTAGACTTAAAGTTAAGAAAGATGGTAACGTACTTGGTACTTACACAGATGACTTTACTTTAACTAGAGTATTACATGATACTAGATTCGAATTCGAAATAGAATTAGACGAAGGTTATCGAAATGATACTGTATTAAGTCCTATTACTTTAACTGAAGATACAAGACTTGAAGTCAAAGCTAGTCGATTCAAACAATTCTTAATTACTCCTACTCAAACAGAAGGTCAAACTATCTATATCGTAAATAAAGCTACAGGTGAACGTTATACAGAACCTACTTATGTAGATTATGGCACAGTAGTTGAATTCTTATTGGGTAAACGTAATGATGTAACTGGTCATTATGAAGCTGGTACTATTAATTATCCTGCTGGATATAATAATGGTATTGCTGTACGAGGTGATATCACAGTAACTGCTACTCCATCTAAACGTTATGGTGTAGTAAATATTACTTTACCAGCTGCTACTAACCGTGTAGACTCTGATGATTATTTACCTAAAACACAATACACTGCAACTTACGAGGGAATTGATAATATTATTACATTTACTAATGGAAATGGTAAAGGTTCTACTAAGACATTTATTGCTCCTTATGGTAAAACTGTAACTATCAGTTCCTTCGGTACTCCTACTGGATATAATCATCAAGATGATATTACAGTAAAAGTATCTGATGATAATAATGTAACTATTCCAGCTCCTACTCCTAGAGGATTCAGAATTACTTCTAATTCCTCCGAAACTAATTACTTCAAGATTGTTGCTACCGATACAGCTGGTACTAAATATCAACCTAATGATACTATTCCTTATGGTACAAGAATTACTTTAGGCATCGAACCATTTGATACAGATCATACTATTACAGAAATTAATGGTTTACCACTCTATTATAGCAATAAACAAAACAAATACTTTACTTTACCCGATTCTATTATAGCTATTACTGGTTATAATACTGATCCAGCTAATGGTAAACTTGGTATTGTTATTACTAAAGATATCAGTGCTGCTGCTATAGTTCCTACTACAGGTGCATATGGTGTAGTAAATATTACTGTACCTGCTGTAACTAGTGGTGTAGAAGATGCTTATTTACCACATGCTTCTTATGTAGTTTCTTACCAAGGACTTACAACTCCTCTTGTATTTACTAATGGTAATGGTAAAGGTGGTGGAGCTAAATTTGTTGCTCCATTTGGTGCTGAAGTTACTATTAGAGAAGCTGCAACTCCTACTGGATATGAAGCAATTCAAGATGTTACATTTACTGTAGGTGCAACTAATAATATCACTATACCTAATCCTACTCCTAAGTCATACTTATTTACTGCACATAATGTAGAAGATATTTATAGTAGAATTATCGCTATAGATGAAACTGGTCATGGATACGAAAATGGCGAAAGAATCCCTTATGGTTCTAAAGTGCGTTTCAATGTTGTGCCATATGATGATGACTATGATGTAATCAATGACGCTACCGGTGTTGATATATATCGTAGTAATAAACGGAATAAGACATTCATTTTACCAGATACAGTAAAATATACATCTGGCGATGAAACTCTATACTTCGTTCCTATAAACACATTTAAATATGTAACTGATAATATCGATACATCCCTATACGATGGAGATGGTGTACCATTTACCGAAGTTAAATCTATTAATATTACATTCGAAGATCCTACAAAAGCTTGGATTGAGTCGATAATTTGGACGACAGGTATTGTAAGACAGAGATATAGTATGTATGATGGTCTTAATAAAAACAGTAATATCTGGGTTTATAATTACCCTAATACTAATTTACAAATCGCTCCAGCATTTGCTGACGATATCAAAGCCCCAGCTTATGTTATAGATAGATTAGATAGCCCTACGTATAGAATTCCTATTACAGCAAATACTATCAATATTCCTGTACCTAGACTTAACCAGTATAATGTAACTCTAGTACAATCTCCATACCAAACTATCATTATGAATTATAATGGTACCGATCATACAGAAAGCTTTAAAGCGAAACCTAATTTACCGTTAGTATTGAAATATACTAACGTGGATAAGGAAGTATTTGCACCTAGTTTTGATATGGAAAAATGGAATGGTAGTGGATCATATGGTTTTAGTGACCCAACCTATAATATAGATAGCTCCAATAAAGATGTCAAAATAACTTCTAATCCTCAGTTCAAGTATGAAACAACCTATGGATTATTTAACAACTTACCAGAAACTATGAGTGAAGCTGATAAGAATAAAGTAAATAAGATCTTCTCCTATGGTTTAGTTAGAGATGCTAGAAGAACTTTTGTTAATAACGTCAACGTTAAAACTATTGATTCTAAAGATTGGAATTTAAATGGTGTAACTAATATTGGAGAGATGTTTAATAACTGTAATGCTCTTGTAAATCTAGACGTATCTAAATGGAATACTAGTACTGTGACTGTTATGAGAGAGATGTTCGAACGCTGTCATGCTCTAAAAACAGTAGATGTGTCTAAATGGAATACTAGTAAAGTAGCAGACATGAATAGTATGTTTAAAGATTGTAAATCTTTAGTTTCTATCGATACTTCTAACTGGAATACTAGCAGTGTGGTAGACATGGGAGATATGTTCTATCATTCACTAATTCACACTAGTAGTTTAACATCTATTGGTAGTACTACTAACTGGAATACTTCCAATGTAACAAATATGTCTGGTATGTTCCATTATTGTGATAAATTACAAAGTATCGATGTATCTAAGTGGAATACTAGTAAAGTTACTAATATGGCTCATTTATTTAATGACTGTGAATCTCTTACTACACTAGATGTATCTAAGTGGGATACTAGCAAGGTAACTAGTATGTTTGCTACATTTGCTAACTGTGTACGTCTTAAAACTATTGACGTGTCTAAATGGGATACTTCTAATGTAACAGATATGACTGGTATGTTTAACGCTTGTAACGGTACTACAAATATCGATGTATCTAAATGGAATACTAGTAAAGTAACTAGTATGCGTTGGATGTTTAAAACTTGTGTATATCTAACAAGTATAGATATATCAAATTGGGATACTAGCAACATAACTAATATGGAAGGTATGTTTGATTCTTGTAGAGATTTAAGAACCATTACTGGTGTAATTGATATGAAGAGATGTACTAGCTATGCTAGAATGTTTGATGCTTGTACTAACCTTACTAATGTAAAAATTAAAAACTTGCCTACTGATATTGATACATTCTGTAATGTGGCTAGAATTAGTAAGGGTCAAGTTACTATAGTTTCTTAATGAAAGGAGAATAAATGGAGATTTTAAAATCTAGCGATTCTCCTAGAGTATTAGCTGAGAAGATTGAAAAGAATATAGATTTATCCAAAAAAGGATATAAATATCATTTCGATACAAAGCCTCCAGCTAATCCGGATGAGAAAACTTTATGGATAGACTTATTCGTTAAGACTATCATAAAAGAAATCAATACTAAAACATATGCTGATGAATACTTTGCAGCTCATCCTAGTATAAATAGAAGTACTTTCAAATATATTGGCGATGATGGTAGAGCTACTTTAGAATTTAAGAAGATGATCTATGGTGATGATTATGATCCGGATGCTAAGTATATTCTACAACCTAAGAATAATACTATAAATGAATTCTGTAGACCAATAGAAACGCAAACTGGTATCGTATCTTATAAATTAGATGGGATTGAATTTAATACCAAATCGGTAAATAGTCTTAGTGGGTTATTAGGTAATATTGCTACTCATATCGCTTCTATAGATACATCTAACTGGGATACTAGTAAAGTTCGTAGTCTGGAATACATGTGCTATGACTGTGGGTTATTAGAAAAAATGGATACATCTAAATGGGATACTAGTAACGTGAATACTTTATCTTATGCATTTAACTTCTGTAGTGCTCTTAAAAAACTAGATGTATCTAGGTGGAATACTTCTAAAGTAGAAACCTTTTCTGGTGCATTTTCATACTGTAGTGCACTTACTGAACTAGATGTATCTGGATGGGATACTTCTAAAGCAACTGATATGGGTTACATATTTAATGCTTGTAGTGCTCTTAAAAAACTAGATGTCTCTAATTGGAATACTAGTAAAGTAACAAATATGAAAAATATGTTCTATGGTTGCAGCTCAGTTGCCGAACTAGACGTTTCTAGGTGGAATACTTCTAAAGTAACTAATATAAGTAATATTTTTGCAAGCTGTACTGTACCAACATTGGATGTTTCTAACTGGGTTACTAATAATATAGATGATATGAGTTATGCATTTTATTATTGCAGTAATCTTGCAAATTTAGATGTATCTAGATGGAATACAGGTACTGCAACCAGTATGTATTCTATGTTCAATGGTTGCAGTAATCTTGCAAATTTAGATGTATCTAGATGGAATACTGCTAATGTAACTAACATGGGATTCATGTTCACATTTTGTAGTAACCTTATTACTTTAGACATATCTGGATGGAATACTAGCAATGTAACCAATATGAGCAATTTGTTTAGTAACTGTAGTTCAGTTACATCTCTAGATGTATCCAGATGGAATACAAGAAATGTAACTATGATGAATAGTATTTTTGAATCATGTAATACTATAACTTCCTTAAATTTATCTAATTGGGATACTAGTAAAGTAACTAACATGGAAAAAATGTTTTATCAAGATAATACTCTTACTACTATTACTGGTACATTAGATCTTAGAGCATGTACCAATTACAAGGATATGTTTACTGGTTGCAATAGACTCACTATGGTTAAAGTTAAAAACTTACCTACAGATATTGATACATTCTGTGCGACAGCTAAGATAGATAAATCCAAAGTTATCGTAGTATCTTAATGAAAGGAGAATGATAAATGGAAATTCTAAAATCTAGTGATTCTCCTAGAGTTATAGGTGAGAAGATTGATAAGAATCTATCTTTATCAGAGAAAGGATATAAATATCATTTCGACGTTAAACCTCCAGCTGATCCAGATGAGAAAACTTTATGGATAGACTTATTCGTTAAGACTATTACAAAGGAAATAAATACTAGGTCATATGCTGATGAGTACTTCGCTTCACATCCAAGTATAGATAAGGCTAATTTCAAATATATTGGCGATGACGGTAAACCTACATTAGAATTCAAGAAGATGCTTTATGGTGATGATTATGATCCACTTGATAAGTATATTCTAGTACCTAAGAATAATACTTTGGGAGGTTTCTGTAAACCAATAGAATCACAAAGAGGTATTGATAGATATGATTTAGATGGTATTATATTTAATACTACAGATGTAAGATCACTATATGCTGCTTTTAATACATATGGTCATCTTGAATCTATAGATACTTCTTCATGGGATACTAGTAAAATAACCAATATGGATTCTGCTTTTAATAATTGCTTTAAATTACAGTATATCGATATAAGTAGTTGGGATACAAGTAAAGTGACAAATTTAGGTTATGCATTTAATAGCTGTAGATCTCTTACTACAATAGAAGGTATTCTAGATTTTAAGAGCTGTACTAATTATAATAGCGTATTTGGTGGCTGTACAAATTTAACTTCAGTTAAAGTTAAAAACTTACCTGCTGATATTGATACATTCTGTACTAAAGTTAGAATAGATAAATCTAAAGTTATCGTAGTCCAATAAATTAAAGAGAGAAGGCTATAACCTTCTCTCCAATTTCTTTAAGGAGAATTTTCTTTATGATAAATAAATTAAAAGAAAAGCTTCAATTCTTAGGAGGTAAAATACATGACGAAGAGTTTAAAAAGTCTATCATTAAAACTTGCTCTATCTGCATTATTCTTATTGCCGTTGTGCTCTTCACAAAGTCTTGCTTCGGACCAAAGCCAGAACCAGTCGATTCAAGTAAAGTCCGAGAGTCAATCAGACAATCAAAAGAGCTCAATTCAAATGTTATCCGCAACATTGAAGATGCAAACAGATCTCTCAATGAAGCTCAACAATCAAATTCAAGAGCTCTCGACGGAATTGAACGTATTGAAGAATACCAATCAGCAACTGGAAGAGAACTCAGCGAAGCGAGAGACAGAATTAATCACTCTCAAGAGCTCGTTGAACGATTACAGACTTCAATTGGATCAAGCCAAGATAGCATACAGTCAGCAACAAGCGATCTTGAATCAGCTCAAAGAAGAGTTGAATCAATCGAACAGCTCGATCGGGAACGCCATGAGCTACAATCAGCAAGCTCAAAATCAATCTCAAGAAGTGAAGAATACCTTGATGGAGCAAAAGGCACAGCTAGAGAGCTTGAAGAAGTCATTAGACGAAGCAATGACCAACTCAAAGCTATTAAAGACTCAGTTGGATTTAGTGGAGAGTGAGTTTGAGCAATATAAAAAATCAATAGAACACAAGTATAAAGTTGCTAAGAATCAACGCAATTTTGCGTATGTTTTAACAACTGTATTTGGTCTAGGTGCTATTCTAAAGCATTAATAATATAATGATCAGATAATTTTCAAAAGAATCTCCAAGAGTCTAATAATAGACTCTTGGGATTTTTATTCTAATTATAAAGGAGGATTAAAATTAAATGTCAAACTCTCCTATCAAGAATAGTACTCTTAATAGAACTAATTTAGCAAGATTAAATAAAGTATTTGCTAATGCTGGTAGTAAAGGTAAAACTATTATCGCTACAGATACTCCTGGTGGGGTACAACCTAACGATACTTTATTTTTGAATATAGATAAAAAGAATAGCTTTCCTATAATTAAAAAAGGATTAGACTATTTTGAAAACTTTGCTTTAAAGTATATTCCTGATTATCAAACAATCAGAACTTTAAGTGATGATATTATCGAAAAGATGTATACTACAGATAATGATTACAATTCTACTACATCTGTTGAAATAAATACAACAAAGAATATGTTTAAAGACTGTGCTAATCTAGAAGAAGTTCCTAGATTTCCTAATATATATGGTGATTATTTAAGATCTGGTGAAAGTATGTTTGAAGGATGTAGTTCTTTAAAATATGTCGATTTCACAAATCATTCGATACAAACAACTACTGCAACTAAGGAATATTTATTTGCTCGTGGTGCTTCACTCAAAAACATGTTTAAAGGATGCACAAACTTAAAGCATATATATGGTTGGATTTCTATTGGTAGTGGAATGAAAACTGTATCTCAAGGTCTTGCATTTGGAGATACACTTACAGAGTTTAAAGCATTTATAAATAAAACTTTCGATTCCATGTTTGAAGGTTGTACTTCTCTTAAACGTGTAGATATAATGATTTTAAATTATAAAACCACACCAGCTTCAGAATCCGATCCTGAAATAAAAAACATATTGGACAATGGTCTTGATAATCATCAATTAACTTTAGATGAATTGAAATCATTAATTAAAACTGCTTCTAAAGCACCTGAGTCTTTAGAAATTGTATTATATTAGGAGGATACTATGGTGATTAAGAAATTATATTCTAGTGATTCTAGAAGAAGAACTATTTCTAAATTAAATAGCAATTTTGTAGCTATCACTCCTGATGTTATTCTAGAAATATCTGATAAAACTCCTACAGAAAATATGGAAAGTATTATCTGGATTGATACTTCTATGGATATAGTGGATAGAGAAATAGATACTGAAAGATATATTGACAATTACTTCTCATCCCATCGTTCTATCAATCAATCCACATTTAAATTTTTTGATGAAGACGGTAAGCCTTCAACAGCATATAAAAAAATATTATATGGTGATAATTATGATCCAGATGTTGAATATATATTAAAACCAAAATATAATAAGATATCTGGTTTTGCAAGTAGAATAAATACAAATACCAAATATGATTTAAGTTCACTTAAAATAGATACTAGTGATCTCACAGATATCTCTTATGGTTTTTATAATGCAAGAACTTTAGGTAAATTGGATGTATCTAAATGGAATACTAGTAAAGTAACTAACATGAAGGCTGCATTTGTCAGTTGTTATTCTCTTACTTCTTTAGATGTTTCTAAGTGGAACACTAGTAAAGTGAGCGATATGAGTAGTGTGTTTAGTGGTTGCGATTCTCTTACAACTTTAGATGTATCTAACTGGAATACTACTGAAGCAACCGATATAAGTTACTTATTTTTTAATTGTGGATCTCTTACTTCTTTAGAAGTTTCTAAGTGGAATATTAGTAAAGTGACTAATATGGGTTATTTATTTTCTGGATGTCGTGGTTTAAATAAAATAGACGTTTCTAAGTGGAATAGTAGTAAAGTGACTAACATGGATCATGTGTTTTATAGCTGTAGAAATATTACAGAAATAGATTTGTCTAATTGGGATACTAGTAAAGCAACTAACATGTATGTTATGTTTGCTCAATGCGATAAATTAACTACAATAAATGGGGTTATTGATTTAAAATCATGCACTAACTATGAAAATATGTTTAACGGTTGTCCTAAACTCACTTCTGTTAAGGTTAAAAACTTACCTACAGATATTGATACATTCTGTAGAATAGCCGATATAAATAAATCTAAAGTTATTGTAGTATCATAAGGAGGATTAAATGGAAATTATTAATACTAAAGATCTTCCTTATACCTTTGATATTAAGGATAATATGCAACTTAAAGTTGTTACTAAAGAGATCCCCACAGGAGAACTTAAATGGACTAAGTATAAGTCTAATGATGGTTCTAAAACATTCCTTTCTCAAAGCTTTGAGCTCAATATCCCTGGTGGTATCACTGCTGTACAGATTTTCTTAAGTCAAAATGATGGTTCTCCTGCAGCTAATATAAGAATACAGAACTTCCACTCTAAGAAATATTGGTTTGATAATGTGAATACAGATACTATGTCTTATCCTATTATCAAAGTAAATCAATATCAGAAGTATCTTCTTATGATTGATGAGATTACTGAACTACCACATGGTGGTACACTTAAGTTTAGATTCGGTAATGACATCAATAAGGCTACTCCGGATCTTATTGACATATAATTAAATCAATAAGAAAGGAGGACTAAAAGATATGAAATATTTCTTGTACCTTATTGGTCAAATCCTATGTACTCTTCTCTGCTACTTAACTAACTGGTTAGTTGTGTTATTTGCAGATGAAGAAGGTGAACTTCATGGTTTCTTACATTATTGGCAAACATGGGACAGTACTTTAGACAACAAAGATTATGTTGAAAGATATGGTTGGGGTTTCTTAAAGTATGATTACGATAAATACTTCAAACAAGATGAAGTACTTCTTGAAGAAGGAGACTTTAACCGTAAGAAGTTTGTGTCTAAAGTAATCAATCCTAACTTACCAATCTCTGTAAGAATTAAACGTTACTTATCTCGGGTTTGTTGGCTATATAGAAATAATGCGTATGGATTTGCATATTATTTCTTCTCTGTAAGAGTATGTCCAACTAAGTTGGTATATATTTGGAAGAAAGTTCAGGGACCTGGTAAACATGGATACTTGGTATATGAAAAAGGTCACAACCTTTGGAATACACCATGGGCATTCTATGATAACCGTCATATTAATAAATATATGGACTGGTGTAACTATCTTGGATGGAAAATTGTTAGAAATCCTGGTAAATCTCCTGATGAGAAGTTCCAATGTATGTTAGCTAACCGTATTGCTATCCATGGATACGATAACGATTAAGTAAATTTTGCGACAGACTATCCCGTACCCAATATTGGGTACGGGTTTAGTCCGTTTTTTCTTAGGTAGGATTTTCTATGTGAAAACAACAGCAAACAATGTTAAAGATATAAAATTAGGAGCATTATCTATACCTCTAACATTATAATTATGTTTGATTCTCCAGCCAAGCAGAAAGCTGTTTTAAAAACATATCAATAAACCTTATTATAGGTTGAATTCTTATTGTATTACTCACGAAAGGATGTGAAAAATATATGCTAGGTGAATTATCCTCTGTATACGAAAGTAACGGTGACTGGGGTGCTATTTCCAGCGGTGTAGATGACTACGGCGGGAAAAGTTATGGTGCTTATCAATTAGCTTCCAATCCTGGTACAGTTCAACGATATATCAATTGGCTTCGTAAAGAAGGTTATTGGTTTGCTGATAACTTAGATCAATATGAAATCGGTTCTGCTGAATTTGATGGTGCTTGGTCTTGGTTGGCTGACCCAGCTAATGGTAATTTGGATGACTTTGCTAAATCTCAACATGACTTTATCAAATATTCCCATTATGATCCAGCTGTAGAAGATCTTGCTGCTAATGGTTTCCATATCGAAAACCATTCTGAAGTCATGAAAGACGTTGTTTGGTCTCGTGCTGTACAATATGGTCCTGGCTTGATCGTTGAAATGTTCGAAGATGCTGTACAAGCTGTAGGATATCCTTACTTGTCTTATGTAGATGCAGAATCTTTTGACGAACGAATGATCCGTGCTATTTACTTAGACGTATGTAGTTCTTATGAATGGAATTCTGGTCCATCTCGCCAAGCATTGTTAAACCGCTTCCAAAGCGAATGTAATGATGCATTAGCTCGTCTTTAATTTTTATTTGGAGGAGAGATAAATGGGCGAATTCAAGAATACTTCTACTAGTAGTTTGGTAACTAACAACGTAATTCGGAATAACACCAATACATCTCTACGCCAATCCATTATCGGTAACACTACTAATTCTATGATTAATAGGGTTACCGATAACCCTTATACTTTCTTTACCGATCAATCTATGACAACTGTTACGTTCTATAATATAAACAAACAGTTTACTACATTAGACGAACGGTTAGAAAATACATATAATACGATTGGTGATGCCTCTGGCTTGAGATTTGATAAAATCAATGGTGTTGTTCTATATGGTATGGGTAAAATCGAATTAAATATCGATGTTGGTGAATTCGGAACAGAGGCTGATCCTATTGAAGGTGAAGCCGTTCTCCCTCCGAATACTTTTATTCCTTATCAAGAATCGTTCTTTACCATCGACCACTTAATGACTAAGAAAACATTGTGGTTCAGAGTGGTAAAGGTAAATATAGATACATTACCAAACGGTAATAATTACTACAAAATTGAATATAAACTCGAAACTATTGGCGATAATATTATGCCACAAGTTATTCGAGAGTATATGTATAATGCAGATGCTGTAGGTCTTGGTGCTACTGGTTCTTCCGGTGGTATTGATGATGCTACTGGTATGAATCCGAATGTTGTAGTAGATTCTACTTTGTATAATCTATCTAATCAATATTCTGAGCTTATTGGTATGCTACAAAAGTTCTATTACGAAATGTTCTTCCAAGAGTCTACTCAAACATTTGTGTTTAAATATGGTATGTATGGTACGTTTTTCTACGATCCGTACTTGATAAATTTTGCAATTCGAAATAAATTGTTAAATTACAACGGGTATCGTTATATCAACGTACAACAACCAGCAGTAGAACCTCTTTATATGAATATGGATTATGAGCATACTATATTCCGTAAGTTTGAAGATCCTAAAGCGAAACTATGTTACACTAAAGCTTATGGTATATTAGTACAAGATCCTATGTCTTTATTATCTCAACGCATTGAACCATATTATCAAGTAACAGTTCGTGATGACGATGGTTACTATATGGGTGGTCCTTACTTAGAACCATTGGATTACTTTGATACAGATTTGATGAATCTTATTCCTGGTATGAATCCATTAGAAGGTAATAAAGATCCTAATAAATGTGAATGTGATTGTATGAAGATTATCAATAATCTTAATAAAGAAAATGCTTACTATAAACTCATTCATACTTATCTCAATGGTGGAATTATTACACCAGAGATGATAGAATCTATACGGTATATTTGCTTCAATCCTTGTAAAGAGCTATACTACACTATCCCTATTTTAATCTATATAGTTAGATACACTTTAAGTAATTTGGCTGCTATGATTTCAGCTCAAGAAGCTGAAGCTGCAGCGGTTAATGGTTCTTCGAATGCAAATGGTACTACTTCTTTGCGTGCAAATACTGTCCAAAATTCTGCTACTGTAGCTAAGAACCGCATCAATAATGTTGTCGGTGCTGCTACTAAGGGCGTTAATGTATTTGGAAACTAGAAGAACTAGGAAAACATTTGAATAATTATTTAATGAAAGGGGAACCTTTAAAATGAAAGATATTCTTTCTGCTATTTTAGAAGATTCTCTAGATGAGATGGATAACTGTGATACTATCCAAGAGGCTGCAGAATCTGTAAGTTATTCTCCTCTTGATGTATTAATGGAAACTCCAGGCTCTTCTGAAATCATGGATGAATTATTCCCTAGTGGTCTACACAGAGAATATTCTAAATTATTGTAATTTTAAATGGAGGTAAACAATGCCTACAGAAACTACAGTTCTTCATTCTAGTGAAGAAACTAATCCTATCTTGGATAGAGCAAAAGAAAAACTAAAAGAAGAATTAAAAGAAGCTGAAAAAGCATTAGTTGCAGCTAATGAAAAAATTGCAGCTCTTGGCGAATCTGCATCTGAAGAAGACAAAGCTAAAGCTATTGATGAATTAACTAAAGCTAAAGCTAAAGTTGATGACTTGAAAGAAAAGCTAAAAGCTGCTGAAGGTACTCATGAAGATGGTGAAGTAACACCAAGTCCAGTAGTACCTGGTGCTGGTGTAGTTGAAAGTCCTACTACTGGTGGTTCTGAAACTACACCAACTAAACCTAAAGAAGATGAAGGTCATAAACCTGCTCCTTCTACTGGTGGTACTGAAACTAAACCTGTTTCTCCAACACCTGGTAGTGAAGAGGGTCACGGTACAACAGAAACACACGAAGGTACTCCAGCTGGTGGTGAAACACACACTGAAACTCCAGGTCCTGCTGATCATCTCGAAGATCATGCAGCTCATGCTGAAGAAGGTACTCATGAAGAAAAACATGAAGCTAAACCTTCTGCTGATGAAGCTGCATTGAAAGCGAAAGCTGAAGAAGCTAAAGCTAAAGTGGAAACTGCTAAAACTGACTTGGAAAAAGCTCAAGCTAAAGTGGAAGAACTTGCTAAAGATGAACATGCATCTGAAGCAGATAAAGCCGCTGCTGCTAAAGCATTGGTAGAGGCTAAAGCTAAAGTAGAAGAAACTACTAAAGAAGCAGCTAAAGCTGAAGCAGCTGCTAACCCAGCAAATAAACTTGGTGGTGTAGCATATGCTCTTGCATCCGGTGCTTATCGTATGCTTTAATTTTATTCTAGGAGATATTTCACATGCTAGAAAAGTTTAATGGGTTCTTTAAGAATGGTTTACCTGGTATTTTAGAGAAGATTAAGAATCTTAAGAAACCTCTTATTCTTATCTCTTGCTTCTATATTGGTTTACTATTAGTATTGATCCTTACTTGGTATGGAGCTTGGTGGTATATTTCTTTGAAACATGGAACTCCAGATTTATCTGCACTCTCTAATTTCATTGCTATTTGTATTGGTTCTTCCGCTATCGCTGCAGTAACATTCATTGCTGGTTTATTCATCGACTTAGATGGAGATGGTATTCCAGATGTTATTGAAAAAGGTTCTAATATTGTGAAGACTGGTAGAGATATTGCCTCTGGTGATTTATCTGCTTTAAAAGACAATAAAGAACAACCTGCGGAAGAAGAACCTACTGATACTGGTAAAAAGAAATTAAAGAAACCATTAAAAGAAGATTCTGGTATTCCAAAACAGTAAACAAATAGATTGGAGATAGTATTGGTGCTTATAGTACCAATACTTTTCTACCATTCTGGACATCCTTATAATTTAAAGGAGGTATTCGATATATGCGAATTTCTGATGATATTGAATCCATCATCGAAAGTGTAGAACCTACTATTGATCATATCATTGATCAAGAATTGGAATTCGACTCCGTAGTAGAAGCAGCTGCTTCTTTAGACGTAGTTGATCCTGTAGATATCGCTAATGATGATGAAATTAACGAAATTGTAAATACTGCTATCGGTGCTGGTTTGATTACTGACAACGATGTAGATGACATCGCTTCTGGAAAAATTTCTATTTCCGACGAAGTTGATGAAGAAGCTGAAAAAGCTGATAAAGAAATCGAAGAATATGCTGACGATGCAATTAGAGATGGTATTCTTGCTCGTGAAGAAGTAGAAGCTATCCTTAATGGTATCCCTGTAATGGAAGCATTGGATATCGATTTCGACGAAGAACAAGAATCTTTCGACGAAGAAGAAGAAATCATTTATGATTCCGAAGAATCCTTCAACGAATCTCTTGCTGAAAAACTTGGTATTAAAAAGCCTGCTGATGAAAAATCTCGTACTAAAGCTATCAAAGCGATGGCTGCTAAAGTACAAAGCACAGTTCGTGCTATATTTGGTAAAGAAAAAGGCGACGTTGTTGCTGAATTGACTAAAGAAGATGAACGTAAGTTCATTAAAGACGGTAAATCCGTTAAAGTTTGTCAATTACGTTACAACCCATTCATCCAAAACCGTAAAGATACTAACCGCAAAAAGGGTTATGGTTTAGGCTGGAATCCAGTGGATGGTATCTATATCAGTGATAAAGACATGGCTGATTATTATAAACTAACTAACTTAGTTGGTGATAAATTAAAAGATGAAGCTTCTAAATACGGCTGTCGTATTTATACATCCGAACTTAAAGACTTTAAAGAACGTTTGGTAAAACGCCAAGGTCTTGTTATTTCCTGGTACTTAGAACCTCGTAAATACTTCTTCGAATCTGAAGAATCTGAATTGGACTTAGCTAATGCTGCTTTGACTTTCGATACTGGTATTAACTTCAATGAATCTGAAGATGATATTGATGCTATCTTCGGTATGGATGAAGAAGCTACTCCTCAACCAACTCAAACTGGTAAAGAAGTAGGTTCTAAACCTCAAGCTGGTCAAACAGATAAAGCTCAAGCTGGTGAAACTAATCAAAAACCTCCTGTTCCTGGTACTCCTAAACAAGAGGAAGATGAAGATCTTGTAGATCGTGACGATAATGCTATTGATATGGAAGTTGATGATGCTCCTACATTCGAAGGAGATCGTAAAGCTTACCACGATGACGACGATTCTGATGATGAATTAGAAGAACGTATCACTATCGATTCTGATGATGACGATGATGATCATGAAGATGACCGTGATGATGAAGATCACGACGACGATGATGATCATGATGACTCTGACGATGATGACGACGACGATTCTGATGATGATGATCATGAAGATGACGACGATGATGATAAAGGAGTTTTCAAGATGGACGAATCCATGAAATTGAATTTCGTTGAACAAGCTCAAGAAGTTTGTCAAGAAATGGACTTAAATAAAGTTGATACTATGAATACTTTCGATGGTGCTGGTATCAATGCTGATGATGTTGAATTCGGTTACAAAGGTCCTCAAGTAGGTGCTGATGAAAAGAACTTCGATGACAGCTTCAAAAAAGAAGATACTGTTCCTGATACTATCTTCAAAGATTCCTTCTGGGATTATGATTTAGATCCTTCTATCGAAGATATGGAAATCGGCAAATAGTAATATTTCTTTAGGAGGATTATACTATGATTAAAACAGTAAATGTCTATGCAGCTCAACCTGCATATATTGATGGTATTAATTTTAGCGGACCAGCTAATGGTATTGAATTAGATACTGATACTATCCGCAAATGCTTACAACAACGCATCCTAGTTCGAGAAGTTCTTGATGATGGTACAGTAGTTCAATTGGGCTTTGATAACTATGATAAAGACCTCGATGGGGATGACGATGTTTCTATTCTCGATGATGATGATAAAGAAGAACTTCCTAAGTTCAAAATCTACTCTGTAGGTCCTAACGGAGATAACTCTGCAGTAGAAGCTGAATCTAAATCTACTATCCAAAAGATTGTAGAACACAAAAAAGAAACAGCTCCAAAAGAAACTCCAGTTGTTACTGAAGTTAAAGATCTAGTAGATGATAAAGAAGAACCTAACAAGGAAGACGGCTCTGTTAAAGTTATCGATGAATCTAAAAAGAAATTTACTCGTAAATAATTATTTCAGAGGCTAGATAATGAAAAAACCTGTAGTGTTTGTCATTAATGAAGCTGCAGAAAAAGTTGTTTCTTGTGAAACTGTAAATGTAGGAAGAAACGGTTTTGTTACTGCTGAAGGTGTTCTCCAAGTTGGTGAGAAAGAAAACCGTAACCGCCGTTTCTATTCTACCGAAGACTTGCATAGTGAAATCTACAGTGATCGTATTCGTGAATTAGTTACTACTGGTAACTTTAAAGGCGAAGCTGGTCACCCATTAGATTTGAATCTATCTCGTCAACAAAAAGTAGATGGTACTTTAGAACAAGTATGGTTTACTAAACTCTGGATGGAAGGACCTTTAGTAAAAGCTCATTTCCGTGGTACTAATAATGAACTAGGTCGTAGCTTTAACGAAGACTTGAAAGATGGTCAATTACCATCCTTCTCTTTAAGATCTATCGGTTCCATTAAAAACAATGGTGGTCGTAATCAAGTTACTAACTTACGTATTATTTGTTATGACCGTGTATACTTCCCATCTTATCCAGATGCTTATACAGATCACATTGTAACTGAATCTGCATTCATGGATGATCTTAAATTGACTAATATGAATGAAGACATGCAACGTAAGATTGTTGAGTCTGGTAACAGCTTAATGGTTGAATCTGCTGTCTCGCCTATCATTAACGACGATGTGCGTAAAGTTATTATGAAAGAATCTTATAACTTAAACGCTATGTGTGAAGCTTTTGATCAAGAGTTCACTAATATTACTCGTAAGGGTAATAACCTTCAATTAGTAGACGAAAACTACAATGTTATCGTTGTACCTATTGAAGATTATGTTGGTGCTAAGATCGATAAGTTCTGTGATCGTTTCTAGAAAATATATAATTAGAGTACCCAATATTGGGTACTCTATATATTTTACTTACCACATAGAATTGAGGTGATAAAGATATGCCAATGATGAATGCTACTACAAATCTATTGAATAAAATAGAACGTCGTTTAGGTACTCGTGTACTTAACTTACCTGATGAGATGGGTAAAGATGTATGGATGGAAGAAGTAATCTCTAACGAAACATTGGATACGTTCAGTCGTTACTTCCCATATAAGATGACTTATTATTTAACTGGTGATAGACGTAAAGGACCTTACTATCTTATTGATGAAGCAACGTGCTCATCTGTAAAGATTATTGGCTGTGGGGACATCGACTGGAGATTATTAAGCACTATGTATCCTTCCTTTGGGTTCGGTACTGGGTTCTTTAGTACATTCGATATGTTTACTACACAAATGAACGTAGAAGATATTATGATGAACCAAATGCTTACTAACCATGCTAGTATTTATAAAGCTGGTATCTATCCAGAGTTTGAAGCTCCTAATAAAATTAGATTAGCTTCTCAGTTATCCAATAACCAATTAGAAACACTTAAGTCTATTCCAATTAATCTATACGTCAAACATTCTAAGAACCTAATGACGATAGAACCATCTAAGATGGAGATATTTGAAAACCTAGCAACTTCTGATGTAGCTACATTTGTTTATAATAACTTGAAATACTTTACTAATGTAAGTACTTCTTATGCTACTACAGAATTACCATTGGATACTTTACAAGACTGGGCTAATAAGCGTGATGATATCGTTCAAAAGCTTGAAGATAACTATGTATCTGCTGCTAATAGAAATCAACCACTTATTATCACAATCTAACATATAATTGAGACTCTCTTGCCACGGGTTTCACTTCATAGTAAAGAAAAAATAAAAGAAAGATATGAGGTAGCCAATATTGGCTACCTCACTTTCTTTCCTTATTTTATCTTAACGAAGTCTAAATAATTTGTATAACTTAGTTCGAGATTCAAATCCATCTCGAGTCAATAGTAAGTATGTATTCATTAACTTATTGAGCTTCAATGGTAAGTCATTCTTTTTACAGATACGTACAGCTTTATGGATTTTACCATATACAATAGCATTTGCTAGCACTGCTATATAATCTGGAATCTCTGTGAACAAAGTTACATAAGATTCTTCTTCATTACCATTAACCATTTTAGTTAAATTAAAATCATTATCTCTGAAATCATAATGATAATAATCTACATCTGTATGGTTGAATTGGTCTAAGATCAGATAAGTAACTATTAAGGTTTCTAAACCGTACACTTCTAATACTGTTTCTTTTTTAAGAAATTCGGTTTTCATTGTTTTCTCTCCTTAAATTATTTACAAATGTCTCTTAGTTCTTCTAATGGGAAATTGATACCGTTATAATATCTAGCTAATGGAATTCTAAGTAGTTCACTTAGACTTACATTTAGTCTAGCTTGTTTAATAATTCTAGCAGCTTTTCTATATTTTCCTTCGAAGATATATTTAGCTAGGATTACTATTTCTGCTGAAATATTATTTATAGTATCTCTGAAGTATAAGCTCTTTTCTTCTTTAACTCCATTATCTATAAATAATTGATGTGTACCATTAGAGTAGATATATACATAGATACCTTCATATTCATTCCAAATATGATTATGGAGAATATGGGCAACTAAATTCAAGTTTATTAGTTCCTCTGTATCTATATCAGATTGTATCATAAACCCTAGTTTTTCTCTTTTGGTTGTTGGTAGATAATATCTAACTAGATGTGTTTCGTAAAGTGTTACGCATGTTTTCATTTCATTATTCCTTCCTGAGAAAATAAAATTCCCATAGCCAATATTGGCTATGGGCAAGTGATCTATTTGAATTTCTTACTAGCAACTATCTCTTCATATAGTTTAAACGACTTGATGAAGAGAAAAATATCAACGACTATACCCAGTAATATAACTGGGCATATCATTGAAAGCTTTCCACTACAATAAAGAGAGATGAAAGCAAGAATAGAGAAGAAGAGTGCCATGAGGAAAATAGTATAGGAGAGGAAAATGATAAATACTTCGTATTTAGTCAATTTAAGTTCCTCAATAAACATCATCCAATCAGACACTCCCCGTAAAAGCTCTTTTGGAGATTTCATAATAACACTTCCCTTCTCATAAACAAAGTTTACTTAAACTTTCAAAACCTGTTCACGAATTTTATTAGCGGGAACTCCAAAGTCTTTCTCACCTTCAAACCTGTTCCTGTGTAAGTATACTGGTATATTTAATTCAAGAGCTTTTTTACAATTCCATATAGCGTAATCATTACCATAATCGTTGTCTAAATACAGGTCTAAAATTAAATTAGGTATAGGATATGTAGTTAAAACATGTTTAATTACACTACTAAAACCTTTACCATTAGCAGAGATATACATCTGTTGTTCAGTGTTACCTCCACATAAATTATACTTAACGGATAATATATCGAAAGCCCCCTCCGCTATTCGAATATGTATAGGTTCATTCGACATCGTGTTTATTATGGTCGGAATACAATAATACTTATTCCCTGATTCAAATGAATTGAAAATGTTGTATTGCATGTATCTAAAGTTAAACTGTCTTGGTGGATTCTTACGGAGATTTCTAAATGTGACAAAACTATTATTCATACTTAGAAAGCCAATACAATTCAGCGAAGCATAATCGATTAGATCACGAAATCGATTCTCAACGTTAATCTTATTATAACTTAATAATTCTTTTACGTCAAGTATTATTTTGTTAGAGATTATTTCACCATAAGAAAAATCTATTCCAAGACGATTAGAAATATATTCAATTTTCTTTTTGTTATAAGTATTATCGGTATAGGGGTAATTTTGATTTAGGTAATAGTTATTATTAACTGGTCGATATTTAGAATTCTTGAATATTTCTTTATTCGATTTATCCAGCTTATATAATACTTCAGATGTATCAGCATAACCCATAAGTTCTCTGATAACATCTTTAGACAATACACCACTTTCATTACACTTAAAGCAATGATACAATGGAGGTATTCCTTTAACAGAATCTCCTAATGATAAGTATAAATGTCTAGAGTCTTTATTCTTACTATCACCACAGAAGCGACATCTAATAACTACTTCTCTTCCATTCGATGCAGATTTTGCATCTGGAAAGGTTTCCATTAGATAGTATTTTAATTCTTCTTGTATATCCATAATCTCACCTCCTTTTAGCAAATAAAACTCCAGAGACTAATATTAGTCTCTGGAATTAATTGTCTTAAATTAACAGAATATATTGAAGCAACTCTTCAGAAATCTTTTCTGGAATACATTGAATTTTGATTCCATTAAGCTCTTGATTATAGAAGTCAATATTTCTGAAATCAGAGGCTAAGATTTGAGAGATTGTTTTAAAGATGATTTCTTCTTGGATTTTCTTATTATTGTATTTAGCAACTATTTTAGGATAGTTTTCGGAGAATTGAATCTTTTGAAGAATCTTCTTATTTACAGTCTTACGACTAACAATCTTTTCTACTCTACCACCAATGATATATGGTAATAGAGATTGACCAGCTGAGATAAGATACTTCTTAGCAGCTAATAGCATAATTACATATTGTCTGAATGTAACTAACTTAACTGCTTGGATATCTTTAAACTCTTTTAAGAATAGATAAGAAACCAAATTGAATTGGAATTGGTTTTTGATATTCTTACCTTCTTTACCAAGCTCTTTCATATAGAAATTAATTTCATCTTCAGAGAATGGACCATATAAAGCTTCAATACGTTGAATTGTTTGATTACAGTTTAACGTAGATTGAATAACTGCGGATTCATTCATCTTAGCTAAGTGAGCTTCAAACTTATCTGCTTCAGAATTATTATCTTCATCTACGTTAGAAGAAGATACTGATGCTAAAGCATATTCATACTTAGCCCGTAGAACTTTATTATTCAAATCATTTTGAATAGAGAAGAAGTTAAACGAGATGATATTTTCTTTGAATGAATATTTTGGAATGATTTGTACCAAAATATTTTGTTGGGTTTCCATTGCATGCGAAATAGGATTACGAGCTCGGATTTCTTGCATATCCCATAGCACTGGATTGCCCTTCTTGTTTTTGTTTACATTTGTCAAAATAGTTTCAAATAACTTAGAAGCCATATCGACATTGTATTTATTATCTACTTCAAATAAGATATTATCAAATACTCTCAATAGAAGTCTTTGGATATCTTGGTTTGTGTATTGATGTAGATAAGAGAAATGAATAAGAGTAGGAATAATCATATTTTGAAGAATAGAGATTTCAAATAAAATACAAGCATGATAATCTCTATATTCTAGACATGGATTATTCTTATTCTTATACGTTAAATGTATATTATAATTATCCCTTACAAATCTATGGATATCATAATGGAGTACAGGATTGCTATCCTTAGAGATGAAGTAGCGTTGAATATCAGCTACTAACATATCTTCATTATACCCTTCATGATATTCTATTAGATACTTCAACTGAGCTAATATATTAACTACAGTATGTTCGGTATCATAAAACTTTTCGAAATAGTTAAGATAATGAATACAATGATCACGAAAACCAATGGATACATCACCATTTGGTTTTACTACAGTTGCACCATTGTAGCATTTCTTACTAGCCATCGAATAGAAAGCAATTGGATGATGATCTTCTAAGCCATAGATCCTAGCGATATCATTCAATTCAATTAAACCTTTTGAGGTTGTAAAAATAAAGTCTTCAGGTTGAGGAACCCAGTCATCTACATAGACAAATGGCTGAGCTTCTCCGAGATCAATAAAAACGTTCTTTAATTCTTCTACCATTTTAACCCTCCTAAATGGATTTTAGGTTATTTACAAAGACCAAATAACCTTCTTCATTTCTATAATATACAGCTATATTATCTTTTTCGAATCGCCTTAGTTGTACGTACTGTCTTGGTAGTTTTAACAGTCCCTGTTTTACGTACACCGCTAGCAACTCTAGCTGGCTTGACATGATCGCTTCCAGTGAAAGTATTCCTAGGAGGTTGAGGAGTTTGTTTAGTAGCCTTCTCAGTTTTTCTAAGTTGTTCTGCTTCTCTTTGACGCTTAACTATCTTAGAATCAGCCTTCATAATGTTATGGGATATAGTATCAGCTTTATAAGGCTTAGCTTTATCCCACCAACGTTTTTCAAATAGTTTCTTTTGCTCCATAAAGAAGTAAGCAAAGTATAGAGATTTAACAAAACCAAAAGTTTCTTTAGGATTTCGTTCTCTAGGCTTACTCTTTAAGAAGTCTGGACCAATCTTATCAGCAAAGTCTTTAATTAACATCCCTTCTTTATTAAATACATAGGCATATGTATAACAGAAAGCAGGATCATTAGAAAAGACTTGAATATTATAGTTAGTAAGGGTTGGATAAGATTCTGTACCTGTATGACCACAGAACTTTATAATCACATCGTAATAGAATTTATCTAATACTTCTGATGGGACTTTGATATGAATATAATAGGTATCGTTTTTATCGTCTTTGAATTGATAAAACTTTAAACTACCACCTTCCCGCATCAAGATACGTTCATATCTTTGACGAGCATCCATTTCAATCAGTTTAATTTGTGGCGTAGTACTCCCGACAATACCAGGTCGTCGTATATAATTAGCAAATGTAGTTTCGACGGACAATCATATCCCTCCCTCACATAATTTATTTTACTATTCAGCAGTATATGTATTCATATCTGGAATTGGGCACAAGAATTGATTTGTTTTGAACATCAAACCTACGATATCTACAATAGCTTGTAATGTAGTTGGGTCAGTTTTGATAGAAGATAATACTTCACGATCATTACCAGTTACATCAATAGGTTTATTACGTTCAATAAGAGTTTTAATCAAATCATCTTGCTCAATATCTTCAACTGCCATGTAGTCTACATAGATACGAGCAACTGTATTAGCATATGCTTTATATACAGCATTACTTACAGCTTCTCTAATTGGGCTTAGGTTAGAAGTAACTTCAGCTACTTCATAAGCAGCACGAAGACCTTCGAAGTTAGCAGCATAACCAATACCTTCTTTAGCAGCAGAACGACAGTTAAGAACAGCATCTTCTACAGCATCTTTTAATGCATCACGGTCAGTATAGGATACACCACCGATTAAATAGTCAACCATATTACATTTCAAGGATTGAATACGGCGACGAAGTACATTTACTTCAGTAGCAGATTCTTTTACTGTATCTAATTGAGCTAATTGAGCTTCTAAAGAAGCAAGAAGATTGTTATATTCACTGCTGAATACTCGTTTACCTTCTTCATCATCCACAAACATCAATTCTGGATTGATAACTTTAGTAGTTTTAGTATCAGCAACTAATAATTCAGCTTTACCACCGAATTCAGTAGCCACATTATCCAATGTAGGAGCAATGCCTTTTTCTACATCAGATTTTTGAACTTCGGGATCTACATATTTCTTGATTGTTTTAGCACCAGTCATAGCAGCTAAATCAGCAAGACGATCTACATCAGTCATACCAGTGATAATAGTCAATGGAGCACGTTGTTCAATTTTAGAACTACTCATCATATCGATGATGCTATCCATTTGGGAACGAATATCACGACCAAATGTAGGAGTAATGATTGCAGTTGCCTTAAGTTCATTAGCAATTACAGCATCTGCTTCAGCTTGGTTACCTTGTTGAACCAAAGTATTGTATTTAGTTAATGGAGCAATCAAATTTTGCTCTACAATCTTGTAGCAAAGATTAAGCGTGTAGTTATTATCAATTGGGTCTTCAAAAATGTAAATATTAGGATTTTGAAGTTCAGAAACAGCGTCTTTGGCACGGTTTATGAAGCATGGATTGAAATAACCACCATCAATAGTCAAACCTTCATAAGTTTTCACCATGTGGTTAGTAGTATTAGAGATACCTACGTCGATATATACACCAAGACCAAATTGTTCGTAGATTTCACGAATAGAGCTAGCTACTTCTTCATTACCATCAGTAGATGTCAAAGCAATTTGGTAGATTTTATCAATAGTAGGTTTTTGCTTACTATTTTCGATAATAGTAGTAATATCTTTAACTACTTTCTGTAGTTCAGCGACTACAGCCTTTTCGGTGAAATTGGAGTGGTCGCTAATGATTTCGTTCAATGCACGGAAGATTTCATAGGAGAGGATTACAGCAGATGTTGTACCATCACCAACTGTTTTAACAGTATTGCGAGTAATATCTTTAAGATCATCGAGAATACTCATTTCGATAGGTTTATTGAACTTAATAGATCCTAAAATACTATGACCATCTTTAGTATATGCAGTCACACCAGAACCTTTTACATCATCACCTTTACGAATGAGTGTAGTGGAACCAGATGGACCATAAGAGTTAGCCAAAGCATTAGCTATACGTTCAATAGTTTCTAATTGCACTTCACGAAGAACGTTTTTAGGTACAATATTAGAAACCGCTTTAATTCTTGCTGTGTTCATTAATATAATCCTCCAAGTTTACTTCTGGAATAGTGATATTGGAATAGATATCGACCATCCGTATTACATTTTGTTCTCCTAATACAGTTACAACTGGACTTGGGAGAAAATTAGGACCTAGATTGTAATTACCTTTAACGATATAAATGTATTTACCACCAATAGGAGCATAATCTTGAATATTATTGAGGTATTTGATAAATAGAGAAGTAGAATCTTCGAATAATTCATTGGTTCTAACTATCTCTAATACTTCAGAATATTTCTTAACTATATTGACTTGTTTTTCGTTATCACATTTGATTCTAGATTTGATAATATCATCAGCTACACCCATAGCATTGATAGCTTGTAATAGATCTGTAGGAATAATTCTTTCATATACATCATCAGCGTGATCTTTCATGATAGATTCCAATATGTCGTCAAAGCTATCTTTGTATTTATTATCCAATACTGCAGATAATGGATTATCATACTTTCTATATAGTAGCTTATTCTTAAGATAATTATTAGTGATCTCTACCTTGGATTCTCTAATAGACTTGTCGATGAAATTAGTATTCTTAGTATTCAGTAAGATATACTGAGCTATAGCCAAATCTAAATCAAATAATACTTCAAATTCAATAAAGTTCTTAGTTACGTATTTAATAGTAGTATCCATATAAACCTACCTGAAACGAAGTATAGAGAGTATACGGATATCGTATACTCTCCATTGTATCTTCTTTAGTATATTTTGTCTATTACATGAAGTCGTCTAAGTCGTCAACTTCGTTGTTTTGGCTTGCAGAACCTTTGCCATAACGGCTACCACCATTATTGTTACCATAGGAAGAACCACCACTTAATGCTTCTTTCAAGAAGCTATATTTAGATTGAGTGTTTCTAGCCAAGTTATCAATAACAGAGAAAGCAATAGTATTATTCATTGCATGTACATAGTCATCCAATTGGAAAATCAATTGTTTGATATCTGTAGAAGAAGCGAAAGAATTATTGTAAGAAATACTACCATCTTCTTTAACTTTTTCGACTACAGGGAAAGAATGATTTAATACATAAGATAAACCATCACCGATTTCGGAACCGTTCTTAGTAGATACAGTAAGAACATCGTCATCACCTTCATGAGTGATAGTAATCAATGCACGTGCAGATTCTACACCGAAACCAGAGTATTGTTCTGGGTCGCGTAAGTATGCTTTAAGAAGATCAGCTAATACTAATGCTTTAGAAGCAGTTAAGTATAATAATGCTGGATTTTCTGTATCGAATTCTGCACCGTAACCGTCGTTAGATTCTTTTACCATACGTTCGATAGAAAGTTTAATAGTATTCTTCCACATAGAGAAGTTCATACGAGATTTAGCTTTCTCAGAACGTGTGTTGTAGAAAGTATAACCAGAGTATACTGTAGGTCTTAATTCGCGATTGTTGTTGTCTCCTAGTGCCATGATAATAGCCTCCTAAAAAAATATAATTTAACTAAATACAATAATAAGCTAATGCTTATAATTACTTTTACTAGTTTGTTATGTTAAATATTAAAATTAACAATCTACGAAAAGAAAGAGAGTACCCAATATTGGGTACTCTCATTATATATTAAGATTAAATCTTAGTATGTAAGGAAGTCCTGATGATATCATATCGACAATACAATCTGTCCAAATCCTTAGCCGTCTTTGCATCAAGCTCATTATTTTCTAGATAATATTTGATTTGACTCATCTCACTGTTAGCTTTGAAGAATAAATCTTGAGCTTCATTAATAGTCTTTGCAGTTTTGCCAAGAGCAACTGTTTCTGCAAATGTATCAAAGAAACTCTTAATAGATTTACGTTCATTTAACTTAGCAACAATATCTTTCTTATCAGCAGTATCTGTAAGAATACCAGATTCTTGAATCAAGAAAGAATCATCGATACGAGTTAAATGACGAGCAACATTCTTCAACTCATCTTGTTCCAATTCAGATGCTGTTACTAAACAAGATTTATTGATAGTATGTAAAGCTGGAATACGGTATGTAAGGATATCCTTATATAGACGTAAAGTCCATTTAGTAACTACTTCAGCTGCATTGGTACCTTTATCATATAGATATCCAAGAGCATCTAATTTAGCAATAGCACTTTCTAAGAATCGAGTCAATTCTAATGCATCATCAAATTCTTGAATAGCACCATTATCTTTAACGTAGAAAATGGAAGCTGATTTGCGGATCGCTTCTTTAAGACCATAAGCTAATAACTCCACATAGGAGATATAGCTAGAGATCTTGATATTTGTATTATTTTGAGTTAAACACAAATCGATTAAGTAGCGAGCTTTACGAGCAGGAGTGTCATTGTATACCAGAGAAGCTACTTCATGTAATAAGATAGAAGTAATTTCATCAATATTCAATCCTGTGTAATTATCAAGAAGCTTAGAATCGATCTCAACACGATATTTGGATATAGCAAAGTTAGTACTGTTTAAAACTATATCGACGACCTGTTGAGAGTCATTAAACACGGGCATTACCGTTAGACCAAAGAAGATTTTATCTGTATTATTAGTAAAGATAACGTCTTCACATTTCGAGTCATCGAAAATATCGTTAAGTATTCTCTTAATGGAAGATAGTAACGCAGAATTATCAGGATCGACCTTTAATTGCATTAGTTCGTATCGTAACTCACCAATGCTTTCGAACAAGGCAGTATCGTCTTTTTGCATTTCGCACCCTCCTCTAAGGAAATAAAAGAGGACTAGAGGAATTATCCTCTAGTCCCGATTATTAGTCACTTAGAAATTAGTTAGTTTTGATAGGTGGAATTTGGAAGTGACCTGTAGCTGGATCAACTACACCGTTAACTTCGTTAGCATAATCTGCACGGTTAGCAGTGTAATCGTTCATAGCATTAGCACCGATGAAGTCTTTAACGTCGTCTTCAGGGTTGTTGCGTAAGCCAGTAGGATTCATAATATGCATACGTCCTTGAACAGGTTGATATTGTAAGAATAACCAACGTTCGAATGCAGTCATAGCTGGCAATGCAGTTTGACGAGCATCACGAATTTCGTTGCTTAAGTACATTTGGTAATCTACCACTTTGTAAGTAATACGCATGGAGTTACGAGGAATTAACAATACTACGAAGTTATTGTTGTTACGCATTTTGTTAGTGGAGATGAAGTTGTATACACGATGTTCGGAAGTAACAACAGTGCGAGTGAAGTCTAATTCAACAGGACCGATGTTGGAAGCTGTTTGATAAGTGTATTGTTGAGGAGCAATACGACGGATCAAGTCAGGACGACCGAAGATAGCGATAGTCATGTTTTCATCGTTCAATTCTTGAAGCATTTCAGTAACCATAGTTTCCAAACGATCCATGAATTGACCATTTCTCCATACTACTGGAAGACCAGTGAAGTTGATTGGAGGAGTGAAGTCAAATGCAGCTTTGTATTGTTTGGATTCAGGCATAGCCAAGTAGGAAGCATCAAGATCATCACGGATGGAATCATCTTTCCAATGAAGAAGAGCAAGACGGATCATGGACATAAGTTTTGTAACTTGGTTTACGTCATAAAGAGCTTGAACGTCTTTAACTTCTTCTGGAGTGATAGGTACAGTTACATGTGGAGCTTCTGGAATTTGGAAGATATCTGTAGTGCTGGACCATTCAACTTTAACAGTTGGGAATGCAGCGGAAGATACATCAAATACAGCACGAACAACAAGTGCTTCTACCAAGAAAGTAGTAGTGTCGAATGCTTCAGTAGCACCGTCTTTAACTTTCAATGGACCACATTGAAGCAACATACGGTTCTTTTCATTCAAGTAACCCATGATTGTACCAGAAGCAGTTACTGTATCAGTAGCATTTTTCTTGAAGGAAATCATGAATGCACGATGCATTTGACGAACATGGTCGCCATAACCAGGAGTGAAGAATGCATGAAGTTTGAACAATACAGAGTTTGCACCAGCTGCTGTTGCAGGAACTTCTTTTTGTTGAGTAGCATCCCAAACCATTTCGCCTTTTTCTACGTATACGTTTTTAACTACAACGCCAAAAACTTCTGTACGCATGGAAAGGTTAGCAATGGATTGAACGGAAGCGTCAATTACATTAGCTGCAACTGCTTCAGCAACGAAGTCAGTAGCTTCTTGTTCAGGCAAAGTAGTGATAACTTTGTCGAATGTAGGAACGGATTCATCGATAGCTTTCTTGATCAAGTTTTGTTCAGCATACATATCGATTTTGTTGCCTTTAGTATCAACCAAGTTACGAGTTTCCATAGTCAAAGTGAATTTAGGGCTACGGGAAACGTCTTTTGGCATTACTTGATCATAAACAGCGTTCATCAAGATATTTTTATGGATTGGTGTTACCATACCGATTACTGGGGACAATGCACCCAAGTTAGTGGATTCAGTAACAGCTGCTTGTACGTCGTTTTCGAACAACATTTCCATGTTTTCTAAGTGAGAACGAAGAGCAGCGGAGTTGCCTTTGAAACGAGGATCTTCTGCGTCGTAAGATTCGTTTACGAAGAAAGATTTAAGATCTTCTTTACCAAGGTTATTAGTTAAGAATTCTGTTGGGTTATTGAAGATATCCAAGCCGGATTCTTGTTTAGCTGCACGTGCTAATTCAACAAAGCGAGCAGCAGTTTCATGCATGGAGTCTTGTTCGTAACCACGAAGAATCTCTTTATTAGCATTATCTGTAGAGCCTACGATTGCCATTAGGAATATTCCTCCTTATATGAGAATATTAAATTTCATCACAGTGTCTATCTGTCACACACATCTCTACTATCATCAGTAGAATCTATTTATAAGTGGTTGGGTTCTTATCCCAAATAATTTCTATTTTTCTTCTTTCCTGTTGCCAATCTTTTCTACGATTTTATAAACCAAAGAATAGATAGCAACAAGCTTTTGTAACACAATCTGATTTTCTGCTATAGAACGAGTACCAAAAGAAACTGTAAGGGCATCCCTAATCATATCTTTTAGGGCACCAAGAGTTTCATTAATATAATTGATAGCTACGATATTATCAGAAGATCGATTAACTAGCAGGATCTGCTTAGATGTATTATCAACGTTTGAGTATAACTCAATAAAGGAGTCTTTAATACTATTAATCCTAAGCTTCATTTGCTCATCAGAAAGGTTAGAGAACAAGTCATTTTGAAGTTGAGAGATTTCACCATCTCCACCTTCGGTAGTATCACCTGAAGTATCATCAGTGGTATCTTCTCCACCCATATCATCTCCAGTAGCGTCACCATCTCCAGCTTCTTCGTCACCAGCACCATCGGTGTCATCCCCTGGTTCTCCTTCAGCTGCAGAAGGATCTTCTTCTGAAGTATAATCTGGTGAATCAGAATCATCATCAGTTCCTTCAGTATCAGTATCGATATTACCGTCAGCGTTATCAGAATCTGGTATTTCACCATCTCCTTCATCTGACTTTACTTCTGTGTTAGTATCATCAGATTCAGAATCAGTATTAGTTTGATCATTTTCTGGATCATTACCGGATTCTTCATCATAATCCGGTTCTTCTTCTTCTGTATAATCTGGATTGCCCTCATCGTCTACGGGGGTGTTAGGGCTTTCACTACCATCAGTATAGTCAGTAGGAGCATCATCTTCTGTTGAGTCGGTATTATCTCCACTACCATTTTGTCCTTTATTTTCTTTTTTATTATCATCATTTGGTGCTTCATGAAGGACATCTTCGGCATCAAAGATCACATCTTCATCAAATAAACCAAATTCATCATCAAATGCAAACATATGACCTCCTATTTCTTGGATTTAGCCTTTTCAATTTCTTTATCAATACGTTCAATTTGACGATTGATTTTGCTCTTAAGCATAAGAAGTTTCTTTTCATCACTTTCAGTAAGGTTAGCTGTGTTAAGTTTCTTTTCAACAATACCTAATTCTACATCAAGTTCGTCTTTAACAATCTTCTTAGTTTCAACGGAAGTATTTGTTGTGCTAATAGCATTAATTACCAATACTAGTACCAAAAGATATGGTGTTGTAATAGCCAAACCAGCTGTTACAATTACCATTAAGATATTTCTAAGGTTAGGTAAGATTTTTGTCTTTAATTGAGCGATCTTTTCTTCATCACCCATAGTAGTAATATTGGCTAGAACATCGATAATTTTACTACTGACGGATTTAAGCTTAGGTTTTACCTTTTCAACAGCACCACCAGCTTTAGCTAGAACATCAGCCATTCTACTAAGAAGACTTTTCTTAGTTGCTTCAACTTTTTTCTTTTGTTCTTGTTTTTGCTTAGGAGTTAATTCTTCTTTTTCGTCATCGTCATCATCGTAGTCATCATCAAAATCAGAGTCATATGATTCAATGAAAGCCATGATATCTTCCATCAATTGAGTAGCTTCTGTGAAGTTTCGGAAGTATTCTACAGGATCGTCTACTTTAACAGTTTCTACTAGACGATTACGGTATGTATTTACTTTAGAAATATTAGCAGCAAGATCCATATCCATCTTACTAGAGATAGCATTTTCTTTGATTACTAATTCTGCTCTATTTAATAGAATATCTCTATCGAGATGTTCTGGATAAGTACGAGCATAGTATTCGAAGAATGGAATTGCTTCTGGGAATTTAATAATTGTATCTTGACAAATATTAAATTTAGGTGCAGAGGAATATGCTTCAGATAGAGAAATAATCTCAGCAGCTTCTTCTGCCATTTCAGTACATTTGATATACGAAGGTCTCATTAGAGCATGATCAATTGCGTCCATTTTTTCTTCTTTCTTTTCTTCTGCAATCATATATTCATCGGCAATACTTCTTAAGAAATTACCTAATTTTTCATTACCACATACTAGACCAATGATATATGAAGAGAATCTGATAGCATCACATACAAGTTTAGTAGATTTGGATTCTTTGATTCGATTTTTAACGAATACTTCTATAGCTATAGGATCATCAATATGAGTACCCTCTGCTGTTTTATCTGTATAAAGAATAGGTAAGATGGTTAGAATAGCATAAAGGAAAACTTTATCAGTATAATCTACTTCAATACCTTTGATTTCCATAGGGTAATCTGATTCGTTGATAAAGTTGAAGAAAGATTTAGGTCTACCGATAGTATTATCTTCTGCATAAGTTTTTAAGATATAGCAAACTACATTTGCAGTTATACCATTAGCCCATACAGGAACTAAACCTTTGTATTCTTTAATACGATCTTCAAATTCACTGAAGCTATTCTTTAGATATTGTTTACCATCGAAAGGAATCCAATTAGCCTTCAATAATTCATCGACAATATCTTCTAAAGTAACTTCATCATCTGTATCTTTATATGCATTGATATAATAGAATGCAGGTCCTAGGATATTATCGAATATAGTAGAGAAACATTCCTCTTTAGAGTTTCTTTCAATATATTTGATAACGTAGTGAAGTTCTTCGATAGTCAAGACAGCCTTTTGAACAGGATCCATTCTATATGTATCAATCAAAGAAGCAAGATGAACCCCAAGGATTGGAACGATATATCTGTATTTATAATAAATATCAGAACCTTCTTCATCGATACTAAGTAATTTAACGATAATAGATTTGATATCAAAACGTTTTTGAATAATATTATGGTTTTCTTCAACACGTTTAGCAGCTAAACCCATAGTATATAATTCATACTCTTTTTTGATATAACCTTCACCAGATTTAGAATCTTTGAGATATAAATGAAGAAGTTCTAAATACTTAGTTGGTTTGAACTTACCGGAAAGTTTGATATACTCATCCAATGCTATATTATAGAACCTCGACGCAGTGTGAATTAGGGAGAAAATATAATCGTTCTTTCCTCTAAATTCATTACTAGCTTCTAATTCATCAATCCCTTTAAGGGCTTGAGAAAAAATAAAAGTAGCTTGTTCAAAGTTGTTTTCAACATTGTCAGAGAATGATTTCCATTCCCGGAGAGCATCGATGAGATTTGAATGGTCGGTGCGTTTGTAATTTTTCATCAATGGATACGGTCTCATTTGTCCTCCCTAATTTTTTAATCTAAAATCCATTTCAATTATTATAAAGTTCATATAAGACAAAAAATAATGGGCACATAAGTGCCCATTACTGGGAGTTTACGATTAGCTTAATTTGCTTCTATCAAATTTGACAACGTTATCAGGTAATTCATCGATCTCACAATCTTCAACAGCTCTATCAGATAATTCATCAATCTTTTGAGCTAGAGTACAGATTTCAAAGAATTCATCATCCGCTACTATATTATAGGACGCTGCTAGTAGAGAAACATTTCGTTTTTCTTCTCCAATGTTATCATGAAGAATTTCTCTTGTCTTTTTCAAGAATTCTGTATAGATTTCTTGATCTTCAGAGACTACTAGGAATGCCATGAATGCAGGATATATTAAGTTGAATAGAAGTCTAGATTCAAAAGCATCGAAGACGATCTTTTGTTCCTTAGTTTCAGTAAAAATAGATCTTATAGTTTCATAAGTTTCTCTAAGTTCTTCAAATCCTGCATAAAATCCATAACGTTTTAAGAATAGATTACAAGGGTTAGTTACACTTGTAAGGTTTTGAAGAGCTTCGAATAAATCAAAGTCGCCACTTTCATTAAAGATATCGATATCCTTAACTATGGTTTCTTTAAATACTGGGCTTTCAACAAGTTTACCCAATACTTTTTCAGCTAATTCTTTATCCTTAGGACGGAAGATAGAATCAAAGGTATCTGCATTGAATTTTTTCTTATCATGGAATAATTTGATTGTCAATACAGATACTAAGAATTTGAAGTCTTCAGTAACTTTAGGTGTGAAAGTCAATGGGAAGGTATGACCTTCTTGACTTAATAAATTAAATACTGGGAATGGACCATCTTCTTCAGCTTGAGAATCTAAATATCCATTGAAAATAGACATTAAAGTCTTAGATAATTTAAGAATACTATCAGGATCCATAACATTATTAATTGGATTATCCTTAATAGAATCAAGGAATAATTTATCTTTATCACCTTCGCCATAAAGACCAATAGCTTTTGCTAAAATAACAGAAAGATCATTCATTGTTTCTAATTTAGCAACCATCTTCATTTCTTCTTCTTCGTTTTCAGGTTTCTTAGCTATTAGCTTGCTGCTATAGAATAACATTGTTTTTGGATTAAGTATTTGCATAGCAATACTTCTATCACCAGCAGCTACAGCAGCCAATAAAGTTTGGATATCGTTATTGTATACTTTAGTGAATAAATCTAATTCTTCTGGGTGTTTGGAAATTTCATCATAATTCCAATAGGATTCATAATTTTTAGTAGCGATATCGTATACTAATCGTTCTAAATCAAAATCTTTTTTCTCTTCATCATAATAAGTAGATGAATCGATATCGAACAGAGCAGCGAATTTAGAAATAGTATAAATGTATTCATTAGGATCGTTAAACTCACCTAAAGATACAGACATATATCCTAATAATAATGCTAGCATATCTATAGTAAATTCACTTACTGCGTCAAAAGAATCGTCATCTGCAAAGATATTTCTACAAACACCTTCATTTGTAATAACATCTTTTAATTTATCATCTTGACCATTGTATTGACCACGACTAATTAATCTTTCAAGTTCTTCTGTTAATTTGATTTTTTCCATGAGTAATTCCTCCTAGTTTATATCAAGTAATCTATATTACTTGCTTAATATTTTTTAAAAGAAACCCCATTACCCAATATTGGGTAATGGGATAACAACTTCTTATTTCGACCCAATAGGGTTATTCTTGATTTCTCCAGTAGATGGTACTAAATCATCTAGACGTTCTGGGATGATGCCATCATCACCAACTCTAGCATTTTCAGTATATCCACATTTAGGACAAATCATTTTCATTTCGGATTTTTCATCCACTTTGCTTCTAATGTAACCAGACTCTGCCAAAATATACGCAGTATATTCAGACCTAAGTAGCATTAGTGGTTTCCCACATACTGGGCAGATTCCCATAGGGAGTCTTTTGATTACATGAAGTAGACCGTCATTTTCCATTATAGTAAATTAAGGTCTCCCATATTATGCTTGATAGTTCTGATATCACCAGAGATGAGTACCTTACTATCGGCATATTTCATATGGTCGATGTTTGTTAAAATTGCTGTAAATTCTTTTGGAATACCATTTACAACAACTGTGCCGAGCTTAGGTCTGGAAGCTCCGCGTTGATCAGCGATTTTGTTCATCTCTTCTACTTGTTTAGAAGAGAAAACAAAGTAACGAGTATACATAGTAGCCATTATTCATTTTCCTCAACGATTCTTGCTAAAGTAGAGTTAACATTAGTAGCCATCTCTGTAGCGATGCGAGCCATAGCCACATCCTTAGCAGCTTCTTCGTCACCCAAAACGTCAGCTTTGAATTCGATGAGTTCTTGTAGCCCTTTAATCTTTTTATACTCTTCATAAAGTGCATTGAAATCATCTTGCCAGAACATCGGTTCAGGTTCATCTGAAAGATATCCATGAGCAGCTGGTTTAAGCATAGGAACTACAGAACCAGAGATACCGGGATCTGATGCGGAAGATGCATCTGGATCTAGGATACCCATATTAGAGATATCTAAAAGACGGAAAGAATCTGATACACTATTGGCTTTGTTCTCACCAATACCAGAGATGCCTTTGTAAGTAAATTTCAATGCTGTAATAGAGTCAACACTCGTTACAGCATTTCTAAACGCAATCAATTGACTGCGAGTAAGCTCTTTTATTAAATAGTCCGGTTGGATATCTAAGTTTTTGCGAATATAATCAATATCTACACGGTTACCGTTATTGCTTAGACGATAAATCTTAGAATTTAAAGTCTTAGCATAAGTAGCTGCGATATATTCACCATAACGCAATTTCTTCTTAGTTACATCCAATGTATCACGTTCTCTTAAGGAAGAATATTCTTTAAGCATCCACATAAGAACGCAGAACATATCTTTCTTAGCTGTCCAAGGTAACCGAAGTTGCTCTTGGATATTAAAGTCTAAGATAGACTCAAATGAACGTAGAATACTGTGACCTTTAATGAGCTTATTAGCTACACTAAATGTCTCGCCTAACTTACCTACCCAATACTCAGTATCGAATAGACCATTTAGAGTGAGATTTTTATCTGTTCGCATACAGAGTGTATAAACTATATGCTGAACGAGTTGATTGTTTTTGTAAATACTTTTTGGTACGTTGATGTGTATATTCGTATTAGTATTTGGAATAAATGTGAGTATTTCAGGATCATCTTTGAACTTATCGTCTGATGTGAATACAAATATTTTATCTAAACCAAGTTCACGTAATGCCCCAGTTAAACCATATCTAGCGAATAGGAATAATGATGCTGGGAAAGTCTTTTTAAAGATATTACAATCGAACTCAGTTGCCAAAACTGTTTCGCCATCAGAAGTATTAAGTTCATACACATGCCGATAGATATTTATCGGTTGGAAGTTGGTCTTCTGTGTGATATAATCCTTCTCATTCTTAGCTGAAGTTGAGTTGTAAGTACTTCTATCTACGATTTGATACATAGGGAGGTAATAATTCCCATTGAGATAAAAATAAAACTTTTTAACAACTTCAGGGATCATGATGAGAACCCGAAGGTTCTCTTCCTGACCCTTAGCCATTAGATGATAATCTACGACTAAAATCTTGATAATCGAATCTTTTAGATTGATATAGTTATACTGATTTTCATCAGCAGCACCTTTCTTACGATTCCGATTATTATTTTTAGAATAATACTCTTTCAAAGTTTCTTGGACGTTTGTATATCCTTCGATAAGTTCAAAGCCCTTAACTTTGACTGCAAAGATACCATTCGATGTTTGACACGAAAGGATTATCTTTTTCAAATGCTCTACAATATCATCATCAGAACGCACAAATAAATCACCGTTGAATGGAATAGTTGTTTTCTCGGTAAATCGTTTAATGAATTCTCTTTGAGTGATCATTATTGTATTGCTCCTTCAATTAGTAATCTATTGTAAAATTTTTGCATAATATAACTACAGTAACTACTAATCTTTTTCGCCAGTTAATGATACACGAATTTCTTCACCAATTGGATTAACTGCATCTGGTTTGTCTTTGATAATGAGTTCCATATCAATATCAAATGCATTTAATACACGCTTAGCTTTAAAGAAACTAATGTTATTATTAGCTGCGGATTTAAGAGCACGCATATCGTTGTTAAAATCAGATTCAGATGGGAACTTAGCCTTATACGAATCAGAGTCGATTCCTTTAGCATTAATAGCTTGCTTGATGGCAACTAATTCTTCGGAATCTTCTTCATTAATAGGTAAAGTAAGCACATTACTGATTTTAGCTAATCGAGTACTTTCAAGACTTTTAATCTTATCAGCTGCTCGAATATTATCTACCAAACTTTTTGTATTCTTTGGAGATAAGTCAACGATGTTATTAGCAGAGTATGCTTCTTTATCCTCTTCTGTAGTTGGTTCTTGCCAAGTAATAAGAGGACCAAAATTAGTAATACAGACATCACGTTTAGATTTCGGAGACTCTTTGTATGGATATACATAGTCTCCGATCTCTACACAGACATCTCGTAAGAATGGAGCATTATTATCAATTAAGCGACCAAATTCAGACATAGAAACTACGTCTAAAGTCTTATTTTGTAATACTGCTTTTTTGATGTCCATTGTTACCCCAGCAATTATTTTGCTTCTTCTTCTAATACAGCATCATCTTTTACGATTTGCTTGATAGCTGCATCAAGTACTACTTTAACTTTAACTTTGTCATCTTCTACATAACCTTCGAAGATTACGAAGTTAGGAATTTCCAATACAGGATCTACATCGATATTTGTACGGAAGTATTCCTTAATGGATTTGATCATTACAGCAATCAATTTGGAAGTGTATTCTTGACCATTGATTGGTGCAATATTGAAACGATATTTGGAAGCAACTTTTTCGAAGATAGCAGATAATACTACATCGTCGAATGTTACTTTATCACCAACTAATTCGTCTTCAGTTGGGTTAACCAACATGTTTACACTGAAGCCTTCTCCATCGTCGGATTCATGTTTTTCGATAGATGCGGAAAAGACTACTGTATTATCGCCATTTTTAACTACTACAGTTTTAGGACCTTCGTTTTTAACTTGACCAAGGTAAGTAGTGATACCTTCTACAGCTGCTTTAATAAAGATTTCTGTAAAGCTTGCAGACCAAGCGATTTTTTCTTGTAATAAGTTGGATTGTACTGCATTTGCTACTGCGGATTCTGCGAATTTCATTGATTGTTTCCTCCTAAGTGGATTAATAAAATATTATATATTCAAACTGCTATTGTCAGTTTAAACCAAAATTAATTACCCTTCAAAACCAGGGATAGAGCCAGTTGGATGTTCATCCACCACTGCTTTCTTACCTTTTTTCTTTTTAACATCACCATCGGTATCTGTTACTGGTGGGAATGCACCCCAAGCACCATTAATTGGTTGACTAAAGTTTGGTTTAGCCGCAATTAAATCAGAAGCTTTAGGTGGTACAAGTTCTTGAATAACTAAATCATAGTCATAGAAATAGATTTTACGAAGATCACGATTGTCTGCTTCCATATAACTAATGATTTCGTTTACTTGTTCTAAACTTGTAGCGATACCAAATCCAATGATACCTTTTACTACACTAATACTTGTGGAATCATTATTAGATTTATCCAGTAAAACTTTTGTAGATGTAGCAATAAGATCTGTATTAGGACCAGTGCAGAACTCAGATAAGAGTGGTGCTTCCCAGTCTATGGTTTTCTTCTTATTGTACACAGTTACTGTTGTGAATGGATCTTCGTAGTCATGACTTACAGATGTTTGTACTACGAAGTACATTGCTGTTGGAGATGCATTGAATTTTCTAATTGCATCTTTAAACTTTTCGCTATAACTAGCTTGATAGTCTTTCATAGGGTTGTCCTCCTTGAAATATAAAAATATTAAAATTGTGTATGGGTGATGTGGAAAATACACCACCCTTACCACATCTATAATATACTTTTATAAATTATTTTGACTTTGAAGATACATGATGTAATCATAAGCATCTTTCTCAGAAAGTACTAAACAATTAGGACTTATCTTACTCAACTTAGAAGATACAAATCCTGGATAAGGAATAACCAAGATATCAGTCTTCTTAGTTACAGATTTATTACCATCTGCATCGAATCCTAATTTATTAAATTCTTCTTCTAATACAGCAGATCTAAATCCAGTAAACCGAACTGTCTTTCTATCTTGTACAGAAGCTCCTTCACCTCTGAAGGTTATTTGTAAATTAGGCATAGATTCTATTAATAACAAATCATCCATGAAGACATGACGTTCTTTAGCAATAGTATCAGCAATTACTTTACCAATACCTTTAACCATACTAATCAAACGTCTAACACTATCGTCATCATTATGAATGATAGCATTTAAAGATACATTATTTAGAATAATTCTCCAACGTTCAGCACTAATAGAACTGAAGCCAAGAGCACCTACCACTTTATAATCTGGTAATGGTTCAGATTTAATCTTATTGATTTGGTCGAATAGTTTATTAGTTAAAGCATCGCCAATAAGTTCTGCTGAATACATCTTATCCAATTCAATCAAATCTCTAAATGATTTTATATCTAGCTTGGAGATGTATGCTCTAGAGAAGTCTTTGAATCCTAACTTCTTAACCATGTTTGTAATACGAGTAGCATTACGTTCTGGGCAAAGAGGATTTAGACAATAAGCACTATCACCAGACATAGATAAAGTAATAGGACTACCACAAGCTGGACAATGTGTAGGGAATGGGATAACTGGATTAGGATTATCTACATCTTTAAATGGTTTATCTATATAACAGATAACATCATTCACATATGTAATCCTAACTGGATCTCCAACCTTTAAAGCCAATTCTTTGAATCTCTTATAGCTATGAGCTGTCGTTTTATCATGCGTAGAACCAAGGAATTGGACAGGTTTGAAGTGAGCCATTGGTGTGATTAGACCATTTTGACCTACTGTGTATGTATACCCATTGAAGATAGTATCAGCACTCATAGCATTGAATTTAATAGCCATAGCCCAATTATCGGTAAAGTTATTTCTACCAAGAATCTTATGGATATTATAATCAGCGAATGAGATTACTACACCATCATACATGAATCCCATGATACCTCTTAGAGCAGAAGCATCTTGGACGAAACGATAAGTTTGGAATAAGAGTTCATTGTAATTCCCTCTCATATAAGTATACTTCATCTCTACACCAGAAGAATAATACTTATTCAAGAATTCTACTTCTTGAACCATATCATCGAATTGTAATCCACTGGTTCTAATTGGTACTAATGTAATCAAATCTCTATACTTGTTTACATCAGAGCTACCAAGTAAACCAATAATAGCTACACGAGAGTTCTTATATTCTTTCCCAAATTTATATTTGAGGATTTCAAGATTTCTATCTGTAACTATTGCTTCAAATTTAATACCAAAGACAGTTCCTTTTGGAATGATGCCTTTAGCACGATGGAATATTTTACCACCAAAGATTGGAGTATAGTCAGAAGCTATACCATTAGCTGTATCGCCACGACTATAAGCTGCAATGATAGTATCTCCATCAACTGTAGCTTCTATAGACACACCATCATATTTAAGTTCAGCTATCAATCCAGCTTTACCATCCATTGTATATGGGAAAACTGCATTATAGTATTTACTCAAGAAGTCTCTTTCAAATACCATAGTTGTGATATCATCTGGTTCAACTCCAGCTGCTACAGCTTCATTCATTGTAGTATACTTGCATTTGTAAAGAGTACCAACAAGCTCAGGATAGTTATGCTCGGCACTATGTTTAATCTTAGAGAGTTCTGTATAATTACCTACATTATTTGGATTATAGAAATCCTCTTTAATAGGCATTTCAAATCTCATAAGATCTTTATCATAAAGCATTTCCTTAGCTTTCTCTTCTGGAATGGTTTTAAATACTTCAAGAAGAGATTGATCTTCTAGTAAAGACCCAACGTTATCTTTACTATCTATAGTAATACCAACTGCACCAACTGGTGGTTCAAACCCTTGATTCTTGAACTTAACTACAACTGAATCATAGATGGCATCATCCAAAGGTAATATAGCTCTTTGAGTATTATTGTATAAGATATTGGATATCTCCAATATATTTCTAATATCTCTTGGCTCTACTTTACCTTGACCTTGAATATAATTTACAGAAATATTATTGATATCAGTTACATCTTCTGGTGTAATGATATCTTTACCATTTCGTAAAGCTTCAAGAATTGTTATTAGACGTTGGTTCATATCTTTCGCCTCCGGTTCTAATAACAGGCATTACATGCATTGGAATTGCTAATGGTTCTGGAGTCTTAGCTTTAACAGCTGCTTCAGCTTCATCCATATTTTCACAAGTACTAATCAATGTCATTACTTTATTGATAATATCTGCATCGATAATATTATCAACACCATTGAAGTTAATTGGACTCATAAGCAATTCATCTTTATGGTGTTTCTTATACAACTTAACCAATCTATCCATATCTTCATTCTTAACAAAGAATGGCATACGGATAATCGGAGATTGAACAATGTCTTGATCATAACAGCCATATCTATAATATGGATTATTGATATCTGGAAGTTGTTCAAATACATTAAGAAGTACTGGTGCTTTATACATCTTCTTCGTCTTATTGAAGTTGATCTTAAGGCCAATAGCTTTCATCAATACTTTAGCAATCTCAGCTGAACGTGATGTTGCTAATACGTTTGCTTCTGCATCGAGTTTGATATATGGTTTAAATGGATCACCTACCAATAATTGATAAGCTTGGCGTCTATATTTGAATGAAGATGAAAGTAGCATAAATACAATAGCCAATCTCATTGACACATCAGCAGCATCTAATAAGTTAGATGATTCCATTGCACCTAATCTTACAGGAGTGTCAGAGTGAACACTTCTGTGTTGTTTGTGAGCTCTAGTCTTAGTATTTTCGCCACGTAAGTTAGTAGATGCTAAAGATACAGCAGAGAATTTTTCTTCTGCAATTTGTTTTAATCTATAGATATACTTCTTACCGGTGATAACACCACGATTAGTTTGAATACGCCTATAAGAACCATCAGAACATTTTTGTTTTACCCAAAGTTTATCTAATTCAACCCAAGGAAACTCAGTATATAAATTATACAAAGTAGTTAAGTTAATATTACCAGATATTGGTTTACAAACTAAGAATAAAGCATTGTCTGCCATTACAGATTGTAAGAAGAACTCACGTTCTTGTAATCCATATTCCATAATTTGTTCATTATAGAAGAATGCTTCTTCAGGATTTACTACATTCATAAACTTAAGAATCATATTTTCGCATTCTGGAACCATATCTGATCTATTTAGTTCAGAAGCTCCATAATACATCTTACGCATTCTTTCTACTATGCGATCTGATACATAGTTGATTTCAGTTTCGAATGTTTGTCCTGGATTTTGACGGTTAACCATTGTAGAAGAGTTATAGATGATATCCACTGGGAATAATTCACCATTACGTTCATACATTGGCATTTCTTCGTCCGGCCATATGTAAGATACTACACCTTTACCAGCATAACGGTCTGTACATTTATCACCTTGCTCCATAGGCTTTTCTTCTTTGACTACAAAGTTGATTACTAAGTTAGTAAATACTTTGTCTTTAGTCATATAAGGCTTACCTTCAAGAATAGACTTGGAGTTATAAAGCAATCTGTCAGCTTCGCTAGTAAGTGTGTAACCTTTTCGTTTTTCCTTTTCTAGAATATCCACAATCTTTTGAGAATACTCTAAAGTTTTATTATAGTATTTCTCAATTTGTGGATTATCATATTCTGTATTGTTACAATATACATCGATGTCTATAACAGTACCATTTGCGAGGAAAGCAGTATCGGATTGTAGCCTTTCTTTAAGCATCTGTACCGATTGTGTATAGAGTGCTTCATCCTCTTTCTTTTCTTTACGAAGAGCACATAGTGTACGATGTTTAACCTCTTCACCAATATCTGGGAAAGATTTATAGTTACCTGTTTCATCTCCATAAAGGTTTAGTAGAATATCATTGTCATTGACCATGACTTCTACGTTTTTGTAGGTAGGTGCAGTAAGTTTACGAGCGGCAGATTCAGATAAGACAACTGGGTCTTCTGTAGTTTCTGCCAATGCCATGTAAACACAAGTTAAGTTTACACCAGTACCTGCATTTAATGCACTATCAAACGAATCTGGTAGAATAATTGGCGAGTTCTTAGGGATTATATCACCTGGAGTTAACGCATCAATATATTCTGTATTCATTTCATAGCCATACATTTCTGTGATGTATTCATAAGTAGTTCTAGCGAATACGTCGACTTTCCCTGTTTTAGTATTTCTAACGAACATCCAATACATCATTTTGTTTTTGTATACTTTGTCAATGACTTCATAGTCGTCTTCGGCAATAATATAGTTGCTGGAATACTCAGCAAATTGACCTTCAAAGCCAGTAGCCATTAAAGGCGTTTCTGGCTTCGAGATCTGAATAGTTTGTTCTGCCTGTAAACCATACATGAGTTTACGAGGACCAGAGTTTGTATTAGTAGCTGGCTGTTGTAACGATTTGCCAATTACATATTCCGCACTTGGATAAGCATTTTGTTTTTCCATTGCGGCTTGAATTAAATTAAGTGATGTTGCCATTCTCTAACCTTCCTTTCTTTTAAGCACTAATATCACTTCATATTGATATTATATGATTAAAAGATATATTAATATTTGATGCCAATTGTACCAAGAATATCAGAAGTAACGTTATTACTTTCGTTTTGATCTTGTTCATCTACATCAATTATATCGTTTGCGTTAGAAGGCAATTTTTCTAATTCACTCTTAGCTACTTCCATAAAGAGTTTATAGAATTCTGGATCTTTACGAAGTTTATCTTTGAAACCTTTCAAAGAGAATTTGAAGTCAGTATGGTCATCGAAGTAGTAACCAATACCAGCACCATTTACACGACCATTGTTTTGTAATAGCATAAATAAAGAAAGTTCTGGGTCAAATCCATGGTCATAAGTAAATACCATTGTAGAAGTTTGACCAGCACCAGCTGAACGAGACTTAGTATTAGTTACATCTACTAAAGAACCAGCTACTTTGAACTTTTCATCTGCTTTAAGCTTAGTATCATCTAACCGAATTACTGTATTAGAAAGATAGATTACAGTTTTACCACGAGGTAAGGATTCACCTTGTTTCAAATACATCAAGTCAGCTTTCTTAGGACGAATAGATACATCAGAAAGTATATGGTTTACTACGATTAAAATGATATTAGCCATTTTAAGCATAGGTACCACTCGACGAATAATATCAGTTACAACTTTAGCTGTACGAGTAACAGACATGTTTGTAGATACTTCGCCTTCTTCTACCAAATCATCTGGCATAATCAAAGCAATGGAGTCTAAGATATAAACTGTTGGTTCGAATAATTTGATTGGGTTTCCTTCTTCATCTACATAACCAGTATCGTATTTATATCTTTCTGGATCTGCTAATTTCAAATCATGAATGAATTTAATACGAGCTAAGAAAGTTTCTGCTGTAATACCAGTATTACGAATTACAAAACGTTTCTTATATTCAGCTTCTGTATTGAAACCACTTAACTGCATACGACGTTCTTTAACCATACCACCTTCGATAGAATCTTCGAAGATTGTAGAAGTTTTGAATGGACGTACAATGTTAGCCGCCATTTGTGTACAGAATGTAGATTTACCACAACCAGAACGACCAATTACCATTACCATACTACCATCAGAGATACCTAGGTTGTATTTAGTTTCACCGTTGTTATGAACTTTGTAACCATTCATGAAGTCAAAGCCCAAGAAACCAGTTGGATATCCAATATCAATTTTAGCTTCAGAAGACATACGAAGATCTTTATCTTTAGATACTACATTTCTGAATTCGTATGCTAAAGATGATTGATAATCTACATCGTTGTTGTATACAGTAACTTCTTTTGCCATGGATTTACTCCTTTATTTAAATAAAAAATAAGTGTTTTATTATATGTATTATAGAGTACACTTCTACATTAAAATCGATTTTCTATCCGATAAAGATATCTTGTTTTTCTAGCTCCCTAACGATGATAGGAACTTTGAGGAAAGGATACCCTAGTTTATCAGAACAGTACTTGAGAATAGATGGGGATTTCTTCCCATTAAACATACAGTACTCATTATAAGAAATAAGTATTTGAGAGATAATACCAGTATCGAATGTTTCTAAAATCATACATACGGCTTGTTTGAGAGACTCTTCAATAAGTAAAGCCCTTGGCAGTATAGATGGATCAGTAGTCTCTGAATCTACTATATCATTTGCCATAGAGTTGATGAATACATCAGTAAAGTTTCTAGGGTAAAGAACGTTATAGATTTGAATTATCTCCATAGGAGTTAAATCTCTATTTGTAAATGAGCAAATAGTATAATTGATGCGGTTGATATTCACATAATCTCTAATAGATGCTTTTGAAATAATAGAGAGATAGATACATAATTCTTCATCTAATGTACCTAATGCTTCTAATCTTGCTACTGTATCATAATTGTAGAACTTAGCGATTAAGTAAGCAATATCTCGGATATATGGTCCATTCTCAGAGAATAAAGTACTTCTAAGGAATGTGTTTACCAATCTACATCTTTCAGAACTTCTTTCTGTATTATTCAATACTTGAAGAAGAGTGAATAAGAATTTAGGTGAACCATAAAGAGGTATTAACTTCTTAGAATGTCTATCTTCCAAATGCTCTAGAATGACATGATAATAGTTTTCCAAGATACGATAAAGTTCATGATAAGACATAGTATCTATATCAGCCATCATGACTAGTAATTGTTCAAATGTATATCGCCCTGTTGTGGCGAATTGTCCGTTCATAGCAGTATTCTCCTTATTATATTTAATATAAAATATGGGTATTTATAAAATTGTCAATTAAAAAATAAAAAATAAAAATATGGGAGCTGAATATTCAGCTCCCAATATATTATTTAGAATATACTTTAATTAATCTATTTCTAGGTTTTTCCATAGCTCTACGATAATAATAATCTGGAGTATACTTGCAGTTGAAAGTATCTAGCATCTTATTCATAGTATTATGGTGAGTAAACTTAATAAACCCACGATTAAAACCACCAATTATTAGTTGTTTTAAAGTTAAATTTTCATACTCAGGTTTATCGTAAGGTTTATATGGTAAGTCTTTTACTCTACTCTTAAGACTTAAAGGCATATCGTTTTCATGATGTTCTTTGAATAAAGCTTCTACAAATTTACGCTTTTCGATATCACCACCATTATATTCTTCCAAGAGTTCCTTTAAGTATTTTACTGTCAATACTTTACCAGTACGACTATTTCTTTTATTAGAGTATTTGAATACTCTTAATTCTTTAGTATCAATCTTGGTTAATAAAACAGCTACAGATATACCAAGCATATAAGCAACATCTTCGATTCTGATTTCATCAGTATCATCTAAAGATTCTAGGCATGCTTTAACCGGATCATCAGCATCATCGAAATCACCGATATTAACAACTCTGCGACTACTTTCTATTAATTCAGTTAGTTTACTAGCAATAGTTTCTCTATAGGCACGCAACGTAGAAAGTCTTATTTCAGATTTCTTTATATTACGATCTACCTTTTTCAATTCTTTTTGTAAATCTTCTCTTGAGTTGAAGTCCATCTTATTTCTCCTTGTTAATATAAACACTAATTGGTCTTACTGTATCATCTTTAATGCTTTTATATACGGTACGACCCCTTAAACTGGATCTCAACCATCCCAATCTATAACCAATATTATACGAATAAAGCATACGCTCTACCGTATTATGTTGAGGATATGTAATGAGACCACGACCAAATCCTTTAGCAATTAGGTCACAGACTGTCATATCTCTATAACTTCTAAACTGCTTAATAGGAGCTTCTAATTCTTTCAATGGTGTTGATATAGAAAGAGGAAATCCGGTAATATTATAAAATTCTAGAATGTATTTTACACATTCACGAATCTTTGGATCGGACTTCTTCATATCAAGAAGGGATTTGATATATCCAACTTCAAGTCTACTCATTATTGTATTATGAGCATCATATCTACGATATTTCTTTATATGATCAGAATCTACTCTAGCTCTGAGTGTATTTGGAGTGATACCAAGAATAAATGCAGCATCATCTAAAGATAATTCATCTTTATCATTAGCCATATTTAATAACTCAATAGCCGGGTCATCAGATTTTAGGGAATTATAAATCAATGTATTCATATTAGTATACATATAATCATCAAGTTCTACCTTTAGCTTTTCTTTTTTCTTTTTAAGATCTTCTATTTCTCTTCTTTTTAAAGCCATAGTTTCATCAATGGAATCTAATTCTTCTCTTAGTTTGATTTCCTTTGCATCCATAGTAATTTCTCCTATCTATAAATTTTAATAACCATAAGTTCTGGTTTGACTTCATAAACCTTGAATATTGGTTTATTGCCTTTACCAATACAACTTACCCTATATGGTAAATTATGGGAACGTAGTAAATTATTCAGATATTCCTCTTTAGTAGGAACCCTAATAATTCCTCTGGTTAGACCAAGTTTAAACAAGTCTTTGATTTTACAATCAGAGAATTCTTCTTTAAAATCATAATCATCCCAAGTACAGTTATCATTAAGATTAAATGGAATACCATAATTTGGGCTAGATGGATTTACTCTATCATCTAAGAATTCTAATAATTCTCCTCGGAATTCTTTATTGATAGTTCTATCATGTACTATTTCTTTAATTTGAGCAATAGAAGCTCTGTTGATTGTTCTACGTATTCTACCATCAACAGTACGAGGACTAAGATAATGCTTTATACCACTACCTCTAAGCTTATACTTAACGTTTAGTGCTGATATAGCTATTAATTTAGATATATCCTCTATATCTATTTCATCCCTATCATCATATTTATTCAAGAACCGTGACAACACATCTTTCTCGGTTCCATCAATATACGTATCACTAAACAATACATCTTTTGGTTTTCTACCATCTCTTGTAGTATTAAGTTTACTATATAACATATTTACCCCCTTATAGATTTTGCGAAAGAACTCCCATACCCAATATTGGGTATGGGAAATATTCTTCCTTTAGTTTGACTCTAAAAGTCTTGTACAACTTTAATTTTCTTAGATTCTTCTTTTTTATCTTTACCAAGAGATTTAAAGAAGTCATCTTTGGCAGCGTCTACATCTGCCGGCGTTGCATCTGCTTGAAGTGTATCAAAGATATCTGCATTAGTAGCATATTCTTTGTTGAAGAAGTCATCAGCTGTAGTATCTACAAACTTAGAACGTTCTTTGAAATCTTCGTATGTCTTTTCAATTTCATTGATAGGCATTTTCAAACCAGATACAATGATATCTAAGTATTCAGGTTCATGCAAGTCTTGTACATGAGAGAATGCTTCGAAAGGCATACCAAAACGTTTCTTAATAACTTCATAACCAAAGTCAATGAATTCCAATGCACGTTCTTTTACATCAAGAACTGTAGCGATACGTTTTGCAGATGGTTGAGTTTCTAAAGATTTCATATCATCAATTACTTCAGTAATACGACGGTTGAAATCATCAGAGTTTTTGATCTTAGTCATATTGACACGGTCAATATACATAAAACCAGGTGTACGTACAGTTTTTAACAAATCAGATTCGTCGATATTTTGAGAAGATTTGTTAATAGTACCACCTAATAAAATGTTTACGTTGTCAGCAAACTTTTCATTTGCTAATTGTTCTGCACGTAAACGATTATTACCAGCAGCTTCTAAGAAAGATTTATTAGATAAAGCTTCTACCGTAAAGCTATCATCCATTTCTTTGAATAGATCTACTGTATTTTTCAATCCACGAACGTCGTCTTCAAATCCTGTGAATACGAAGAAGTGGATATGTGTGCCATGTACTTTGTGTAAGTAGTTTGCTAGAAGTACAGACGCACCAGAACCAGTGCCACCTTCAGAAGATGTAACAATGATAGTCATGCAATCTTTAGGATCTTTTTCATATTCGAAATGACCACTCTTAAGAGTATCTACCATCATTTGATTAGCAATTGTACGTTCTTTAGCACAACCACGGTATTCACCATCTAATTCAATAGCACGGTCATGATATTCTTCTGGAATATCTTTTAACGTAGAGTTGATTAAAACCATATCCTTAGCAATTTCAGGATATTTCTTAAATAAGGCAATAGCAGCTTTATTACCAGCTGCACCAATGCCAATTACTTTTGCATTTAATAGCATTTTCAAATTCCTTTCTACAATACTGAAACACTTTCATTCATTATATGTAAAATATTACCAGCCCATTTAGGGTCAGTAGCATAATTACCATGTTTCATAGATCTAAGCGAAGTATAACCATTGTTATAGAAATGACGCTTAATCCAATCAGCACCTGCAGTAATGCCTTCTTCTAAACTTCCACCCATTGTAGAAGCTCTACCAGGATCTTGGTCTACTGCATTAATACCGAAATAATTGTGACGAGTCTTAGCCAAATGAGAACTACCCCAACCAGATTCTGCAGCTGCATGAGCTAGAATATAGATAGGGTTCATTCCTGTTTGAATAGAAGCATTGATAAAAGCTTGTCCTTTACCAGCAAACTCTTTAGATACACCTCTCTTTTCTATCCAGTAATCGATGATCTTATTCATATCATCAGCTGTTAATAGAGCAGATGGGTTGTTGTTTGATAAGTCTGAATCGTATCCATAACCACCTTTAATGGCATTGATAGCATCTTCATGTTTTGTCATTGCATCGATATGATTTTTTACAGTTTGTTGTGCTTTAGTAACTTCTTTTATTTCTTCAACATGCTTGCTAATATATTCGTCATGTTGTTCAATCTGTTCTTGAGCACTTTGTATTTTCATTTCAAGTGCACTGGCACGTTGTAACATGAATACGTTAGATACCAATAATGCGGCTATTATAATACAAAGAAATCTAGTCATAAATCCTTTGTGTTTTTCGAAAAATTTATACATCGTATTTCCTCCTTTAGACAATCCTTTATCGTACTTTTAATAACTCAGCCACCTTTCGATAAATATTTTGTAATAAAGGATAATAAAAGGTGCTCTACCAATATAGTAGAGCACCTAACGTTAAAATTATTCAGCCTTATTTTCTTTTTTGTCTTTTTCTTTAAAGGCTTTTTGGTCCTCTTGGGACAATTCACCAATTAAACCAAAGTCACCCACTTCATGGATAACACCTACTTGATTTTTATCTTCGGACATAAGTCTACACCTCCTTTTCTATATTTAAATTTTCAATAGACTTATCAAGAATATAATATACAGTTAAATTCACGATTATTGACGCTTAATTTTGACAGCTTCTTTACCTTTTACAGTATTAGGTAAGTAGTTACCGATATTGATAAGGTTTGTATTAATACCAGCACCAATAAGATATGCATTTAACGTATTACGAGAAATAGAGTCATCTACAGATACATCGACATCATCTAATGATACCATACCTTTAGTCGCTATTGTATTGTAGAACTCGTTTTTAGCATTTACAGTATCAGCTCTATAAGTAGAAAACTCTTTCATAGTTTTCTCTAAACCCATTACAGCCATACATTCAAATTCACGGTCAGAAGTATTACCGTTCTTATCTGCACCCAATAAACGTCCTGTTTTCATATTACGTTCGTCAATATTAATAGACATGGAGTTCTTCTTAGCCAAGAACTGTTTCATCTTTTTCATTGGTACATAAACTACGGTTGCTTTGTAGTTAGTCCCTACAGGTTTGCCGTCTTTATTTCTATATAAGAATGGTAGATTAACATTCTCCATTACTGGTACATGAAGAATATTATCCATCACCGCATACATTTGTTCCAAATTAGGTTCGATTTCGAATACTTTCATTTGGAATTTAATAGGGAATTCTTGTTGGAAGAATTTATAGAATTGATCGTCATTCATATTACGGAATTTCTCTTTATACCAAGCAGAGTTTTGTTCTGTTGGGTCTAAAGTATCCATAACTTTGTATATCAACATCTCTACATCATGACGTTGTTTCTTAGTTATAGCCATTTAGCGTAAGTACCTCCTTTAATTAATTTAGGTAGGGTAGGATTATACAAATGTTCAGCATAGATTGGTTTTTACACTAGAGGAAACATATTAGTAGAGATCAATAGCTAATCCCTGTTAATGCGACGATTTCTATCTTTAATTCTAACCTTCCGGATTAACCCATAGTCAATATTGGCTATGGGTAATCTTCCGCTTAAAACAGTTAAGTAATGATATTAAGTTCAAAAAGAAAAGGAGGATTTTCATTATAATGGATTATAAAGATTTTGAGCAAGAATATTATCTTGAAGCGTATTTTTCGAATATTCCCAAGCCTATCTTTAAAGCAGAAAAAGCTTTACAAGATATTATCGATAGATTACTTAAAGAGTCTATTACAGACAAAAACATGGATTTCTTTAGAGATAAATTAGAAATTATGTGCAACTCTCTATGTGACCAATTTGGATTCTATTATAAATCCGATATAGTATTGAGTTCCGAATGCGGACCGGCATCTATTCGATGGACAATGCCTACTGGTTTCTTTGCACAAGATAACCTAGCTAGCGTTCGTAAAGTAGTTAGTATTGATATGAATAAAGGTACCTTTAAATTCAATGATAAATACCAACCATGGGTTGATATTTATTTAAATACTAACTTCCTTCGTAAATGTAAAGATGCTAAGTTAGGTATGGCTACAATTCTACATGAGATTGGTCATACATTTGAAAAACAATTCCGTATGGTTATGCATCGTGAAGAAACTGTAGAAAGTATTTATCAAACTCTTTCTCGTTTCAATTTACTTGGTGCCGAAAGAAAGCGTTTACTTTTGACTAGTAATGTGCTTTATAATATATTCGGTAAAGTATATGTAGGATTAAAAGACCGTGTATGGAAGAAAGAAACTTTTGCTGACCAATTTGCTTCTATGTTTGGTTATGGTTCTTTCATTCCTCAAGTTCTTAAAATTACTGAAGATAGATTAAATGATTTCCGTTCTGGACAAACAACATCTCGTATTGAAGATTTGAACTTCTTCGATAAAGCTTTATTCGAACTAAGAATTTTCATCAATACTTTATCTGATGTCAAAACCCATCCAGACTTCGGTGAACGTGCTGCTGACGTAATTACATATCTTGAATATGAATTAAAGCATAACAAAACTCTTAAACCTTCCGATAAGAAGAAAATCCAAGAGGATATCAAAAAGATCGAAAAGACTATCGAACAATATCTCAAAGATGACGATGATAACTATATTGTGCAACGTGCTAAATCTGATATCAAGAAAAGTTTTGATAAACAACGTTCCGATACCAACAACAACCAAGTTCGTGGTGTTGACTATTACCTTGATAAATAAGCGAAAAGAATACCACTACCCAATATTGGGTAGTGGACCTTTTTATCGTTTATTTGCTTCATAGATACTCATAGCAAAATACATAAGGATTGATTTGAAATATAAGTTTCTAGTTGCTAGACGTTGTTTACGTCTACGATATGCAATAGAACCTGTCTCTAACCAGTCTTCTATGATTTGTTTCATACGAGCAATATGAGGATCTTTTGAATTTGGTTTTGGGTTTGTAGTAAACACAATGAAATCCATATTCAAAACATCTTTTTCTTTAGATTGTTCAAAGTAAGTATATATCATGATAGATATTACTTCACGAATCTTACGAGTAGCATTAGGTGTATTAGTAATAGACTCAATAATAGATTTGAGTTCATCTGTTTTAACTGCTGTATTAGAAGCAAGTTTACAGTTTCTATATGATACACCACCAGCAGTTATGAATGCCATTGTTTTATCGATATTCTTTTCAGCTAAGAAAGAGTCTGATTTGGCAATTCTATATTCTGATGGATTTTCAGAATCTTCATTATCGGAATTGTATACCATGTAATCTTTATTTTCATATGCTTTATAGTATTCTTTAGCAATATTTTTAATAAAGTCTCCCAAACGGTTCCGTAACTGTAAGATTATGTATACTACATCATCGTCATCGAAGTCTCTGAACTTAGTCTTATACGTACTATACCATACTTGACATTTAGAGCGAATAGCACCAAAGATATTACCTTTACTTACGATATCAAACTTCTGAGACATCGCATTGTTTACTACCCATTCCATTACATAATCTACCGGTTCGATAGGGAAAGAGCGATAGTGTAATGAAGGATAGAATTTACCAGTGAATCCCATATACACTGATGCTAATTCAAGCATCTTTGTATCATGTTTATCCATGAAGTATTTTACAATACAAAGACAGAGTACAGTTGTAGGATCTTGTGGTGCTACGAAGTTATACCGTTTATCATCACCATAATAAGTATTAGCGATAGCATCTTTTACTAGATTGATATCTATACCAATACCAGCAAATAGTTTATCTGAATCTGCTTTAGTGTATGGAATTCGTTTTAAAGGTAAAGTAGAGAATACATATTCAGCTCTAGCATCAATAAATTCTTTGAATATCTTAGCAAATTCACGTTTACCTCGTTTATCCATAGCTTCTTGTACTACAGGATATACAAGTTTCTTGATTACGCTAGTATTATTCTTCATACATCTTAGTCTTCTTTAGTTTCTTTACCACTGATAACCAATTCACCATTCTCACCGATATCAAGAGAATCAGCATAGAAGATTTTACCACAAGTACTACATTTATTGAGTACTACTGTTTCAGGATCAAAACCTTTTAAGAACTTAGTGTATTGAGTAGCTTTTTCTACTACAGTATTACTCATTGGTGTCAAGTCTTCAGAAGATGCTTCAGTAAATTTAGTAACTACTGAAGGTTTGCATCCTTTGTGATCATGTTGAATATGAACAGTGAAATCTTTATTAAGTGAACGTTTATTCTTATTCACGAATTTAATAATATCTCCAGTTTTAATATTCATTATTAAATTACCTCCTTTAATCAAAAGTAAACAAAAAATAAAGAAGGCTAAGCTTCTTTATTTTCTTTTTCCATCATATAGTCATGCATAAATTTAGATTCTCCTAAAGTAAGATAACGTTTATATACTATAGAGAAATCTGCTATGTATGCACAAGCAAATAATGAATTCGGATTATGCATATCTATCTTAAGAGTTTCAAAATCCGAGTTTGAGTATAAGAATACCGAAAATGTTGAAAATGGAGTACCATCGTCAGCATTTATTCTAGTGTAAGCAATAATAGCTTTACCTTCGGCAGCACCATTATATATTTCAATGAAAGTATTTGCTTTCTTCTTACCGAGAAGTCTTACAAATAGTGGTTTACAAGTAATCAAGTCGACAATAGTTTCAACTTTAACAAGAACGCCTTTCATTGGTTGTAAATCTATCTTATTTGGCATAGAAATACTAAATGCTGTACCGCTTGGATATTGGAATTCACTTAACCCATATAAGAATAGCATTTCTTTGACATTTTCTGGTGTTCTTTCAGCAATTAATTTCTTAAATCTTCTATATACATCTCGTTTAGCAGCATAAGCCATACCAAATGTATCGATATATTTACCACTAAGCCAAAGTAAGTTAATAACCATCAATCCTAGAATTGCTATGGTTATAATAATAAAGATTAATGCAACAGTATGTGACATTTTAACCTCCAGTAAAAGATAACCCCATAACCTAATATTAGGTTATGGGATTTATTATCTTTATCGAGAAATAGAAGTATGAATGATACCAGAAGCATCGATAAGTTTAGCACCAGCACTAACACTAGAGCCTTCTGGGATACTAGCTACAGGAATTTGATATTTTTCTTTCATAGATACTACGTTAAGAGTATCATGAGCATTACATACATGAATAGAAACGATCGAATCTGTTTTATTCAATTTAATACCAGTCATACCTGCCATACCACGTTTGGATAATGGTACAATAGCTAGTGGAATGCGATTTACCCTACCAGAGGCTGTAATAATTACAACGTCAGTAGAATTAGGAGTTAAACAGATGAAACCGTCGACTTTATTCTTAGATTTCATACCAATAACACCTTTAGCTGAACGTGTAAGCATAGGAGCTTCAGTACCAGGAACTCTAAGGATTTTATTATTGGAGTAAATAATCATTTCGTTATATTGACCCATGAAAATGATATCAGCTACCATATCATTGTCAGATAACTTAGTATAGATTAAACCACTTAATGGAACTCCAAGCAATTCAGCAATATCCATAGATTTAAAGATACCATTCTTTGTCATCACATAGACAAGAACACGTTCTTTGTTCTTTTTACTATTTTCGATAATTTGTTCTACTACAGATTCTGGGATAATAGTACAAATACCTTCACCAGTATATTTCTTCATAAGAACACGAAGGTCTACACCACCAGAAGCACCTTTACCGAATGGAACTTTGTTTACTGGTACTTTAAATACCTTACCAAGACGACTGAATAGAAGTAGATTGTCTTTATTATCAACAACCAAGTTCAACTTGATGCGGTCATCTTTCAATTCACGGATATTTTCAGATTGGTCACATTTCTTAATAATACCTTTTTCTGTAAGCACTACTTTGAAAGTACCTTCTGGGATACCAGCTGCTTCAGAAGCAGAAATGAATTTACTACGACGAGGACAACCGAACTTCTTATCAGCTGCTTTAAGTTCTTCGATAATAATACGATCAATTTCTTCTGGATGGGTAATTGTGTGGAAGCATTGATCGATTACTTTAGCCGCTTCAGCCATTTGGTCTTTATAATATCCCAAACGTTCTTTAGAAAGTGCTTTAAGTTGAGCAGATAAGATGTAACTACATTGTAAAGGTGTCAATGGGTTCTTCATCTTAATATCTTTCATTAAGAATTCTTGTAACTCAGCTTCTTTAAGATTCTTAGAACGAATCTTAGTGATTACCGCATCAATCTTACCCGTTTCTAGTAAGTTAACAAATGCTTCCATTCTATGGAATTTTGTTTTAGCTTCAGATAAGATATTTGAGAAAGCACGATACTTACGTTCACGACGGAAGTTAATGAAGATTTCCAAATATTGTTTATAGTTCAATAAAGCTGGTGCTTCATTATAAACTACTTCCATATTTACAGAAATGGTTTTCTCTAAATCTGTAAGAGAATATAAACAATCTCTAACGTAGTTAGGGTCACAGCCTTTCTTAAGCATAATATAAGCTGTGAATTTATCAAATGCTACATTCTTTTCATCTACTTGAGAATCATCTAGTACTTCTTCGATTTGTGGTAATACATTACCTTCTACTAATTTTTCAATCTTACTTTGAATATTAGATAGATATACCATAGGCGGTAAAGAAGTGATTTTAATTGCAGGTTTCTTATTAAACTCACAAATTTCTGTTTGAGCACGTACTTTAAAAGTACCTTTACCTGTTTCAGAAATCTTTTTGAAGTCAGCTTCTACAATATCACAACCACAGCAGTCATCTGGTAATAATACTACATCAGCACTAGGATTTTGAATTAAATTAATAGTAGCTGCAATTACTTCAGAGATGTTATGCTTAGGTACAGAAGTTCTTAAGCCTACAGCAATACCGAATGCACCATTAACCAACAAGTTTGGTACAACTGCTGGGAAATAGATTGGTTCTCTTTCAGAACCATTGTAAGTTTCTTGCCAATCAGTAGAGTTTGGAGATTGTGCAAGGTCACCAACTACACATTCAAGACCATAATCAGAAATCATTACTTCTGTATAACGAGGAGCTGCTGCACCATCGCCAGACATATTACCGAATGAACCTTGATGGTCAATAGTTGGGATATAAGATTCAAACCAGTTTGTCATAGGTTTGATAGAAGCATTTACAGATGTATCACCATGTGGATGATACTTCTGTAATACGTTACCTACAACTGCTTGAGTTTTAATTGTTTCTCTACGACGAGTTTGTTTACCAAAATCATAGAATAGAGAATATAAAATCTTCCGATGAACTGGTTTTAATCCATCGAAAGGATTTGGTAATGCACGACGACGTGCTACATATATTGCATAAGTAGTCAAGTCACGTTTAGATTGTTCCAAGATATTAGCTTGGATAATTTTTTCAGCCATTGTTTCCTATCCTTTATTTACCAGTAGAACCATGACCACCAGTACGTTTACCAGTAGCATTATCATCTTCAGTTGTAAAGTATTGTAAAATAACACCTTGAGCAAGTTTATCACCATAATCAAATATAGGATGACTAGTGCCCATAGCTTTAAGAGATACTCTAATACAACCTTCGTTAGTTGGATTATTGTAGTAATCACTATCGATGATACCTAAAGTATTAGAGAACATGTAACCATTTCTTGCAGATGAAGAACGTGGTGCTAACATCAAGATCTTATCTGAATCTAGTTGTACTTTAATACCTGTAGGAATTTCTACATTAGTTGTATTGAGTTCAATTGTATTGAATGGATTTACGAAATCATATCCCGCAGATCCAGATGTAGATCTTTTAGGAAGTTGAATTCGATTATAGAAGATTTCTAATTCTTCATCAGTATACTCTCTATATTTCCAAAGATATGAATCTCGTACTTCTTGTATGAAAGTTTTTAAAGAGACTTTTTCAAATTTCATAGTATTGCTCCTTATCTACGTAAAATTACCTACTTAAATGTACACAAACGTATCAAATTAGATAATTTAATTCTACAATTTGCCCCTCTTTAACAAGGGTGTGTACATCTATAAAGCGTTGGTTCGTAGAGCCTCTAAAAGCTTGAGAATAGTCTTTTAAATCTTCGATATATAATCCATCTACAATAACATCGATATTTTTAATAGTAGCATATAAAGCTTCTGTATCTTCGAAGTCTTTATCTAAAACAAATCCAGTGTATAACCAAATACTAAATTCAGTACCATAATACTTCTTAAGAGCATAGGTTAATTCTTGTACTATTTCTGGTTGATATAGTGGGTCTCCACCACTTAGTGTAATACCATCTACAATAGGATTACTATCGATCATTTGTGTCACTTGATTGAATAGTTCTTGTAGAGTGTATTTAGTTCCAAAGTTGAAATCTTGTTCTTCTTTGTTATGACAGTTGTAGCAATTATGCTTACAACCTGACAAGTATAGAGTCAATCTAACACCAGGTCCATCTACTATAGATTCTGGGTTGATTGCTGCTACATTAGTAGTCAATTCAGGATGTTTAATATATCCCATAATGTTTCCTTTCTATTAGTTTTCTTAGCTATAGATTATAGCTAGTTAAAAATAAAGGTTTTTAGGGGAGGAATTACCTCCCCTAATAATTATTTTTTATCGACCATTTCAGAGCGAAGTAATACGATAGTATTTTTATTTTCAGATACTACATCGTAACCGCTAATGTCGATAGTGATTAAGTCCTCTTTACGTTCTTTAAGATTAAGAGTATTGACTTTAATTGTTCTTTCTGTGTTCGCTTCCATAAGTAATTCTCCTTTTGTTTTAAAATATAATTAAATGGAAAGGAAGCACCCCTAGTCAATAATGACTAGAGGCTCTTCAATTCTATATTATATAATTTAAATGTGTTTTACTCGGTCATTAACTTCACAGAATTTACCTTTATTAAATTTGCGGTAGTCTGTAGTAATATAACCAGTTACACGACGTAAACGGTTGATATTAGTAGAACCACAAACTGGGCAAGTATCTGTATTGATTTCACCAGTGTATCCACAATCATCACAGCTATCAATTGGGAAGTTGATAGCGAAGTATGGAACACGAGTGTCAGCCATAGCATAATCAATAATCTTTTCTACTGCTCTAGGATTACCAATTACACCAGAAGACATTTCAGCGTACATTATACAACCAGCTGTTGGATAGATGGAGAATTCAGCTTCTGTATCAATTTTATCACGAACGGAAATATTTTCATATACTGGAACATGATGGGAGTTAGTTAAGTACTCACGATCACATACACCTTTAATCTTACCAAATTCTTTTTGGAGTTTGGAAGCTAAAGTTAAGCAAGTGGATTCTGCAGGAGTAGCATATGCTGCAAAGTTCAAGTTATGACGTTTCTTACATTCGTCAGCATAGTCTGCAATATGTTTAACTACAGATACAGCGAATTTCAATACCTCTTTATCTTGGTTATGGTATTTACCAAACATAGCATAGCACATATTAGCCACACCAATGTAACCCAATGCTTGAGAGAAGTGTCTCATTGTTTCGTAAATAGAACCCTTTTCAAGAGCAGCTTCGGTATCAGCAGCTACATGGTTATGGTAAGTGAAGAAACCAGAACGGATATCTTGAGAACAGATGTGTTCGAAACGTTTAAGAAGTTCACGTTCACACATTTCCAAGATTTCATCAAGTTCTTTGAAGAAACCATCGATATCGGCTTCTTTACGTTCACCTAAGCAGATACCATGACGAATACCAATACGAGCTAAGTTAATAGTTACAGGTGTGCAGTTACCACGACCAGTCTTTTGATAACCCATACCATGTAAGTCATAACCAACTAGCGTTCTACAACCCATGGTAGACATTTCTGTATCGTTATTGTATTCAGGTTTAGGAAGTTGCATTGTACGAAGTACTTTAGCTTTGTAAGGACCTTCTTCTTCAGTACATTCGATATCATAATTGAAAGATTCTGTGGTGATTGCTACTTCATTAGTTTCTGTATCTACAGCTAACCAATTCAATTTAGTATAATGGTCATTACGATCAGTATTGTACTTATTGAATTTAGAAGTGGAGTCTTTAATCAAATAACGTTTATCAGTAAAGCGAAGATCGATTACTTGAATACCATCTTCATCTGGAGCGGATACATATTCTTCAGGAATAGAATTAATCAATCTTTTCAAAGTAAGTTTATCATAATCACTTACTAAAGTTTTCTTGAAGTTCAATGGATCAAATACTTTAGTTTCACCAACATGGTGATCGATACGTAAAGTTACTTCAGATTCAATTGGATGGAATACTGTTTTATTTACAATACGAATTGGGTGTACATCTGGAACATTGGATTGCCAATCAGCATTTACAAAGTTAGGATAAATACGTTTAGTTAAAGATTTGATAGCAAGTTTCTTCAAATCATAGTTATCTGTACCAGGACGGTCATTTACATCTTTCTTATAAACGAAGATGGAAATAGGGAATATGGATGTAGTATGATTAATACCAATACCATCAAGAGATGCATTCATCATCCATTGTGTAGCTTTACGACCTTCCCAAGAAGTATCTAAGCCAAAGTTAATGGAAGTGAATGGTACTTGAGAACCAGCACGAGATTCTAAAGTATTTAAGTTATGATAAAGTGCTTGAGCACCTTGTTTACCTTCACGTTCAAGTTCTTCTAAAGCATAAATATATGCTGGGGTACAGAAGTCTTTGAAGATATTCCAATCAGCATCGATAGAAGCTGTATTGACTACATCTTTACCGTATTTAGATACGAATGTATCATAATCATTACCAACACCAGCACCAAAGTAACGTAAACCACGTTTGAAATGTTTCAAGAAGGAAATACGTACATATGGAGCTAAGTCGAAGTCGATCTTAGTAGTTGCAATACCACCAAATTGACATTGGGATTGGATTTGGAAGATAACTGCAATTAATTGACATGCTGTTGCAAATGAATTGGCTGGACGAACACCACCATTACGAGCTTCGAAACCATGAGCTAAACAATAAGCAATATCAGCATTCAAACAGTTATGAAGACCTACTGCATATTCAGATAAGTCATGGATATAAAGAATACCTTTACGATGAGCTTCAGCGATGTCTGGATCGATAAGAGAATTCAATGCAATTTCTTTTTGAATTACATCAGATGCTTCTTTCTTACGACCACCAAAGGAGTATTCATCAACGTTAGCATTGGAGTTTTTAACGTCTTCACATTTAAGAATACTCATAACTTCTTTCATTGTTTCTGTTTTAGCTGTACGAATATCGTTACGACGTTTACGGTATGTAATATATTCACGAGCAACGTCTGGATATTTCTTCATTAATTGAACTTCAACTAAATCTTGTACATCTTCTACAGCAGCTGTATCGGATTCTAATTTATTTAAATTACGAACTACAGCTGTGGTTGTATTGTTGGCTGCTTCTTCATCTACAGCACCTACGGAATTCATAGCATTAAGAATTGCATTTAAAATTTTAGTACGGTCAAATTCAACAATACTCCCGTCACGTTTTTCAATATGTTTAATCATTAATAAAACCTCTTTTGTCTAGATATATTCTGTTGAGCAGAACCCAGCGGCACCAGGATGTCCTCCGCCACCAAATAGTTCTGCAATTCTGCTTACATCTATATCGGGGTTTGACGTATAAAGAGAAACTGTATATCGTCCAGTCTTTTGATCATAGTATCTAATCGTTTCACAGATATCGTATTCTTTCATTTTATCACCGAAACCCAAAGAGTTAGTGAAACCATATCCACGACAAACAGTGTAAGTTTTATCACCAATCGTAATGAATGATGGTTCTGTGAAATTATCTGCTTGAATGTCACTAATTATTTTCTTAGCATTGAAGATATCCCTACCAATCTTCAAGAATTCACTAATGTCTCGCTCTGTAAGAATACCTAAGAAATAAAATCTATTATCTGGCATTCTTACTCTATTACTAGCATAAAAATATTCATTCAAGTAGACAGGATCATTATCTGTATATACCCATCTATCATATTGGTCAATTAGGTTTACGGTATTTGGATTGATATGATCAAAAGTATTTCCAAAATGACGTAGCAATTTCATTGCGTAGTCACCATTATCTGGACATTTTGTTTTCTTAAGCACATCATAAACGATTTTAGCACCACATCTATTATTATCTAATAATACAAGAGTCTTGAACTCATTATCAGAACTTTCTTCATTAGGTTTGACTATACGTAATAATCGGTCGCTGGTACTACCAAACTGCCTAATGGATGTAGCGTGATGGTCTGTCATAATAAATCTATGACTAACCTGAGATATTAATTCAATATCATTTACCTTTAAGGAAAGGTCTACCGAAATTACATCTAATCCATCTGGATTAAAGGATGCAAAATCATAATCTTTTTCATAATTATATGCTATTGTCTTGATATCCTTATATTCAGTATACTGATTAAGGAAAGATCTAAGTATCTCTCTAGCGGAAATACCATCCATATCTGTATGGTGAAGAATAATAACTTCTTTACCTTTTACTTCATCACTAGTAAAATAAGATGTAAGTATATCAGATACTTTTTGTAGATGGTCTCCTACTTCCGACATAGTACTAAATTGTTTGTTTGACATTTTCTAATCACTCCTACCTCTTCTTATGAAAATTATATAGCCTTATAACTCAGGCAAATACGCTGTTTCCAGAGCTTTCTTAATCGCCCGTGGAACGTTAACGCTTACTGGATTGTATAAAAATAGATAAAAAATGAAAAGTTGATAAGGAGAGTCTTCTCAGACTCTCCATTATCGTTTGGATATGAAACTTATCTTTGATTGCCATTCTTTATCTATCTTTATAATTCACCCATAAGGCTAATTATAGTCGATAAAATAATTTTTATAGTAAAGAACATTTACCATTCATTACCACCAGCAGTTATAGATAATTACATATTCTAGTTCCTCATCTGGATCTTCGTTAGCTTCAAAGAATATCTTACACCATTTAATGGTTTTAAGAATCTTCTCTTTCTCACCAAATTCTCCATCAAAGTCTCTTTGACCCCAGAAGAATCCAGAAGCATCGGAATATTCTTCCATATTTCTTCTACAAGAATCTTCTAAGTCTAGAATATCGCTTTTCTCTAACTCCAAAGGAACAGTGTTGAATAATTCTTCACCGTTGTATTTATTGTAATACAAGTCTTCCATAAACGCTTGAAGATGTCTATATTTTCTGAAGTATGAAATTTCCATTTCTAACATCTTTGTATGAGTTTTCTTATCATAAGCTCTTACTTCAATATATGCATCTAATCCCATAACAAATTCCTCCTTTTGTGAAATTAAGGGTGGTACCGAATATTCGGTACCACCTCTCATTTATTTTTAAATATCATATCCAGCAACGTCAACGTCATCTAATAGATTATGTTTATCTGTATCTAATCGACGAATTTCGTTGATTTCACGTTGCATATCTTCAGCGGTGAACTGAATTAGAGTTCGGTTATAAGCTGGATGAATTGTAGAAATCATTAATTCTACTGGATTCATTTCACCTAAACCTTTATAGCGTTGGATTGTATCTGGTTTGGAATCATCTAGAGTTTTCATTAATGTATAAAGACTAACTCGTTTACCATCAATTTGATAACCATCGTCTTTATAGTTTTCATTAATACTATCTCCGATTAAACGATAGCAATCCTTTAGCATATTGGAAGTAAAGATAAGAGTTTGAACTTTATCTTTAGCTAGACCATCTACTACAAGACATCCATTCTCTTCTCTTACGGAGAGATATGGATATTCTCTGTTGATAGCTTTCTTAATACCATTCAATGGAGTTTTTCTTGTGATAAGTTTATACAACGTTTCCATCAATTCTGGATCTGTTGCATAGTCTTGACACAAGATATCCATATTTTGAAGATAATTGAAATTCTTATTCAATAGACGTTCAATTTCTTTGCCATGGAATGGAGTACCATCCCATTGTGTGATTACATGATTCTTAGCAAATAATTTATAGATATATTCGATATAATCGGATTTATCTGTAAAGTATTGCATGTTACTAAGGTAATCATCTTTAGTAACCATACGTTTGTTCTTTTTCTTAATACCATACAATGGTGGAATAGCAGCGTATACACGACCTTGCTCTACCAATGGGCGATAGTATATCAAGAACATTTTTAACAACAAAGAACGGATATGAAGACCGTCAGTATCGGCATCAGCTAAGAATATAATCTTATCAAATTTACATTTGTCTGGATCACATGCTTTACCAGCACCACATCCTAAGATAGTATAGATAGCTTTGTTTTCTTCATTATCGAAGAAGTCTTTACGGCTACATGTCATAGCATTCTTTACTTTACCACGAAGTGGGAAAATACCTTGACAACTATGGTCAATTGCAGTACGACATGGATTCAATGCTGAATCCCCTTCTACCAATATGAATTCAAGATTCTTCTTACCAGTTGGTTTACCATACTTGGAAGGAAGACCTGTGAATACTGATACTTGGGATTTCTTTAACGTATCAATCTTCTCTTTGGTTACGTTCAAACGTAAGGTAGCGGCAGCTTTAGCATGGTTAGAAATTCTAGACACACCATCAGCGTTCTTTTTACACCATTCATCTAATGCTAGTTTAACTAGATCTTTGATAAATGGTTCTAAGTCAGCATTAGAAAGAATTTCTTTAGCCTGACCAGAGAACATTGGTTCAATATGGAATGCGGAGATTACACCTTTGAAACCAGATTTGATATCGTTATTGATAACAGAGATCTTACTAGAATTATTGAATACAAATTTATTCAAATAATTACGGAAGTAAGTTGCTACCGCATCAACTAAAGCAGATACGTGAATAGATTGACTGATGGTAGGACACATATTGCCGAAGGAGACTACTTCTTCAGAGCTGTCAATATCATCAGCACCCCAAGTAAATGCAATTTCTGCACGCATTGTTTTCTCTGGATTCATACCAGAGATATAGATAGGATCACATACACGTTTCTTAGTCATTGTATCTAAGAATGTAAGGATACCTTTTTCATTTACCAAACGTTTCTCAATTACTTGACCACGTTTAGTTACACCTTTGAAGTTTACAATAGCACCAATCTTCATCAATGGTACTAAAGTACTGATAAGATTAAGTACGTCATCACATGTTGTAGTGATTTCACCCATGATATCATAACAAGGTGAGAATTCAATTCTAGAACCTTGACGATTTTCTTTATTAGGTAGATTAACTTCACCTTTACTCCATGGGAAGCCTTCAATGAATTCCATGTGTCGATGTTCAGCTTTACCACTTGGAGAAACTTCTTTACATAAGTAGCTATCTACAATAAAGCGACTAGACAAAGCATTGGTAACTTTAGCACCAACACCATGACGACCAGAGGAGAATTCACCTGTACCTTTTTCTTTATCAAAGTTAGATGATGTATTTGGTTTTGTGAAGATACGTTCGATATTGTCGAATGGGATACCACGACCATTATCCATACTTACGAAAGTATTTGTATCTTCATAATATTCAGTCCAAATTTCAGTACACGGAGATTTATCTTTCATTAATTCATCCATGGAGTTCTGAAATACTTCACGAATCATATTAATAAAACCTTTATCTCCAACGTAACCAATATATTGACCTGGAGTTTTTCTTACAGCCTCTGTAAATGAACCCATAGTTCTAATAGATTTGCCATAAGAATTGATATTCTTTTTAAATTTCTCAATCGAGGTCATCTATTTATTACCCTTTCAAATAAGATAAAAATAAAGATAAAAAAGGAAGTAGAGAATAATCTCTACTTCCGAATATTATCTTAACTTCATCTACTAGTTTTCAAAACCAGGGATAGCCGCTGCCGCAGATGCTGTTGTTGTAGCAGGTTGAGCTTGTGGAGCTGCTACAGGAGCTTGTTGACCAATAGGATTAGCCATGCCTTCAGCAGGGTTAGCTACAGGTTGTTGAGGAGCAGCTTGTGCTGGAGCTACAGGAGCTTGGTAGCTTTGAGGAGCACCCCAGCCACCAGCTTGAGGTTGTTGCATTTGCATACCTGCTACTGGTTGTTGAGGTTGTTGGTAACCACCATTCCAGAATGCACCGTTCATTTGAGGAGCTGGTTGAGGAGCCCATTGTTGTTGTTGCATACCAGGGTAGCCATAACCATACATAGGAGCACCAGTTGTGATTGCAGACAAACGATTCAATGTGTTGTAATCGTTAGCATAACCATAACCACCTTGAGCTACATTCATGGAACCATAGTAGTTCAAAATGTATTCAGCGGATTTATCCCACATTTTTGGCAATTGGTCGATAACCGTGCCAAATACATACAATTTGTCAGCCAATTCTGGAGAGATTGGACCCCAGTTAGCTTTCATTGTATTCCAGATATCGTTAAATTGGGAAACTACGTGACGAACGTTGTTGCTTAATTCTTTACGATTTTCATTGGATGGCTCAATATAATTAAACGTTTCGTGGCAGATACCACATGTGCAAGAGCCGTCTGCATTCGCACTTAATGTAGATTGACCGTTGTGATCACGGTGGTTACATTTGTAACGTGCAATTTCAGTAGCGTCTTTTGGTGGTTGGAAGAAAGCTTCCATATCACGAGTATTGCGGTTACGAAGAGCGTTGATTTCGTCTTGAGTCAATGTGCTGTTCATAGGCATATTCGTGTTTTGTGGTGCCATTTGAGCTGCCATAGGTTGAGGCCATTGTGGTTGCATACCCATACCATAGCCATAACCACCCATCATTGGTTGTTGAGGTTGTTGATTGAAGTTGTTGTAATTGTTAGTCATTGTTTTATCCTCCTGACTAAAAATGTGTGTAATATAAAAATATTTTTTAAAATAAGATTTTCTTATTTCATAACGATATTATATAGTTAAAATTCATTTTAACTATATTATTTTTTAAGCTCTTCGCTTACCATACCAAGTGGTAATTCAGATGGTTTTTTAGTCTTGGCATAGTTATTGCGATAAGCAGAGTGTTTATTCACATCCAATGGATCGAAGAGAGCGGCTTTAATAAGACCACCGATATTGTCATCGATTGGAATTACTTTAGCACCATCACCAACACCATGAGCAGATGGGAATTTAGCTTTCAATACTGCTAAAGATTGACCAAAGGATTCTTCAGTCAATTGAGTCCACATCTCTTGAATATTATCATAGTTAGATGCGGATAACATACCAGCATAGACTTTACGTCCAGTACCAGCAGGTTCGAATCCTGTTCCTTTTTCATTTGTAGAATAATAGAATAGAATTTCGTTATCATCATCCCAAATGAAATGCTTATGTGCACCACTTAAGATTACATCATTATCCAAACGAATACAAAGTGGTTCAGCAATGTTCTTTTTGAGAGATTCACTATATCTCAAGACGCTCATAAAAGCATCTCGTAGAGCGATAACTTGTGCTTTTTCCATTATTTCACCTCCATGCGATAAAAATAGCATCATACTCATATAAGAGTATTCTTACAATATTGTTAGCCGGATATTAAAAATTAAATTATAAATTTATACTGCTTTAATTTTACACCCATACTAATCAAGTATCCTAAATTACCATTAGAAGCTACCATATCGTTGAAGCCGGATAATGCAATATCGTAAACAGCTAGAAGTTCTCCATCTGTTTGTAATACGGTAAAGGCATCTGGAGAACCATATTTCGCATAGAATTCTTCAGTTGCTTTATAATGAATCAAAGCATTCAAGTGTAAAGTTTGTAACGCTGGGATTACGATGTGAGTTACGAAGTCATATGTGAAATACTTATTATACTTTTCAGTAATATTTCCATATGCTAAGTCCTTAAGTAATAATGGTACTTTCTTCATCAAACGTTCAGGACGTTCCATTACCATAAAGGTATCACCTTTGGATTTAATCAAAGGATCGAAGAATGCAGAACCATAATTATTCTTCTTATTAGGTTTAGCCATTATTTTCCTCCTCATCACCATACAAATCCCAACGATAGAATGCTTCAATACGAGCTTCATATGTATCTTCACCAAATTCAGGATCGATTGGATCCAATTCAATGATTTGCTCTGCTTTATCTAGAATGAATTCATTCCATACAGATAAATCGAAGCCTTCATCAGAACCGTTGAAGATAATATTATTCCAGTCGGATTCGGCTAGCATATTATTTTCTAAAAGCATTCTGATAAAGGAATAGAACGAGATACCATCACTGATCTTTTGAGAATCAGAGATGATCATAGATTTGAACCAATTGATAGAATCTTCACCATAAAGATCTGGTAGATTCTTAATAATCTCTTTAGCCGCGTTACCACGACCTTCGATTACTGCATAGGTTCTTTCTTGTTCCACTGGAGTATCAGAAGATTCACTAAATTCAATTAGTAATAGATACTTCTTGATCTCAGAAGGAACGATAGGTTTGTTTTCTTCATCCAAGAATACAAATGGTTGGATAAAGTCAGTTCTTGTTAACTTTTTCATAGGTGTGCTCCTTTCTATATTAAAAATATAATTCATAGAGTTAATATTACCCTACCATATAGATATTATATAATCGTATAGAATTTTATTATATCCGGATTTGAATATCCATGTCCAGAATACACTGGACAGGATAAACACTAAAAGCCAGAATAATACAAATGCGGTCTTTTTCATAGCACTGCCAATATACAGAATATAACTAAAGCAGCTATAATGATAGATTGAATCATAACTACATATTTCAATACTTTCTTACCAGAAATACCATTGTCGTCTAATTCTACATGATGATATGTACAGCCGCCACCGTTTTTGATATCATAGAACATACAACAATAGCACATTCCTTGGGAATTGAAGTGCTGTGCTAATGGTCTACCAGAGTGCTCGACAAAGCCGAAGCACACATCTCTTTCGAGAATAGCTGGTAGATCTTTATTATTATCATATTTACGAGATTTCTTGGATTTCTTTTCCATAATCTCTTTATTAGCTTCTTTGACCTCAGCCAATGTACTTGCATCGACTGTAGTATCTTCACAGGAAGTTGCTTTGTAATTAGTTTTAGTTAAATCTAACTTCCTATGGCGTCTTTGTTTTACTTTACGACCCATTAACTTCCTCCTACCATATAATATCTATCATAAAAGCCATAATTATACCTAATATAATTATGCTAAGGGCAAAGACTTTAGCATCGTCCTTAAACATATTCAATCCCTCCAGTATACAAACAATGCCCAGATATAAGTTAAAACAAAAGAGGTTATAAATACACCGATTAATAATACTCGATTATTTACAATAAACTCTTTTTTGCTATTTATATCAGTTGTCTCTCTTGGAGGAATTGATTTCTTCCTTTTGAAATTTATATTAGCTGTAGTCAATTCCTTAAAAGGAAATTTACACTCATTGTAGTACTGATTGTAATGCCTACAACCAGTACAACCATTTTCAGGAACAAATCTAAGACGATTGTGTTTCTTAGCATTCCTGAATTTAGGACATCTCTCCTGCTCCACTTATTTCACTCCCTAATAGAACTTCTTCGATTTTAATACATAGATGCAAGTATTACTGAATCGAGTAATACCTACATAATCTAAGTTTCTATTGATATTCTTATTCATGTATTCAGAAATATAAATACCGTTCATGAACTGAGAACCTTGGGAAATGTGTGTAGTGATAGCATAACCTAATTCAAATAATTCACCAGCTGGACGATAATGACCACTCTTAAACATGTCTTTATCTTCATAAGCAGCGTTGAAGTATTTGAAATCACATTTCAAGTCTCTAAATACAGATGGGAATAGATTTGGCATAAAGTCTATATGGAAACTATCAGAAGACACTCCCAATACAGACGGTTCATTGATTACTCTACCAGTTAAACCATTAGCTAGACTGATACCATGCTCAGATCTCAACCAGTTATTCTTACGGCAAATCAATTGTTCACCATAAGCTGGTATCTTAAGCATAGGATCTATACCACAGAGCTCTCTCATAAAACGATTATATCGTTCTCTTGTTTTATTACGACCACAGATTACAATATCTGCTACTTTAAACATATCTGGATGTAATTCATCTTCATAGATTACGTTTACATCACCATACAATCCACGATGGATTGGTTGATTATTTAAAATACGGTCTGCAAGATACACAATCGCTGAACTTTGGGCTTGTCTCATAATGGTATTGAGCACATGAACCTTACCATCATATAAGTATGCTGGTCTATCTGCTACAGGAGGTAATTGGTTCAAATCTCCTGCGGCTATAATCTTAATTCCACGAGATTCTATTTCTTTCTTAAGAGAATATGGAACAGAACCTGCTTCATCTATACATATCAACTTCTTACCAATGAGAGGAGTTGGTACAAATACCAATCTTCTTTTTGGTCTATTGAAATATGGGTCTATATTATCATAATCATATTCCCATTTAGGTTCAAAGAGCCATGAATGAATTGTCTTAGCATTCATTAACCCTTTAGTTCTAAGAACGATAGCGGCGGCACCTATATATGCCATAGGTGCAACCTCTTCTGGCATTAAACCAAGACGTCGAATTATCTCCATCATAACAACAGATTTACCTGTTCCGGCTTTGCCAGAATATTGAAATACTTGTTCTGATGAATTATGATAAAAATCAACGGCGGCTTGAACAACTCTTTCTTGTTCTTGACTTAATTCTATCATAATTATCTCCAAATTAAATTTTTCTGAATACAGTGATTAACCCATCAGGGTTTTCTGGTTGTTCAAATTCTTCATAAGTACCAATATCCAATTTAGATAAGTCTCTGTATTCAAAGACATTAGCATCATCGATCTTATAAATCAAATCTAAATATTTGATGCAATCACGATGATATTCATTACCAGATAATTCATACATGTTATCGAATTTGATCGTAGCATGGCCAAGATCATTCATCTTAGCATTAGTTACGTTTAAGAATAAGATTCTATCTGTGTCTTTATTAAGGTTTACTTCAAGGAACCAACAAACACAGTTGATACAAAGTTTAATATCATTATAAGGATCAAATAGTTTAATCCCTAATGGTAATTCTGGTACAGCTTCTGGATCTCCAGTAGCCATAACAGCTTGTTCCTTTAGTCTATTATACATTCCATAGTCGATGTATTTATTACCATCATATGTGAAGTATAATAGCTCATTATTCTCTAAAGACTCCTCGGAACATAGGAGATTATCGTTTATAAATGGGATAAGACCCAATCGTTGAATCATACGATCTGAAAATAATTCAGCATTATGATTCATAGTCTCATAATATCGTTGCTGTTTAGCTAACTCTTTCTTGGTTATACGAGGCATTTGGAACTCCTTCTTTAAATCATTCACATAAATATAATAAGAAATTACTTATTCATATTTATATTATATACCCAAGTTCTATTTTATCCAAGGAGGTAAATTTAGATGGCTTATAATGATACATACATTGCTGTATTACTAACAACCTGTGATAAATACACTCCAGGGAAACAAACTTTTCGTATTCAAAGCTTAGTTGGTCTCAAGGAAAACTCTAATCAAATAGAGAAGACTGAAAACCAAGGTGGTAATCTTTTGAATAAAGATACCGACCATCTACCTTTAGGTAGTGCCAATACATCAGCTGTAATCACAATTGATGTACCTTATGAAATCTCAAGAAGATTTCCTGTTAAATTTATCCCACCAGGGACTCGTTTCTTAGTATCGTTCTCTTCTGGTGATATCAAAAATCCTATCATCGTTGGAGGTGACTACTAATGTCGTATTATGATTACTCTAATTTAACTGCTCCCGAAAATGCCCATACGTTATCCGAATTCGTTACTGCTGGTAAAACCCATGCCGAAAATCGGTATGTTGATTTCTGCTATATGGAGAAATTGGGAAGTATTAATTTCGTGGTACGAAATATTTTGAGGGATTATATAGAAGAACTCAAGGAAGAAACAATCGAATGTACCCTAAGCCTTGAGGAGCAGTTAAAATATAGATATAATCCTAAACACCTAGCACTAGATATTTATGGAAGTACAGATTTATACTTCATTATCTTGATGCTTAATGACATGATTGATGTCAGAGAGTTTAGAGATATTCATAAAATTAGATTACTTCGTAGAAGTGCTCTAATGGATATGATTTCTAAGATCAATACATCTGAAAGAATTAATCTAGAGAAGTATAATGCTAAGCATTCACATCTGTAGATTCGTTCTTATCCCATTTAACGATAAATCTAACGTCTAGTCTATCACCGTATAGATTAGTCCCAGAACCTTTTACTGTTACGTCATAACCAAGTAATTCATAATAACTAATAATATCTTCTAGGTCTTTCTTTTTGAGTACAGCTAATTTGCTGTACTCAAATATTTGCTCTTTATGAGTCTTAGCATTTTCAATTAGCGTTACAATCTCTTCATTCATAGCTTGAATGAAAGCTGTTGCTGTATCAGAATAATTTTTGAATTCTGTGATGATGTTAAATGCATCTTGTGCTGTAATCATGGGTAATCCTCCTGATTTTAAAAATATAATTTATATTAAGCAAGGAATGAGATTACTTTAATCTCACCTTTACTCATATCCATATCATCCATTACATACAATGGCTCTTCTATCATACTGAATGGGTGTAATAATTCAGACTCATCGATTACTATATCCTCTTTTGGTTCATTACGAACTACTGTAGGTTGTGGTATAATATCTAATTCATCTTCACTATCTAAACCCATAAACGGACTTGGCTCTGTCAGTAATTTATTTTCTCTTTCTGGTAATTTTACACTACCATCAAAGCGATACATTTCTGATGGAGCTCCGTTCATAATATCTTTCTTACTACCACTAAGGTTAAGTACACTCAATGGTGAAGCAAGTTTAGAATCTTCTACTAATTTAATAGTATTAGTTTTGTCAAATGGTTGGAAGAAAGTCCTATCAGTTGCTGTGCATTTATAACGAGTCTTAGTTACTTTGAAACCCATATACTTTTCTTCACCGACCCATTGTGGAACGATAAAGATAGTAGCATCTACGTTTTCATCGATAAGACTAGACTCACCGATATTAGCACGACCGATACCATCAGTAACATCTTTCTTAGAATTATTACGAATTTCATCTACAGTTTTAGCACCCTCACGGTTAATTTGTGATGCGGTGATTACTGGAATATCGAATCTATTCGCAAAGTTTTTCAAGTCATTGATTACTGCACCTAATTTAAAACGTTCTTCCATTTGATAATTATCAATTGGTTTAATACGTTTAATATAGTCGAATAATACCCCAATGACTTCATATCCTCTATTCGCAAAGTCTTCTGTCATTTGATGTAAATAGCTTACATCAACAGAGTTAATTGGTTTATAACGAATCGCCATATTAATTGGAGATGATTCATTGACTACCATACCTTCTTCAGCTAGTTGTTCTAATACTTGGTCTGTTGTAAACTCAGCCATATCTTTGTCTGTACCACAAGAAATAGTATATAAAGAATCAACAGCTTCTCTCATTGTATTTTCCATTGTGAAGAATAACAATAGAGGTTTCTTAGTTTTATCTTTGCATTTGAAGTTTGTATTATACTTCTTAATTTGATAGAAGATATTAAGTAAGGTTGTCGTTTTACCTTCACCTGGCAAACCAAATAAACAGTAAACACGAGAACCTTCGAAACCACCAGAAAGAATATCATTAAACCGATGCATACCAGTTTTCAATTTGTAAGAAGGTTGTTTCTTACGATTGATGATTAAATCTAATGGTCCTCTTGGATTAGATAATAAGAAGTCTGTTTCATCTGTATTTGTATCAATATAGTTTTCATTGAATTGAGTAGATGCACCATTGATTATTTCTTTAATACGCATTGCATTTTCGAAATAATTTTCAGGACTTCCGTTTATATAATCCGCGATGGATAGATTTAAACTTTCTATAGTTTTATTTACAGTTTGAGTATCTAAGATATTTGTAACAACATCTTCTACCCATTTAACTTCACCATCAGAAAGTTCTTGGAAAGATGGGATATCTAAATTTTCATATTTATTACCAACCAATCCACAGATTGTAGTTAATAATAAATCACGACCAATTGTAGACCCGTATCTTAATCTAAGCTCAATAGCATCTATAGCAAATAGATATCTGAGCATCATAGATTCGTTTTCGCTGAAGTGTTTTACTTCACTAGCCTTTAATACTTTCAATAAGTTTTCAAGACCAGTAACTCCAATCATTTGATTTTCGCTCAAAGCGTATTCACAGAACTTAGTAAACATTTGGATGTTGTAATTTACATTCAAACGTACTGTTTGGTTTCTTTTTGTACCATACTTACTGGTTCTACGCCGCTGTCTTTCACGGATAGTTTCTGCCATCGTACCACAATTCCTTCCCAAGAATTAAAATTAAATATTTTGTAAGATTCCGATTAAATCTTCGTAAGTCAAAAATACGCTTCCCTCGGATTGATTAATATATCGAACCAATTTATTCTCCGGCGTAATATTCTTATCGAATAGATAATCATAATTTTCGTACTCGTTTTGAATCTCTTGAAGATTCTGTACTATATTGTCATTATGAATTTTAGTTTCGATTTTTACGTTAGGATTATTCCGATAAAATGTCTGAATAATCTCTAAATTCTCTGGATTTGTCTCAGTGAATCGAACTCGAAGATATTTAATATCTTCTTCTTTCATAGTTTGAGCAATATATGCTATCATATCTTTAGGGTCTCCATTAATCATGGAATCCATATTGATAGTAATATACTTATCAGATATGATTGGTTCATAATGAACGGCATATTGTCGAGTTCTCATATCTTGCATCATGATGATGAAGCCTTTTTCTTCTTCCTCACCAAATTGCCATCTATATGGAGAACCACAATAGTAGAAATGTTTTGCATAACACCCAGGTGTATGCACATGACCAGATATAATTGGACCAGCACAGTGTCTAAAATGATCCATGTAGAATACTGGTTCTCTATCTGAATTCAAATTAGGTATATCTTTACCAAAGATAGCACCTACGAATGTACCATGCATATAACATGCATCATAGAATCCAGATTGGTATAAGAATTGCTCATAGTATTCAGAACCTTTACCATATAATTCTGGAATGCAAAGAATTCTTTTACCTTTGACTGTTTCGAATTTAACTTCTTCGATAATTCGAACGTCTGTTCCATTTGTTATAGCTTGTTCAGCCATAGGGTAGAATAATTTTATTTGATCTGCATCATGGGAGTAAGTACCGGCAATGATTAATAATGTAGCATTCTTAATTGCACATACTTTGATCAAATCAGAAATAAAATAACAAGCTAACGAAACAGATTCGGAGTTAGCCATAAATTTATGATGAAAAATATCACCATTAACCGATACTATATCTAGAATCGGTAGGGTCATAAGTCGATCTATGAATTGGTCTTTTAATAGTTTATATTGCTCTTTTGGATCCATAGCTCCAAAATGTATATCCGATATATGGGCTTCAACGAAAAAATCTTGCATATTATCCCCCTAAAATTGTCTTAAAGTGTCTCTTATGGTCGTGTTAGAGCAACTTTACATTTTAATTTGAGAACTATATTGTAAGGAAGAAAGATACTAGTTTTGTTTCCTCTTATAAAATATATACCTTAATCAGTCACATTTTGTTTTACACAGCCATAACAAATGTGAACTTACAAGAATATAAATTTGGTGATTAGTTTATATTCGTTTTTAGCCTGCTGACTAAAAAGATACTTGACATGCGTAGACCACTTTAAATATGAATTTTTAGTTGATTGACATATTTAATTTAGGTCTCAATAAAAACTCCTATGCTTAAATAACTACTGTTGTTCGTTTATAGTAACTTTCCTTATAGATAATATAAAATCTTTAGTTTGTTTGATGGCCAAACTAAAGCTCCTTGTGGACCTTTCTGTCTTACACTACTTAACATGACTCTTAATACTGTACGTTTAATGCCAAACTAGTATCTTCTTCCTTAAGCGTACATTGCTGCTCCAAACTAATGATGTGTGTACTCGGTCTACTCCATATGGAGTAGACCACCCTACTTTATTTTTTATTATATCAATTTACATATAAATAATTAGAATATAATTGTGGTAACGATTTAGACCATCATTCATTTATAATACGTCAAACAACAACCTAAACGATTACCCTGTTATACTTCTAATAATTCATAACCAAGAACCCTTCATTTTATTCATATTCTCGACATCACATACCTTTTACTATTTTTGATATAGGATAAGATGATGTAATAGAATTAGGCTTAACCACATTTCTTATTTTATTTTAGATAAACTGTAAATTTTATCAAAATCATATATAAGACAAATCAGAAAACGCTAAATACATTATAACAACACAGTGTAGGTATCTACTCTCTAGAAACCTTAATTAACTACAAACTTTATAAGTCAATTCTTGGTTCTTGGTTTATTTTGCCGGTTTAGAAAAAATCGGAAGAAAATAATTATGATAAAAGTCCCGTTACCAGATATCTGGTAACGGAGGCTTTTTCGCAAAATTACTTATTGTAGATTTCGTTAGCTTGTTCTAAGAATAGTTGTACACATATCTCTACTAGCTCATTAGTTATTTCGGATTCCAATTGAGGTAATCTATAATTACCTGAATCGATATATCTATTTGGTTTTAATTCATATAACGACCAAGAAACTCTATCGTCATCATAAGGACAAACCTTATATCTCATCAAACGGTTTCTAAATATACCGATATCAATAAAATACATATCATCTTTAGGTACTTTATAACTTGGCCCTACAAACCTAATCATATTATACTTAAGCTTACTACCAATTGGTTTGTTTAGATATAGACTATGGGTCTTAGTATTATTTTTACTTAACTCAAAAGTCCATAATGCTGCCCAATAGAGATTATTTCTTTTGAATAATCTCTTTATACATAACTTGAAGCTAAGAGTATAGAACCATAATACTATAGAGTAGAGAATAGGAGCAAACCATCTTAGTTTTTGTATAGTCATAGAATACCCGACTATATATCTTATTAAAATGCGTTCGACCATTTTAGCTCCTTGTATATATCTTTGAACTTATTCTCCATATTTAGGATATAGTTATAGGAAGTCAATAGACTAAAGAACATCTGATGGCAATATTCCATAAATTCAGCTTGTTCTGGTATATTCATATCACAATGAGCTACTTCAAACGCACTATCACGTTTATCCATTCGAAGTATAGTAAATCCATCAACTTCGATACCTTCACAATACCATAACAGATATCTATAAGCTGCTAATTGTAAGAAGTACTTAAAAGATACTTGATTAGATGTCTTAAAGTCCATTAAGAATATTCTATCATCTACTGATAGTAGTAAATCATAAGTACCACCAAAGTATGGACAAGTTAGAGTCTTTTCAGAACCTAATACCGTTACTTTATGCTTATCATTAAGCATTATCCACCAAGTTTCAAAAGATTCAATACAATTTACCGATTCTTGCATCAAATCATGACCTGGTTCTAGATTTGGTGAATTAGTGATAAGCTTAGCGAGGTAATTGTGCACTTCTGTACCAATATTTGCTGCATGGTTTAATACTTTTCTATAACTTTGACGTTTAAATCCTAAACTATTAGCCCAATACATCAAAAAATCATCATGAATAGTTCTCCCAAGAACTGATGTTACTCTTGGGACTTTGATACCGTTACATTCGTAACTGCTTTTAAAATCTTTATCTTGTAATACAATATCTTCGATAATTTTGATATAAGATTTTGTTAAATCGTTGTCTAAGACCATTGTTCGACTTATTCCTCCCAATATTATAATATACAATTATTGTAAAAAATAAAAGAAAATGATAGCTACTCATCAATAGAGAATACTTCTGGTGCTTTCCCAAGTAATAAATTGAACATGTACTCTGGTGTTGGGATTTCTTCCCATCTTTCTGCACCATCATATTCGTGGCGATATAGAATATAGTCAACGCTGTAAATGATAATATCGGTATTGACTTCAGCGGTACCTAGCCCATCGTCATAATTTTTATTTCTAGCTAAATCCTTGAACATTTCCCAAGTCATAAATTTACAATCTCTAGGGTTTCTTCTATTGACAACGTAAACTACTTCTTCTTCTTTTATCCCTAAATTATCTAATACTTCTAGAGTTTCTTTTAATAGGTTAGCCATTTTCTACTCCTCCATAAAATTATAACTTTTGCATTTTATAATGATGTGCCGGTACAAATAGATTACAAAAACATAGTAGTAAAATTACTAAAATACCCCCGTTTCGTTTAATGAAAGGATGATATATAGTGGCTAAATCTATTACAGATGGCTTTATTTTTCAAAGCTATAAGCTAAATGAACAAGACATGCTTAAAGAAATCATGCATGGTTCCAGAATAGATAAAAACACAACGGAATTTATCGAAGACATTGCTAGTCCAGTAAAACGTAGTAATGCTCCAGCTTATTTGATGAAGATTCTTACTTCTGAAAACTGTGTACTTCTTGTACCAAAGAAACCTTTCCCTCGTCCATTTAAAGTAATTTACTCTGGTGATGGCAGAGATAAAAGAAATAAGAAAATCTATATCGATGTAACTGGATTGGTTAAGACAAATAAAAACAATCGTTTCAATGCTAATATTGAAACATTGATTGCTTATCTTGTATCCGCTAAAGTAAATATGGTTTATAATAAAATCCCTAATACTTATGTAAATACAAGTAAGAACTTTATCGATTTAACTTACATCTATGCTCGTCTATTTACTCATATCATTGACTTCGTAGGTAATATTTCTAATATTCCTGGTCAAAAAGAAAAGATGATGTATCATGCTGCTCGTTACTTCATTCAATCAGTAGCAGAATTAGATGTAAACGAAGATAAGGTTATTGAACTAGCTGCTAAAGCTGCTGGTGTTCGACCTATTGAAGCTAAGACTCTTTCTATCGTAGCTAATGAAGAAGATTATAAAGATCTTCCTACATTCATTGAGTTTATTAAAGAAACATTCAAACTTGATCGTTTAACTACAACTTTATTCATTGAAAAATGGATGTATTTATATGGACCTGCTACTATCTTTGGTGCTGAATACGTTCCTGCTTTGATTACTATGATTACAGATGCTTTCTGTGGTGTATACTTAAACAATCAAAAGACAATTGAAAAAGTACTTGGTACTAGTCTAGTTTCTTACGGTAAATATATTATTTATACTGAAATTGCTTAGCTAAAGGTGATGTAGGGTATAATTACCCTACATCTTTCTTTGCTTTATTTTATTGAAAGGAGATAATAAAAATTGGATAACTACGTTCATAATCCAGATGAATGGAAAGATACCGAAGAAGAGATCTCTCGTTATTCCGATATAGTATCTCTCACCGAATATAAGCGTACCCAAGCTGCAGAAGCTATAGACAATGTACAAGTTGGTTTGGTTCCTTATCTTGTTAAGCCTGGCTTTAGTACAGATAAACTTCACTTCAAAGATGGTAAGTATAGAACTCTTCATAGACGTAAGAACTTATTCCTTCACTTATATGATATCAAGAATAACTATGTTTATTCTAGAACATCTCCAGACTTCTTTGAAAGTCTAATGCTAGATGCAGTGGAGAAAGAATACATCACACCATTCTTACTATTTGTAGATGATGTATTTATCCCATGGTCTAAATTGAAGTTGGTTAAATCCAGTAAGTACTTAACTGCTATCATAGATGGATATGATTACGATTATGAACCAAAAGATGTATCTATATTGATGCTTCCTACAAAGGTATCGTATTCTGAAGATAGTTATGCTAAAGATGGTACTAAAATTCAATTCAGATTTAATGAGCGAGGTTTATTTGACCCAACTGGTAATATTGTAATCGGTACAATGCATCCTAAAGCTAAAGTATTAGTATATCGTAATCAAGAATTTAGAAAATTCAAGTTGGATATTAATACTAAGAAGAAGATACCTCGTAGTTCTGTAGCTGTATTTACTCCTGATGGTAAATTCAGTACATACTACCGTGTAGTAACTTATGCTGGGAACTTATTAACTATAGATGATCCATTCTTCAGAACTCATCCATTGTCTGCAGTAGTCACTTACTTCGATGAAGGTATTGATTCAGAAGATTATATTAATCGTTTCCCTAATAATGTATTAGCTAGACGTATTGCTGCTGAAGAGACTATCACTGATGTACCAGGGATTGATACTATAGATAGGAAGTTGATGCAAAAAGAATTCGACTTTAAACATCTTCCATCTTTATCATATGAAGAGAATATTAATAACTCTATTCAATATATCTTTGACTATGATAAGAATAAATTTGATCCTATCTTCGATAAGAATAGTACGATGCATTGTTGTGAATACACTTATACCGATATAGTAAAACGAATGGATGCCGATGGTTGGGTTACAATGAGTAGAGATATTTATGGTAAGTCTAACTTCCATAATGAAACTTATGTAATGATCTTCCATAACAATGAACTTCCAGATTACTATAAAGACATTGTCTATGAACACGATACATTCAAATTCAAACCTACTAATCTTGGCGTAAATGACTTCATTGAGATCGTGTATATTAAAAATATACGTAATGAAGTATTACCTATAGACCAAGAACACAAGACAGATGAAACATATCTAAACGTATCTGATTATTATATTCCGCCAGAAGAGTTATTAGTATATACTAATAAACTAGGTGATCATGCTTTGTGTCCTCTTAATATCAAATATGATTATGAGACAGGTAAGGTTAAACTACCTAAAGATGAATATATAAATACAGACCTCTATGTAGGTTCTGTAAACCAATTTAAATACGCTAAGATAAATATCAAAAAAGAAACAAATGCTATTTCTTTACCGTTATATTTCAATAGTGCTTATAATCAAGATAAGTTCTTATTGTTTATTAATGGTCGTTTATTGAATAGCATTTATTATAAGACTCTAGTTCCTACTTTATCTGAACCTAAGATCAACTTCAAAGTTATTTATACTATGAAGACAGTTAAACCTACAGATAGAGTAGAAGTATTCTATCTAGGTATGAATACTGGTAAAGGATTGGAGTCATATACTAATAACTTGGTTATCAAGAGTATTATGACATATGCTACTAGTGATATGCAAACTACTTTTGAAATTCCATTACCATTTAAAGACTACGATGCATCTGCTCAAGGTGCTGTAGCTGTATTTAAACATGGTTTATTCAAATCTCCTGAAACTTATTATACTTATAAAGATGGAGATAAATGGTATATTAAATTCTTAGACCAAGATGATGAATGTATTATCGGTGAAGAAGTAACATTCTTATTCCCATATTACTCAACTAAACCTTATATGTATTCTATCCCTACGGATAGTAACTCTACACAATACTTACCTAAGACTGTAAATGTAACTGCTGATACTACAGATGTAGACTTCGGTGATTTGAATATGATCGATAACCGTTCGGTATTAGTATTCAAGAATTCTCAAATTCAGAAGTCTAATGCTTATACTATCGAAGGTTCTCATATTAGATTTACAGATACAGTTAAAGCTGGTACTGATGTAACTGCTGTGGTTTGTACAGACAAAAAGAAACTTGAATCTAACAATATCAAGATTTCTCATTATACTTATACCATTACTTCTAAAGCAGAAAATCCTATTACTTTACCTAAAGCAAATATACCTGATTCTTACATGGTATTCTTTAATGGTAAATTAATGGATCCTAATGACTATGGTATTACTAGAGATAAGTTAGTTATTATGCATAGAGAAGACTTTAATAGAACTGGTGATAAGATTGAATTTATATATGCCGAAAATCTTTCTAATAAAGTACTTTCTATAAACTTCTATCCTATTAGTTTAACTATGCCTTATGCTGACTTTGTTGACTTGCCTGGGTTCTCTCCTATCGATATGAATCCAAATACGATGGTATTGTTTGCTAATGGTGAGTATGTAGAACCTTCTAAATATACAGTAGATAGAAATTCTATTAACTTTGATTCTGGTATGCCTGCTGGTACTAAGATTACTGTATACTTTGCTTATGAAACTTTAAATAGATACTATACTCCTTATAGTTTATCTACCTCTATCGATAAGAATAAATTTGTCATGGATGAATCTAAAGTTAAGATTGAACAAAAAGGTCAGCGTAGATTTACTATTCCTTATCCAGAGAATAATAAAGAAATCCCATTCATTATTCATATGAGAGGTATCTTCATTCCAGCTAATAATTATACTATTACTATGGATAGAAGTTCTATTGTATTTGAAGATGGATTAGATGAGAAACTTATTCCTGGACAACATGTAAGATTTATCTTCGTATATAATGGTAATGGTGCTTATGTAAATAAACATGAATACACTAACCGTATATCTGAAGGTGAGACTACTATCCATCTACCAGAGTTATTTAAATCTGAAGTAGATTATAATGACTACATGATGCTATTCTACGATGGAGTATATCTCGATAAGAATAGATACTATATTGATTCAGATAATCGTGTAATTACACTTACAGATATTCCTAGATATGGTGAAAATCAACGTCAATTCTCTGTAGTATTATTCCATACAGGTTCTGATGAAAATGGTACTATTAATTATCTTCCTAGCTCTGGATTCTTATATCTAGATATGGATAAGATTGATAGAAATATTACCAAAGAGAATACAATGATCTTTATCAATGGTAAGAAGATAGCTAAACATCAATTGATTGATGTAACCAACTATCTAAAGAAACTTACTATGGATATTAAAACTAGATTTGGTATGGAGATTATTAATCTTTCTCCAAAAGTATTTGAATTGAAAGATAGATATAATGAAATTAAGCGTGAAGTCAAAACTGCTTGTCATGTAACTATCAATCAAACTCCAAATCAAACAATTCGAGTTCGCTGTAATGGTTCTATCTTTAGTTCTAGTTTTACAGCTAAATCTGGAGATATAATTGACGTATACGTTCAGCCAGTAAATGGTTATGTAGCTGGTAATCCTTCGGTTACTACTATGGCTTTAACTGGTGATGTAACTATTGAAGCTACTCCTGCTCTTAAAGGTGATTTACAAACTATCACTATTAATCAATCTGATAATCAATTGATTTCAGTTCGTTGTAATGGTGAGATTTATACTAAATCATTTAAAGAAATTAAGGGTATGAGTTTCATAACTAATATCGAATCTACAAATCCTAAATACAATCATGGTACTTTAAGTATCAGACGTGGTACTATTGGAGACGATCCTATAGTTATCGAAGCAACTCCAGCTACAGTTAAAGATGTTGTATTTGAAATACCTGACCAAAACTTAGAGTATCAAACATTTACAGCATATCTCTATGATGATACAATGACTAACGTATTACAAACAATTACCACTCCTGGTACTTATAATGCTAAATATGGTCAATTTGTATCTGTATCTGTAGAAGCTGCTCGTGGTTATAAACCAGGAGGTTTGGATATCTATGGTGAATATGGTGCAGTTGAATTAACTAAGGATAAAACTATTATCTCTTTAGGCACTCCAATAGGTCCTATTAAATACAATATCCAAATTCCTAAGTATGACAATCAAGATATCATTGTAGCTATTAAACCTAAAGATGAAGATATATTCAACTATTATACCTATAAATCTAAAAAGGTTGAAGCTCAATATGGTGATACCTTCGATATTAGTATTACCCCATTGAGTACTTATGTTGCTGGTAAGGTTTATACTAACTATGAAAATAGATTGACTGGTATTATAGATAAGGAATTGATTATCAGTGCAGATCCTGCTGAACTTCGTACAGAATTAGTCACTATTTCTGTAGATAGTGATCCTCATGCTGAGATTAAAGCTGTTTTAGATAGTGGTGCTATCATTAATGAAGGACAATCTATGTCTGTAATTAGAGGTACACATTACCGAGTAGAATGTGATGTAGATTATGATTACTCTACTCCTTCTTTAAATACTTGGGAAGGTACTGCTGATGTAAATACAGAAATCAAAGTATTATATCCAGCAGAAAGATTAACTGCTGGTGATAGAACTAATCAAGCCTATATTGATTTACAACCTAAAGATGGTTGTATGATTACTGTATTCAATAAGACTACTAATAAATCCCATATCAATTCCTTCTGGTGTAACTATGGTGATGAATTAGTATTCAAGTTAACTACAGAAACTGAAGGTTTATATACTAAACTCAATGTGCCTGATAATATGACTATTAATACTCTTCGTAGAGTTGTGGTTACTAATAGTTATCCTATCCCATTATCTCAAGTTGATTATACTTCTTACTTGAATAAACCTAAAGGAACTAAGGTAAATATTCATATCAATAACCCATTAGATGCTTTCTATGAAATTACATTGATTAATGGTTCTGAAGAAACTCATACTGATATGGAAAATATCGATATTGGTACTTCTATTTCCATTAAACTTACTCCTCTTGCAGTAAACCCTGGTAAGTTATTTATCAATGGTATCTATATTCCTGAAGGCGTTAGAACTATTAACGTTGGTACTTATGATAATGCTGATATCTTGACTCAATGTACTAATATAACTGTATCTTGTTCCACTGGATATCCTATTACAACAGATACTGATCCAGATACTAATAAAGTTACTGTAGTTGATAGACCATTGGCTATTATTATGACAGATAGTCAAAACTACGAACACCAAACTATCCATTTATATAGATATGATGGTAATACTGGAACTCAAAAAGAAGTTACTTTACCATATACTATTAAGATGGATACAGAAAATAACTTGGTTGAATATAGAGCTGTAAGTATAGCTGATGAAGGATACATTCCTGGTAAGCTTAATTACAATATAATCAAACCAATCGAAGGTGCTACATATATCTTAGACTGTGATGATGCTAGAAAGATAGGTGAATAATATGGATAATAACAATAGAAAGCTTCAGCTTATAGAAGTATTCTATAGCTACTATGAACAACTTATCAATCAAGCTGAAATAGTTTTAAGAACAGATACTGAACGTGGTATTGGTGGTGTCGCTACTCCAAATTATACGGTAACTATTCAAAGTAAACCTGGAGTTACAGTTAAGGTAATTACATATAAAGGTGGATTTACTACACATACTTCTACTTTCTCCGCTCCTAAAGGTACAGCGTTTACTGTATCTTTAGAGGGAGAAAACTCTTCTAAATATATGCTTTCATTAACGGGTGGTGTATTAGTAGAAGACGTAACGATTTCTTTATTAAGTAAAGAAGATATGGCACGTTGTGCTATTATCATAGATGAACCTTTTGGTAAAGACCAACTTATTCTTACTAAGAAACAAGGTAGTGAATATTTACCTTTAGATTCTTACTTTGCATATCCTGGAGATAGAGCAGATTTCATTGTTCATGTACCATGGAAGCGTAAATATGATCCAGGTATTTTGAATATTACTAGTATTCCTGTTATTCAAAAGAATACTAATATGATCTATGCTACTCCTCCTGTATTAAAGAGTGACTTTGATCCTAATATAATTGAAGTAACTGTCAATAATAAACCTCATCAAACTATCCATGTATATACGACTGATAAGTCTAATAATACTACAGATAATACCAATACATTTAGATCTGAACCTGGAATTAGATATACTATCGAATCTAAAGCAGAACCTGGTTGGGTAGCTGGTAATATTCATGTGAAAAATGTTTATGGTGAATCTATGGTTTCTAATGGTAAATTTGATATAGATGCTATAATCACCGTAGATGATGCTAAGATTCAACATGTTAAATTGAAGATTAATCAGAAGCCGCATCAAACTATTAAAGTTAAAGTGTGGAATGAAGATGGATCTGCTTTTAAAGAATATACTGAAGATGCTTTAGTTCAAGTTAATAGTAGATTTGAAGTATCTATTACACCAGAAGCTAATTATAATGCTGGTAAGCTAAATGTAACTAGTGGTAGAATATCTAAAGATGGTAATACTATCTACGCTACTGATGCTACGAGAATGCTAATTACGATTACTATGCAACCAGCTGAGCATGGTAAATATTTTGTAAATACTATCGAGAATGGTAGAACTATTAAACATACAAATTCATTTACAACTACAGTTGGAACTGATTATGAAATAATAGCCACTCCAGATATCTGGTGGCAATATGATTTCAATAAACCATTAAAAGGTACATTTGATAATGATACTACTATTTCTGCTACAGCTAAAATTTGTACAGATTATGAATTTGATATGACTGTAGGACGGGGTAATGGACATAATGGTGCAGACGTTAGAAAAAGTTGGAGTCCTGGTGCTGAAGAGATGTTTGGTGCTTTTAGTAAATGGTATATTATGGATGCTTTCCATCTCAATGTGAGAAGAGGCATAGCTAGAATGTGGTTAGCCTTCTGGGGTGGTGATAATGTATATGGTTTATTTAAAACTTGCACATATGAAATCCTTATAGATGGCACATGGTATAAAATACTAGACCACGAACCAAATAGAAACTTTAATGAATATGGTGATATATATAAAGAATTTTATTTGAGGAGTCCTTTGTATAGACCATTACAACAAGTTTACGAAAGTGTAGGAAAGACCTATCGGGTAAGAATGCACATAGATGTATAAAAAATAAAAGAGAAATTACCGTACCCAATATTGGGTACGGTATATCTTTTTCTTATTTTATATTTACTTTGATTTCAAGATTATCTCGAATTATGCTACACATCAAATGTGTAGTTTTCAAGAAATATAGATCTGGGATTTCTACCCCTGGAGCTGGCTGTTGAGTATAGGATTTAAAGCTACCTTTCAGATAGTAAGCTAGATCATTTTCACCATCCAGTAAGTATAATATTGTCTTAGTATCATAGTCACCATCGATTATTCTTTCAATGGCCTCACAGATATGTAATCCTAGTGTGAAGAAACTAATATCCTCTGCAGTTACAACCATATTTACGGTATCTAGATTCTTGATTTCAGTTCCTTTTGGAACTACTAGAGCACCAGGAATATAATTCTGACGCATCTTTTCCAATTCTATTTTTAAATGTAATTTTATATCTTGTATATTTTCCTTACCAATTAGTTTTACCATTCTTTTTTCTCCTAATAATAATCTCTTCGTCGTCAATATAAGAATCCGCTAAACCAATAACTTCGTCAATGAGGAGCATATTATACTCCTCTTTATTTCTTATTTCAGATTCAGGAACGTAGAATTTAGATTCTAAAACAGCTCCAATGGTAACAATCTTGAGGAAATTTTTCCTGAAGTCGTTACCCAACTCAAGCAAATATGCTGCTGAAACTAGATTTTTTGCTTCATAGAAAAGCTCTCTTATATGTTTTTCTTCAATTTTTCTAATTTCTTTTTCGATGCTGTCTTGTAAAGACATTAGGTACTTTCTGTCCATTTCATCTTTCTCCTTTTTACTAAAACTAAAATCTACACGATTAATTACAGATTGTTTATTTTTACAAACTTCTCGTATACGCTCTAATGGATGACCAGCCCAGAGCATATACCTTCTAAACTTTCTTGTATCGTATCTCATATCTTTTTAAAAATACCAAGTTCTACAAGTAGTTCATCTGTATGCTTCCAAGATATTAGCTCATTTTTAATATACTCCATATCTTCTAACTCTTCAGGAGTATAACTGCAAGCCACAATAGCTGCAGTTTGAACATCGGTACCGAATGTACCGATTATCCAATCTGTAATTTGAACTTGTTGTGCATTCATTTTTATTTCCTCCTAAAAACGACGACCCATCATAGTATTCATTAATAATTGGGTTTGTCTATCGATAAGAAAACTTTCTAAGACAAGCATAAACTTGTCTAGATTATTTAATAATTCTAATGGAGCTGAGTCGACAGCTAATTGAGCTGTCTCCTCACTCATTGGGAATTTTTCCAAAATAGCTTTCTTTGCTTCTGCTTTCTTAAGATCAATATCTTCAATGATAGCTTCTGTACACATAATTTCAATCTCCTATTTCTTTTTATTAACAACTTGCTGTTCAAGTTGCTTGCTTTTCTTAACCAATTCCTCGACTTCATGAGATTGGTATTGTTTTATAACCTCTCCTTGATCGTCGATTTTCTGCTGTAACTGTTGTATCTGTTGATATTGCTGCTCTACTTTAGAAGTAGTCACAATAGTATTATAGATTAGAGCACCAATTAATGCTAATACTATAACAGATATCAAACCTACTATAAATGCTGCAAATTTTTTCTTTTTCTTAGTAGGTTTTAATTTTATGGTGTTTTTTACTGCATCATAAATTGAATTAAATTTACGAAGAACTTTGAAGGTTTCTACATTTCCAAGAATGAAAATGTTTTCTTCAATTTCTTCATAACTGAATCCAATAAAATAAACATGCTCTACTTTATTGGATGCATCTTCCTGATTAAATGATTTGTTAAACTTAACTTCAACCTTATAGGTTTCAGCTCCTTCTAATTCAGCATCAGGTACGATGAATGTTCGATATTCTTGGTAATATCTTGAACTTGGTTTGTCTAGATATAATATTCCAGGAATATCATTTTTGGTGAATGCTTTTAATTCACCATAGTTACCTTTCCAGGTGACAGCATCGTCAATCATATCGTTTAGATACGACTTTTCTGTTTCCATTTGACCTCCTTTGATATAAAATTTAAATTGAGTTAATAAATACATAACTCTTTCACTATTATAATATACAAGTAAAATTTTTAATTTTTGCAAAAGATATGGGAGTGGGGAATATTCCCCACTCCACTTTTATACATTTATTGGTATTGTAATATCTTTAATCTTAGCACTTATCCGTGGTTTATGTGTCGTATCTCTAAGGATATGGACGGTTCTAGGACCTATCATTTTGTAATCTTGATCTATTTTAAGTTCTTCTTTATCCATATAAACGTTAACGATACGATTGCTTGTTAGGGTCTTATAATTAGGTGGAATGGTATATACATTATCTTCTAATGTAATCATAAGATCGACTTTCATTATAAATCACCTATTTCTTAAAACCAAATGCTTTAGCCACATCGATTTCATGTAGTTTAATAGTACTATCATGGAATGCTTTCATGGCAATATTTTTAATACGAGATGCAAGTTGAGGTAATGCTACACCAACATTCTTAAATCCAGCACGATAGAAGAAGTTACCAGCACATACATTACAAATCTTACCCTTTTCTTTATATTCACATAAAGAAGAGAATCTCATCTTAACAGTTTTACCGATGTAATTATTGATATTATCAGAAGTAAGTTCTACTAATTTATTACCTTCAACCACATAGCAATACATAACCATACTAGCGATCTTTTTATCAATAGTAATTGTAATAGTACGTTTAGTACCACAATCAGAACCAGCTGGTCCTAAAGTAAGATGTTGGAATGCTCTAAGGAATAGTTTTTCCCAATAACCACCAACTTGTGTTTTAACACCACGTTTATATGGACCTTCTGTCATAGACTTAGCCATATTAACATAGTCTTCTCTACTAGTACCTTCAGCATAGTTAGATGTAATAATATTATAACCCTTAGATGGGTCAGGGTCTTTAGATGCACCTTTAAGAACAAAGATATTCTTAAAGTTGTTACCGAATTTACCCTTAGCACCAGAGTCATATAAATCCATAGATGGGTCCAGACCTAATTCTTTCTTAGCTATATCTAATAATTCTTTTTCAATCTTAGAAATAGCATAGAGTTTCTTATCTGGATCTTGTAAATCTTTTTCGTATTGTTTAAGGAGCTTTTCTTTATATGGACGTAAGAATTTACCCATCATAAGCATCTTATCACTAAACCCAGCACTTAGGATATTAGAATAAGGTTGGAATTTTTGAGTACGAATAAGATAGTTTTTAAGAACCTGTAAATCAATCTTATCTTCTAGTAAAGCACTCGAGAGAGTATCATTGATATAGTCAAAGATCTTATCATTTACTGGTTTATTGATATAATGGAATAGATCAAATAGATCTTGTTCGATAAAGCACTTATTAAATACCCATCTACCTACAGTAGTTCTGAAACTATTTGTATTTTTATTTCCTTCTGGTCCATATGTCCCAGGAGGAACGTCAATAATATCATATGTATGGAATCTAGCTTTACCATCAAATACACCGAATGTTTCCATCATGAATGATAAAGATTCAGTTTGCTTTTGAGTTATACTAAATAAATATTCTAGATCTTTAAGATCTGTTATTACTTTAGCTCTACGATTATCAGAAGCCATGTTAGTCCTCCTTTTTGAATAATTACTTATATGTAAACCCATATAAATTTGGCGGAAAGATATGGAGTACCCAATATTGGGTACTCCGTTATCATTATCCATATGGTATAGTAGTATGACATCCATCCATCAACTTATCATACCTTAAAATGCACTGAAACAAAGCAATCTACTAGAGTCGATCTCTATAAAACCTCTAGGTATTTCGTTTATTCATATATAAGATAATTAATCAGTTTGGGAGGTAATTAATTTCATATGATAAGGGTGATTAATGATGAATGTCATAATACCACACCATATGGTGTGGTTACATTAAATATTGTAAACGTCTTCGCTTAAGATAGTTATAAATAACTCTGTTGGACTCAAGAAGTTTTCGCTATAGAAGTCAAAGAATCCATCTGTTTTAAACATGGATCTATGGAAACCAATAATGTGTACAGTATTGGTATCTTCATATGATACTATTTTAGGGAAAGTATTTTTGAGTTCGTTATTTCTTATACTCCATTTAAAACGAGGAGTAGATCTTAATTGAAGTTTCTTGGTGTTAGAATAAAGAAGACTATTGATACATTTTACAATGTATTTATTTTCTTTCTCAGTCCATATTTCAAAATGAGGAATAGATTGGAAAGAGTCGTCTACTCTTCTACCTAACTTCCAAGAGTTAAAGTAGTTTTCTACTTCTTTATCGTCTACAAATATATTTTTAATTCGTCTATCAAAATATCTAGCCAAATCAATAGGATCATGTTTATGAGGACGATATTTCAAGAAACGATTACGTTTGAATAGTTTATATCTATCAGGATCTGCTTTTAATAATAATTTATCATGAATACTCAAAGAAGTATTAGGATAATTAGTATAATAGATCCCGTCGAAATTCTTTTTAGTAAGATGTGTTTCTAATAGATCAAGTTTAGCACGAAGATAAGAAAGCATCTTTCTATAATCTTTTGCTTTCATCTTGTTATATTTACAGAAAGCTTTCACGAAATCTTTTCCAGATTGTTTCTTAGAGTTTACAGATGGTAACCATTTAGCTAATTTAGAAGGGTATTTACCATTAGCTACCAATTCTTTGTCTCTTTCTAAAGTCTCATTGATGATGGTAAACATCATGTCCTGATAATCTGTGCCTAGTAGTACAAATATATCATCCCATCTACCATATTTATTGACAATGAGCTTTAATAGTTTGAAATTGATATATCTTTTATTAGCATCTTGTGCCATCCATCTAAGCATATATCTGAATACATATCGTTCACCTAAACCATAACCACTTGTATGGTCTCGGATAAATAGTAACCAACGCAAGCCTATTTCTTTATCTGCTTCTAATACTCTTTTTAGAGTAGCAGCCAGAATAAATTCATTAGCTAAGTCTCCAATGGCTCTAAATACACCAGTGGAATTACCAGAACGATAGTCTTTGATATTTTGTGTGATATCTCCCATTTGTTTGAAGAGATCTTCATGCTCTTCTGCAAATCTTCTAACACGGAGTTTTTCCATTAGAATCATCCTTTCCTATTTAAAATATAATTTATAAAATCTATTCTTAGCTCAGATATAAGAGAATATGTAGATAGTAAACTAACGTGGAGACCTATTATGAGCGAATAGGAGTTTACTGTAAGTGAGAACATACATACCATAAATATTTTTAAATGCTGTTAGAGCTAATTAGACACAAATCAATTTCGATTGACTACACCTAGAGAGTCAATTGAAAGGTAGTTAAGAGGTAACGAAGATCTCTTAATGGAGATCTTCTTATTACCCATGAAAGAAAACCAAAGCACATATATTCTAAAATTATATTAATTGCTGTTCGTGCTTTTCTAAAAATGAATGAATACAAATTTTGTTTTGATATCCCAGGATATCTATAAGATATCCTGGTTTACCATGTCGAAATTACATTCCAGGAGCGAAAGTAATGTCTAACCAGAGCTTATTACGATTGTTAAAAAAATGCTGTTAAAGCTCTTTGTAAAGGAATTTGTGTGGAAACTTCACGGCAAACCATGAAGAATCGTAGTTGGATACAGGGTGACTGAGTAGAGGGTTTACTCTCCCTGCATCAATAAAGTGTATATAGGTGTATTAAAATTAATTATTTTACTAGAAATATACAGAATAAGAAATAGTAATTGCTTTTTCTGTATCGATCAATGGTTCATTAGGGAAGTTCAAGATAGTAGCAGGACGAATATCTTGATATACTTTATTACCATGATCATCTGTTTTCAACCAAGCTGTACATAAAGAGATTTGATTAATACGTGCATCATTAAGACCTGTTGTATTAATGAAATAATCACGACAGTCAGATTTAGAAATAGATAACTGCATAGTTACGATTGTTTCAGCATCTTGTGTAGTTACCATATCATAAATAGAACCATCGATAGGTGTACCATCGGTTAATTGTTGAATCATACGAGGATCAGAGTCAAATCGTTTAAAGTAATAAGAAGTAGCAGTTGTACCTGTTTTCTTACCAAAGTAAACTTTCTTTTCATACTCATTAAGAGATTCTCCTGCTGTCAAGTATTGCAATGGTACAATATTTTCTGGAGTGATCCAAGAAGCATATTTTTCTGCATATACTTGAGAGTTTTCTCTACCACAACCACCTTTACCTACACAGAATAAATAAACTCTATTCTTTTCTGTAGTGGTTGTAGTATTGATAGTACCATCTAAGTTAAGAGCTGTATTATAACTAGGAGTGATTTCCACGTTATTGATATCAAACAATGCTCTTGCTAAGAAAGCACCGCCAGCAATAGTAAGCATATTATGACGAGTAAAGATTTCTTCACCAGTGTCAGTATAATATGCTGTAATTTTAGTTTTGAGACGACGACCATCTAAGATTTTATACTTGTCATTATCTCTTTTAATCTTATCAGTTAAGACTAGTTCTTTTTCCATAACCTTTCCTTCCTTAATAATCATTATCTGAAGCTAAGAAGCGTAATTGATATTTCTTGTGGTTAGTTGCAGCTGGAACGTTGGCTTCAAGATCTTTTTCTATAACACGTAAGTCAGCATCAATAACCATAGCACCAGAATCAGGACCAAATTCTCTAGGAATTTGAGTACCCCATAATGCTATGAATGTATCTTGGAATTCATTAAATAAATTATCTTTGCTAATATAGTTAGCAATTGATTTCCATTTACCATTTATATTGACTTCAAAACTTATAGATTTAGTTTGATCCCATTTACCTTCACCAGCCATTACTTTACGCTGATCTCCTAAATTATTAATCCCGACTAAGTCGAAACCAGCTAATTTAGGTGGGTTGATATTATCTGAAACAAATCGAAGTTCATCTTCAAACCATGCGTCAATTAAAGGACCGAAGTATTTATCCCGTCCTTGCCATCTACCACCAGAACCGTATAAGATGTGTTGACTGTTTTCAACCCATCTAGAAAGACCAACTGTAAATGTGGTTGTTACCCTAGCAGCTGGAGTAGGTTTAAATTCTTTATTACCTTCAAATCTACCAGTATATTGTGGTAAGAAACCAGTACGTACTGTAAATCCAGGATTATCTTTTACAGATAATTCTACTTCATATCTACTACCATACGGTATTTGATCTGTTGTTGTACCATCGACAGTTTTAATCAATGCACCAGTATCTTCATCATAGAATTTAACTTTAACGTGTTGATATTTTCTATCTGTTATAGTAGCATTAAACAACTTAGCTCTAGGTTTTTCTGCAGTAACGTCGATATTATAAGTAACTGTACCGGAATAACCGATTGTATCTGTTTGAACAATATCATCATTTACTGTATAATTAGCATGGTAGTAACCGAAAGTATCACTATTAGTAATTACATACACATCACCAAAGTTAGCTTGAATAATTTGATCGGCTTGAGTAATAGGATAATCAATACCGTTCAAATTAACGTTCATGGTTTGACGTGTAGGCCATGGATTACGAACACGAATTTGTAATTTCTTTCTAGTAGGCATAGCGGCTTCGATATTTATACTAGGAGAAGTTAATCGTTCCATTGTAGTACTAGGAGCACCAGCTATAAATCCATTATCTGGTTTTACAGCTACTGTAATTAAATCACCATAGTGAGCATCGAATGATTCAGTATATTCTTTACCATTCAATGTAACTACTATAGTTTGGTGATCATCTTGTTCTATATTAACTCTACATACTTTAGTAGTTGCAGGAGTTGCATAGATTACAGTATCACCTCGAACAATACCTTCTTTATTGTAAATTTCACCAGCATCATAATTAGGATCCATACTTACAATAGTAGCAGAGTATTGTCTACCTTCTTTAGCTACAAATGAAATAGTATGATCAGTTCCATCATAACGAACAGTGATTTGTTGTTTATCAGATTGAATTACTTTGATATTGAAATCTCTAGCAATTCTAGAAGCAGTTGCTGTAGCTCTCATATCACCATTCACAACACCTGTAGATGGAACACGAATACCATCTTTATCATATACTAGTAACTTACCTTGTACATGATTACCTTTACCTTCAATATTTACTTCATATTCAGTTAAATATGGGGCTTTGAAAGTTTCGCTATGAGTTACACCATCGACTACAACAGAGATAGTTTGGTCTTCGAATTTATCTATAGTGAATGTAAATTGAGTAAGCTTAGAATCTTCTAAATCGAATACAACATTGTCACTTCTAAACATATCCTTTTTAGGAAGGTTATATTTCAATGGAGATGGATCATAACCCCAATCAGAAGTTATCTTAGCTTCATACTTAACACCAACAAATGTTGGAATATTAAAGTATTTATTATCTACACCATTACCATTAGTTCCATCATTACCGTTTACAGTATATACTTGATAACCGATACCATCATCGTCAAAGACTTTAAGTTCAATCTTTTGATGTGCTGGTACGTGTCCAATAGTAAACTTAGAAGTTTGTCTAATTGGTTCGCTAGCGGTGATGATAGTATAATGGTTAATGATACCAGAAGTGATATTAGCTACACCAGGAGTCCAGCCAAAATCACTATCTACATCTACAGCAATTCTAGTACCAGCTTTAACTTCAAATGTTTCAGTATGAGTAGCCAATACATTATCAGGATTTTCTGGATCAAATTCATATACTGTAATTGTAGTGTGATGCGGTGGTCTAATAACTACACGATAGTTAGTAGAAACAGCAGGAGTTGCTGTAATGGTAAGATCTTTTACTATAATACCTTTATTATAAGAAGGATAACCAGCTTTATAACCATCATCTGGAATAATCTCTACTTCAAATTCATCACCATATTTAGCAAAGAAGTCTTCGGTATAATATTCTCCATTATGAAGGACTCTAATAGTTTGATTTTGCGTTTGTTGAATATGTACAACAAACTCTTGGTCAAACTTAGGATCAGTATTTGTACTTGTAGATTTGATAGTTAGTCTATCATAGACAGGAATCTTTTCATATTTAGAAGTATGAATAGCAGATTCATAAGTCACATTCATATCGATATCAAAATACTCAACCTTATTGAGGTTTATTGTTAATTCAATATCATCTATAGGACGAATGAAGTTAATACGAGGATCATTATTACTAAATTGAATAAAGTCACCTTTAGAAATCATAGAAATCTTATAAGATTTAAAGAAGTTTATGATGGTAAAAGCATAATCCATCAATGAAGTTTCAGATGCACCTGGGAATCTATCGAATATATGATGAAATTCATAACCACCAAAGTAATTCTCTAATAGATATGCTACGTTAGATACAGTTTCTGCAATCTTTTCTTTACGAGTACTTCTATCCGTAATAGAAGCGATACGTTTAATACTATTATAAAGAACAGTATCTTTATCTTTCAAGAAATCAGTAAATGTTGTAGCAGTATGACCATCAGATTTTCTAAAGTAACTGAGATTGAACTCAGTAATCATCATAGAATCATATAGATCTTTCCAGATCTTATAATATCTATACTTAGTAGCATGACCCATACCATAAGTGATTGTATCATAAACCTTTTTATTGGTTTTATATTGAGTAGTGAACTCTTCTATAGATTTTAATCGTTTTTCTGGGATAAAGAAATCCCATACTGGATACATATCTAAAGTTTGTCTAGCTTTAAGAATTTCTTTTTTAAGAGCAGGTAAATCAGCATGCATATTAAAGCCTTTGATATACATGATCTTAGATGGAGTATCCATAATCTTATCTTCTGTATCTTGATCAAGATAAGCTAAAGCTGTAAGATAAGAGAATACATGACCAATCTTAAATTCTTTTGCTGTAGAAATATTAGGAAGAGCAACGGTTAAGTCTTCTTCTGCAGGGAAGTCATCGAATAGTAGGTTATAGAAATAAGCTATTTGGAATGACATATCTGCAATATCCATCAAGTAGTTAATAGCGAAGTATTTAGTACGAGCATAGTTAAACTTCTTCTTAAGAATTTGATGTTTAACTTTTTCATGAGCTGTAACTAAATCATCTTCAGCACCTACACCATCCCAGAATACATCTTCTAATGTCATTAAGTCATAAGGTTTGATATTAGACTTAGCCATAATGTCATCAACGAAGTATTCTTTATCTAAAGGAACACCAACGAATTTCAAATCGAAGTTTTTATCTACATCTTCTTCAGAAGATTCAAAGATATAATAAGGGTCATCTAGATAAATGAATGTAAATGTAAGATTAGGATATTTCAATACATCATTAGGATTCTTGAAGGATAGATTACCATTTACTATTTCATATAGACTTGGATCTATAACTACACCGTTAGAACTTACATACCATTTCCAGTTATTTTGAATGAAGTTTTCAAACGGAACTGGAATCTTGATTTGTAAATCATTATCAACAGCATCTTCTGTAGTGATAGTTTTATTCTCAATAATAACTCGGTTAGCTGCATTGAGCAAATACTTATTATTGAAGAAATAGATGATAGAGAAAGTTTCACCTTTCTTAAAGTTTCTACCTTTAATAGAAACACTTGTATCGGTAAATTTAATATTATTTGGATTTACGATACGAGTTCTATGAGAAACCATAGCACCTTGTAGAGTTGCAAAGTAAGGTGAGAATGGTACATTGATACCAAAGTCGGTTTGACCATCTCTTGATACTTCAATTAATTCTTCTGTAACTTTAATAGCTTCAGAAGATTCAATACCGTAAAGATATGAAATATTGATAGTAGTGCCAACGTCTGTAATAAGGTTTTTGTCTTTAATAGTAAGAGTAGCTGTTTGTTCATTGATAGTATATTGATTAGGTTCTAGGAACTTACCGTATATATCAACAATTACTTTACCATTCTTAGCTGTAAACCCATCAACTGGGAATTTAAGATTAGGATAAACAGTTTGGTCTTTAGCACCAACTTCTAATCGTTGAGTACTCATAGAAATATTAGTAGCTTCAATACCAGCTGGACCATATCTATAAATAACTTCTACTTTATCCGTCTTCCTGGCACCAATAGATCTAGAATTGAATGATAAAGTATTATTATAAGCTTGATACCAATCTTGCTCTAACCATTTATCATTGATCTTAACGAAGACTTTATATCCAGTACGGAAATAGTTTTCGATAGGTGGATGAAGTTTAAATTCAATTTGTCTATCTTCATTATGCTCAAGAACTTCTACATGGGTTTTTAATGTAATATCAGAATATACTGCAGCTTCAGCATAAATGAAGTTGAATGTAAGATTAACGCCGTATTGTACCGAATCAGTATCATTTAATTGAATAGTATTAGTATCAATGAACGTATATCTACTAGGAGAGATAAAAGTACCATTATGAGTTAAGAAGAAACCATTACCATTTGCACAGTAGTTAGTAAATGGTTCAGGTACTTTAAAGATCTTTCTATCATAATCTTCAGATAATACATCAACTCTAGAGAATTTAGTATTAGAGTAATTATTATAGAGATATAATACAAATACTTCTCTATCTGTAGTACCACCATAAGTTGGTTTAATAGTAATTGTATTCGTTTTGATATCTATATCATAAGCATCTTTTTGTAATGGTTCGCCAGCTAAGAATACTATTAAATCATTACCTCTGGAGATATAGTTAGGTGTAGGTGGAGTAAATTTGAACTTATTGTGGCTCATCTTAGCTACATCTAATTTCATGAATAATGAATTATCCGTATCTACCTTATTATTACCACCTTTAGTTCTATCATCGTAATAGAAGTTGTATCTAATATCAGTAGCACCATTACCTAAACCATTTGGTTTGATTTCTAAATGGTCATAGTTATTTACATCGTAGTCAGTACCACGAGTAGCTTTAACCCATTTATTATCTCTCTTAAACCATACATCCATTACATTACCTTTTTCAAGGAAGTTATCAAATGGATATGGAATAGTAAGATCATTTATCTTACGCTCTACGTTGGTTTCTAATAGCATATCATTCCAACGAGAATCTTTAGTTACCATTTCTTCATAAACGAAGTTACCCCAACGATCCAGTTGTCTATCACGAAGGATAAAGTATCTAAAGATAGTAAGATTTTCTACACCAAATAGATTTACAATATCAAACATACCCCTTGCAGAGGATTTATTATGAATTAATTTATTCAGATTCTTAGCAATACGTTTTTGATATTTAAGTGGAATGGATTTATAGTATTCCATACCAAATTTTTCAAATATTGCTTCTACACATGGTCTATCTAGTAATTCATATTTAAGGATATTCTCCTGAATCTTAGATAACATCTCTGTCATAGTCAATAATAGAATCAATAGACAGATAAAGTTACAGTAGAAGTCCGAATTGTATTTGAATGCTTCAGAATAAATAGCATATCTTACATAGATACGGTTTTGTTCATAATTATATCTAAATTGCTCAGCAATATTTTCTTCTTCGATTGTAGGTGTGTACAATAATTGGAATCCATATGCTTTACGAGCAGAATATGGAGTAATACCACATTCAATATAGTTAAGATAGCCCGCTTGTGGATAGTCTGTTTTGATTTGTTCTAAAATACCATAAGAATTAAGTAATTTAGCACCAGATGCTCCTATTTCATGCACATAAGTAGCATTCCATAAGTTTCCATCAGGTAATAGGTATTCATAGTCTCTAAGAGGGATACCATAATCACCAATCTTAGGCAAACCACAAATAGTACGATAATAATCATTCAATTCTGTATATGTATTGATATAATCTTTCATATACAACTGACGTAGAGGTTCTTTTAAACCTTCTGGTATATCATCGTAGCTATATGCTCTATTTTCTGTACGATTTGTTCTTCTAGTAATGATAAAGTTAGCAAGTTCTGGATCTACTCCGACCTTCAACATTTGATCTTTACTAAATTCGCAAATTTCATATGGTACATTACCTTCGGTGCTCATAATAAGCATATCGGCTTGGATCAACGAATCTTCTGTTTCATTGTTATCTGCTTCTTGCTCATTCTTAATTACGGCACCAAAAGCTAATTGTTTTACATAATAAAGTAACTCATCAACGAATGGATTGTTCGAATATGTCTTACTTATTTTATAATTTGCCACAATGTTGACTCCTTTCTTTATATAATGATTATTAGTATGTATAAGCTCCTCGTTTTTTCCAGTATAACATATAGATAATCCCTAAACCCTACCAATTTAATCATTATAGGAGGCTTGCTAAATGCAACACCAAGAATTCATTAACCCTAAAGAGGAGTTCCCTGGGATTTTCACATACGATGATTTTAATCCAAAACTCTGTTCACCAAATTCTCCTTATGAGATTGATTTTTCTCAATCTAAAGAGACTTTGATGGATGTGGATTTATATCGTAAATTCCTATACTCCGCAATTAGTCGGTTCCGCTCTAGTGCCTTCTATAAGCACTATAAAGCACACCTAATTTTTGATTTAGGTTTGGACCGATGTCAATTACATCCACATATCACAGTAACTGGAGAAAAAGAAGTTGCTAGTTTAGAGATGCATCATCATGTATTGACTATCTTTGATATCGCTTACATTATCTGCGAGCATACTCTCAATACATATGGTACTCTTACTTCTTTCGATTTAGCTGAGATGATTCGAATGGAACATGAAGCTCATCGAGTAAATGTGGTAATGCTTTGTAAAACATGTCATGATATTTATCATGACAGATTGGATAATTTCAAAGTTCCATCTTATTTAGGATTTGGTAAATGGTGGGAGCTATTAGATAGATATAAATATGGTATCAGCAAACCTATTGCTGATAAAATCTACTATATGCTCAAGAACGATCTCTATGATCAAAACGGAAACGAAGAAAAAATAATGAAGTTGCTTGAATTACGAGACAATATCGTACAATGGAGTGAGCTTAACAATCATTATTTCGGAACGTAGTAAAATAGCAAAAAATAAAAGAAGATATTGGGATACTCAATATTGAGTATCCCATATTTTATCTTTATTTATTATTTTGCATACGACGTTTTAATTCTTCTGCTTGTTTGCCAACATGAGCAGCAGCTTCATCTGCATTTTTCATAGCAGCAAATAGTAATACCCAGCAACCAATATAACCCAAAGTTTTTAATACAGTTTTCTTATTCATTTTAAATACCTCTCTTTAATTAAATAATACTTTAGTAACGTAGAAAATTAGAGATTATACTTACGACGTAATTCGTCAATATCTCTTTGAATCTTTTCATTTTCTTTACCAGTTTGGATAATATATCCAATACCAGCTAATGCTACTAAATAAATACCAACTAATACTGCTTTCAACATAATGAAACCTCCTAAAATAAACAAATTAGAGATACACTTTATACCTCTTTCACTATTATAATATATCATTGAAAATTCAAACTATTACAAATTCCACTACAGAAACGTAGATAATTATTACATTTTCTACACAATATTAATTTGAATATTATAATTAATTTGGAGGATACGATGAAGAATTTTATAAATAGAATTTTATCTACGTATACTAAGTATGACTTAGTTAGTTTAAATAGAGCTATCAAATATTGGAAACAAGATACTGCTTATAGTATTAAAAGTAAAGTAAACAATACAGGAAAGTTTATTAGAGACCATTTGATTATGGTTTCTATTCTATTAGCTATCTTAGCTTTCTTTTCTAGAGAGTATATTATTATTGGGGCTTTGGAATCTTCTCTTATTATAATTACTTTCTTATATGATATGAGAGAAAAGCAAGCTTTTAAAGAAGAAACTTTCTATATGGGAATTGAAGTTAATGAAGTTAGAATGGAATTGGATAACTTCATTAGTGAATGTCTTGAAGAATATTTAGTTTATTCATCCTATGATGGTTTGAATCAAATATCACCAGATGCTGAAACTAAGATTAGGAATAAAATTGTAGATTTAGTATCCGCTAGAATTTCTCCTACTTTATTTAAAAAGCTTTCTATCAAATATAAAGAAGAATCTGTATATGATGTAATTGCCAATAGAATAAATATTATGGTAATGAATCACGTTATTGCAGTCAATACTAACTTAGATAGAGAACGTATGGAAACTGAAAGAAATAGAGCTCCAAAAGATAATAGATATACTTCTACTATCCAATATCTAAATAACGATAACCAAATTATGTAAAAAAATAAAAGAAGATGAGAGTAGCCAATATTGGCTACTCTCTATTAAATCGTTTTAAATTTGAAAGCTTCAAAACCTAGAAAAGCATTAATAAATCCGAACAACCCTGTTCTATCTATATAAAAATGATCATCATCTTTTATATATAATGATTCCTTATTTTTGAATGAAAAATCTAGTATATCTACACGACTAAATCGGAAGTTTATTTTGGCGTATTCTTCCAAATCACTTCCACCACCAAACTTATTGATACTTTGATAGATTCGTATTTCATCCGATGGTTCATCATAAGATATAAATAAGAAAACACCTAACATTTCTCCAGGTAAAACTATACCGCCATCTCTAATAGACCCTACCATATTTCCAGCAATAACCATATCACCTTTTTTATATGAAGATAAAGATTTTGCCCATGATCTAATTTTTGTACATGCTTCAGGAGAAACTGCTAAACCGCATCTATCAATAGTTGCTATCATATCACGCATTTTAATTACCGTCCTTTCTATAATTAACGAAAGAAATGAGAGTAGCCAATATTGGCTACTCTCTATTATTCTCTTAAAATACAGGATTATCATCTGAAGTTTCAAAATCTGTACCTAATATGATATTTAACATTTTAAGATGGGAATTCATACCATCATAAACTGTCTTTTTCAATACAGATAGAATTAGAATACGATCAGATGAAGTAATCATCATATCAGCTAACTCACCATCATTTCTTAAGACAGGTTCTCCAAGAATTAGGTATTCATTAACTTCATTAATTATTTCATTACCTGTATATACAACAACTGTATTAGACTCTTGGTCATAATAACTTCTCATCATAGCGTCATCACCAAATGGACGAGAAACCCAATTGACAATAGAACGTTCTGGTGTATGAGGGAGATTAGATCTCCATCTGTTGTATCTTTCTATTTGATCTTTATCTAAAGTAACTTCAAATCTATAAACTGCTGGAATCATCATATCGATACTCTCCTTTAATAACTAAATTGGGAAATCTTCACCACCGAAACCTACATTGATTTTAAGTCCGATGATTCTTTTTAAAGTTTCGATACACTTACGATAGTCAGTAAATATAATACTGCTACCCTGTGCCCATATTACAGTTTCTTCAGAGAATGTAAGAGGTAATACATAGTATCCTCCTGCTTTAAATTCTTTTGGAGTTCCTACTCCAATGAAATTAGATATTTCGCTTGGAGAATCTTTACTCTTTGAGTATATGAAGACTGTTTCATTCGACGTGGAATAGTAAGCTCTTACGATATAAGTATCGGTTTCATATACAGTAGTTGCTCTGGTCAATGAATGTTCTAGAGTTGACCTCCAATTAATAAGCTTATCTATAGCTTCTTTTTCTATTTGTACAGAAACTGCTTTTGTTTTAATGATCATAATATTTATACCTCTTTGATTTTAAAGATATTATCTTCTAAAAGATTATTCATCAATCTAAAGAAACCAGAATAATCATTATAATAATATCCATCTTCTCTAACCGAAATAGATTCGGCAAAATTAAAACAGAATTCTAATACATTATAACCGTTAAATATATTCATTATTTTACCAAATTCCATTGGTTCTATATTTTCTCCTTCTTGAGTTATACCACCATAATATATATCAATAGAATTATATTTTTGGTTATGGTATAATTTTATAAATGACCCATTTGTGTTTTCAAAGGTTGCTGCATTTGATACTTTCTTAGGTAGAGAATGCATTAATTCTTCAAACTTTTCAAAAGTATTATGAGTAACTACTACTTGACAAGAACTAATAGTAATATTGGTTTCTAACATTTTATTTTCCATCCTTTATTTTTTAACGAAAGAATATGGAGTACCCAATATTGGGTACTCCTATATCTTATCTTCTTTTAAAATATAAACCATCTTCATCGACAGTATAAGTATAATACTTTTCGATGAACATGTCTGATTCCAAGAAAGCATCATCCACCATAGCCAAAGCCATAGGATGTGCTATAGCATAAGTAAGTTTAGGAGCTATTAAATCCGCTTCTGGAATATTGTGAATGAGACAGGCGTCTTGTACAATAGAAAGAATTTCAGATTCCATTTCTGTAATATCTTCAACTCTCTTTCTATTGAATTTGATATAAATATCAACACACGTCTCATTAGTTTCTGGGTTCCAAATATCTACATAGAATTTAGCACTTAGAGTACCAATTCCAAATAGTTTATATATTGGCTTCAGAATAGATGGAACTTCTTTAACTGTTCCATCTATATCAATATTTCGTTTAATCATAATAGCTCCTTATAAATACCTTGACAATAATATTCTCAGTACTTCTGATAATAAAAGATAGTTATATGAAATATCCAATTTATTTAATACATAAGACGAAGAAACTTCCGAATCTTGCATACCAATATCTTGAATATACATGTTTTGACCACCTATCTTGTATCTGGTACAGAACTCTGATCTATTATTGAATTCTCTATAATACCCTAGCTCAAGTTCACCATTTCGGTAGCTTTCTAGAAACTCTTTTAAAATTATTATAGTATTATTCAATGAAGTAGTTTCTAAAATATTGAAGAGATAGCATAGGAAATCTATCATAAAGTTTTGATGCTTTACGATGGACAACTCCCCTATACCTTTTACATCTATACTATCAGTGAATTTACTATAATAAAGTTCTAGTTTATATGCTTGAATAAATGAGCTATAAGTATTCTTATTGAGAAATACTAAATTTTTGAATTGATTAAATTCTAAATATTTATCTAAGGTAAATACAGCATCTTTCTTTACTGCAACTACGTTAGACTCATTTAGGTTATTCGATTCGAATAACATTTTTCTTGCTTCAACAAAACCATCTTTTAATCCCTGGTTTATTTTAGGATAGTCTCGTTGAAGTGTACCTATAGTTCTTTCCCTAAGACCTTTAGGCATGTTATAATATTTGTCGAATTGATCTTGAGTGATCAATCCTTTATATAAGAGAATATTGATATTGGCTTTGCTCATATCGTATTCTCTTATAATTCTATTTATTATTATAGAATCATCCGTTAAGAATAGATCCTTTTCGTACATTGCCAATATCGAATACTCCTTTAGTAATCATAAATCTAATTATGTTAGAAGTGCTTCTATTAGCAACCATTCCGATAGTTTTACATAGTTCGTAGATAGGTTTGTAGATTTTTAAACAGACTTTAATAGTCTCTTCACCTTTCTCCAATCTATGTTTATACCAACAAGGGATATGGATATTCCCATTTTTGTAAAACTCATCTATGAAATTTTCTATAATGATATCATTCAAAAGATCGTGTCTATGAATTTCAAATTTCTTAGATCTTTTTATTAAAAGGTCATAATATTTTCGTTCTATATTCAGATTAATATATTTAGATTCATCTAATTTGTTTGATTCAAACGCTAGATGGCTAGAAACGATATTACAAACTTTTATGACTTCTTTGTGAAGTTTAGTATTATATATTTTATTCATAGCTAGTGTAATGATTACATTCTCTTCTGAGAATTTATTCTTTCTACACTTAGCTATGAAATCAAATATAATATTATGATTCTCTAAAGTACAATTAACTTCAGAGATTAGTTTAACTCTTTTAGGAAGATAACGTCTTTTCTCTTTACTAAAACGATAAGGTCTCATTCTATTAAATTCCAAGAAGATTTCTTCCATAAAAATGTCAAGGTCAATACCTTCGATATCACAATAAGAATCAAATAATTTTTTAAATTCATACGGTAACGTGAAAGAGTATTTGTTACGAGAAAACACATTCCGCAACGAATATACACCACCAATCATTAATACTAAATTTGATAACCATTTATCTCTTCAATATTAATGATTTGTTTTTGTAATTCATCCACGTCAATGACTTCACTTAGATAGAATTCTTTATCATAGATAAAATTAGCTGAGTTTTCTATTTCAGAAGGGTCTGCATATAACAAGTCTTCCAATGTAGAAACTATAGAAGTTCTACACCCATAACGTTCATAGATATGAGCCATAATACATTCGATTATTTGTAGTCTTCTATCATCACTCATATCACAAACTACAACTACATCTTCGTTCATATATTGATGCATCAATATAGTAAGAATAGAGTAGAATGGGATAGGAGTAAATCGTAGAAAGTTCATATAGTTGAATGTAAACTGTTCTTCATCTTCCCACCACATTTCAGTATCAGGGATAAACTTATTTAAAGCTATCCCTATACTATACTGGGAGAGAATGTTGTAGAAGAACGTATTATCTCTTTCTTTAAGAGCTTGAAATAACCTAGGATCTTCACCTAAAACGATTTTTGGATCCGGGTTAGTTGGAACAAATACAATCATTCTCTTCCTCTTTCTTTAATCTGCTACGGTAGATAGAGTAATCTCTCTACCATCATAATGTGGAGTAAAGGACTCGACCCAATACAAATTACCAGCTTCATCTGTTTCTCTAGCAACCCCATTTTCTTTAAGGTTGTCAATGAAACCTCTTGCCTTTTCAGCACCAATATGTCTGCCAATATTAACCAGACCAGAAATCAATGTGATCATAGAATCAAAGTCTTTATAAGTTAAGTGATACTTATTCTTTAAAGACTTATCACCATTTAGATCACATTCGATTTCTTCTGGTGTGAAATATTCGTAATTTCTGTCTGTATTGATACGTTTGTTTCCATCTTCTGAAATAAATTCGAAGACTACTTTACAACCATAAGAAATACAGAATAATTCGAATAAGCCAAGATGTGGTGTTGAATCGGGACAGTGAGCAGTGATAACTACATAGCTAGGATCTTTATCTTCTTCTATGTATTCATGATAACCAAAAGTAATATTATTAGTAGGATAAATTGGTTGGTTTACTTTTTCTACTAAATCACCAATAGTGACTTCACTAGATTCGAATAAGATATCATAAAGATTATCTTTATATTCTTCTTGATGTTTCTTAGAACAAGTATCCATCAACTTAGCGAACTTTTCAATATTTTCTTTAACTTGGCTATATACTACGATTGTAATGTTGTTCTTCACTGCTTTGTCCCCCTATTTAACAGCGTCTTCTGGTTGTTGACGAACGAAATCTCTTAATTCCACAAATGGGAATATCATATTCTTCATTTCGTTTACGTCTTGTTTAAATAATTCAATACGTTGGTCTTTTCTAGAGAATACCATTGTATTGAAATATGCTTGAATTTGGTTTGGATGCATTCCTTCTAAATTCGGATATCCTAAATCATATACTAATCGTGGGAATATGATAGGATTTAAATCTGTATATGGATGGCAATCGCAGAGCGTATCCAAAGAGATAATATTACAAGCATACATCAACTCAACACGGTTGGATAGAGTATACAAGTTAGTATCATCATAGAATGGATTAGACGTAGGATCACTTAACGTTGCACATGGAATACCATATACACTATAAAGAGTTTCAGCTAATACATTTATAAAACTTAGACTCTTGGCTTCATCTGGTGGGACAAAGATTAAGATATCTTTTTCTACATAAGTAGCTGCAATGATATTAGCTATTGGAGCTAAAGCATTTTCAGAACGTAGTAGATAGTCTTGATAAATTTGACCAGCTAATTCAAATTGTTGATTGCATTCAGCATCTATTGCTTCGTATGGAGGCAATAGCATACTCATAATATTACAACCAATTCGGCGATACTTTTCGGTATCGTCATCTAGTACAACAACTTTGATATTGTTATACAAAGCATTTGACAGTTCATTCCAATTACATGATAGGAATACTCTGCCCCATTTTATTCCCTTATTAGGATAAAACATAATTACCTCCCTTAGAAATCCTTGGCAATCTTACATGACTTTTTAAACTTAGGAACCTTATTTTCAGGTGCCTTGAGTTTAGGTTCTACTTCGGTTTTCTTAATAGTTTCTGCTTCGTCTGGTTTAATACGAAGAGCAGCATCTTTGTTCGAATAACCATGTATTATAACATTGTCAAAAAGATTGTCGCTTTCTAAATTTGCACTAAACATTTCTAGAATTTCTTTGTCGGAAACTTGCCGTTTCTTAAGCTTTGCACCAATATCCTTTGCAGAATATCGTTTACCGCATTTATGACATACAATGGTATTCATGGCATCATCATACCAAATCATACCATTACACATCTTACCTGTTACTTCGTCAACAGCAATACATCTAGATCTACTTGGTATATACTTATATACGTATGGATAATCTAGAATAACTGGACCAAATCCTTTTCGTAATCCCCAGTTCATAAAGAAAGCAGATCCCAAATCTTCAACGAGATATTTCTTTATATGTGTAAATGAATAAAGAATATGGAAAATCTGATATCTATTATCCCAGAATTCTTGCCTATTCTTTATAGGCTGAACTCTTTCAACCAACTGAACGGTACCACATTCAGAGACTTCATAAACCTTTGGTACATAAGGTTTAAGAAAGTCTTGGTTATAGACTTCATCATCATTGTCTGAGATACCTTGGGCATCAGTAGCTACTTTTAAGACAATGGTTGGATGATCACTGGAGCCATATACAATACGGTTAGTTCCACTATGAATCCGAGTAAATCCTCTCGGTTTCATAATGGAATCAGCTAACTCTAATTGTTGGGATCTTGGTTTATCACAAAAGTCTGGATCATTGAATAACATATGAAGAGCAATAATATCTTCATATGTTATCAATGATAATAATGGTTGATAAGTCATCGCATCAAAAAGTCTAGTAAAATACTTAGATCTATCTTGAAGTTGATTCATCTTATCGAAATCAATTTTAAGGTTATGATCAATCAGAACACGTTCTTCCAATTAAATCAACCCCCGTTCTTTTTGATTGTAAATAGTATCGAACCACGTTTTATCTTTGATATCATGTGGTACGTCGATTGCACCGATAGCATGATAATAATCACTTAGCATACCTAAGTATTCATATTTACTTCTATCGTAGTTGTGCATGTCACGAGTATCCTTTTTCTTGAAGCGTTTTGCACCATCAGGATTTATGAAAGGATCATAGGACATTCGCACTACTGGCATGATACGAGCTAATGCGTCATTGTATTCATCAAATGTCTTAGCACTCATAAGAGCACCTTGGTCAATTTGATCAAAGTTACGTTTCAATTGAGCACGTACATCGCTGATATACTTTTCAGCTGAAACGAATTTATGAGAATTTTCCATAAAGTAATCAAACGCAGGTTTTCTACCATATGGATTCATTCTGGATTTAAACGTACTTCTAGCACCAGAATTGATTTGATCTAATAATGGTTTATTCCACCAATTAACAAAGTTATTTAAATCGAATTCACCATTAATCCTCATTGCATGCTTAGCATATGACATATATGATGCAAGCATCATCTGCTTAATAGGAGTTAGACTACTATTAAGTGCTTCAAATACTTGCTTGTAAGCTAATAACCTATGAGGTATAGTAGATACGTCTACCATATTCCTGAATAGTTTATTATACTTCATCCGTTCGTCAGATTTATCCTTAGGGTCGTCTTTATCTTTGTATTCATCATAGATAGCAGAGATTTCTTTAATAGCTTTATCCAATCGTTTAACTACACGTGCTTTTTCATCTTCGTCTAGACTATTATCTTCTTTCGCTGCTTCTTTCATTCTTCCAAGATGTTCGACTTCACCTGCAACCATCACTGCTACATCCAATTCAGAGGATTCTCTACATGGAGTTCTAACGATAGTTGTACCTGTGATCATGATACCAGATTTCAAATCAGCTGCTGGATCGTTTTCTCTAAGAAGAATAAGTTGTTGTAAGATAAGTTTAGCGAACTCACGATAAACTTCTTCAGTTAAGTTAGTTCTAGCCCATCTTACTAATAGAGCATATTCTGTAGAGTAACGATTAATTTCTTCAGCTAATACGGCACTGTCATCAATACCTGCAGCCATTTTCATGCTGTCTTCTCGAAGTTCTTTAAGATTCTTTCGCTCTTTTTCGATTAACGCCGTATTCAACGCATCAAGTTCTTCTTGAGTACATGTATGAGATTTGCCTTCTGGTGGATAGATTGTTAAGCTTTCATAGATTTCGTAGCCAGTATCGGGATCTATTTTCATTCTCCGGCAATATAAGTTTGCTTCTTCGATACTTTGTGCTTTTGCTGCATTGATAGCTGCACGTTTTTCTCTACGAGCACGAATAATTTTAGCTAATTCTCTATCGTGATCATTTAAGATTAAAACTGGATAGTTTTCTGAGAGGATTTCTTCGTCAGTTAACTCACGATATTCTTCAATCCACGGACTAGGTTGATAACCATAATAATTACCTTGGAATTGTCTTACCCATGGTGGTGCTGCACTCACTGTACCATTAGGATTATAGATAACGCTAGGCATATTAGTAGTAAATTGACCGCCATTTTGAGTAGTAAATGAAACTGTTGGAGAACCTACGATAATAGATGTAGGGTCTACATGCATTACAGGACCATTTGCATAGTACTGTTGATAAGTTCTATCCAATGGATCTGGATTCATTGGAGTAGGCATAGGATTTTGATTATAGCTTTCGTTTGTATGATAACCTTTTAATGCTGCTGCTTGAGCATGAGCATCCATTTGCATGTTTAGGTTATCTATCATTTTACATTTAGCTAGATATTCTAATGCTGGAGGTGTTGACATAACACTTTGACCACCATCAGGATCCCATTCATAAGTAGTTCCATCTTCATGAATTTCTAAAGTGGAACCAATAGGTGTTAAATATTTAACTGGAATAGAAGGTGTCTTAGCTTTATCTCTGGTTACTTTGAAACCATTGGCTTTAAGATCATCTTTATTCATAGAAACACCTTTAAATGCTTCAGCATTATCATTCTTAGCATTTGCATTGTTCTTGCGTTCATTGTAAGCATCAATATTCAATTGCTTCAAATGTTCAAAATTGTCTTCACGCATTGCTTCATCAATATTGATACCAGTTGCTTTATCGTAACGGTCTTTTTCATGTTGCTTATAGTAATAACGTTTAGCCAATTCTTCTGGACTGTTGATTTTATTTTCAACTTTGTTTTTGAACTTTTGAGCCCAACGAGCTGCACGCATAGATGGATCTTCAAATTGTGGATACATTACAGGACCACGGTTATTGATATACTGAGTTTGTTGTTGTACTCGTTGTTCCATAACTCTAGGTGGTACTGGTATCATTGAAGGTCTAAAGTAGCGTTGTGCTCTAATTTGTGCCATTTGTTGCAGATATTCTGCATTTTGTTGACCATAATATGGATTTTCCATACTTTGTCGGATTTGTTCCCATCTACATGGGTCATTTGGATGCATATTATTTATCATATCTTCTTTGGAATACAATACCGTAGGTAATTCTCCAGTGAAGTTGACAGGCATCCGCATTGGATCTGTTATTGGATCTGGTTCTATTCCATCAAACCCAGTAAACCATTCGAATTCTTCTTTAGGTTCTACAGGAGTTCGTGGGACTTCATCCATAAATGTCTTGAATCCATCCAAGTACATTCAAATCCCTCCTTCTTCTTTAACATACTAGACTTCTGTAAGATTCAATTTGTAATCTGCTAGGTTGTCTAGTAACAGGATAACGGAATTGACGATAGTTTTCTCGTTCAAAGGAATCATCATGACATACATCATGTAAACGATGACGAGTCATCTTATCGACAAAATTGTTATAATAGATAATATCACGAACGATATCATCAGAAGTATTGGTCTTATTTACTTTATTGAAGTAAGTGCGAGCCATGTGTACACTTTCTTGATGATAACGATTATGAGAACGTACATGATAGAAGTTAATCTTCAATCCTGTAGATACGATCTCTTCCACGATATTTAAATATAATTCTTGATATTTGATACTATCGCCTCTGATATTAACAAAGCCACCAGTATCTGATTTCAAAGAATTATCGTACCAATTGAATACATTATGAGTCAAAGAACGAATAGACGTCTTAGAATCACTGAAGAGGTTGATACGAGAGCCTCTATCTTTAAATCTGTTTGCTGCGATTACACCCATAAGGATCGCAAACAATTCACCTTGAGCATTGTTACTATCATCTACAATGATATTATTATGCTCGACAATTTCGTTGTCAACTACTACACAGTAGCCACAACTTACTAGAGTCTTGTCAGACTCACCACGATAAGTACTACAATCTGTAAAAATATTTACAGCATTGTCAAAATCTAACAACATTTGATTTTGACCTCCTTTCTTATAAAATATATTGAAGATATATTTCTCTTCTTTTATATAATATACGCTCATAAATTCGTTTAATTATAAAAAATAAAAGAGATGATCAGGAGATCATCTGTTGATGATCTCCATTAATCTTTCGGCGTTTAAGTGCTGAGTTCTATACTCACACGCTCTAATTTCCGCCTCTGCAATCTTGTTCTCAATGTGCATCTTTCTTAAATAGTAACCAAAAGTACCGAAAATTGCTACAACTAAAACAAAATGAATAGAAACGAGAAGCCATACCTGTGCCATAATAAAATTCCTCCTAAAGTATAATAAATTTTAATTACGATCAAGTTTTAGGACATAGTCTGTGAAACCTTGTTCGTTTTTGACAATGCAGCGATTATCGGTTGTTGGGGATATAAAATCCTTCCGATCTGGGAATAACTGGCGAACCATTGAAGGTACAATATATAATCGTCCTTCTTTGGCTTGTGGTAATGCATCTACATCAACCACTTTCGTTACACCTAGTGGTAGACCACCAAACTCCTCAACAGAAGATTCAGTTGGTAATCTGAAGGCATCCTCCTTGCCCACTCCTGGAAATACCAAGCGACCTGGACCTTCATGACCAACTGTAACAGCATGAGGGCAGACGTTTAGCACCTCAAACCCATTACTTAAAACTACTACTAAAGAATCGAATTTTGCGTCTAAATAGTTTACCATTTTAAATCCTCCTAAAATAAATAAATTAGAGATACAATTTATATCTCTTTCACTATTATAATATATTATTGAAAAATCAAACTATTACAATTTTGCAAAAGATATGAGGTTACCCAATATTGGGTAACCTCTTGGTATATCTTATTTATTCTTACGTTCTTCTAAATCATCATAAACAGATTTAAGATAATTGAAGAGTTCTTCTGTAGAAGCTTGATATCCATCGTCTTCTACGTTGATTCTTACAAATCCAGCATTCAAAATAGCCATTTCCTTCTCAGGATCGTAGTTTTCTGAATGTTGAATGATAGAATCTAGGTTAGAAAGAGTATCGATAGGCATATACTGTCTATACTCTTCTACAAACTTATCCCAAGCACCCATAACTGCTTGAGTTGGAATGAATAGGAATTGGTTATGTACCATTTCATGAACTGTAGTGGTTAATGGTATTAAACCTACATGTAGTTTGTAGTGTTGATACATAACTTCTTTTGCAATCATATCTTCATGCAAAGATTCACCATTCATTTGTCTTTTCCTAAAGATAGTTAAAGCAATATCAAATAAAGTGATAGGTTCATGATGAATTTCGATTCTCAATTTAGGAATGTCTTGAGTATCCAAGAATTTCATGAACGAGCATTTATTCATATTACCATAATTCTTCAAGAAATAGATAAACTGTTTATATTCAAAGGATTGACGACAAACAGTTTCCACTCGACGAATATACTTATATAAAGCCTTTTCGTCTTCAAAGTCAAAGTCAGATATGTTAAAGTCAGGAACTTCTTTGATATTAATCTCAGTTACTGGTTTATCATAATTACCTTCGACAATGTAATTAGCGTTTCGAGCCATTAAATCACCTCAGTATTAGTAATTCTGTACTCAATGATGTCAATAATACTTTTATCAGTGAATACATCTTTAATCAAACAACTGTAAATGAAGCTTGCAATTGTTCGTACTTCAGGTTGGGCTGATTTATGGAGTCGAACTGATAAGAAATGAATCATATCAGACATAGTGAAAGTATAATAAGCACTAGATTCGGCATTGAATGGTAAGAAACCACGAGCATCTTGCTTTAATAATCCTTGATCTAATAATTGACCATAAATCTTAATTAATTCTTTACCCAACTCTTCGACGTTAGTTTTAACTTCATTACCAAATAGTTTGATATTAATTTCAGGATTTGGGTTAGGATATTTATTAGGGTCAAATTTACAAGGATTGATGAATTCGCAATCAGATACATTTACGTATCGTTGAGATTCTTGAGTAATCGCTGCTCTATGTCGATTAATTTGTTGAGAGATAGCACGACTCATCTTATTAATCTTAATAGTAATAGTAGATGTAGCAATTAATGAATGAATAATATCATTTAATAATTTTTCATCTCTAATTTCAGATGGGAATTTATTATTGATAGTATCAATAGAAGCTTTATAGTTTTCTGTAGGATAATCAATAATATCTACATTACCAACAGTGAATTCTTCTCTAGTTTCTTGAGTTAATTCATCTGGATTGATAGAATTTACTTTATCATCATCAATTTCTTTTTCTTCTTCGATATCGAAGTTTTGTTTATCAATTGCATTGATGATATCGTTTTCATTTACTGGAACGGGTTCATCTTTAGGATTATCGAAGTCTGTATCATATTCATTGAAGATTGGTACGAATTCAAAGTCTTCTTCATCTAAGTATCCATCTTTAATTAAGTCTGGATAGAAGCATTTTTCAGTAGTCTTATAGATTACACCTTTAATGAAGTTGAAGATATTCTCTTCATGGAAGTTAAGGTTAGAAACTTCAGAAATACTTCTGATATAATAACGAAGAGAACGTATTGTAGCACCAAATACTAATACAGTAACTGTACCTTCTTCAGATTGTCTATGAATTACTTCAATATTAAAGAATTTAAATGCTTCTAAGTTCTTTACCAAACCAATAGACGCTTCATCGTAAATATTATGGATAGTAATAGCAAATTGTACGTTAGAATGTCCAGAAATACTATCATGACCCATCTTCATAATACGTTCGATATAATCACATTGAGCTTGATATGATTTAGGAGCTTCCATACCATGAGAAATACGAGCAGCTCTAGATACATTCTTTACATTATCACCAATTTCAAGAATATCTAGTTCATATGTCGACGTTTCACCAATTTTATCAAATTCATCTTTAATGATAGTGGATTTAGATTTAAATAAGTTCTTTAATTTCTCTTTATTAAACATTTGCTGCTCCTTATATATTAAATTCTGTAGTTACGAAGTCAAGTAACCCTTCTGGGTTATTATGATAGAATTGAGATATAACGGATATTAATGAGTATAATTCATTTTCATCAGTTGCTTTAAAGATAGGTTCTGTAAGAATGAACTTATTCCAATCATCATAATAAACAGCGTAGAGGAAATTATTTTCTGGGTTTGCTTCGAATCTAACTGCTTCTCTAATGGAAATTATTCCAGTATCTAAAGAACGAGCACAATATCTAAATGGTTTAACTTCTGGTTTCATGAGTAATACCTCCAATTTAATTAACGTTTACCAAATAAAGTTTGATCATAATAACCTTTAGTAATATATCCATTATGGTCAACTAAATCTCTTTTATGATTATGGTTATCTACTTCAACCACATGGACTTTATGTGCAATAGCATATTGAACCAATGCATCGGTTTCATTAGTATGACCATTATCTCTAAGAATTAAAATATGGTCGGGATTATAAGACATAACTTCTTGAACCCAACCTTGAGCTACATTCTCCTTATTATAATAAAACTTATTATCACAATAAGGAATTTCTATCTTATGGAACATTTCATCCTTAAGACCCAAATTACGTTTATATTCTTCTACATGATAACACAAACGTGGAATGCCACCATAAACAAAGTGGGCTTTGTCTTTGAACCGCCACATGACATCAGAGATATCATTCATTGGTTTTCTAACATCGTATACCAAGTAACTTCTATCAAATATCATGGCTACACAAGGTTTATCTTTATACAATCTCTTTCACCCCTTTTAAAACTTCTTCAAACACTTCTTCCTCATCTTTTCCACTTACTTCAATCTCAAACATATCGATTTCTGTAAGTTTAGAAGAGGTCATATTAGTAAATTTAAGTTTCTTGAATAATTCAAAGCAATCCATAAGGTAACTTATGTTAGACTCGTATAAGTCCCCTTTTTTATCTTTATTCTTTTCTTTTACTTTCTCATAAAGTAAATTTCTATCCGAAACCATTTTAATGATTAAATCTACTCTTGGTATATTAGCAGTATCAATTACCTTATTTACTATCTTACATTGTAAGTTAAGTAATCTTTCTTTTTCTTCTTCTTTGTTTAAATTAAAATTAGTTATTGTTTTGAATAAATCTGGTATTGGATAATACATATTGGAATAAGCATATCTATCGAAGATAACTATCCGTTTCTTATCCTCTAGATTTTCTTCTTTCATTAATTTATCAATATATTCATTATACCACTTAATCATATCCATTACATAGAATAGACATACTGTAGTTCCTGAACATATTGCTCTATCCATTGTAGTATTACCATCTACTTTAATATTACCAGATAGATATTGTTCTACGAAGTATGCACTAGGATTCTTATACCTTGGAAAACTAACTAGTTCTACTTCGTATCCTATTAAACCTATTATATTTGCTAATCTATTTGAATTAGTTTCTTTATATGAACAATCCATACCTTCGAATGATATCATTGTTACATTATTCTTTATATACTGGATTACTTCGTTTCTTTTATTATCTATTGACATCTGGATTCTCCTTATTTACTTCTTAATATTGGATAATCTTGTTCTTTCTTCCTATCTAATTGTCTTGAAATTAATTATAATTTAATATTGAATATACAATTTAGTAAATCTTGCTTCCAGCTGGTCGTATCGGAAATCCTGGAAGCGTACTGTGGATCCATGATTAAGACAACCGCTTAGCTACGCTTGAGGCTTCGCACGCTGTCTTAATCATGTCTCTGCGTTGCTCGTTTATGAGCGACGTGGAGATCCGTGGAAATAAGACACGCCGGATTTCCGATAAAAAGGGTAGGAGCGTAGCGACTAGGGATTCAATTTTTCGCAAAATTTACCACCTTAAAATTGAAAATAAATGTATAATATCTCTCTGATAGATATAAAAATAATTTAACCAGGAGGTATTTTACTATGAACAAAATATTTATCGACTGGATCTTTAATAATTCTGAAGTAACACATGACCCAAAAATAATTATTGATCCGCAACATTCTTACATTTTTAGTTTTAATGCTCTTCAATCAAGAATTAAAAAAGAGCACAGAACTGTATTGGTAACATTACAGGAACTATTTGGTGATTATTATGACACCAGAGAAATAATTACTCTTATAAGAAACTTGCATAAGTATATAAGAGCACTATCAGCACAACATTGTAGATGCAATGGAAAGGATATTCCTTTTATATACAATAGTATTATTGATATAGAAAGCAAGTCCGCAGAAGTATTTTGTTATGATATGGACAGAAGGGTGGTAAATTTAGATGCTGAATAGATTTGAATTAATAATCAATAGTGCTAAAAGTTCTATTGATTTTGATATAATTTTATATAATGATAATATGAATACTGGAGTTCGTATTGTTCGTGATAGTATCGGAAGACCTAGATATAGATATAATATCTATAAAGATATTGGGGCTATTCTTGGGTTTGGAGGAACACCACGTGAGAAAGAAATAGTTACTAAGTATATAACAGCATTATCTAAGATTCGTAATTGGTTCAAGAAACTTATTTGTAATCTTGATTATAACTTAGGAATAAATAAGTTTAGACAATTTACAGGATATCTAGATATAGATAATAATATATTTTATATTCGTGATCTAGCATTGAATGTAGATATAGACTTAGATTCTATTCTTCTTCCTAGACAAGTATACGCTAGAAAGTCTAGAAGAGAAAAACGTAAAGAATATATTTATAATTTTAATGAGGACTTTGAAAAATGGAATATACAAACGAAACCACTGCCGTAGTGTATCATATTACCAATACGATCTACGCTAATAAAATTAGACTTCAAGAAGAAAAGAAAGTCTACAATATCCTCACTCCTTGTGAGGTATTAATGAATAGAATCAGTGACAATCCAGATGATATGTATTTCACTTATTCTATGGAAGTTATGTCCGAAAAGTTTGATGAATTTGATAAAGACATCATCATCTATCCAGATGGGACTATGGAAGACTTGACTTCTGAAACTAACCTATTAGAAATTACTAAAAAGGTTATCCGTATCATGGCTGAACTTAAACATGCTATGGTTACACAAAAACAACCAAATGAATTATCCCAATATATCTTCAATTATAATATTGATAGAGTGATGGGTATGTTTAATTTAGATTCCGTATTTGGTGGCAAATACATACCAGTTGATATTTATTCTACAATCAAAGCAGTGGTAGATAAATATAAATGGTTAGGATCTATCTACAAAGTTAAAGTAGAAAGTTCTGGTGGTGCTATCGAATATTCCGTTCCAGAAACTCTAGCTAAATTACGTGACGAATTAGTTAAAGTAGACCGCAGTGAACTTATTAAAAGAATTGGTAAATATAAGTTCTATACAACAGGCGGTCGTATATTATCCTTTACCGATAAAGATGGTAAAGTGAATATTGAAATGAAACCTATTATTCCTACAGAAGGATTTAGTAGCGAATTCTAATATATTTATTAAAGGTAGAGACTATGAATAAATATTTTGTTAAAGACAGAGTCAAAGGAGATATAGAATTTACTATTGAAGCAGAGAATATGGTTGACGCCGTTGCTAAATGTAGAAAATATATCGAAGAAAAGTATCCAGAAATATTCATCGATTACGATTGTTTCCAAGTTGAAAAAGTATTTGGTTTTAATTTCCTAGATCAATACTATGATGAACATAGTGAAACTGGATATGTAATGACAATTAGAAGAGACTTAGGTATCGAAAGTATTATGAGTAACTTTGATATCAGTATTATTAAATAGGAGGTTAATACCCATGATTATTAGTTTACGAGTTTATGATAAAGGCTTCATTTTCTTAAGAACGAAAATGAAAAAGAAAAAGATTGAATTCTTTGGCAATCCAAACTTCAAGAAAGAAATCAATCAATTCTTAACACAAGTACTCTTAAATGAAAAAGAATACTTGAACGAGATTGCCAAATGTGCAAATGATTACACAATGGCATACTATGGTTCTAAAGGTATGATTAAAGAATCCGTAGATATCAATTCAAAAACAGGGGATTATTTGAATATCCCTCAAGCAACTCGAGATAATATTGCTCAATTTTCGAACGATTAAAAAATATTTGAGTTGTATAATATTCATATGATAGAGAGATAGAATATTTTTTCATTTTATTTCATAAACTCCTTTTAAGATAAATAAAATTCACGCAAATGACTATAATAATCTTTTATCTCTCTATCAACTTATTCATAATAGAAGATTAGAAAGTTGGATAAATTGTTTTAATACTTTTATCTCATTCAACTATAGGATTAAAAATTCTCTACTTAAAGTTTTCGGATTCTTTACAGTAGATAAATCAGATTGTATTAAGGTTCCATCAATTTATCCAACTTTCTAATCTTCTATTTATTTTATTATTTTAATTAAGTTATATGATTAACCGCCACAGATAAGAAGGAAACATCTAACACTCATATTATTCAAGACATTCCCATACTTCCGTCTTGAATTTAGAAACCCCAATATTAAACACAAATAATACAATCCTTTGTTTAAAGATGATAATTTTTTCGAAATAGTTATTTCAGTTTACTCTCCCCGAAATAACTAATGACTTCTCTCACAGAAAATTCTTATTCTTATCACAAGGTATATTTAACTCTCCCTGTTAAATATACAAAATTCCCTAAAATAAACAAACACAAATACACTCTCTAAACTTATTTGTGGTGGTTAATCATGTAACTTAAATTTCGAATACCATCGTTAGATGGTATGAATATACTCTTCAGGTTTTTCCTCATTATAATTATATAATTTTATTTTCTACACTTTTAATTTTGCTACTCCCGTCCTTTATGCTTTGTATGAATGGCAGTAAGTGTTGAATAAACTTAATATAATTACTACTTGAAGAGTATATTCATATTATCTAGCTTTTATTTTTTGAAAAGATATAGGAGTACCCAATATTGGGTACTCCATATTCTTTCGTTTATTTTTTGTTTTTACCTAAGTAATCCCATTTGATACCAAGTATATCTTTACATTGTCTAGCAGTTTCTATCATGATTTTATTCATAATACCACTAGAGATAACTGAAGATGTCATACGAGCAGTTACAGAGGCAGTTGCTAATAAAGCATCAATCTTTTCATCAGGTCTATATTCACTAGTAGGTTCATCACCTTTAGGGAATAAATCCTTGATTACGCCTTTAATTGCAGTATTGTAAGTGAGTTTATCACCCACACCCATTTTATCTTCAGCTTTAAGATAGAACTCGATCAAAACGCCATTTTCGGTAGCTTTGAGCTTACCATTTTGTTCTAGCTTGTAGTCAGGTTCAGATGTGGCTTTAATTTCACCTTCACTAACTCCATACTCTTTAGCTATTTTATTACGTTCCTTGATACCTTTTTCGTAGTCAGTCACTATCTTCTTAAGAGAAGGAGACAAGTCTGCTATTTCACAAGTACGATAAATCTTAACGTCTTGCACTACACCAGAGATCTTAGAAGCTATTTTGATACGACCGAAGTCATTAATCAACTCTGTATCATCATCAGCTAACTTAGCTAAGAGTTTATTAGCGTTATCATCATCAAAAGCATTTTGGAATACAATTAAAGAATCACCTTCTTTAATTGGTTGACCAGGTTGTACGATATTGTAAACGTTTGTATTTGCTTTGAATGACTTAGCTTTTTGAACGCAGTAGTAACTAGTCATAGCTTCAGATAATCTATCAGATATAATAGAACTATCTTCATATGCTTCATCTGTACACATAATAGCTACTTTAGCTAATGTACCAATGTTATAAGCAATTTGATCTGCGTCTTTAGTAGTAGCATTAGATTTAGAGAAAGATTGAGGGTCATAAGCTAAGATATCATTATACTTAAGTGATTGACCTTTCTTAACCTTAGGAACTAATTGAACGGTTACATAGAAACCACCATCGGAGTTCTTAAGTACTTCATCTTTCAAAGAAAGCATATGAACTTGTTTAGTATCAAGATCTTTATATACTAAGAATTCTCCTTCTTTTACATCTAATACTTTACCTCTTTTACCTTTGAATTTATGAGAGAAGATATTAGAAGTCATATAAGGTAAAGCTTCATCCATACCATAAGTCAATAAGTTAGGAGAAGATTCTTTAACTCTCATTTGATGCTTAGCTGTTTGGATATAACCCATTGCTGTACGAATTGGATCATCGTGAGTTGTAGCATATGGTGCTAAAGCTTCATAAGGAGTAAGAGTATCAAGAGTACCTAATTCTTTTTCAGATTTAGGTTTGATAGTACCACGAGTATCTAATACAGAAGCATTGATAGAGCTTTGACGATTAATACCAGTATTAGCAGAGAAACCAGTAGATACACCAATAACACCAAGCATAGATTTATCATAAATACGTTTGTCTAATTTGTAAGAACGTTCAGAGTTCATACCAGATAAACCTTTGAATGATAATGTAGAAGCAGCTTCAGCTTCAAGTAAAGGATTTAATACAGATAAGTCAGAACAACCTGGGTCTAATAGAATTTCATCTACTACAGCAGATTGTTTAATAGATAACTTAGCGCCTTTACCTCTATGACGAACTGTATTAGCATAATCGCCATAAGCTTTAGAAATAGCTTTATATAAATATGCTGCAACTAATTCATTTGTACGTACACGATTACCAGTAATATCTGTATGGGTATTGTAGTTAGTATCAGCCAATAAATTATTAGCATAGATTAAAGCACCAACGTAGTCGTATGGTAATTTGTATTTCTTACAAATATCTACAGTGATTGGGTCGAATAAACAATCATAGAAGTTAGCTAAACCATCGGCTTTAAATCTAGCACCAAAGTCTTCTAATATATCTAACCAAGTACTATATTCATCCATTTCATTGAATTCAAATTCATCTGTAGCTACTTTATATAAACCACTCATAAGAAGAGAAACTTCAGGAGTTGTATTTTCATATACCAAGTAACCATCTTTGAATTGAACTACAGAATTATCATCAGCAGCTGGAGGACGTTTCTCTACGAATTCCCATTTGATTTTAGCTTTAGATAATACAGAAGTTAAACCTTCAGCAAAGCAAGCTACTACAATCAATGGAAGTCTAGTATTCAAAATAGAAGCATCAGAATAACCTAAAGAGTTAGATGCTTTAGATGAACTGAATATTTCACCAAATGCTTTATCTTTTTCAGATAAGAAATTAGCAATAGTTTTAGCTACTTCGTTACCAGTGCAATAAATAACTTTATCAGCTGGTTTATCATAACCGATAATATAATGAGTCTTACTATTATAATTTTTATCACCTTTTAATTTAGGTTTCAAATCTTTAAGAGCCAAATCCATATCAAATGTAACATAAGAACCATCTTTAAGAGTATAACTAGTATACAAACCAGCTAAGTCTCTATATTCAATTGGTAAATCATATTTAGAGCAGATGAAACTATTATCACCATTAAGAACTGTTATATTAGTTCCTTTATAATTCTTAAGAGATTTAGTTAATCTATCTACCATTGGAGTACTCTTGGTACCATTAGATGGATTCATACGATAGATAAAGATTTTATTGTAGTTAGTTACAATTTGAACTACGTCTTCTTCTGTCTTGATGATAGGCATTAATACTAATTGACCATTAAGAATTTTAGTATTACCACGAAGCATCATATAACGACCATCGATAAACTTAGGAATATCGATTACTAATTTAGATCTAGTACCAAATCTATCTTCGGTTTGAATAGTGTATGTATCTAAATAGTTTTCATGGTTAGAAGTGTCTTCTTTCTTCAAATCAATAATAGATACACGGTTCTTTTTATCAGCAGAGAAGATATCATTAAAGATTTTGATTACGTCTTTATTTAAATCATACTCTTTATCGAAATTAGTGAAGGTTACATTCTTCCATTCATCATTAAGAGAGTCAACTGGGATAGTATCTTTAGTCAACTTCTTATCAGATTCATAATAACTATTTACAACATCGGCCACTTTACGACCATCGACTTCAATAGTTCTGAACTTTTCATCAAGTTCGTCCATACGTTTGATACGAGAAGGAGAAATATCAGGTTGATTAAACTTCATGGAAGTAGAGTTACTTACTTTAGATACATAAGATTTAATTTTTTCTAAATCTTCTGCATCTTGTTTATCGTCCTGAGCATCTTCTTTTTCTTCCTCTTTATCATCTTCGATAGATGGAGGAGTAGCAATGTATTCTGTATCGGTATTATCTTTGTCGATATCAACATCGTTTAGATAATTAGTTTGAACTGGAGCTTGATAAATATCGGAAGAAAGATTTAATAATTTATTAATCAATCTTTTCAATATAGTAAGCTTAGACATATCCATATCAGTAAAGTCTACTTTAAAGTATCCTTTATCTGCTACTATCAAGAAGTCTATACCTTCCCAGTCTTGCCAGAATTCAATCTTACGACGTACATATCGTTCAATCATAGAGAAGATATTGATATCTTGTCTATAATCCCATTTACCTTTTACGTCAACTGCATTTTCAAAGATATCTTCTAATTTAATAATTACAGTCTTACGTGTATAAGTATCAAATCGTTTATCTTGTAATAAATGAGTGATAAAGTGATGATATAAATCAACACCACGGTCTAAAGTATAGAAGTTATTCTTTTGGAATACGCTAGTATAATAACTCCAATCGACAATAACATTCTTTTGTCTATAGAGTTCGATGTTTAGGTATGTTTTTGTAATCCAATTAACTACAGACTTAGCTCTATCATATTTAGCTAAAAGTTCTTTTTGGTTCTTAATACGTTCAGTATATAAGAAACGTCTAAACATGGTAGAATAGTTTTGCTTAATACCATAGTCTTCTCTAAAGATTATATCTTCTACCGCATCAGGATAGAATAGTTTTACATCATTGGTTTTTATAAATTTATCATTAAATAAAACATCATCTTCGTTATTACTGGATTCTAGTAAAGGAATCATATCTCCTTCTTCAGTCATACCTTGTTCTTGAATAACAAAACTGAAGTCTTTTTCCATATAATAGCTAACAAAGTGAGCATTATTCACAAATATTTTATTTTTTGCTAAGAATTTAAGCGACTTCTCAAAACTACCTGTGACTAAAAATATAGCACTGTTTTTGTACTTATCGTCTTTATTTATAGGATATAGGAGTTTATCAGTCCTAATTTTAAAAGGTCTGATATTATCTATATTTTGCATCAGAATTCTCCTTTCGTGTGATTAAAATTAACTAATTGTTGCCGTAAATATATTATTATTTATTATGATCTAAACTTTATAGTAATTATAATGACCAAAACGGTCATGTTTAAGAAGAAAGAGAGGAATAAATTTGGATAAAGAACAGTTTCTTGAGATTGTTAAAGGATATAATCGAGAGGAGTTCAGAGAATATCTTTTAAATGCTCAAAATAGGAAACAAAAATTGGTTCGAATTATTACTCTTCTTGATGAAGATGGAAAACCAGACAAGAACCAAACTTGGTAGTTTTTATATAAAGGTAGGATATTATAAATGGAAACAGTACAAGAAATCATTTCTCAATTACAAAATGCTAAAACAACTACATCTTCAAAGAAAGATGAACTTCGTGTTATGAGAGCTATGCTCAATGATACTAATTACAAAGTAGCTACTTACAACAGCAGTGGTGAAGTATCTTTCATTTGCCCATCTGAAATTATTCGTAATACTTGTGCTAGTGTTATGGCTGGTGTGACAAAGATGTCTATGGCTGAAGCTAATCATCTTATGGCTCGTCATGAATTCAAACGTTCTGAAGCAGAAAATATGATTGAATTCTCCAAAGAGTTTGTTAATACATACTTAGAATCTGGTCGTAAATTAGCATTCGGTGGTAGAGAACGTTCTAACGTTGCTATCTCCAAAGTACATAAAGAAGCATGTTATCGTAAATTCCCTAAACGTGAAATAATTGATGGGAAAGAGCAATATAATAACGGTAAAACTTGGACTCCTGCTCATGATACATTCAAAGTTCATACAAAAGTACCTACATGGTTCTCTCCTGAAGAATATGTAGGTCCTGACGATAAATAGAATTATTCCTCCTGATTACGCCTCTATCCCATATGGGATAGGGGTGTTTTCACCGCCTGAACATTCCTATAATCCAGATAGAAAGGAGGAATAAATTTTGTTGAAACAAATAAAAGAATACAGTACTCGTTATGCTAAAAACGTTGGCGAATCATTGTATCATTCAGCACAGAATAGAGCAGAAAGTAAATATGGTAATCTCTATAAAGTAGCTAAATGGACCCAGAGTCAATTAAATCAAGAAGTTCTCAGAGATAGTAGAACTTTAAACTCTTCTTCCATTAAGAATTCTTTAAAGAATCTTAGTATATTTAAAGATGCTAATACTATACTGAATAATAGCGTCTCTGATTTAAAGACTGGTAAGTTCTACAACAAAGCTCGTGAAGATGAGCTTATGGAAAAAGAATACAGCGGAATGTTTGGAGACGACGGTGAATTCGGCTTCGGTGATGACGATTCTGATTCTTCTATGAATGATATTGAAAATTCTGCATTCTCTGATTTGAATAAAGATCTCAATGCAGGGTTTGCTGCTTCTTCAGCAACCATTTCCAACTCAGTTATGAGTGGTAGTGCGTATATCGGAGAAACAGTAAAGGCTTCTTCCAAGCTTCAATATACTCAGTTGGTTCAAATGCAGCAAATTAATAAAGCTGGGTTTGAAGGAGTTAATAGTCACTTAAAAGCAATTATTGATTTTAATCAAAGTGCTCTTAAGCAGCATATTGATAACTCCACTAAGTTCTACGAAACCACAACAAATTACTTAGCTGAACAAAATGCTATCATGAAAGAAATGATAGAAATTCAGCGTGAGATGTATAAGAATTCTAACCCTCAAGTTAAAAAGAATTCTTCATTCAGTAATGTATTTGGTGGTGGTGGCTTTAACTTAGGCAACTACAAAGAGCATGTTAAGAAGAATTGGGAAAATAGTACTATCGGTAGTATGATTCAGATGATGAAGGAAACAGGTGGAGATCCAACTGCTATGTTTGCTTCACCATTATCGTTTATTAGTGATGGCTTATTATCCACTTTAATGGGACCTCAATTATCAAAGAGTCTAGGTAGATTAAACCGGACTGTTGGTAATGCTGGTGTCATGGGTTTACATAAATTAGGAAAGCAACAAGGTTTTCTTGGCTCTTTCCTAAACGAAATCTTCGGATTTAATGGTAAAGAAGTTAATAAGGTTGATACAAAGAACTTTGTAAAAGGACCTGTAGCTTATAATGGCATTGCTAATAAAACTATTATCGAAGTAATCCCAACTTACTTAAGACGTATTGAAGCAGCATTAACTGGTGAAGATGAACGTGTATTTGATATAAATACTGGTCGTTGGACTACAGTTAAAAATGCTCAGAAGAACTATAATTCTGAACGAAGAGCTTCTATAAAACAAGCAGCCGCTCCAATGCAAAAGCACTTAACTGGTATCGCTAGTAGAATGAAGTTTAATGATGACGCAGATCAAGTTAACTTCTATTCTGATATGGGTAGAGTGTTAGAAGCATTAGTGGATAGCAACGGTGATTATAATTTCGAATTCATTGGCGGTAAGCTTAAGAATGCTAGAGCTTACATGAGTGCATATGGCGTTTCTAGTGAACGTAATATGACTCTTATTGCTAAGATGCTTAGTACCGCTAATGGTAATACCAGAGCTAAGCTCGTTAGCAACTCCTATCAATACAAAGAAAACCGGAATAATTATATGTCCAATATGGGCAATAATGCTGGTGGTGTTGATTTGATGCATCATAATGGTGCATTCAACGGTAGTTCTAATGTAAGAGGAATCTTCCAAAGATCTCAAGATTTATTGGAAAATTCTGAAGTAGCTAAAGCTATCCGTGGTACTTACATGGAAACTCACTTAATCCGTACTATGTTAGAAAATGGTACTGGATTTGGTGGAGGAAGTCCAACTAAAGCCCGTTCAGCTCATGCTAAATCTTCTTCTAATTCTAGAGCTGTAAATAACTATTGGAATAGTTTTACAACTACAGCTAAAGATGCAAGAGGTCTTCATAAAGAACAAACATCAGCAACCGATGCTGGTTTAGAAGTTCTAGGTCTTACTGCAGAAGAAGTTAGACTTAGACATGGTATGGGTAAAGGTAAAGTCACAGGTTCAGCAGCTAACGTTAGAGGTGTTGGTAGGCTTGGTGCTTTACTCAACATGCAAGAAGATGGTCTTGAATTTGCTTATGATGGTTGGGGTGAAGGATTAAAGAATAAATACACCAATGCTAAAGGTGGTAGCTTCTCTGAAAAGATGAAAAATAGTAAAGGTAAGATGGATAAAGCTGGTCTTGCTATCGGTGCTTTACTAGATCTTAGAGATAGACCTACTAAATTACTTGCTGGTATGGTAGATGCTGTTAATGGTTCTATCGAAAGTTTCTTCTTTGATCATGAAGCTAATCTAAAAGATGAGCATGGTAAACCTATTAAAGGTTTCTTCAATACCATGTCTTATTATGCTCGTAAAACATTTGATGATTTTGGTAAATTCTTGAATGAGAATGTATTAGGACCATTGAATACAACAGTAGATCTTATTGCTGAACACTTCCCTACAGTTGGTAAGATTAGAGATAGAGTTAAAGGTAGTGTAGGTAACATTGTTGGCAGTGTTACTAGTGCTTTCGGTAATGTATTCTCTGATATCAAATCAAAGAGTAGTGGAGATAGTGGACTCTTTGGTGGTGGACGTGCTGGTGGTGATAGATATATCACTAAGACTGGTTTATATGCACTATCCAAAGGTGAAGCAGTAATTCCATCTACAATGAACCCATTCAATCCTAATATTGCTACAGCTAGTATTGCAAGAGATTCTGCTAATGAACAGAAGGTTATCAATGCGGCTAAACAATATGGTCTTGGTAAATTGAGTGGTTTCGCTTCTGGTACTAAAGATGCAGATAAAATAGTTGATGATAGCCCAGGTGGTAAAGTAAATGATGCTCTTAATAGAGTATCCTCCTGGTATGATGCTATCGTTGATAAAATGCCAGATAATGTCAAAGCAGCTATGGAGAACTTCAAAAAGCAAGCTCCAGAAGTCTTTGGCGAAGGTGCACTTTATGGTGGCCTTAGCGGATTAATGATATCCGGTGGTCCTATGGGTGTACTTGCTGGTGGTGCATTAGGTGCTGGTTTGATTATGGTTAAGAACACTGAACGTGTTCAAGAAATGCTTTATGGTCAACTTGATGAACAAGGTAATCGTAAAGGTGGTTTCTTAGATAGACCAGAAATCAAGAAGATGTTAGGTACTGCTAAAGACGTTAAGTCTTATGGTATCGTTGGTGGTGCAATTGGTGCTGCTACTGGTTTAGGGCCTATTCCAGGGTTACTTGCTGGCAGTGCAGTTGCATTTGCTAAAAATAACCAAGAAGTTAGAGATTACTTATTTGGTCCTGAAGGTAAAGACAAGACTCAAATGCAAAAGTTCTTATCTGAGCATATGGGTCGTGGTTTAGCTGGTGTTGGTATCGGTGGTTTAGCTGGTGCAGCTATTGCTGGTCCATTCGGTGCTGTAGGTGGTGCTTTAATTGGTGGCAGTTTGAGCTTTGCTTCTACTACTGATAAATTTAAAGAAATGATCTTAGGTAAAGAAGATCCTAAAAATCCTGGTAAACGTATTGGTGGTGTATTAAACTACTTAAACGAAAATGTAGTCGATCCTATGAGAGAACGTATGGAAGGATTTCATGATCGTTTAGAAAAATACATGAAGGATAGAATCTTCAATCCATTAGAACGTGCATTTAAACCACTTAAACAACTTGTAAAACATGGTGTGGGTGATATGTTTGATAATATCGCTGACACTGTTAAATCTCAATTTGGTTCTAACCAAATGAAATATATGGCTAAGCAATTAGCTGGTAGTAAGATTGGTAAGTTCGGTGCAGCAGCCGCTGCAGCTTATGCATTAGGAATTCCTGCTCCATTGATTCCAATGGTTGGTTTAACTGGTGCATTAGTATCCTCTGGTCCTATTCAACGTGCTATTAGTAAAGTAATCAGTGTTCCTGGTAAACTTGCATCCAAAGTAATGGATAAAGTTGGTCAATACGGTGATAAGCTTCGTGTTAAAACTATCCAAAAAGGTATGGCTGATGACATGACTGCTCAAGAACGTATGAACTTCATGGCAGGTCAAGGTATTACTGATTATAAATACTCTAGTTTCGATGAAAAGATCGCTGGTGCTGACAAAGACCAATTAGAACAACAATTAGCATTACTCCAAAATGCTCGTGGTAATTCTCGTCAGTTGAAAAACAAACGAGCTGCTATGACAGATAAGATGTATGAAATTGCATCTAGAAAAGGTGTAAGTGCTAGTGTTGGTAAAGCTATTAAGAAAGCTATTCAATCTGGTGATTCTGCTGACTTAGAAAATGCAGTAAAAGCTATCCAATTAAGTGATATGCCTGATGCAATGAAGAGTCAAATGATTAAGGAAATCCGTTCTAAAATTATCGAACGTCAAAAATTCGATGAACACGCTGCTAATGCAGATAAATATACTGCTCAACTCTCTGAAGAGATGGGTGTTGATATGTCAGATCCTAAGAACCTTAAACGGATGATGGAAATGACTAAGTCTGAATTAGAAAAACGTGATTTTAGTAAAGAAGACGAAGCAACCACTCCAGAAAATGACCCAACTACTGTTACAAACATTGCTTTAGATAATATCAATAAAGCTATGCTTATTAATAACCAATTAATAGCAGCTTTTGTCTCTGGTAAGAAACTTACTGAAGATGAAATCAAAAATATTACTAAGCAAACTAATGGTATGGGTGCAGATAAATTAGCATCTGCTAATGCAGATATTTCTAATACAAATGCTATGGCTAAATCTGCTTATGAATCTGGTGTTGCAGCTGTAGCTGCTGGTACAGCCGCTGCCGACGTACAACGTGATTCCGACATCGCTGGATTTGTTTCTACTGCTGGTTTGAGTTTGTCCGACTTGTCCAAGAAAGATAAACAAAGAATCCGTAAATTCATTAAAGCAAACTACGGTGTCAGCGACATCAAACGTATGCTTGATAAAGGTCAAATCCCATCTGGTAACAAAGAAGCATTATTTGCTGCTATTAAAGTTACTGGTGCTAATGCTAAACTTATGCAAAAGGTTGCTAAGCAAACTGGTACTCCATTGACTACTAAAGATATTACTGGTATTGGTAATATGAAGAGTAATGTAGACTATGCTACTCAATTAGTATCTATGGGTATGCAATTAGATAACCGTTCTGCTGTAGAAGCATACGATAATGGTAAATTCACTAGAGTTAAGAAATGTTTCAAACAATTCTTAGACTTTGGTTATGCTATTACTCAATCTGGAGTTGAACTACTTATCGATTTACCTAACTTCCATGAAATAGTTAAAGCTGCTGAACGTGATGACAAACAATATGTATCCTCCATGTTTGAGCAATATGGTATTACATATAAATCCGTTCCTCGTGGTGGTAGTTTCTTGAGAAGACTTAAAAATACCATGGTTAAATATGCTGGCAAAGCATCTAGTGCTATCAAAAATGGTATTTCTAAAGCTGCTGGCTTAGCTAAATCCGTAGGTAATGGTATCGGTAATCTTATAAACTCTGGTAAGAAGAAATTTAACCAATTCAAAGAAGCTATGTCTGATGATGGCAATGCTACTATTCAGAAACATGCTTTAGGTATTGGTAAAGTTCTTAAAAGTGGTTTGTCTGCATTATCTAAAGGCGAAGCAGTTATCTCTGCAGCTAATAATACTTTTGGTATTACAGATAAACTCAAAAGCTTAGGTTCACTTGCTGGTAAAGCTCTTAAAGCTGGTGCTAACTTCTTAGCTCCAGGTGCTACCGCTACAGTAGCTGGTGCTTATGATGCTATTAAGAACCTTTCTTCTAAATCTAAAATCGATAATGGCGGTGGAGAAATCTCTGCTAAAGTCGGTGAAGATGGTAAGAAGAAAAATACAGAAACCGTCCCTACTAAATACGGTATGCAAACATACAAACTTAATACCAATGGTACAATGAGTTTGGATGATACGGCAGAAAATAAAGAGATTTCTAAGAAACTTCGTGAAGAAGATACTGATCGTCAACAATCTAAAGAATATCTTCGTATTATTGCTGAGAATACTAAAGCTCTAGCTGGTGCTGGTGGTTTATTAGGTGGCGGAGGTCCTGGTATGGATCCTAAAAGTGCTGCTGGTGGTGGATTACTTGGTGCCTTAGCTGGTGCTGCTGGTAGTCTATTCGGTGGCGGTAAAGGGGACAAAACTCCAACTAAACCTGGTGATCCTGTTCCAGATAAACCTGGTAAACAAGCTACTCTAACTGAAAGAGTTGGTAAATGGTTCGGTGATAAATGGGCTAAGTTCAAAGACTCCAGAGCAGGTAAAACTATTCTAGCTGGTGTTGATAAAGCTAAAAATGCTTATAACTGGGCTGCTGGCAAAGCTGGCAATCTTTATAGCAAAGCTAAAGATCTTATCGCTCCAGAGTTTTATAAATACAAAACTGGTTTTAATATGATAGGCGAAAGCATAGCAGAAAAAACTAGTGGTGTTACTAACTGGGTATCTGAAAAAGCTGGTGCTATTGCTAATACTGCAAAATCAGCTGCTGAGAAAGTTACTTCTAAGATATCTGGTATTACAGGTGCTGTAGGTAATGCTGCTGAGGGTATTGGTGCTAAAGTCCAAGAAGGCTTAAGTGTAATTAAAGATACACTTAAGAAAATCATGGATAAAGCATCTACATTTATCCCTGGTAAATTAGCCGATAAAGCTAATAAATTCTGTAGTACTCTTATCGAAAAGATTTCCTCTCCTGCTGTATTGAAGAAAGCTGCTGGTAAAGCTGCTAAACAAATAGCTGCTATCGCAACAGGTCCTTTAGGTGCAGTAATCGCTGTTGGTTCTATTGCTTATGCATTCTATGATGGTTGGTCCAGTGCTGGATCTTACTTCCAACTACAAGAAGGCCAAGAACCTACAACTGGTCAAAAGATCGTAGCAGGTGTTACTAATGCCTTAGCTATTACTATTCCATTCTTGGGTTGGTTTATTGATGGTGGTGATATCATTGCTATCGGTAAAATGATCTTTGGTGATAATGACCCTGCTTCTGGTATTGCTGATTCTATTCAAAACGAAATTGATTATGTATCTAATGGAGTTAAGAACAACGTAGATTGGATTAAGAATGGCATTTCTAATAACCTTCAATACTTAGGTAATAAAGCTAGTGATGTTGGTGGTGCAATTAAAAACGAAGTTGATTACGTTTCTAATAGTATTGCTAATAACTTCCAATATGTAACTGATAAAGCAACTGAATTAGGTAGCAGTTTATATCAAGGTATCGGTGATACTGCAACAGCTGTATCTGATACTGTAAAACAAACTGTAACTGATGCTCAAAAGGCTATCTCTGATACAGTCAATGCTGGCTTAAAAATAGGTCAAGAATCATTAACTAATGCTTGGAATTCTGCTGGCGAAATTGCTAAAGGTTTATACAAATCTGCATCTGACTTATGGCAAAAATTCGTAAGTAAATTACCTTCTCTTAAAGATATCAAAGCTGGTGCTAAAACACTATTTGATAAAGGTAAGAGCTTATTCCAATCAGCTACTTCTATAGGACAATCTGTGGCTAATGCTGCAAGTTCAGCTTGGGATACTGTTACAACTGGTGCTAGTAATTTAGTGACTAGTGCTAAGAATTTTGTCTTTGGTCAAGGCAAATACGGTAGATCTAAATATGGTCGTGGTGGTGTATTAAGTGATGGAGACTTTGCTTCTCAGTTAGATCCTGGAAATCAAATGTCTTACAATGCTTCTTACGATACAGAAAATCAAACTATGGCAGACTCTGGTTGTGGTCCAGGTGCAGCTTCTAATGCTATTGCAGCATTAGGCGGTAGTGTACCTATTACAGCAGCTGCTACATATGCATTGAATAATGGTTATAAAGAAAAAGATGGTGGTACTAAACCAGGATTCTTTGGTTCTTTATTTAAACAACTCGGTGCAAATAGTTCCGATATTTCTAATAATAACCAGGCTATAGTAAGTAACCTTAAGAAAGGGTATCCTGTTGTATTGATGGGTCAAGATAATGCTGTAAGTGATAGCAATCCTTACGGTCCTGGTCCTCATTATGTAACAGCTACAGGTTTCGATGATCAAGGTAATATTATTATCCAAGACTCCGAATCTGATGGTCCTAATAAGGTTTACAAAACTACTGACGTATTGAATAAATCTTCTATTGCGATTGCAGCTAAACCTAAAGTTCGTCCTCAATCCCAAATCAAAGCTGATGCTGACGTTAAGTCTAAATACGGTAGAGGTAAATGGGGTAGATATAAAGGTCTTATCAGAAGAGTTCCTATGTGGGGTATGGGTAAAGCATTCATTCCTCGATGGGGTCGTGGTAAGTTCGGTAGAGGTGCTGGTGGTGCTGGTCCACAACTTCTTCAAATGCTTATGCAATTAGGTTTCAATAAGATTGCTTCTTGTGGTATCCTCGGTAACATGATGCAAGAATCTAGATTGACTCCTAATATCGTTGAAGGTGGTGGCACAGCTCCAGAAATTAGCGTAAACGGTTCTACTGGTTACGGTTTATGTCAATGGACTGATGCTGGTCGTCAACAAGGTTTGGTAGACTTTGCAAAAGCCAATGGTAAATCCACATCAGATCCTGGTGTACAATGTTCTTACATTGCTCAAGAATGTAATAACATGGGTCTTACTAATCAATTGAATAACTGTGCTAGTGCATCTGACGCTGCATTCTTATTCCATAAAGATTACGAAATCTCCGCAGATAGCCGCGATGCAATTCAACAACGTTTAGACTGGGCTGAAGAAGCTTATGCTAATGATGGTGCAATTGCTGGTTCTAACGGTAACGTTTCTTCTAGTGGTGTTGTTGGTACATCTTCTAAAGGTGGTGCTAGTAACCAAGCTACTAGCTTATTCGGTATCTTTGATCAACTTAATGATGAATTAGATAACGCATTAAATAGCTTCGGTCTAGGCAAATATGGTAGATCTAAATATGGTAGAGGTATCTTTGATACTCTTAACGCAGTTAAGTCCAGATTTAGTGCAGCTATGGGTCCTGTCGGTGGAGCATTTAAAGCTCTTGCTAACTCACCTATCGGTCAAAAATTATCCAGTATCTTTGGTAGTAATCCATTCGGTGACTTAATCGGTGCAGCTAAAGAAAAAGTATCTAATGCTCTTTCTGGTAACTCCGGTGCTGGTATGTCCTCCAACCCTAATATTCAACAAGCTCTTAACTGGGCTCGTTCAAGAGAAAATGGACCTGGTTATGGTGATACAGGTTGTACTGCTTGGGCAAATGACTTCTTGAATCATGCTAATATTAATCCAATTAATACTTGGGTTCCTGATGCAATGAAAGAAGCTCAACAAGCTGGTCTCTGGAAAACTCCTGATCAAGGTGCTGTTGCTGGTGATATTGGTATCGTTGATACTGATGGTAGTATGGATGAACCAGATCATGCTATCGTAATGGATGGTCAAGGTGGTATGTGGAGTAACTCCTCCTCTAGAAATATCGTATTCCATGCTGATACTGCAGGTACTTGGGGTGCTGATAAAGTATGGGGTTATATCGGTACAGGTGGTCAAGGTCAAGGTACTGTAGCTCAGGGTGCTCAAACCACTACAGCTGCTGAAACTGCTGCTATGGCTGGTAGTACTTCACAACACGGTCAAGGTAAATACGGTCGTGGTAAGTTTGGTAGATCTAAACTTGGTCGTCATGGTTTCTTTGGTAGATCCAAAGTACTTGATTCTATCCAAGCTAATAACAATGCTGCTAATTCTTACATCGACGGTAGCTCTTCCAACTATCAAGAAATTAATGCTCCAATTGTTCCTGTTGTACAACAAAACACAGCAGTTACTAGTAGCAGTGAACAAAAAGTAGATACTATGATTAGCCTCTTAAGCTCTATTAACAATAATATTGCTATTATGGTTCAAGGTATTTCTGCTATTGCTCAAGCTGCTAATGGTGGAACTCCAGTTGCTCAAACAGCTGTAGTTGCTCCTGTAGCTCAAGCTGCTGGTATGTCTGATACATTCGACAGAAACAGTATGGTTCAAATCGTTTCTGATATGCTCAAAATTGCTAAAAAATAATCCTTTAAGATGAGAAATCGGGTAGAGTAATATTACTCTACCCGACATCTTATTAAAAAGATTAAAGAAATGAGAGGTGATAATTAAATGGCAAAATACTTTATGTTAAAAGAACCATCTAATCTCATGGATGATTGTGCTTTAAATGCCAATGTAATTACCAAAGTTACAGAAACGGATAGATTTAGACTTATAGAAGAAGTAGGTACATGGTATTATGTAAAGACTAATACTGGTGTAGTGGGCTGGATCAATACTTATCTAAATAATAGATTAAATATAATCGAAGATTATAAACTTGGTTCTCTTGGAATCAAGATAGGTGATTATTTCACTTTGAAATCTGATGATAAATTTATCAATGATTTAAATGGTAATCAAGTTCAAACTCATAATGGAACTGTACCGGTTAATTATGTGATTAGTAATATCACTAGAGATCCTGATTGTGTTTATACTGTATATGACGGTAAAGAATACAAATTCAGTATCGATGATATCGAGTCTGATAATTTAGTCAAAGAAAGTGATTTTGGATTTAGTCTTCAAACTTTCGATGGTAAAACTGATGAAGCTGATGCTAATAAAAAAGCTGGTGAAACAGATGCTAATAAGAAAGAGAAAGAAGCTCAACAAGCTGAAGTAGAAAAGAATAAAGAAACTAAAACTATTCTTGATTCTGCTTTGAATGCTGTACGTTATGCATTCCAAGATCATAATCAGAAATTGGCTAAAGAATTAAATACAATGAATATCAAAAACTTACAAGGTGTATTTGGTATGCCTTATCAGTTTACTGATATTGCTGATATGAGATTAGACCAAAATCCCGATACTCCAGATCAAGGTCCAAACCCATTCATTACATTCGGTCAAACTTATGCTGAAAAGATTGTAGCACGTATGCCATTACTTACTATCATACCAGGCAATGCTAAATTTATGGCTAAGTTTACTGATGAGCAAAAGAAAAGCGTTATCAGTGAAGTACTGAAAGGTGCTGGTGCAGATGAGAATGAAAATACTTTGAAATCTGTACTTAAAGAATCTGGTCAATACTATAACTTCTATGCTGACTGGGTTGGTTATTATCGTTACGTAAATACTTTATGTCATATCGCTGCTGTATTAATGAAAGTAGACGATATTGAAATTCCTACATCTGCTAAAGGTGGTGGAACAGCTAAGCTTAGAGCTTATGACTGGCAAAAGGTTGGCGACAACCCAATTACTGGTACATTATCTTATAGAAATGCTATGTGTTTCTATCTTAATGCCGATAACCAAGTATCTGAATCTTTCAGCAATGAAACTACCAAAACACAATTAGCTGATAAAATTAATGGTATCTCTGATAAGATGCGTGAAATGCAATTCTTAATGGGTGCTACAACTGGTCTTGGTGGTAGCTTACTTGGTAAAAATGATATGACCATGGCTGGTCAAAAAGATAAAGCATCCGATGGTGGTATTCTTAGTAAGTTCTTTGGTAATGGGAATGGTAGTAGTGGTTCTGATGGTATACTTGGTTCTTTATTAAGTGGTATGGGTGCAATCATTGAAGGTTCTAAAATGAGATTCCCAGAAATCTGGGCAGATTCTCAATTCTCTAAAGATTATAATATCTCTATGAGATTCATGACACCAGATTGTGATAACTTAAGTGTATACTTAAACGTTATTGTACCATTGATCCATGTAATTTGTTTAGCTGCTCCTAGAGCAACAGGTGCAAATACATACGGTGCTCCATTTATGATACGTTGTTTCTACCGTGGCTTCTTTAATATTGACTTAGGTATGATTACTTCACTATCTATCAATAAAGGTGGCGAAGGTAAATGGTCATACTCCAATATTCCAACTGAAGTCGAAGTAAATATGACAGTCAAAGACTTATATAGTGTAATGGCTATGTCTATGAATGACTCTTCACATGCTAACTTAGATGTAACTGTATTATCTAATAATACTCTTATGGATTACTTGTCTAATATGTGTGGTGTCAACTTCTCTGAAATTGATATCGGACGTACATTGACTTTATACAAAGTTCTTATTACAAATAAAGCTAACATGTTCTTGCCTAATATCGCCGGTGAATTAAACCAATGGGTATACAATAAACTTATCCAATACGGTGGTTTCCACGATTATCGATAATTGTCAATATTGATTTTAAGACTGACAAAATTATAATTAGATGAAATATTATAAAATAATTATTATTTTATTAAATAGGACTTAAAATCATGCGTAGAAAAACAAGACAACAAAAGGCTAATGAATATTCAGCCAAATTTGACCATATTCCAAAAGATTATTACGAACGATTGGAATGGTTATATGATCATTTACATTTGACTCGTTCTAAATGTGATGCGATCATAGCTAACTATAATACTATGAGAGAAACTCTCGAATATAGTACAATATTTATAGTTTTATATGAGGTTCCTGAAGGATCACCTCGTCCACGCTTCAGATTAGTGAATAGACAGAACTTAGCTAACATGGCTATGGCTAATAGCAACTTCGTTCATGTTTATTCACCTTCTGGTGCTGAAGATAATAGATTTATGAGACGTTTAACCACAACCGAAGAGTTTGATTGGTTAAATCATGTAATCTATACTCCATGTATAGTTAAATATTCTACTTTCTTCAAAACTCCATCTTATTTCAATGCAGTTGATACATATCTTGCTGAATTGGGCGTACATACACCACTTAGCAAACCAGACTGGGATAATATCGGAAAGAAATATTCAGATATGTCCAATTCTAACCTATGGTTAGATGATAGATTGGTTGTATCTGGTACTGTAGAGAAATGGTATTCAGTTTTACCTAGAGTAGAGATTAGAATAGACTTCTTAAATATGCTTACAACTCATAAGCAATATAATTCTATAGCAAGTAGTTATGATGGTGACATTAGATTTTTTGGTGATGGGAGAAATAATATCAATGCATAGTAAAAATGATTATTATTATATCGATAATGAACGAATTGTAGATATTTCACAAGTTCGTAGTATACTTATAGACACAAAGTTCTTTTGTGATGAATTATTACAAAAGGTATGTAATAACTTAAAGGAAACGGAAGGTTTAGGAAGCTATATCTCTAGTTTCAGCATCTTAACTAACTATGATGACATGTCTATTAAACTAGTTTTACGTAAAACCTTCTTTAAACGTTTTGAAGGTAAAGTAAACGGTGAAGACCAAATAGAACTTTATAATTATATCACTCCTGCTGTCGTTAAAGCATTCGATGAATCTCTTGCAGCAAGATCTGATCTATCTAATCTAAATAATATTACTAGAAGTCGCAATATTAACCAATTATATAATATCTACGTAGTTGGAGAAAATACAATTATTATTTCTTTCTAAATTGCAAAAGAAATCCCTCTATCCAATATTGGATAGAGGGGTATTTTCTGCAAATTATTTACTTGGAGCAAAGGAAGCTACAATAGAATCAACGAATGGACGGTTCATGTCAACTAAACCATACATATTCATTGCTTCCATAACAGCATAGATAGCCATAGCATCTTCCATTACGTTTTCGATACAAAGTTCACCTTCAGTTGTTTTCAAATGAGGAATATCATTCTTAATAGCAGATTCAGAGATGTTTTCTACTAAGGATTCCATTACACCTTTAGTACGACCTTTGATTCGAGTTAAATGTAATTTAGCTACAGATTCTACTTTAGCTGCATCTTCTTCAGTAGCAGCTTTATCCAATTTAGCTTTAGCTTGGTTGTAGATATCTTTAACTTGATCATTCTTTTCGTTACGATCTTCAATGAAGTTCTTTGTAGCATCAGTAACACGTTGAACGATTTGTTTATTTACACCATCTGGAGTAAGCTTTTCCATTTTATCGGTGAATTCTTCTAATTTGTCATCAGTGATATCTTTTGCTTCATGAGCAGTAAAACCACAAGATTTAAGAGTTGTGATTTTAGAGTTCAATTCTTTACCAAAAGTATTGATAGTATATTTAGTCATAGCAGAAACAGAAGTTTCATCGCTACAGAATGCACCGGAATTTAATTTAAGTAATTGGTCATTATTAGCACCTTTTACAGCACCACAATAGTCTACCAATTGATCAATAGTTGCTTTACCAGTATTTTGAGCATCAGCTCCCAAAGCTAAGTCATCAGAGATCTTAGCAAAGTTATTGTAAAGATATTGTTTTACAAAAGGAAGACGGTAGTCATTACCATCTTTAGGTTGTGCCATAGCAGTCTTAGCACCATCGAGATTACGATTAGAATATTTCTTCAATAGACTAATAGTAGCCTCGATTTCTTGGGTATTAATTGTTCCCATCAGATTGGTTCTCCTCTCCTTCATAGTTTTCTAATACATCTACAAAGTGTTCTAATGTACCACATAAGATATTACCATACCAGCTAAGGAATGATAATATTTTTTGGAAGTATTTATAAGACTCAGTACGATAAGTATTAGTATAGACCACAATAGCATTGTAGTATTCTGTGTTAGCATCAGAGCTAATATCGATGGATTCAATACTGTTTAATTTATTACGCATTAATTCGTTGATATCATCGCATGCAGTAAGATAATCACCAGCAATACGGCGGAAAGAACCATAATAAATAATTTTATTCTTAGGATTAATAAATTTAGCAGGAGCAATAACTTTTTCTTCTAGTTCTTTGAATTTGAATTTTTCTTCACAAGCTGTTTTAACAGCTTTACGAATTTCTTGTAAACTAGCATCAGGATTATTATTCTTGAAATTGATATAATCTTCATAAAACTCTACAGAAGAGAAATTGACATCTCTATCAATATAGAAATTCAATCTTCTCATATAAGTTTCATCGAATAAAATATCAGGAATTTTTCTAGTTACTTTACCAACGATTGGCATTTCTTTGATGCGGTCGATATCAATACGCATTACAGCGAATTTTTCCATTAATTTTTTAATACGACCATTACGAAGTTTATTGATAAACTTCATAGCATTAAGAAGAAGTTTCTTATAATACTTAATCGCTTCAGTATATACACGATAAATAGCAGCTCTGATTTTGTCCATATCGAAAGCTTCGGTGTATAAGTTCCTGGAGGAAAGATTGCTCATTTCCTCACAGGACTCGATAATGGAATCTAAAATGTAAGTATCCATTATATCACCTCAATTAAAATTTAATAGAGGAGATTACTTTTTGTGCTTTTTGAGTAGCTTTGTTAATAAGAGTTACTACAGCAGCATATGCTTTATGGAACATTTTGGAAGCAAATGGTTTTACGGAACCCAACATACCTTTAGCTTTTTCCAAAGCAGCACCACCAAGGCTAGTACATTTGTCAATACCTTTACGGATAGCACCTAAAAGTTTGTCGATGATTCGTTCATCACCAGCTTCGGAGTAGATGGATAATTCTACATCTTCATTTTTAGAAGAGATTTTGGAAGAGATGAACTCTTTCAAGCTTGCACATTTAGTGCTGATATATGTAGCCAAATCTTTAGCATTTTTAACAGCACCTTTAGCAATACCATTCAATGCTTTCAAAGCTTCATCTACAGCAGATTTCAATTTAGCTGTAGTAGTAGAGATAATGCTTTCGTTACCAGAAGCTTCCATGAATGCTTCGAAATCAATAGCATCTTCATTTTTAGAAGTTACTTTTGCTTTAGCAGCCTTAGCAGCTTTTTCTGCTTTAGCATAGCAAGCAGAACCATAAGCACGAAGACGAGTAAGTGCATTGCTAACGATATCAGAAAGTTTATTTTTGATTTCTTCGAATGTAGCTTCATTAGCAACTACAGCAGCAGATTCACCGAAGTATTCATCTTGGTATTTAGTAGCAAGGAAATCCATAGCAAGCATGTTTTCCATATCAGCATTAAAAGATTCAATTACAGTAGCCATATCAGGAGCTTCTGTACGGATTGTTTTAGTAATAAACATTAGTGTCCTCCTAAATCATATTGTTTGTAATTCTATCATCAGCAGTATTATTAGCTAATTTATACGTAATATCTACAGTACCATCATCTTTAGTATTGATATTAATGAATTCTGGAACGTCTGTAGAATCCACATAAGGATTTTCTGCTGGGTTTTGATAGATGCTTTGATACATATACCCATACTTATTCAAACCAACAAATTTAAAGTAAACAATTTGTTTATTGAAAGCATTCTTAACAGCTGTTGTAAGGTTAGGCATATGCAAGTCAGTGATGTAGTTGATATTTTCGATATACTTCTTAATGAAATCTGTAATTTCTGGAGTAATATCTGCACTATCAGCATTACGGTACTTAATTTCAAATGTAAGACTGATATTAGTTCTATCCAGATACAATTCTTGGTTAACGTTGTAAAGATTCGACGGACCATATGTGTTGAAGAATTTGAAATCAACACCAAACGAATCTTCCAAGATAATCAAAGCAGTTTGTATATAGTTACGACGAATATCTAACATTTGACAAAGCTCTCTGACTTTTTCAGGATCTTGTAAGTAAGAGTGTTTTACTAATGGAACTCTTTTTAATTTAAATTGATAACCACCATTATTTTTATCGGCAGCTAATGAGATATAAGATTCCATTATATTTGTGTAGTTATAATACACATCCAAACCAGTAACCATTTCGTAGGTATTACATAAAGACCAACCTTCAAGTCCTGGAACGATACTACCAATTTCTTCACCCAAACCATATTCGGTATCGAATTTAGCAATGACGAAGAATTTAACTTTAGAGTTAGCAGGTAATAAACCTTCATTCTCTAATTCAGTATTAGGCACATACATACCCTTGTTGATAGAAAGACGTTGATTTCTATCAATAACGTCAGTAGTATTAAACTCTAATTCAAAGTGGTAGGAATATTCATCTTCATCATAATCACCTTTGGATAAAGGATTAGCTTTGAAGTAGCGATATGGTGTATAAGTTACAGTACTATCTTTAAGTACATTCTTAGAATATACCACACCATAGACTTGAATATCTTGTCTAGTAATTTCACCTTGTTCATCAGAACCAATGATATTGAAATCGGATGCGATGTTTTGCATTAAGTTCAAATAGATACGATATTTATTTCGCTCTTCTAAATTGCTACTTAATGCATCACGTTTAACATTGACAGCCATATCTGGAATGAATTGAAGTTGTGAATTATTATTAATTTCAGAGAAGCTTAAGTTCTTAGAGTAATTAAGAATATTCATGTAGTAATTAACTAGAAATGGATCCTTATTAACTACAATCAAGAATGGGTTAGTATAAACAAACTCATTCTTAGCATTCAAATCAGATATAGCACTATCTCCGATATTATAAGAATAACCTTTAGTAGAAATACCATTGTTTACAAAGATAGAACCTTGAGGAAGGATATAGTTTGTAACATTAGTATTTTGGAATATTCCTTTATCGAAAGATACGTCCAAAGTATTTGTTGGTACAATATTATTATCATTATTTTTCAATAATAGATAAGCAAAGAAGATACGGTCAATTTGATTGTGTAACTTCTCTAAGAATACCATTTTATATTTATCAGAAACTTGGTTGAAATAGTTTCTGATATCTTTAGAAGTAGTGATAGTACTTCTAGCAAGCATTTCTTTAGGGATAATCTTACGAATCTCTTTGATTGTTTTCTTATCTACTGCACCTTTAGAATCAGAGTAAGGAATAATCAAAGCATAGATATTATTGTAAGGATATCTTTCAGATGCTAATACATGAGTAGTTTGTGCTTTATATGCAAAGTTACACAAAGAACCAGATGTAGTAAAGATATGAATAGTAATATCACTATTCATACGTGGTTGATAAGAGTCACGGTTAAATGTAATACGAATAGTAGAATCATCTACGTATTGATAGTTACAGTATTCTTCATTAGGTACTTGAGAATACAATCCATCATATAAACATTTAAGCTTATGGGTCTTACCACCTTCATTTACTTCAATATAGAAATCAACCAATTGATTATTGAAAGTAAATGAAATAGTTTTAGTTTCAAGAGGATTAGTTACAATAATCTTCTTATAGAATCTATCATGAACTACTTGTCTAACTTTAGTTTGGATAGCAATCATTTGATCATCGTTCACTTTAACTACACCTACAGTTGGCAAGTATGGGTTAACGATGTCGGAATAAGAACTATTACCATCGATATCATATACTGCAGTATAAATCCATTTACCACTAGGGGTTTTAGATCTACGAATAACGATATCGTAATCCAATCTATAGACGTAAGAAGTACCACGACTATCTCCAGTAGAGTTAATATTAAATTCATACTCTTTATCAAGTACAAATCTATCATTAGTCATATTTGCTATTAAAGCACTTTCTGGTAAGAAGAGAGTTACGTTAATAGATGCTGGAGTTGCTCTAATATTATCGATACCAAGACTTAATGCATGACAAAGAACGTTACGTTCTAATTGAGCTCTAGTTGGATTAGATTCATTAGAATATTCTGCAGCCATTACAGATACATTCTCTAGGATATTAGAATGGATTTCGTTTAAATAACCATATAAACCTAGAGCTAAAGTATCATCTGGGATATCGATATATTTAGCTTTGATAGAATCGACGAAGGCAGCTAATTCATAAATACTAGGAGTTATCGTATGATCACTTGTTTCTTCTATCAGATTATTAATGGCATCGGTACCATTATCGATAGCTTCATTAGCCATTTAAAGTTTACCTCCTATCGTTTTTGATAATCATAAGATTTATTTGGGACTTGATACCACTTCAATTTATATTGAACGATATCAGAATTGGTTGGTTTGTATTGCACAACGTATGGACAGAATGCAGCTTCACCCGTTACATTTTGAATTGTCTCATCATATATAGGCAATTCATCTGGTTGTTTACCATACATACGAACGTTACATAACCAATTGAAATGATCTAGAATCTTTGGATTCATATCATCTTGGAAACTACCATGCCATGTGGTAGAGAAATGAAGTTGTCCATCGGCAGGCATGTCAGAGAAAGTTTCTCTTGGTACAGACTTAGGATAGCAACCCAAGATACAAGACCAATGAATAATAGTTTCACCATCTTCACCAACGATAAATTTAAACAATGTCATTTGGTCTGAGATGATTTTATGAATTGAATATTCTTGGTGAGCTGGAGATACTCTACCTTCGGCTTTACGTTTTTGATAATGATCATAAGCTTTAAACCATAGGTAGCAATTTAAGTATCTGTCATCTCTAAAGTCTAGAGAGAAGTCTGTATATTCATCGGATCTATATGAACTTTGACGGTAAGCAATTTTTGTACCATACATATTCACCGCAGATTCTATATCATCAGCTGTAACACTGTTTAGTTCCAAGTTGGATTGTTTATAGTTGGATAGGATAGGAATAAATGGATTTCTATTATCAAATCCAGGAGCTGTATATTGTAAGTTTGCTAATACAGAATAAGCATAACCACGAGAAACCATCATTCTAAAGAATGGGTCATTAGCAATTTCTGGATTTAAAATACTTCCATCTTTATTTGCAGCATCTGCAGTAGTACGGAAGATATGCAAATCTGGTTTGGTGAAGAATACATATTCTCTAGTAGTCCCAAGCATTTTATATGGGTCCATTCTAGGGAATAGATAGAATGTATTAAAATCATCGAAATCGTTTCGTTGGTATATACCATTGGCACGGATAAATCTAGCTAGGTCACTAGCAGAGTTATCGATATCTAAATTTGTTCTTTGGAGCAAGTCAGCATAGATAGCAGATCCATTTGTCTGTTTGGTTACTAGATTTTGTATCTCCATGGAGTTTACATTTTTAGAACCACCAGGCAATGAAGCATTGTCTAATGCATTAAATTCCTGCTCGTTATATTCATCGATGTTAGCCATTTTTCCTCCTTTCTAAAGTTATTTTAATGTTTTCCCAATGTATTCCTACCAGCCAAAATGGCAGCCTTGTATTATAGTAATACTATTTACATTAAATTAAATGTGCCCATATATGGTCACTTTGAATCTTTAAAAAGGAGGTAACCTACTTAATGAATAAAAGAGATATTAATGGTATCCATGAAACCGTAATTAGTGATCTTGGTAAATTATTCGAGAAATTCGATGGTATCGATATCATTAAAAAGACTTTTGGGTCTAATAAAGGCAATATCAATTCCGCTAGTTCGATTGCAAAAGCAGCATCTAACTTAGTTTTGACCTTCCCAGTATTAGTAGATGAATCTGTATCTTTGAATACAGCTCAAATTCTTACTCGTGCTATCGAAGGTAAAGCTTTGGTTATGCTTCAACTTTTATTCTCGGCTATTTCCGTACAGTCTTTAAAAGATGATGAAACGGCATTTGATGTTATTGGTAAAATTCATAAGAATTTAAACTCTGATGATATTGAAGACTATATTCAACGTATGGAAACAATGGCTACAAATGAATCCTATGAAGCATTGGATCATTTGATGAAAACCATCCGAGAAGAAAACATTGCTATCGATACTTATACTTTCAACGAAAACTATCCAGCTCCAATCGATGAAGATGCGAATACTAAATCAATGAATGATGTTAAAAATCGCACTACTAGTGGGTTTATTGCTGATATAAAAGATACTGATATCAAGAAAGTAAATAATATGATGCCTTCCGTATTGGTAGTTAAATTACACAATAAAAATAGCCAAATTACAACTAACGTTGCTGTTGGTGTAAAAGCTAAAATCCAATACATTCCTCAAGATGAAGTGATTTATCGTATTTCTTCTAAGAATAAAGATAAAAACATGTTGTTCAACTTTATTCGTAGTACAACTCGAGAAATCTCTTTCTTGAAAGACTTCTTATTTGCTTTAGACAAAGCCAAACTCGATGCTATCAAAATCCAAAAATCTTCCAACAGTGTTTGGAAGATCTTAGAACGCCGTGCTGTTCGTAACAGAGTTAGAATGTTTAATAACGACGGTGGTTACGGTGGTATTGTATCTTTAGTTATTTCTGCTGATACATTGGCTACTCTTAATAAAGAATATGACTTCAAAGCTTCTATCTCTGAAGTTGAAAATCTTATCTCTCAATATAATCTCCTTGCATTCTTCGTTGCTGATGATGTAAATGAACGTGCTACATATTTATTTGACGATGCTAGCCGTCAATTTACAACTGTATCTTATACTGCTCTTGAAAAGACTGACAGTAAAGATTATAAAAAGATTATTAATCTTCTTGTAGGACAACGATAAGAAAGGATATTAAACATGCGTAGAGAAATTCAAGAAGCATATGATCAATTGCTCCCTAAAGATCCTAATACAATCATGACTATTACTTCTTTTACTGAAGAAGAACATCCTAAAGCTATGGCTGTATTAGCTAACAAATTGTATGGTATGTTGGTTGATAAACTCGAAGACACTGACTTCAAAGAAATTGAAGATTCTGATGGTGATATCACTAAATTTAAATACTATGCAAAGACTCGTGAATCTATTGCTGTTCTTAAAGAACTTGCAATTCAATCTGGGTCTGGTGAAGAAGATGTAAAAGATATCGAGAAGGCACTTACTTATCTCGAATCTAACAAGACTGTATTTATGAAAGCTTTCAGATTGGATATCCATATCTTGAAATATCTTTATAATACAATCGTAATGGCAATCATTGCTGACATCGCTTACTTCACAACAGTATGTGTAGAATTCGTTAAGAATCCTGATCATACCGTATCTATGGAAATTAGTAATGTTAAGAAATACAAAACTAAATTCTATATGGTCCACGAATCTATTAAAAACTTTAATAAGATGGTGGAAAAGAAACAACTTGAAAAAGTTGCTAATGGTCTAATGAAAGTTAAAGCTGAGAACTTCGCTGCTGAAATCACAATTGCTCAATATGTTGGCGTTGTTTTAGCAGCCGCTGCTGGTGTATTCATTATATTGGCTACAGTTCTCATTCCTATTATTCGTGAATTAGCTTACTTATTCTTTGCTGTAAGAGTAAGTGCAGCCAATTACTGTGCAGTACAACAAAAATTGTTAGAAGCAAATGCATTACGTATTAAATCTAATGGTGGTGCTAAAGATGTAGCTGAACGTCAAATGAAAATCGCTGCATTCTTTGAAAAACTTTCCAACTTCTTTGCAATCAAAGTAGTTCCTGCTGAAAAGAAAATTGATAGTACTCTTAAAGGAGTTAAACCTCGTCTTACTAAAGATGAAGTCAATGGCTCTGATGATGATACTTTGACTTTATTCTAAATAAACAAATACTATTTGTTTGGAGGATATATCATCCCTATCCTCCTTACTATACTTATTAAGGAGGATATACATGTTCTATACTAAAACCGAACAAGTATCTGATAAAGCTCTTGGTATTTACGTTTCTTGTGAATCCGTAGAAGAAGCTTTGATTAACTCTATTACTGAATCTTATGAAGATTTAGCTAATTTTAATGAAGCACTTGCTTCCTTCGATATTAAAGAACAAGAATTGATTTGTTCTGAATCTACTGAACTTGATACTTTCCGTGAAGAAGCTGCTAATAAAGGCACTGGCTTCTTGGATACTCTTATTAAGAAAATCCAAACTCGTTTACATCAATTCGTTGCTTTCGTAATTAAAAAATACACTGAACAAGCTTTCAAAATTGCTAAAAAAGTAAACGGTGATTTGGAAAAGAATGACCTTAATGAAGCAAAACTTAAAAATGCTTTAGAAGGTAAAGGTGTTAAGATCAAAACTTATGAAAATACTACAACTAGCACTGGTATTCAAGCGTTGACTAAATGTCTTGCTGATATCATTGACTCTTTATCTACAGTAGATGATATTTCTACTAAAGAAATTGATGAAAAATTCAAAGCAATTCTTGGTAAAGAAGTTGAAGTAGATGTAACCTCTCAATTGATCGATATCAAAGCTGGTGCTACTGAATTTAAAGAACTTTGTGAAGATGCAGAAAATCGTCTTGCTTTGTTGCTTGGTTCTTATAAAACAGATAAAGCTGAAGATTCTAAAGAAAATGCTAAGAAAGCAAACTTCGTAGCTCTTAAAGGTCGTGTAGCTATCACTACAGCTATGCGTTATGCTGGTAAACAAGCTACTCGTATTGCTATTGCATACGGTACTGCTATCCACACTGCTAAAAAAGCAATTGCTAAGGCTACTAAATCTGAAGACGAATAATATATTACCACTAGCTAATATTAGCTAGTGGTATTCTTAATATAGATTAGAAAAACAATTTATTAAGTATAACTAATTCATCCCTAGTGTATACTGAATTAATAATATTTTATTTAGAGAGGTATGACTATGTTTATTACTAAAACAATGAATGAGTCTGCCGATATTGAGCTTGAACAATTTGATCTTGTAGATTCTATTTGTGAATCTTATGAAGACTTGTTGAACTTCAATGAAGCATTAGCTCATTTTGATATTAAAGAACAGGAATTGATCCATACCGA